GTCGAAGTTGTTGTCGAAGTTGTTGTCGAAGTTGTTGTCGAAGTTGTTGTCGAAGTTGTTGTCGAAGTTGTTGTCGAAGTTGTTGTCGAAGTTGTTGTCGAAGTTGAAGTTGTGGTACTGGTCGTGGTGCTAGTTGTAGTACTGGTTGTTGTCGAAGTTGAAGTTGTGGTACTGGTCGAAGTTGAAGTTGTGGTACTGGTTGTTGTCGAAGTTGAAGTTGTGGTACTGGTCGAAGTTGAAGTTGTGGTACTGGTCGAAGTTGAAGTACTGGTCGTAGTCGACGTCGTGGTGCTGGTTGTAGTACTGGTCGTGGTGCTAGTTGTAGTACTGGTCGAAGTTGAAGTACTGGTCGAAGTTGAAGTTGTGGTGCTGGTTGTAGTACTGGTCGTGGTTGTTGTAGTGGTGACTGATACACATGTGTATTCCACATCGTAGTAGCAATTTGCATCATCATGGTTCTGTACACGTACAGTGACTGTCAGACCATCACCAGGTCCCCACGACCCACTGTCTGTATTCACACCACCCAAGTCGCGAACCCAATGAGCATCCCCTGAATCCCCTACGTAAATGGTCCATGGTAGCTCGGTCAATTCAAAATCCACTGCGTTCAACCCGGATCCTACAATGGTAAACGGGTCACCGGTACTTCCATCTGCATTAACTTTGCGAAGGTCGTATTTTTCCGGGGTTCCGGTCACAGATGTTATCGTAACTTGACAATTTGTACAGCTCATAGTGGTGGTATAGAATCTATAACAATTATTTATTACGATTTCTTCATTTTAAACGTGTTTAGTTTGCTTTTAACATGATTAGTTTGCTTTTAACATGACATGGAACCGGCAACGCCGCTTATGCTGCAACATGACATGGAGCCGGCAACACCGCTTATGCTGCAACATGACATGTCACCAGACACATGAGATATACTGCAACATGACATAGCTCCTGTTACATTGGTTATGTTACAGCATTCAATGTCTCCTGTTACACTCACCCAAGAACATGGATATGCGTAGCTCTCCACCACACAACAGCCGCAGCTCTCGTATGTTATGTTCAAAGTGTTGCTGCCACTTACAGACTGACCGGACACGTCTAGCACCCCGGAAGACTGGGCCGGGATTATACCTAGTAACACACCAGTGTCGCTGTTGTACACCTTGATAATTTTGTCTGTGTTGCTAGATGCGCTATCCACTGTGAGCGTCAAAGCGGACATGTCTAGTGTTGCAACAACCGAAGTGAATGTACATGGAGATGCTCCTCCTCCACCTCCTAGGCCAACGCTACTGACTGAATATGTGAAACGGTCTAGTATAACCACCTGGTGTGTGGGTGTCACGCTTGCTGCATCATATCCCACTGGGTTGGCCGGGTCGATAAAATACTTGTTGGTGCATGAATCTGCAGCAACCACGTTACTCAACGTGATATTGAAAGCTTCCGCAGTTTCTAGTTTGGTTATTTTCGCATCAATCCCGGTTAATGTACTACCACCCATATAATATGTTGGTATGTTTAAACTCTTGGACATTTCACCTGCCGAGAAATTCAAAGTCCCGGTGAGGCTCAAATAGTCTCTGTTGGGGCCAGTAGATATTGCTGTCAGATCAGATGTAGCATAGTCCACGGAGAAAGCACCAGTGTAATCGCTTCGAGGGTCTCTGATCACATGCACTATGGCGTTTTGACCTTCCACTACATACACCGGTTCGTACTGCCATCGTACATACACTTCTTCGCGGATGGCCGGGCAAGTGGTTGTGGTAGTGGTTGTAGTACTAGTGGTTGTGGTAGTTGTACCGGTGTTAGTTGTGGTTGTTGTTGTAGTAGTTGTGGTTGTTGTTGTAGTAGTTGTTGTTGTGGTTGTAGTAGTTGTTGTTGTGGTGTACACATCACCTTCCAAGAACACATTATGTCTAACAGCGTTGAAACCGTTACTAACTATCTCCCATACCACTTTTTTATCCACTTTGAGACCACTGTAATCAGAATGTGACACAACATCTTCACTACCACCGTCCACAGTATCAACATATGTCTGTGGGTTGAAAATAGCATCTATTGTACGAGTCTCACCTGGTAACATCACGAACGGTAGTCTGAAACTGTCCGGTACTATTTCTGGGGATGTTGCTACTGATAATTTGTCACCGGCAGCGTTTGTTGTGTATGGTACAATATCAAATACTTTCACCGGGCAGGTACCATTATTCACCAGTTTCACCGGCTGTGTGCTCTGTGTACCCATCAACGTTGGTGTGAATGTCACTGGTGTTGCATTCAAATCTCCGTATCCTGACACAACCTCGAGTTGCGCTATTTTGGTGGATGCTACTAGATCAACTTTTAAATTTGGGTTGTTGGCGCTGGTGTTGGTGATGGTTATTTGGTCCGCATCATCTATAGTCGTGGTGGGTAAACCACCGGAGTATTTGCCAGTTCCGTTGATTGCATCCATTAGATCAACAATCTCGGGTACCACATAGTACACATCCGCGGTTCGTTCGTTTTCGCAGCCACTGTCCAGTGGTGAGTATGGACCTATCAACGACTCAGTGTCCATGAAGAACGGTATACCGGGGGATGTCACGTCGGTTACGTGCAATATGTATTGTCCGGTGTTGGTCAATGTAAACTCGTCTTTGACCGCGCCGCTCAAATCTAACCCTTCTATCGCGTTTTGATATGTACCGTATTTTACACTGCCTAAAAATGCATCTTGCTCCAATATACCACCACCTATTACCTCTACACCCTCTGGATTGATATTATCATAGGGAGCACGTCTCAAACATATATCAAACTTTATCTGCCCGTATATGGCGTTACCCAGATCCAACACACCGGTGAATTCTCCTTCACCGTACAGCGTTACTGGTACAATCCATTCGTTGCGTACATCTTCTAACAATATAATGGCTTTTCCTCGCTCGTTGTCAACGTTAGTGAAAGCACGGACACCGGCTAAATTGACATCGTCTACAAATTCATGGAACGAGGGTTGGGCGATGGTCACACTCAATTGGTGCACCACCGTGTTAAAATCTTCATCTATTGTAGTCAGACCTGGGTAGTATGTCTTTTTATATTGATATTTGTCAGGGTACAATCTAGTCTCGATTGTCTGTTGACTCGGGTCTAATAAAAAATTAGTGTTGTTGTGTCTTGAAGCTTCTATGACATGCTGACCGCTAGCTGGTAAAGTGGATGTTTCGCATTGCTGTACATAATCGAAATTGTATATTATTTTTGTAAAATTGTTGTCTCCTGTGAGTTGAAATTTTACATCGTGTGGTCCTTTGAGTACGAACGCATCACTATACACCTGTGTTCCACTAGGTGGATTTTTGTCGTGTAACAAATTGATTGTATATTCTGGTAACTTTAATTTTTTATCGTTCATATTAGACAGTTACTGCGAGACCGGCACGTGAAGCGTTACTACCGGTGATTGTGATGTCCCGGATGGCACATATCCCACCGATTGGGTTGCTATTGTTGAAAGCTAATGATACATTCAATTTGGTTGGTATGGTGTAATACGGTACGATTGTACCACCACCGCTACTGGTTGTGGTTGTGGTTGTGGTTGTGGTTGTGGTACCAGCTGGACCGGTCGGGTAGTAATCACTTATTTGGGTGTCACTTATTCTGGTGTAGCGGGAGTCTGATTCCGGGTTCATCATGTCTACAAACACGCGTCGACCCAGGTCCGTTAGAGTCACCCGGCATCTGGTGAATTTTAAACTGTCTTGATCTATTGATGAGTCATACAATTTAAATTTTGTTGGTAACACAGTCACATCACGTTGTGTCATAGCAGATTCATATGGACCGGACACTACTACACTATCAGCAATTGGTGTCTCTCCGCTGGTGAGCGACGAATTACCGTAATTACCGGTTGCATCCAATGCCACACAAGCATGACCGTGTTGCAAACCGGTCGAACTAGCTTGAGTTCCGGAACCGGTAGTTGTATCGTTCAAATAATTGAAAGCCGGGCCAAGACCGCCTGATGCGACTGTTTCATACCCAGTGTTTGTACTGTTTCTTGAATTGTAAAACAATACACTTAACCCAAACGGCGCGGCATTGCCAAACATACAATAATCGAATGATAATATTATATCACGTTCAGACTCGTAGCTGTCCGAGTCTATACCGTATGTCCACACGCTGTTGCTGTAGCCTGGAATAGCTACTGGTGCTCCTGCGGCTTCAGTTGCACCCATATACACTACATCATCAGAGGTTCCATGGTACCATGTTGGTGTAGTTATACTTGTGTTTGTCTCGTAAAAATAATCCTCAACAGACTCGTTGTAACTGTTTAACGAGTAACTGAAGTAATTGTGTTTAAAAAAGTTAGTTCTTATCAGCTCGATTGTTTCCATGTACATTCGGAAATCTGTTTTGAGATAATATGGGTTCCGGGTGGAATCAAATTGCAATTGTGATACACTGTAACGTTCAGAATCTTTATTGAATGTCAACATGGGTGGCTTTACTTTCACGATGTTGTGTTCACTAGGTATAGCACTCAATGAATACTGACTTGTTTCGTATACCAATTGAGCGGCAGTGTAGTCTGGGTCCGGGTACGCTTGCCTCAATTTCAAAGTATTAATATCAAAATTATATAAAATAATGTATATCATTTTGTCGTTTGTGTTTTGATACGTCGGGTGTACATTGGTCTGACATACTAAGATCCGTTGCTTGTCTTCATCAAACCACCAATTACCTGTCATGTTGTAACTGTTACCGTAATACCTTTTTACAATGAACGTATAATTTTTATTGTCACTATATATCCGACCAGTGTCGTAATCATATGACAATTTTTCAAAAATTATGTATGAATCAGTTTCTAATATAATTATGTCCTGTATTATGTCAATGTCTATTAAATTGCTTACAATCTCGGCACCAATATCGCTAATTGTTATTGTCCGTTCTTTATATTCTACAGTCCCGGATATAACGTATTTTTGATACACATCTGAAAATATTGTATCGGTTACTAAATGTATACCAGTAAACGTGTTGTTTCTGATGTACAATTCCCCGGGAGATTCTTTTTGTTCTGACAAATTTTTTCGTCCATGAGTGGTCCCTTCGGTTTTATTATGCCATTCATATTTAGATATGTTGGCGCTTTTGTTAGTAGATGTGCTTGTAACATATTCACTCTCAGTTATATTACTGGCTGTATTAACCGGTGGTGTTTTTTCTGGAGAGATATTGTTTTTCACTAGTGCATAGTTGTTACCGTAAATATCCGTCTTCCATTTGTATACTATTTTTTGACCAGTGTGAAGTTGTAATTGTCTATCGTCTATGTCCGATTGCTGTTGCTGCTTATCATATATATCTTCGTTGAGCCACACATTTTGCCCTGTAGGTGTCCAAAAATCATATACATCATTGTACCGGAACACTCCGGTAGGTTCGTTGAGTATGTGCTCTGATGACTGGTAAGCAGTGAACCTAGGCATGTTATCCAACTGTGATTGCAAGCCATAATTGTATGTGGTTACTACAGATTGTTTGTTCCAATTTACGTTTTCATAGTATTGCACCGGGGCTTTGAACTTTTCATACGCGCCAAAATAACCGGTTGATCCTACCTGGGGATCTGGAAAATACATTACCGTGTTTAATTCTGGCTTGAACTTGTATTCAAAATCAAATGATGCAAAGCTGGCGAGACCTATACCGGTACCTAAGAAAAATCCCCCTAAATATTCTAATTTATACAAATTCTCCCCAGTGACACTGGCTATTGTTGGGTGATGTCTGTTGAGAATGTTCTTATGCGCAGCAGTGGCCGTGAACAATTGACCGGTTATAGTGTCTGTCAAACTGTCACCAGTGCTGAGATAAAAATAGTCAGTCCCGGAATATTTTTGAAATGCTAATTGTTCGTAACTTATATTTAAAGCTCCAGTGTCTGTGTAGTTGATAAACGCACTAGCATCCAACCGATCTAGTTCGGTACCGGTCACAGTTTCGGATATGGCTATTGCCTCACCGGTAGCGTACACTAGTGTTTCATTTTCGTAATTAGCATCATCACCTTTGGTTGATAATAGCATCACTGGGACTTCTTTTATCAAATCAATAACTGCCTGGGTGTACAACTCTTGTATGAACATCCGCGAACTTGTAGGTAGTATGGACATGTCAAAATAATTGTAACGTGGTGAGTTGTTGAATGTTGTGTATTCTTTTTTGTCGCTTCCGGGCGAAATATTATAATAATTTTGCTCTGTATCGTACAGCTCTTCTACAGATATTTCCAGATTTAACAAAACATCGTTCAAAGTCAAGTTTAAGTCTTGTAGTTGTTCCACAATTTGTGTGTCATTAGCGATAGTGTCAGCAAATTGCTTGTATATTATTTGACTCATACCAAAATCACTACCCTTCAGATTGTTTTTAATTTTTGAATACTTTATCTCTTCACGTTGACTAGCGTAGTATATTGCTATTTGTTTGATTTTTTTGCTGAAGAACGGTAACGCTACGTCTAAATCTTTGTTGTCTGTATAATCTAAGTTTGACAAAAATCTTTTTTCATCAGCAGTTGTATATTCTAGTGTGATCTGCTTTAACAATTGAATATATTGGTTTCTTACATATTGTTGTTGCTGTTCTGCTGTAACCTTGGTATTAGTAGTGTACCAATTGTTTAAATATACAGTATACAGTTCAAAAGCTGTGTTTTTGTCAAAACTATTTTCATATTTTAACCACTCCACATACGACAGGGGGTTTATAGTAGATACCTCGTCTATATCTTTGTTACTAGAGTAGTATGTTCGTTGGTTAGGCATACATTTATATTTAATAAACTATGTAGAGTTTCAATCCACATCACCAAAATCCCAATCTTGGTAATATTTTGCTTTCAGTATTTTATTTACTTTAGTTAAATTGAAGTCTTTTTGTTGGAAAATTTCTAAGTTGTTACTGGCTTGATTTTCTATGTTTTCCATGACCGGGTGCCACTGATGCATACCAGTCTGTTGTTTGTTGATATATATGTTTTCATTAGGGAGTTGTTCATGTATTCTCAGAAATATATCGTAATCTTCGTACCCCCATCCCTGATACTGTTCGTCCATACCACCTATTTGTTTGAATTTATTAATATTGAATATAAAACTTAACGCACCGTATACATTTACATGGCGATGCTCGGATTCCAACCCGTCATAATATTTTATTTCAATATGACCAGTGTCATGTAGCGTTTTTGTTTCTAATTCACTCAAATTCCTAGCGTATACAAACGGTTGTATAAAATTATATTTGTTTAACATATCGTCACTGAGTTTTACAGTGTCAAAGTTCATGTAAAAATCGCAATCGATTATCCATATGAACGAGGTTTTGACAAAATTGCATGACATGTTTATCAACCAACATTTTTTAATGTTTTTGCATTCGCTGTAAAGTTTCACATGGTTTATATTTTTAATATTGTATATCTCTGGCAATGAAAGGTGTGAAAAGTCGGTGATCTGTTCCACAATCACAATTTTATGTTTCCTGTACAGTTTATTCAGTATGAACATTAAATTTTTATACCGGTGAGTGTCCAATTTGTATATTGGTATAACTACTGTTATATTTTTCACAGTTTATATTATACCTAAACCGGTGCGAAGCTGGTGCTCTATCATGTTGTCCATCACCCCAGTGTCATCTGACCATGATGCATAGGTTTGGTCGGTAGAGTCTAATGTATTTTGTGGATCGTTCCAGTTGATGACTCCTTCAGCTTGTGGTAGATTAACAGTAGGGTTGTATTTATAAAAACCATAGTAATTAGTAATATCCGTGCCTGTTGTTGTGGCCGGTGCCACAAGACCCCAGTTCCAATACACGTTGTAATGTTTGAAATCATATGTATTACCGGTCAATATACTCATGTCTGTAGTTAATCCAACAATGTTGTTGTAATTGTCAGTTGTACCTGTTGTAGGTAAGGGTATTTCAATTTTTGTATATTTCTTAGAAAATTTTTCTAACGCTACAATGGTTTCTCCTACAGTTAATGTATAATTTTCAACATCAATTTCTTCACCTAAATTTTCCCTCAACGGGTTGGTGTAATCAGTGAATTGGTCAAAATTGTCCGTGAGCTGGTCAAACTCTCCATACAATCGTTTGTGTTTTATAGATATAATATTGAACAATCGAGCGAATGACGGTGGAAAATCTAATGTATATGTTTGAATCGGTACTTGGTACAATAATGTATCGCTATGTATAGAATCGATATTAGAATCGTCAATATCACTGTTGTTATTCACAAAATTCGCGATTTTTTCGTGATACAATTTACCTATTTGGGTAGGAAGTGAATCAGAATCCCCCAGAGCGTATGATACTGTATTTTCCCACAAATTGTAATTGTCTTGTAACCATGGTTGTAATGCATAAGATTTTAACATGTTTTTATGATCATGTTCCTCATTTTGTTTACGTATTTGATATTTCCCGGATGCGGAATGCACATTAAAAGTAGCGCTAGCACCAGTCAATGTGACTGGGATCTGTTTTTGATAACCATATTTTTGTAACCAATGGAAACCGGTGTGATCTCCAACTGATACAAGTTGATGGTCACCGGAAAATCCGCTCGGATAATTTGTATAGTTAATATTAGATTTCTTGAGAGTGGTTATATCATTGTTCACTTGCAAATCACTAGAAGTTGTGTTCTCCCCATCAATTATCCATATTCTCTTGTTAGCGGTATCGGACATCCACAAATATCCGCGTGAATCACCACAGATACTTGCTATATTTGGTGCACTTACACTGTTATCGTACAAAATTTCCATGGATGAACCGGGGGTGATTCTGTATAATATACCGGTACTGGAACTTGTATATACATTATTGTCTATAGTAGTGGTCAATTGTGTGTATGAACCTGAGGGGAGCGTTACAGTACTGACTCTACTCATGGTGGTTGCATCCACTATGTCAATTTCGTTGTTGCTTTTCAATACATACAGTGTCTGTGTGTTCGTGTATAGTATAGATACAATATTACTAGAAGCATTGTATGTATCTGCTGGTACGTCTGGTGTGGATATGAGACTTTTTGTTATAGACGTGGTGTGACCTACATATACATTTTCTGTATCTATTTCTAAACATGTACCAGTAATGTTGTAACTGTTTAACAGTGAAGCATCTGCATGGTTGATGTTTAACAATCGATTATCTGTTAAAATCCAAACATTCTTGGTACTATCCAGCATGATTGAATTTGCACCGGTGGAACTAGCATCATAATCGGTTATGTCAGTGGTGTTCACAATATTCCTAGTGTCAGCTCGTACCAATCTAGGGCTCAGACCTGTTTCTAGTAACCATGCATGTTGAGATACGTTTGGGTCTTCTAATGCTACAGCTGCCAAAGTGGTTTGGTAGTTATTTTCCAATGTTATAGTGTTGACCGTCGGTTTGGTAGCAGCAACAGGAAACACTTCGAAATCCACTGTTGATGTTGAGTCATATCCTACACCACCAGACAACACGTTAACAGCAGTTATATTTTTAACTGTGTCATCATACACACATTCTAGTACTGCACCTTCTCCGGGCCCGGTCATTTCCGCGTTGGGTCTCGCCAACATACTAGATCCTCCGTCAGTTAACGTTATGTCAGACACAATACCGGATGTTTTAATGTTAGTAGAACTTTTAGTGAAACTGGTTGTTATATTGTTTGTTAGCTTGCTGTTGTCATATTCATAATTTTCAGCATAGTATACTCGATGTGTTTCCCCGTATGTATCAGTTGCACTGTAGCTGTTGTACCAAGCCACTATAGCATCACTTGTGTATCCGCTGGCGGGTGTGTATGTCAATGTACCATGTACACTCACATCATCCATAGGTGTGTTAATGTTTATAGATCCTTGGTAGTAACCCATGGCTGCATCTTGTATATGTGTTATATCATATAGATCTGAAGCCACGTCATTACCAAATTGGTCTTTCAATGACAGGCTCATGTTCGTATCGTTAATCACTGTGCTGTCTAGTATGTTGAATCCGGTGGAATCTTGTACTGTGATGGTGAAAAGGGTCTCCCCGTTCACCCATTTGTTTTTGCCTATTTGAAAGTCATTTAATCCATTGCAGGTTACACCTAGTTTTGCCGGGAGGTTTATCCTAGGCTTGATGTTGGCTAGTGTGTTATTTTTTACATTGTTATGTTTTACTAGAGGTAGGTTTTCCCCTCTAATGGTTTGACTATCGTGTAACTTGATACTATCTAACTGGGTATTTATTATGACAGATGTATCATTACTAGTTTTAGCTTTAGGTTTATCATCTACGTAATAAAATGTGGCATTACCGGACACACCTACGAATACAGACCCAGGTGTATCTGCCGTTACTTGTTGAAACTCGTTGTCTATATAACTGTAATACAAGGGTTCGTATGTATTATAATCACCAGTAGTGCCAGTAAGTGTGTCTAGCATTGTTACGTCTAGGGACGTAATTGGAGTAGATGTCAATGTTGGTTGTGCGCTGGTGAAATACCACGACGGGGTCAAGTGCGCATATTTGTCTTTTTGATATGCTCGTGTGTCCACAGGTTGTGCATTGGATCCACTAGCGTACAAGCTAAATGTGTATACCGGTGGGTTCTCTGCACCGGTATGAGTGTCACCGCACATCCAGTAACCGGGAGATGTACCACCGTTCATCCAATGCTGCTTACCACTATCACACAACGGTGCTTGTCTAGCGGGTATCGTGTAATTTTGCCAACTTAACACAAAATTTAATTGTATCGGATTGACTACAGAACCGGATGGTATATCGATTATATCCTTGACAGTTGTATATTCGAATTGTGTTGATACAAAATCTAAAACTGTAACAGTGTCAGTCACAGTAGATTTGACTGGTTCACCGCTTGAGTTTATAATATACATTGAGATTTCATATGTACCAGGCCAAGTGTATATATGTTGGGCAGACACACCAGTGTATGTTGTACCGTCACCAAAGTCCCATACAACACTGCTCCGGTCATAATCAACCGGGATTATTGGAAATGTGCGTGGATCTCCTCGTTGGTTCCATGGTACAGCGGATACCGGGGTGAGGGCTGATGTATACACTTGGTCAGCTTTCAATACTGTGTATTGTATATCAGCTTGTAAACTCATTTTAATATTGAGATGATCCTGGAGAAATTGAGCTAGAAGCAGATGTAGAATCTGCAGATGTAGAATCTGTTACAGGTGTAGTTACTACATCTATAACCCCAGTCTGGCTTGTACCTGCTGCGTTCAACACACTTATCGCGTCACTCTGTCGGTTTACTACTATTTTATCACCTAGGGTGTCTACATTTTCAAAAAATGGAAATTTGAACACGGGTAGAGTAATGTTTTGCGTAGTTTGGATCGTGTCACTAGTATATACTGAATTCCAAACATATAACGATAAACCTTCAACATATGTACCGCCTAGATCCGGACGGTACACGTAAAATGTGTTAACACCTTGTATAGATAATATATCGTTACTTATAGATGTTAAATCTATTGTCATACCTATTTTTGCAGTCACTGGGTTAAAATATGTTTTAAATATATTAACTACTTTTTGTATGATGTCGTTACTATTGACTCGGCTATTGTCGTCCTGTACTATCATTAACCGAGTTGATTGCGGTTGAGTATATGATAGCGTTTCGTTAGTACCTCTGACCCCTATATCCACTGACACATATACGGGATCCATTACTATAGGGTCACATGCAATAGTTTTTGTCCTAGACATTTGATTTATTATCAATTCTTTTTGAGCAGATGTTAAATAATTAGCTCTTTTAGTTATACTAGAGGTTTTTTCTAAGCGAGGTACGCAATACAAATATAAATTGTTAAAATTACAGCTAGTACTAAATTGTACTTGGTTATACAGTATACGACTTTCTAAGTTTGGTGATTTCAATCCTAAATCATAGTAATATTTTATATGTGTGTCTAAATATGTATCATTGTCGATACCTTTGACGTCTGCTACAAAATTGCTATAGTTAGATATCACGTAAGATTCATAATCACTTATACTCACTAGTCGGTATTGAGCTGTAAATGTTTTCGGAGCGTTTGTACGTATATCTTCAACGGTTTCACCAGTGTAGTATTTTGAACTAGGTTCGGTGTTGCTTATTAATAAATTATCTGCTTCAGATTGCGACATGTACACTATACCTTCACCCTTGATATTGTCGCTTGCCAACAACGTGCTCAATTGGTTTGACGAGTACAGTGTTACAGATCTTGATACCGCGGCATTTGCTTCTATCTCCCCGGCTTCTCCATCGGTTACTAAATAGTATACATACACCACGTCACCAGCTTGTAGTTGCCTACCATTTATATCGTTACCGAACCGGATTTCATACCTTTTGTTTTCATTTAACCGGATTTCACATGCGCGGTTGTTAGGTCTTTCGAAAAATAGTGATGTCGATACATTATACTGATGGTATTGCCCACCGGTACCACCTTCTAACACATATACATCTATGCTAAAATGGTCAATGCTAGCTCCTTCTTCCGGGACTAATGTCAATATTTCGTTAGGTTCCCCGGATGATGTATATTCCGGATATTGGTGATATGTACCCTGGTACAATAATTCTTTTCCGGATATACTAGATATTTCTTCATCTACAGTGTTAGTTTTGACAAAAGTTACATCATTTTTGAAGCAGTATTTGACACCTCTAGTAATTATATTTGAATATCGAGGAACAGTGTATGTCCCGGGGGTAAGTGCGCTAGAAGCAAGTGCATCAATAGTCAACGCCGGGGATTGTGTTCCTACAGGTTTGTAATCTATACTCTTGACTATTCTGTTTATATTCTCGTATATCTGAGCTTCAGAAAATAGTGTCTCATTACTAGTGTTATTCAAATAGAATAGCAACACATGGTAGGCATAACTTATAACATCTATAAACGCATTTATATTACTACCTTCGAAATTTTGGTCTGTAAATACATTGTTTGTGTTTAAACGTTCAATTATTAAACTTTTGAGCCCGGCGGCGTCAAAAGCTGCATAACCTTGTTTAGGTAATGTAAAATCTACTAGGTCGCTGTTTGTTCTAAATGTGCTCATATATATATTATATTTCGGACCGGCCGGATGCGTTGCTTTGTGTCATTACACCTCTGTCAGTTAGTTTACCGTTAAATTTAAACTCTTTATCCCTTGTTTTAATTGCCGGTATTTCTAAAAATATATTTAAGATATATTCATTTTCATCCGGGCGAGCGATGACTTGTACATTTTTTATAGTCACACGCGGTTCATACAGTTTTATAGCTTTGACAATAACATTACCTATCACTTCCGCGGTTGTTTCATCTATAGGTTCAAACAAATATCTCTTCAAATCTGCCCCAAATGCTGGGTTTAAAATTTTTTCACCAGGTGACGTGTTGAATATATTTTGTAAGCTGTTGCTTATAGCTTTATAATCTACATCCGTAGCTAGGTCCTTGGATAGACTTTCACCATACAGTTGTGATCCAGATGAATCTGATTTGAGTTCAAATACATCTGAGATGTCCTTGTATGTTGATTTACCATCAGTTAGTGTTGTGCCTAGTTTTTTTGGTTTTAATGTGGATATGTTCAACGCCATACTATTATTTATTACGCGAGTTCAATTAACAATTGTTTGTTAGCTTTTAAATTACTAGTGATTGACTAAATAAATATAGTATGAGCAGTAAATTTAATGAATCCTTCGCTAGAGAAATGAAACGGTTTGAGATTGTAGATGAATCTACACAATTTAGAATACCTCATAACCGAGAAAGAACGGGTGGTTTGACACCGGGTGACCGTGTAAAATTTGTTGAAAATATACTTTCTAGCGATTGGTTTAAGCAACAACCTAGTTCTGTACAGGATATTGTAAAGGAGTTGCATGAGGGAGATTTAAACTTGTTTGTGGACGGTGTTACCGGTGAGCATGATGATATTAGCGCGGTGATCGCAAGGGAATTAGCCCCGGGTATGCAATGTCCTTACTCTAAAATAGAACTACCAGCTAATTTGTGTGAATTTTTAGCACCAGGTGGAGAGCGTGCTGGAGCTCCTATACCGGATAGCTGGAGAGGACCAGAACGTGTAACAATTAAACCAGAACCAGTATCTTTAACGACAGAAGAAGTACCAGATAGCCCGGAGAATCAAACAAGAAAAGCAGATGATGGTACCGGTAAGTTACATGAAGTGGGTGGTAAACTACCGGAGAAAAATACACCCGGGAAAAAAGGCGGTAATTACACTATGGATTATATGTCTTAATTATTGCTGTTCAAGAGCGATACAGCAGCTATAAAAATTTATTTCCTGGTCTAATACTATAGCAGATCGGTACAGGTGTTCTGATATTGTTAATAATTGTCTCTTATTGACCATAGTTGATTCTTTATTTGATATAATGTAATCAAACATTTGTTTTAACAGCATTGGGTAATCATTGTTAAATACCTGTTCATTTTTTATTACATATTCCCGTACTTTGAGACTATCCTGGTCTAACAATTTGAATATATTCACAATTAATTCACTGTGCTGCGAACTAGTAACTATTTTTAGTACACCATCTACACAGCATTTTTGTAACTCATTAATTGTTTTACGTAGGTCCGGGTAGTATTGCTTTATAAAACCCGGAATCAAATTTTTTTGACTTTCCTCAACTTTCACATTTTCGTTCTTGAGTATATGTATTGTCCGAGCTGCGCATTGCTTAATCGTGGGTGTTAGATCAAATGATTGAGATCTAGATTGTAGCGGTTGTATCACTCTATGTTTATAGTTTGCAGTCAATATAAATCGAGTGTTGTTACTGTATTCTTCCATGGTGTTCCGTAACGCGCGTTGAGCGTCAATAGTTAAACCATCCACCTCATCAAGTATAACAATTTTCAATTCGTTTGTTATTGACCGGGTTTTAGCGAAACTAGTTACTTGTAACCTTATCGTGTCTATACCATTCTCGTCACTAGCATTTATGTACAAATATTGGGACTCGGGTATAATGTCTTTAGCTATAATTTTAGCCAAACTAGTTTTACCTATACCGGCAGTACCTACAAACAATATGTTAGGCACCTGTTTAGTGTTTTTATATTCTTGAAATATTTCCCGGTTTTGGTCTGATAACATGATGTCATCTAAAGTTCCCGGGCGATATTTTTCGACCCATAAACTATCAAATATATTCATTTTTTATCCCACACACGGATACTCATATAATAATGAAACAAATCATCCGGCATGTCATATTCTTTCGCATAATCAATTAGATCTTGCGCGGATTCGAAAGATGGCATGATTCTAGAACCTTGGTCTATTTGATATGAATTTTTTTCAATCCATTGTTGTGTTTTTACATCGTCCGGATAATTAGACACATCTCGGACGCGTTGACTATACGGAGGAAGTCCTAGATTGTCTTTACAGTCAGATGACCCAAATCCGCTGTTCCCTCTGGCGGTCTCAGTTACCTCGTCAGTCAATTCAAACATTGGTTGAATCAATGGATACACCACGAGTTGCGCGATTTTGTCCCCTTTGTTGACTCTATATGATGTGTGGTTATTAAAATTATATAATTTCACAGCTAAATCTCCACGATAACCGTTGTCGATGACCCCTAAATGTGGTTGTATAGAATGCTTAAATCCTAAACCGCTACGTGGTTCGATTCGGATCCAATATCCCGGATCAATATCTGCCAATGTCAGACCTACGGGTACAACTTCACTGCTAGCGCGGCTAATGTCAACTGTCTCTACAGCAACAAGATCAAAACCTGTATCACCTACCCCCGGTTCTTTGTTATTTGCTTGTGGTAGTACGGCATCTGGGTGAGTTTTTTTCAATCTCACTACTGGATCGCGTAATGGTCTTATGCGTACAGGTGCTTCACTCATTTATTAATGTCCTCCCGTCTTGGTCTGGATTTGATGCTTCTAACACTTTAATAGCGCCGTTAGATTGTAACCAACTTAACAATACTGAAAACTTCTCCGGTGGTAATTTATAATCCACCCCGTTTACTGTTATAGATATCATTTCAATATTATACATGATAGTATTGTATATTTCAAGTGTCAGTCTAAATATAATTATGACGGAGCAAATCCAACAAGAAGAAGACCCATTTGATGGTGTTCAGGATTTAATAGAACAACTACAAGGTGGTGTGTCGGATACTGATGAGCTTGTAGCTGCTGCTGAAAAAATGAACTTAAATAAACATGATCTAGAGCAGTTTATACTAGATAATCAAGGAACTTTGATAAAGGATAGTGTTGATGTGTTGCAAATAATGAAGCAATATGTTGCAGCTGCTCCAAACGCAGAAGATATAGGTAGTTTTGCAGAACTGTTAAAAGCTACTAGTACAGCAATAGATAATTTAACCAAGCTACATACCAGTAACCAGCGCGTAGATACTCAAGTAAAAATTAAGCAAATGGATATAGAGGCCAAAAAACAAATAAATGATGATAATAATAAAACTAAGTTGATTGGTACTAGAGAAGAAATTTTTAAAAAGCTTTTGGAAAAAAGCGATGTTATCGACGTGGATTGTGTGACAGATGACTTAGATAACGATGTCGCGGATTAACCTAGACCAATCATCCCTTTAATTTTTTCTAACAAACTAGCTTTCCTCTTGGCCTGAAGTGCTGCATCTTCTGCTTTTTCCTTGGCTAGTCTTGCTACACGTGCTTGTTTATCTTCACAATCTACACTCAACACACAATTGTTTGTCATCTCTTTTTTTGTTTTGTACAATTTATTTTTTAGTATATCTACATCTACTTTTACTTCTTCAATGTCTAGTTTTACCTTTTTAAATTTTAAACTGCTAGTATTCTCTTTGGTGTTAAACCAATCCACCAATCTCCACAAATCCTCGTATTGCTTTTGTAGTATGTTTACTAGTTCTGTTAATATTTTGTTCATTCTGGTTCGATGCTCAAAATCTGTTATGAGATTGTTACCATGAGAATCAGTACTACTGTCTTTTTCCAATTTATGGCTATTTGGACCGTTTATAATGTTTATTAAATTTTTTCTAGTGTTCACATTGAGCAATTTGCTCATTTTTAAACTCACTAACTGTGTGTTGGTGCTCAATTTGTTATGTAATTTGCTATTGTATACAACTGGTGGGTCGTATTGTGTCACTGTCACATCAAACATGGGTAACACCTTGTCATCATCAATCCAGTCCGCTTCTGTTAAACAACCTATACTCTCACTGATATCTTTAAAATATACATTTGCTGCTCCTGGAAGTAGTTTTTCACATTCACGTTGAATGACCGGGTGTAACAAACGATATTTTTCTATCCAATATGCTAAAAAGTCATCGTCTAGACCGGTACCGGAATCGTTGTTGAAACCCAATGCTGTGTCCGTCACAACTGGTGGTGATTTACCTTTTGTATCCTTTGCACCTCTAGTTTCTGTAGATATTTTTAACGTACCTTTAGTCAAAGACTCAAAAAGCTTAGCCTTGTCTGTTATTGGATCTACAGTAACGTCGGTATACTGATATACAGATGCCAACGCGATTTGTTTGGCAAACTTACCTAGGTGCTCGTTATAATCACTAAATGCTTTGAGGAAATCGGCTGTGTTTGCCAGATTTACATCAGTCATTTCTGGATTAGTGGTTTGCTCGGCCATTATTCTATTATCTTTTTAAGTTCAAAGGCCGGTTCTGCATATCTATATGGTTTCACTCCTAGTACCTCGTTTTTATATGTTTCTCCATCAAATATATGTTTTACATTGACAATAAAATACTGCCCTAATACCTTTTCATCAAATTCATTATCGAAGTAAAACCCTTGTCTATCTAAACTGAAAAACCTACCGGATCTTCTGTGTGTTTCACCCTTTAAATCTAAACTACATGCATTATTTAAAAAAATTAAATTTTTATAGAGCTGATTTCTACCCTTGACTGCGCGGACCTTTTCATCATTACTCAGTGTATACATATTGTTTATAACTTTACGGTTTTTCTTACCAGGTGTTATGTTGAAACTTGTAGATGGTTTATCGTCCCCTAAAAAGTTTTTCTCAATGTATTGTTTTTGAAATTTTTCTGTGACTGTTTGTATCTCATTGTTATATACGTCTATATTGAACTCATGTGATGATATGTTGTAGCTATGTACCGCGTATGTTGTCAATAGTGTTTGATTATCAACCCCCGCTAGGTCGCTAAACTTCCATTTATCTTTTTCGATTTCAGCGACTTCACCTAGTATAATGTTTTTTCTAGACAGTTGACCTAGCTTCGGTAATGGTACCTTGAGGCTTTTTTTCTTACTGTTCAAATCACTTAATTTAAATTTTGGTGCTTTATTTTTAGCACCGAAAAAACTTAACCAGCTAGGTAAGCTTCCGGCGTGGTATGATATTTGAAATTTATCAAGCTGATAGTCTCCAGCTTCATCTCCTTTGGTCGCCTGTTCGAAGTATTTACTTACTCCTTGTAAGGTCCATTTTTTAGTGAAATGGTCATATTTCAGTATACCAAAGTCATTGTCAGCTGAACTGTCACTTACATGGGAGTCCATCAACCAATCTAAATCGTTTATACCTTTATACTGTGATGGGGATGAATAAAAAACTTCAGTACCACCTTTGTCCCAATCGTCATCAAATTCCGGGTTTTGGTCTTCTAGCGATTGCTTGATATATTCCTGTATGGCTTCACCACTGCTTACACCTCGATCTGTGTTGTTAACTTGTCGTATTTTTTTCCCAAACGCCGGGTCTTTTTTTCCCTTGACTAGCGCGGTTGAATAATGTACATTTCTTTCTAGTAACAATTGGTAGCGTAAGTCCCAAAAATATAGTGTTTTTAACTGGCGACCATCATCTGTATAGTCTTGCTTTATATCATATACGGCATATTCGTTTGCTAATTTGTATATATCATCGTCTGGTTGGGCTTCCATTCCGGATATTTTGGCAATAAAAGTCTTTACATGGTCTATTTTTGGTGTTATGTTTATGGATAGTATATCTCTACCATCACCTCTTATCTTATAACCAGTACTCAATCGGAGCATGTCTAGTAACTTGTCCGGTCCCGGGGCCCGTTCAATTGCATCTTCATCATCTCGAAAAGTTATGTAACCTTTTGTATACCAGCTGAATAAATCATCTTCAATCACCAGGGTCTCAACTCCAGACTTCACAAACAAGCTGCGCTGTTTACCATTATCTAATGCGCAGGCGAAAAACAGGTCACGATTATCAATAGACACGGTGTTACGTTTTGCATAATTGTTTACAAATTCGTCCAATTGTTTGGCATTACCGAATGATGGTAAATTTATCATTTATACTTTAGGTGTAAGTTCTTGGTTGATCTCATCTACAATATCGCGGAGATGTACCGGTTTTATTATGTTCAACTCAGTACCACCAGGTACCAGTTCTAGAGGAGATTTAAATTTGTCTTGATTTGCAAAGTACACCATCCACCACAGATCGGTTGTACCGTACGCTCTGTAACTTATGACTGTCCATGGCATGTCGTATTTTATTTTTCTTATATTGAATGTTTGAGGATCCGCATTGTCTATATCAATATTGACTCTTCTCAGTATATTGTAGAAATATTTTTCGTCTCTACTGAACATGCGGAAAATATTTTCATATCGACTATCCGCTATAGCTTCTAACTCTTCAATTTGGTTGTGGAATGCACCAGTCGCGTCCATGTTACTCGTTACCCTCCACTCCTAAATCTATAGACTCAACCCCAGTTGATACTAGCCGGTCAACATTGAAATACATAAAGTTTTTAGTATGGCCTACCAATTCTTGTATATTTAGAGTTATTTCGTATGCTTCTGGTACTGTGACACGTACACCTTTGTAATCGTCCATACTTTCAAATGGTAATTTCAATGTCATTTCATGACGAGAACCCATAAATGTAACATCCACACTACTCATATACACATACGGGCAATATGTCACACCAGGTATAGTCAATTCATATATACAAGGTGGCATGATAATCTGTTTACTGTTTCTGTTAGGTAAATTTTGATACACTAACATGTAAGCTAGTTGGAAATTACGGATCATATCATCGTAATCGCCTGTATTGTATAATGGGAATTTGACCGTGTGCTGTCTAGCGTTTTGTCCATGCTGGTAAAATTGCGGCTGTTCCGTATAGTAACCACCACCACCAGCGGTGAAAGCCTCTCTAAATTTACCTATCATGTCCGGGCCTTCCGCTAATGCAGATGCGATTCCTCTAGCGGCTTTACCAAATTTACTGTCTGCACCACCCATCAAACCGGCGGCGACATCACCGGCACCTTTGATCATACCCTTACCATCTGCACCGGCAGAAAAGCTGTTACCACCGGTTTTTAAATAGTCGCCATCCAAGCTGGGTAAGTCATAATAGAATCCGGTGTCACTTGTTGCGTATAACCCGGTGTACGAATCTAGTACGTCTGTGAACGCTATACCCAATGCAGTACCGATGTCTGAAGATTGTCCTAAAAAATATTTGGCGCGGGTCAGCAAAGCAGTTTGATCCTGTACTAGCTCTTTCAATATTACTCTAGGTACCTCGTTACGTTCATCTTGTAACGTCCAGCTAAAATGCTTACTCACATTTATGTATGTGTAACCTTCTATATCTGGTTTGACTGCCCCACCTATACCATCGTTACTACCAGTTCCATTTACACCAACAAGCTTAGGAGCGGATTGCCCGTCACTGAAACCGCTACGTTCATCAAAGTACCATATGTATGTATAGGGTGGTTTGGCCATATATCTATATTTAATCTAGTGTTCTAGTTTACAATCAACTAAATAAGGAGTAGTGACCGGGCTTGTGTTGATCATCTATGTATTTGCTCCTCCACCGGCTTATAGTGTCTGTATCGTAACGATTGATCACTGTAGTGTTTGTACTACTGCTAGATGAGCTGTTAGAAATAATTCCTGGTTTTTGTTCCTTTTCATCACTTTTCTGAGGTGTAGTACCTTCCCTCCATTTTTCTTTCAAGCCCGGAGCCATTGATTTAGCTTTTTCTTTTGCAGCTGTTGCGCCGGCGACAGCACTACCAGCCAGCATTGCGGATGATTTTTTAAATTTAGTTAACAACCCAGGTTTCTTTTCGCTAGATTTTTCAACTGAATCCACCGGGGTGGATTTCTTCAATATTTTACCTTTTGTAGATTTTAATTTAGTTGGTATACCTTTCATACCAGATTTAATTTTCGATATACCACCGGAAGCAAGTTTTGCCGCTTTGCCTAGTAACGATTCACCACCCGGTATTTTTTTAATCAATCCGCTACCTATTTTACCAGCACCACCTAACAAGCTTTTCGCTTTGGTGCCTAGTGATTTACCACCGGTTTTTGCTTTGTCTGTAATACCCATTAACGCGTCTGTTGAACCAAAGTCCATTTTTACATTTTTCAATCGGTCAGAGATAGTACTACCTATTTTACCAGCACCACCTAACAAGCTTTTCGCTTTGGTGCCTAGCGATTTACCCACGCCTTTGGCTTTACTTAGTAACGATTTACCACCGGTTTTTGCTTTGTCTGTAATACCCATTAACGCGTCTGTTGAACCAAAGTCCATTTTTACATTTTTCAATCGGTCAGAGAAAGAGTTACTGGTGGGTTTGGGTTTATTAACTTTATCTTCTGGGGTCGCGGTTTTTTGTGTTTTATCATCTATACCTAGCAATGCATCTGTTGAACTGTAATCTATTTTTGTATTATTTAACCGGTCTTGAGATGTATCACCCGGTTTTATTGACTCTTCAGTACCTCTAGACATTAAACTAGAACCGGGTTTCGTTTCGATTGTAGCTTTAGTTGGTTTTGATTTAGATCGACCGAATGGGTTCAAACTCTTCGCTTTGGTAGCTAGAGCAGACATTGCTCCTTTTATACTTTTACCGGGAGAAGATATAAAGTCTCCAATCTTGGATAAGAAACCACCACTGGGCTTTGGTATAGCTTTTTTTATTAAACCTTTACCAGTATCACCAACCTTACCTAGTAAATCTTTTCCTTTACTCACCGCAGCAGATGCAGTATCACCTATTTTGTTTTTTGCCTTTTTAAGAGCATAACCACCAGCCAGAGCAAGTCCCTTGCGGCCGAGTTTAGATTTTGACATTTTAACCATGGTACTAGCTTTGGGTACATACCATGGTGTCATGCTGTCAATTTTACTAAATGTTTTGTCTTTTAGTTTACCACCACCCGATTTCATTTTACTCAACCCTTTAGCCAGTATCCCACCCCCAGTAGCAGCTGTAGCCCCGGTACTAGCTACATTAGGGGGTTGAGTTGATGTGGTATCAGACCCGCCTTTAAAGTTTTTCGCTTTGACCCGATCCAAGAGTGACATTTTTTTCTTTGCCGGGACCACCGCGGTTGTACCAGGTGGGGAGGTTAGTGTACTAGCTGTATTATCAGTATCCGGTTCGGGTACATCTTCGATTGTTTCAGTAGATTGAGCTGGTTTAATAGCTTCTGCTACTGCGGTCCCTATTTGTTTGGGTACACTCTCATCCACACTCATAAGTGCGGTTTTTTGTATACCGGGAGCGGTCGATGTCTCTTCAACCTTCACAGGGTCAGCAGCAGTAGTAGTACCGGTCTGATTATCTACTATATTGTTGTCAGAGCTTTGTGTGGTCTTTTGGACAACATTGTTAGGTTTCAACTTATTCGGTTGATTTTTTGATAAAGGTACACCTTGAATGACCGGAATGTTTGTTTTTGAAGCTTCCTCAGGTGTTATTGCGGTGTTATTCGTAGGTATAGGTACAATAGTCGGTGACTTCGTATCCACAGGTTCGGTACCTGTACTTTCAGCAGCAACACTTGGAGTTGTTATTACCGGAGTCTCTGCTGCAATTACCTCAGTTTCGTATTTGTTGTCACCTGGCTCCTCAGATTGCATTTGAGGATTTTGTTCTAACAGCTGTTCTTTGTCTACCGGTTCATTTTTTGATAATTCAGGAGTAGCGAAACCGGGACCTCCGGAGGTGTCAGGTATTGGTTTATCTGTAGATTGTTTACTATCACTTTTAGTGTCCGGAGCTTTTAGTGGGTCCACCTTTATGTCTTGTTTTTTACTGTCAGGTGAGTCAGACTTGGCTCCATCAGCAATTTTTTTAGATTCAGTTTTCGCTTTTTTTGCAGATTCTGGTGTTTTTTTATCAGTTTTACTGCCTTTTTTAAAGTCTAATTTGAACACCTTCCCGGTGATATCTCCTATTTTTTCATCGATACCTGAGACGTTGTTCATAACGAACCCAGCGATAGAACTTCCTATAAAATCCCCTCCTAGATATGCTAGTGGTGCTGCTGCTACACCCAACCCAGGGAACGCATTCAATATCTGTACAGCACCAGCAGCTATAGCTCCACCCATAATACCAGCGATCGATTTACCTACAACTTTACCTACTTCTTTACGCTTGTCTTTTTCAGACTTGCTAGGATCAGCTAGTATATCTTTCACTTCAGATGCAGCTAATACCCCGGATATGACGGAGCCTATTATCGGTAGTTTTACAACTTTTGCTAGTAATTTCCCTACAGGTATTTTCCCTAACGCAGATTTAAATGCTTTCACCGGGTTTAGCTTGCTAGCCACTTTTTTCACTCCGGAAATTGCTGACTTACCAAGGCTTTTGGCTTTGCCTAGAGCTTTACCACCTAGTTTCATTGCTGAACTACCCACACTCTTGACTTTACCTATCGCTTTGCTACCCAAGCTTTTTGCTCCGCCCCACATTTTAGAGAAAAAGCCACCTACCTTTTTAGCAGCGCCTCCGGCTAGATTTTTTACTTTTGACACTCCACCGGAGACGAGTTTTCCAGCTTTCCCACCCAAGTTTTTCGCCATGTTGACTCCTTTACCTAGTAGTGATTTCCCGGCACCGAAAGCTTTTTTTCCTAAATTCCATACACCTTTCGCACCACTCTTGACCAGACCTCCGGCTTTTTTCAATCCAGCTTTACCCAAGCTCAATGCACCTCCTAATATTGATCCTAACATTCCACCGGATGATTCTTCGCCACCGGGGGACATCATGACTCCAGAGCCTTTACCGCTAGATTCACCAGTTGTTTTGACTGCTATACCCTGTATAGCTTTGGCTATTTCGTCAACATTGGTGATTCTGACTGGTTTAGGTTTGTCCAATCGTCGTAAACCCTTCTCATCAGTTGATTGAGTCATGTTTGGAGCTGGTTTGGATTGTTCGTCAGGTTTTTCTGTTGGTTCGTTTGATGTTTTTATTTTTACATCATCTTGTGTGTTGTTGTTTAATATATCGGAAATTTTAGATGACCATTCGTCTAATTTTTTACTACTCTCGTCTAGCTTCTCGTTGAATTGCTGTATACCGGTGATGTTTGGTGTAGTGTTATCTGTAGATGTGTTTGTTTTTGTTGGTGTTTGTTTGTTGTTTGTTTGTGGTGGGTTGGATGTGTTTGTTTTTTCTTTTTTAGAGTCTGGTTTTTGTATTTTATTGTATGAATCCTTGGCACTCATCACTTGCTTGGCAGCTCCAGTGATATTACCTTTGCCTAGCTCTTTCACACCAGCAATGACCTTCATTAATGGTGTGTTCATTTCTTTTTGTTCTTGCCAACCTTCTTTACCGAACTTTACAGCAGATTCAGCAAGTTTTTTTGGTTGTTCTTTTAAATTGTCTTTTATATTCCCTAAAGCTGTGCTAGATTTTTCTAATACTTTGTTGATCGTCGGTTGATCCTTGAGTTTTTCTTTTATAGTAGTTAATGCTCCGGAAGAACTCTCTAATATTTTGTTTATTTTAGGTTGGTCTTTGAGCTTTTCCTTGACACTAGTCACTGTATTACCGACCCTTTCCATTGTTTTATACATGAACGAGTCTTTAGAAACTGTGGCTTTGCTAGTCACGTTCTCAAACGTGTCTCTCAACCGTTCGGTCATTTTAGTTATGAATGTAGGTGGCTTGGCCGAGGGTTTTTTTGGTTCCGTGTCGTTTTTTGCTTTGTCAGTGACTGCGGCGTCAGAGCTCGATGTAGTTTGTGACTGTACAGTAGTCACTACTGGACTAGATGTGTTATTATTTTTTTGTAACGATGGGTAATCAGAAGGAGCTACTGCCGGGACTCTGGTGTCGGTTTGCTGAGAGGTTTCTTGTAGCTTGTCAACGTTAACTTCTGCTATTTTCGATAAAGATTTAGTCGTTTTTAAAGAAGCTTTGTTTAATAGATCAAAATTTTTCGCGAGCCGTGACAATGACTTGCGCAATAAATTAAAATCCGGGGCCGGTTGACCTTCGGTGTTTGGTTCTGTAGTGTTATCCGGCATAAATTACACTATTATTTATGCCGATACATGTTATGTAAAGAAGGCTGAGTTGATCTCTATAGTTGCCGTCTCATCACCTACTGGTACATCCAATAGTTCCGATTCTATTTGTTGTACACGGTCTGATACACTCACCAATTGATTGAGTACCGTCAATGGTATTTGTTCTATTATCTGCAAACGTTGCGCGGCAGAAAATTCTTTAAAATCTACATGAACAGGTGGTGAATTTGGGTCGTCGCCGGGAGATACTATGTCCATCTCAGTAATATATTTAGCTGCCTCACATATATACACATCTGCTAACATGTCCTTTATAGACTCTGTGTCATCTGGTATATTTTTATACTTTTCAAAAAGATAGTCATTCATTTGCTTATCCACAACAATAGTTGGTACATTTATTGTGACATGATAGTTATCAGCTACAATTTTTTCCGTTTTCAAGACCGGTTTATAGTCAATAGTACGTGTTTTCTTGACTATTTCATCTAAATCTACCGGGTACAAATTATCTTCTAAGTAAAACCCGTAATCTTTACCTATATCTGCCGCGCGGTACGCGAGGCCTATACATATCATGTCTATGATGTTTAAATTATCAATATCTACATCGTTGTCAATTAAATTGTCTTTGAGTATGCTGTATATGTTTCTAGAAAAATCTAGTTTGAGTAAGTTCTCTCTAACAGAGCTTTTTATTAATTGTTTTTGCTGACTCAACGTCAAGTGTTTAAATTTTACACCCCTAGTGAGACTCGGTATCCAGATGTTTAAAACTCGCTCGTTGTTTTTTTGTTGCAAGTCTTTTAAGACCTGTTGGAAATTCTCGTTATTACTCATCTATATAATTTATTCATGTGTTGATATTTTTCAACCTTAATTGTTACGTTTTCGTGCTCTTTCACGTTCTTCATTTTCTTTTTCAAACGCTTTATAATACATTTGTGTATCTATCGGGGTCAAACTCATCACATCCGACAAAGGCATGTGTATCATTTTTACAAAAACATACATCATCTCGACAAAATGTGGGTATTCTTCACCGTAGATGGTCATCAGCATGTCAATATAATATTCATGATCCATGTATATGTTGTCTTGACCATCTAATGTCTCTACAAACACCATGTTACCTATACTTTTTTCTAAGAGTTGCTGTACCTTTTTACAATCATTCAATATATCTATAGGCAAATGATCTATCAACTGGTTTATTTCGTGTTTGGTTGTTTTTGTATTGCTTATGGTGTTATTGTTAACAGTAATACTGTGTATATAATCTACAAACGTTACAGTCGACCAACTAATGGGGTAGTGTAGTACAATCTCAACAGATGCTGGATCACCTATAGTCACAGGTGGGTGGTAGTTCTCGTGTATTGACTGTTGTATTTTCAATAATGACACATTGTAAGTGATACCCAACGGTTTTTCCGGTTGGTCCGGATCATCTCCCCTTGTTATAGGTGGGGGATCGTCATTATCAGGTTCTGGTGGCAATTGTTGTGTGTCTTTTTTATCTTCATCTGGGATGATTAATTTTAATTCATGACCGGAACACATGGATCTCAACCGCAACAACATCATAACCTGGTCTATCACCGGGAGTGTGTCAGGTTCAAGTTTTTTATCTACACACAACTCTCTTAACATCTGCTTGAAGTATTGTAACAGCCCTATTTTATCTTCAGAGCCACAGTATTTTATTATATGTTCCTGATTACGGTTGGTATACGGATGATACTTTACTACACTGTCTAGATATGGGACATACACTGGAATAGACCAATTCACACCATTATTTACATGCGCGGGTTGTCTAAATCAAATACTATATGTTTTGGCTCCATGGTGCAGCCGGGGCACCTTGTGCTCCGACCCTATCCGCGAATTTAGCTGCTGAACCTGGGGGCATCGCGTCACTTTGTATGTGTGACTTGTACAGCTCGCTCACATTGTCAAAAGTTACATCAGTTACATCGTAGTGAGAATACGTCCAGTTTGTAGGCATGTACATGTCAGTTGCACTCCATGTACCCTCGTGTGTTAGTCGATGGTTAGCCACACTAGTTGGTACCACGTTGTAAAACTCCCATATTTTCCTCCGGATTGGATCTGTACCAGCCCCGGCGATACCTAGTTTTACTATGGTAATTTTACATTTTACATTTCTCTCATCACCACGCTTCCGGGCGATCAACCCGCTCCGGCTCACAAGTTCAATCCATGGTCGAATTACAAAATCCACAACAGAGCTTTGTGTCTCTCTAAATTCTAATGTGAACTGTGCTTGTTCACTTACTAAGTTGCTCAACAAACCACCGTAATAACCACCCATTCTAGGGGCTTCTCTAGATGCATCATTGCTCAGTTCTGGTAAGGTTACCCCATGTATCAACATGCAACCTACCCGCTCTTTCATAGCGTTAAACAAATTCAATTGATTTTCGTCTAGTTGTGTGTATTGATTAGGGCCTTCTCTGTTCACTATGTTTTGATCGTTCATCAATTCTAAGCCAAACGGTATGTCTTGTATGAGTACATACCACATGTTTGGACGCGCCAATGTGGTGCTCCAATTGAAGAATAAGTATTTTTCAAATTCATCAAACCGACGTTCTCCTTCGCTCGCCTCTGACGAAGGACTAGCTGGAAATTTTATATGATCTGCCACAATAATATTTATTCATATGTACCGTTTCCACAACAACACAAAAAAAGACCGGACGGTGTCCGGTCTTTTTGTAACACTTGTGTGTTGAGAAACTTACGCTGCGTCAAAACCTCCAGCTTGACCACCAAGTCCGTCAGCCACCACTTTTTCTGAATCATCTGATGATGTTTCAGCGTTTTTGGCTGGGCTCTCAGTAATCTCACGGTTGGTTCTGTTGACTCTGCTCCAGTAATGATATGCAAAGCTTACATCCATTGTGACTGGTGCACCATCTGTTCCAATGTCGTAACTCAACTCACCTACTGTGACTGGGTAGATGCCCCAGAATGTGTATTGTGAGGTGAAATCACCTTGTTGGTCAAATTGTGTCATGGTCATGTACGACTCGTTGCTACGAGTGACACTACCACTGGCTTTCCGGTCGTTGAATATCGCGAATGACCAGTCTTCAAACATCCGGCGGATGTTGAGGTTCTGATCCATTCTGAATGTCACGCTCCAGCTGTCACTTCCTGTGTACTTGGCGTTGCCAGGTAAGTTGAAGTCAATACCATGATAATTGATCGCGTTGTTTGTGATAGAACGACCAGGTAATGTGGTGCTCTGTACATACAATTTGGTTTCAATATCGTCTATTCCTTCTACCACGTCAGGGGCGAAGCCGGGCTCGATGTGAGTGATACGAAACTGATGTTGTCTCGCCATCTCACGGTTGATTAATGCCGTGTAGAATTTCTCTATGTTATAATTTTCTAGATCTGCCATAATTTGTTTCTCCTAAAATATTTAGTCTAATACTCTATTATCCAATCAACTCTGAGAAGTTTTGATCTGTACGAGTCGCAAAGAAGTTCACCAAGATGAATTCTGCAGCTCGTGTGGGTTTAATGTATATATCAACCACCAGTTCGTTACCGTCTATCACAGCTGGAGGGTTGTTACGCTCGTCACATACTATCAAGTAGTCGAACAGGCCTCGAGTGGATTTGACTCGTTGGAATATTGGATTCAACAATGATAACACTGTTGTCCGAGTCGTGAAATCGTTTGGTTCAAACACCAGGTACTTGACCGTTCTACGTACCGCTTTTTCACAATACAAGAACATTCTACGTACATTGATTCTGTCGAACGCACTGGGCTTGGACTGCAATGTTTTCTGACCAAAGATCACGAATCCATCCCCAGGGAAGAACGCTATCGGGTTCAGACTGATCTTGTAGAATTGATCACGTTGCTTCTGATTTGGGCGTATCGCCATGTCCAACGCGTTGGTGATCAAACCTCTAGTGAAACCAGCTGGTGCAAACCATGGTTGATACTGCTGATCGTTTCTCGCGAATGCAGCTCCAATCAAACCACTGTTTGGTGCCCAGAAATCTTTGTCTGTCATAGCGTCATATTGCTTGACCCAGTTTCCATAACATGCAGCGTAGTTGGTGTTTGTTGTACCTAACAAGTGTTTCAACGGATAGAACACATGTTGACTGAAGTTCTTGGAACTGTCCTTCATGGTTATACCGTTTTTACCTTGTACAAATATGTATCTCAACGGATCGATGATCGTCATGTGATCTTTTCTACGATTTTGTGCGAATACGATAAATGAATTTGTCACTGCCTTCCATGCATTGATCGCTTCTTGACCTCCCCATGCAGCAGTACCGTCACTCAATGTCCAGCTTGAAGCATCACCGGTGCTTGCACCAATTGTGTTGCTTTGCAGACCACTGATGTCCAACACAAGCTCATCATCATAAGCCACTGCGATTTGTGAATCTTCAGTAGTTCTAGTGTATCCGCTACCGGATGTGTTTTTGAGCTCCTCTTGCTTGTACTGCACGTACGTGTTGATGGTGCTCAATCCAGCATCAAGAGTCACATCGATGTCATACTCGTCAAGATTTTGCAATTTTTCAAAATTACGCTCTATCTTTTGAACGATGCTACCGATACTTTTCTTGCTGCTACCGGGTGTTTCTTCTTGATATGTTCCGATACCCCAAGCATATTTTTGAGCTTCAGAATGGAAGCTTATTTTCGTGTTTGGAATGTTTGGATTGGTCGTGTCAGTCAAGAATGTACCGGTCTTTTCAGAGATTTGTTTGTTAACATACACTGACAACAACGTGCTGGATGTTTCTAGAGTCTCCAAATAGAAACTCTTAGGTTTACCACCGTTGATGTTAGCGATTTGACGATACGCATCAAGACTACCCACATGTGCTTCATCCAATGTGTAGTCCAACATGGTTGTGTCTGTAGCGTATATACTCTTACGCAATTTGAAAACACCTATACCCAACGTGTCTTTGTTCTCGTTTGTAGCGATGTCAAATGATGGAATGTTCTCAAACACTTCACTCATGCTACCTTGGGCACCAGTCACTGTATGTGCTGTGGTGCTGAAGTTGAGTCGTGCTTCCGGTATGTCAAAGTATTGACCAGTTTTACCAAAAGTTTTCACCCCTTCGATCGCACTAAATGTGTCGTTTCCAGCGGATCCGTCCGCGATTGCGAACTGCGCGTTGTCACCGAAAGCGATGTAATAGCCTTCGAAATATGTGTTGACACTTGTCTGTGCCTTGTTCACCAATACCATACCAGCGTATTTGATGGCTTTTTTGAAGTCATCCAAATTGGTGGTTGTGGAACGAGGTGTTGTACCGGTGTATGTTGGACCGAACTTCAACACTTCGTTTGCGTATGTGTCGGTTGGAGCCGAGCCACCTGGGGCTATTTTGCCCATGATTTCAGCACCGGTGTCAATCGCACCTTCTGAGTCTAATGGTACCAGACAGTTGTCTACAAATTCGATCTCACCGTTCTTCAGCGCTTGATACTCTACAGGTAACAAATCGATTCTCAACGGAGCTCCGAATTTCAAGTGTGTGCTGTCGCTCACACTTGCTAGTGTGTCACCGGCCAGTTCAAAAGCACCAGCAACAATAGCAGCTTCCATAGCGGTTTGTGTAACTGTACCGTCAGGTGCTGTTGTGTCTGTATATCCATTGTCATACACGTTTTTGCCGGCGTCGTATGGAGTTAAGCCATCGGCTTTTGTAGCACCACTAGCTAGTTTATAACCATCTGCATCAGTAGCAGTGTCGATGTCTTTGTCTACTAGAGCGGAGCCGCTGACCGGGTCTGCTAAGTAGTCATCACCACTCACCGGGAACACCAACGCGCTGTAAAGCTCGTCTTCGAACCCGTCTCCACGGTCGTTACCATAAGGTAAGCGGCTGACCATTATGTTAGCCGGACTGTTGAATGCCGATTTGACGGTATGATAAAAATATCTTTCTGCAGCATTTGTTGGAGCACCATAAATGAGCTCGAATTCTGCAAATGTACTTACGCTCAACGTCTCGTCCGTGGGACCATTGGCTGAAAAGCCTTGTATATGTACATTGGTACCTACCGGGAACACAGTACGTGAGCTTAAGTCTACTTCATTGATTTCTACACCAGGGGATTGTATTGTTCTTGCCATAATAAATTTTCCTTCCTAAGTATTTAGTCTGTTTCGGATCAATTTTTTCGCAAATTAGACTATTTTTATTTGCATTTGGTGAAATCTAAACTTGAATGTGCTTTCCACCTCGTTTGTTTCTTGATAATTATAATTGATACCTCCCAGCTCTGTTGGTACACAGCTGGTGAAAACGTACTCGATCTTGTTATTGTTGTACTCGTCAATACCGGAAACTCTGATGTCACTGGTGTAGTCGTCTAACGATTGACTAGACAAACGGTCCACATTCACAAGACCAGTTTTTTCATCATGAATCAAGTTCAACCATGTATACAACAACCAATAGTTGGCGTACCAATTATCCACAACATATTTCACTTCCACCGGTTCAAATGGTGTTCTGGTGAATGAGCTTGTTCGCGGAGTTTGCCCTCCAAATTTCACATCCACCGACTCCACAGCTATTGTAGGTATGTTGATCGCGTATATGCTGAAATTTATAGAGTCTTTGTCTACAAATTCTGTGGATCTAGTTATTCTGGTGTCTTTATTACGTAATATTGTGGGGAGTGGTACGTTTACTCTAAACTTGTCTGTACGTGCTTTGTTTAAGAATGACTGCCGCACTTCTTTTTTCAATTCGCTCATGTAAGTATTTATACATTGTACATGTCATTTGCTGTTTGGTTCACCAGTCTCCACATACGATAGCAATTTTTTTTGTTTATGTCCAGATCCAAACTAGAAGAACTCGTCACATAATCATGCAACATGTCGATATTGTCCATGGCGATTTGTTGTATTTTCTCCACGACTTTGCTTTCATATATATATGTACGAGTTTTTGTGGTGTGTAAACGGTAAAAGCATATCATCATTAACATAATATCAACATGTAAAAAATGATATGTCATGTGTGACTGTTTCAACCGGGATAGCCAGTCACTTGGTGTTGTGTAGGTTAAATTAACTCGTTGTAATGTTATACCACAGCTACCATCACGGCTGTCACTGAACGGTTTGCCATGTTTTTTCAAATATTCCATTGTTTCTTGTTTGGACATCTGATGCGCAGGTCGAGCATGTGAGTATAAATCAATACCAGCAATATGAACCGCGGGTGCGTTTACTTGAAACGCTGCGAACATTAACATCTGTATACCGGTGGTGGGCCACACTGGTACTCCATTCGGACTCACAAATGTACATAAAGGGTTCTCGTTGTACAGTATGTCTATCCAGTAACGATACACGGTCATCGTACCATCGTTGATGCATGAGTCCACTTGTTCTGCCAGGTGCGATTCGCTGCTGATACCATGAGTGGCGGCACCATATGCTTGTGAGAAATATAATGTGTATTGCTTTTTAATTTTACTTGGGTCTTTGAACGCCCAATTGCATCTGAACAAACGGCAATTGTTTATTGTGTTTATATCAGTCTCACTCAACCCAGTGATGCTACCACCGTTCCCAACAACTGCTACGTCTACATTATCATCTTTGCTGAATTCTACAAATGTAGGGTCCAGCGAGAAATCTCTAGCATCAGGTGTTTGTAGAAATGTCACATTTATAGTTATTGGTATATATCCAAAACATCCATAAAAAAAGCTGTACAATTGTACAGCTTTTTAATTGTAATTTGGTTGGTTTAAATTTAATCCATCAGCTCTTGTCCTTTACCATGGACTTTACCGGAAACTTTGTTGCTTTTCCCTGTTAGAGTTGCTGTGTGGTCACCGAGTTCGGTTGGTTCTGGATTACCTCCTTTGAGTTTTCCATCTCCTCCAGATCCTCCACCTCTTTTGTGCGCTGGGCCACTTCCAGAAACTTTGTTGTTTTTACCCTTCAAGTTTCCGCGATCCAGATCTGATACTACTGCATGGCCAATTTCTTGAGCGTCTGGTGCTTCTTGCATCACGTCTTCCTCTTCATCATCACCTCCGTGTGAATACTCGTCAAGCTCGTCCATGTCTTCTGTATCTTCAATGTCTTCGATGTCGTCTCCGCCTAGCTGGTCGCTCAGCATGTCGTGTAATTTTTCGGCCAGGTCTTTGGGTAATGTCAATGTAACTTCGTCATCACCTCCGAAATCGTCGTCTGATTCATCATCCCCTCCGAAATCGTCAAACCCGCCCATTTCTAATTCGTCATCGTCTCCGCCGAGAACGTCCTCGTATAATTTATCAAAAATGCTTTTTTTCTTGCTCATGTCCCGATTATTTATACTCTCATTTGCAGTTTTCCCGGCTGAATAATGATTTTTTTCATCTCTTTCTCCACCTCCACCGGCTTCGTTCACTTTGCTGTCATAATTTTCTGCTGCTTCTGGTCCGGTGTCTTTTGCGGGAGCTTTGCTAGCTTTCTTTTCATCTTCTAATTCCTGACCGGGTTTATGATTACCAACAGTCTGGTCATGATGTTTCTCTTCTATAACTTTGTTGTTAAAATAAATGTCTGCAATTTCGTTTAGAGTGTTTACACGTGTCATACGGTTATTTATGCTCTGTAGTTTGATTTTCTATCGAGGTGGTATGTTTTTTTAGCAAGTAGTACGCTATATTGCGTAGTGTGTATGTTCTTTGCATGGGGTTACCATTCACCTCGTAACCAATCATAGAGTTTTCAAGCTCTTTGTACAGACTTTCAAATCTGTGTTTGTTCATCCTGTTATCCTTTCAATATTATTTATGGCTCTTTATATACAATTGACCTTATATAAATAAGATTAAGTGAACAGCAAAAAAGGACAGTACTACTTGGGTAACCAAAATTTACCCACACCGGATGCGGAGTTTGAATGGACATCAGAGATGATGTATCATATGAAGAAATGTAAGAAGAATATATTGCACTTTGCAGAGAATTTTTTCTACATAATAAGCGAGAAAGGCCGGCATCCAATAACTTTGCACAAATATCAGCGAGGTATACTCCGGAAAATGAGAGACGATAGGTTTTTTATATTGTTAGCTAGTCGACAAGTTGGTAAAACTACACTCATGACAGTGTATGCACTTTGGAACGCATGTTTTAATGATGATCAACGCATACTCATAGTTGCGAACAAAGAAGGTACCGCTATTGAAATATTCAAGCGGGTTCGGATGGCTTATGAAGAGTTACCCAACTGGTTGAAACCAGGGGTGACAGAATATGGGAAAACCAGCATGGCGCTGGGTAATGGTACCACTATTGGTATCAGTACCACCACAGGTACCGCTGCAAGAGGTCAGAGCTGTAATGTGTTGATATTGGACGAGCTAGCTTTTATTGATAACCATCTAGTTGATGAGTTTTGGAAGAGTGTGTATCCGATCATTAGTAGTTTCAAGAAGAGTAAAATTTTTATAAGTAGTACACCTAACGGTACTGAAAATTTGTTTCATAAACTCTACACTGGTGCGATCAACAATACTAACGGATGGGCGCATGGACGGGTGGATTGGTGGGAAGTACCGGGGAGAGACGATGCATGGAAACTAGAACAAATCCGGAACATGGGTAGTCAAGAGGCATTTGACCAAGAATTCGGATGTCAATTTCTACAGACCGGGGAGAGCACTATCGATGACGAGTTGCATGAGTTGATGAAAAACACGTGTCATGATCCAGAGTATATTTTTGATGATGGTAAGTATCTTCTATGGGAAGAACCATCACAAGACAAAATATATGCTGTCGGTGTGGATGTTAGTGAAGGGGTCAATCTAGATGCGAGCTGTGTACAAATATTAGACATCACACATTTGAGCAACATCAAACAAGTGGCTACATATCATAGTAATGAAATCAGTCCTTACCTTTTCACTAAAAAATTGTATGAAATATTGCAACACTGGGGCAGCCCGTTGGTTGCTATAGAGAGAAACAATTGCGGGGCTCAAGTGGTAGACAACCTAACAAATGAGATGGGGTACAGGAACATAGTTAGTTTTGCACCAACAATCAAAGGACGTACTGTTGAGAGACTAGGTGTTGTCGCGCATACCAACACCAAGTACAAGGGTGTTGTGAACATGAGATACTGGCTCACCCAGTTGAAATGTATCAGTGTGTATGACAAAGCTTTGGTCCATGAATTGAAAAATTTTGTGAGATATCCTAACGGTACATGGAAAGCGCGAGAAGGTAATTATTATGATGACCGAGTGATGAGTTTTTTATGGGCATTGATTGTTCTGGAGAACACAGTTGTTGAGAAATATTTTGAAATTGAACAATATGATGATAATGAACGTCCCTTAGTTTTGCGAGAGTTAGACTATGGGGTGAAGGAGTTTGTAAATCCGATCGGACTATACTCCAATCAACGTACTGGTGAGCATGTAGACGCTAGTCCTATGGTGTTTGGACAAGCCACTGGCATGGATTCTGAACTATTTGATTTAGAATCTCAGGGATGGAAACAATTGTAATTAAATAATAGTAAGTGAAGTTTGACACATTATTCGAAACGTATTTCAACACTGCGAAGCAGGTTGTTGGTAAAACCACCACCCGACAACAGTCGGCGCGGATGGGTGCCACTCCATGGCGGCAAGGTAGTCAAAATCTAGTGCCGGATAGAGATCGCGTGGATCCTACATTGAACCCTAAAATCGAGCGGCTCAGAAACTCAGATTCTTTTGAAAAAATACCGGTAGGTGAACAAGACCTAAAATACATCCAGAACAAGTATAATATCAGAAACATCACTACAAAATCTCCACGCATGTTAGGTAAAACTGGTATACGTATGTACTGGGACGATACCATTAATAATTTTGTATTGCAGCGAGCATGAGCAACTACCCAGATGAATTTTGTCCCAAACCGTTTGTAACCAAAAAACCGGACTGTATAGACATAGGTTCCGGAGTGGTTCCCTTAGACAATGTGTTTAAATTTAACAACGGTTGCGCCAGGTTTCTAGATAAAAATAACACAGCCAATGAACGTGGTAATTATAGCAAATGGTTTAAAGAGCAGATTTGCATGTATGGTACTGAAATTTTATATCAATCCGCTAGTGATGATCTAGGCAATTACGATCCATTGTACGGTGAGGATTCAGACCAAACATTTGGTGACCCGATTAAAATGATTATGTATATAGAGTTGAATGAAAATGCTCTAACGTTGAGTCAGTTTGGTATCAATAGTGATGATGAAGTAACTGCATATATACACATAGACACGTTTTATTCTAATATGGGTGGTACTGGTGACGCGAAGCAAGGTGTTATTGAGCCTAAATCCGGAGATATTTTTCGATTGTCGGAATATGGTAATGATCGAGTGTTTCCTCGAGATGGTAGTGTATATGAAATAACAGAACGGTTAGATCAAGACATTCAAAAGATTAACCCGTTGATGGGGCATTACATATGGTTATTGAAAGCCAAACGTTTCGATTTTAGTTTCGAGAATAATATCACTCCGGAGGGTGGTAGTACACAAGTGACTGAAGATAGTATATATGATCCGTATCTACAAAACACAGACACTTGGTCTACAATTACATCTAATGATATATTTGACTACGGTGATTACGGGGGAGGGGATGCAGTATATGGTGATTACTATTGACCTCTTTGTTTTGGTTTTGGGTTGAGAATATCATTTAAGTGACTAGTCTTCTCTTCCATATCCACCTTGGACCTATCATCGTCATCAACAATTTGCTCGTTACGTGCGGATGCAATTGCCTGATCAGCAGCTCCACAGTCCGGGAATGGTACTGTTTTGAATTCTTTTGTTTTCCATGACATGAAGCTATACTCTACATCGTTTGTTTCTCTAGACCGGCGGATTGAGGCTAGTTCCCAGATATCGTCTGGTGGAAGCCACGTCACCTTTCGACGCGCATTCCGGTTCACTAGCTGACCAGTTGGTTGTTGTGTATTTCTAGTGTCTACTTGTGTACCTACTATGTATAACATCAGTAAATATTTATTTGGTGATTATCTTTATCTCGTTGTATCTCTTCTACCATAGTATCCATTCTCTCGTCTATGTATTTCTGAAAAGCTATTGGCTTTATCCATGAGGATTTAGTCATGTCCATCCCTACTTGCGTTCCTTTCTTGCTCACCACATCTATAGCCTCTATCAAACAACACCATCTCGCCACTTCATCTTGGTTCATTTCAACTTCTTCACCATTTTTTAATTCAAACGTGTCTCCGTAATTTTCTTTATTCATATTTTTTTAAACACCCCAAAGTGTATCCTTGTATTGTAGCCAATATACAATTTTTGTCAACATCGTCGGTGATTTTTTCCAATATAGTCATGTCGTTTTTTATGTTATTAAAAATAATGTCTATTATATCCGGTTGTGTTGTAGATTCCTTATATTGATGTTTCAACAATTCTAGCAACTCTGTAATTAAATTGATGGATGATTTTTTGTTACTGTTGTTGGCATATGCTGTACCTTTTTTGTAACACAAATGTAAATCTACACTTTGTTCATTCCAGAAATTATTGTTTATATTTTGTATATCTCGGGTGGTAGTTACTTTATGTTTCTCACCGACGGGTGGAAACTTGCTACTAGATTTTCCATCAGCTTCAATATTTTTCATGAGTCACTGTTTTGTATCGATCTTTTGGCGGTTTCCAAATGTGAGTCGAAATTGGATACAGAATAACTGGGGGAATCCAGAGGTACTGACTTTTGAGCCACGGTTACATTTACATAAACACCGTTAGTCTCCCCGCATCCGATGCATTTGAAATCATTGTCCCCGTCTGGCGCGATGGGTATTAAGTTGACTGTACCACAGTAAGCGCAAGGAGCTTCTGTAGCTTCAGACTCAATTTGAGAAATCAATGCGGTTTGTCTCTGAGTGTTCGCCAGTTTATCCTTGTATGTAAAGTATGTAGACATGAACCAGCTAGAAGCAAATTGTATTATTGTAGCTATGACAAACACACCGTACGGTGATATACCGTACACCATATTGCACACAGATGCAATTGCAGATGACACAATACACACTATCATCAAAGATTTTAATATATCAAGCATATAATATATTTAAATATATACTCGAATGTGGCAACTTAATTTATTTTATCTATTAATTTACCACATTCTTTGACCATTTGTTTTTGTTTCTGTATGTTTTTATTAATTGTGACGAGTGTATTTTTTATTTTGTTTGTGTCCTTAACAACACTCGATTTATATGCACTAGCCACCATTTTCTGTACTTCCACTAGTTGTACATACACATCACCAAGAGCCTCTACAAATGTGTTCATTTGGAATGGTAATATTTGCGGTGCTTTGTCATCATCTTCGTCGTTCACTCTCAACAAATCAAGAACGGTCAATTTTTTACTACCTGGTACTCGCCCCATCGGATGAGCACCGGCCTGATATTGGTTTGCTTGTTGTACTAAATCTTCGAAAAGTGTTTGTTTTTCTTGTTGATCGTTATTTTTTGAATGTTTCATCTGTTTATATTTATATCGGAGTATAAATAATTATCAATATGAAAACATTTACTGACCGATTTTTTACAACATTAGTTACAGAACAGGAAGAATTGACTGATGCAGATGCAGCACAAAATCAAATGGACCCTGGTACGGACCCATCGATGTTAGATGTAGAGCCGGCACCTGAAGGCGCGCCGATGGCAAGTCCTGGAGGTAACCCTGCGGAGGAGTTGCAAAAACAACAAAACGCTGAATACGCTGGTCAAATCGAAGGATGGGTTGTTAAGATTGAAGAATTTATAGATTATTTGAACGGATTAGGTGAGAGTTCTCTCAACTCTCAAATAAACAATGCTCCATGTGACACCATATTTGACGATATTGCCCGGAGTGAAACTAAGAAAATTGGTAGAATCGCTCAAGATTTGAGAAGCTTATCAGAGAGTCTCAAAAGCTATTTAATTTCTAACGACTAGAGCTGATCGTCTTGAGCATCAGCTTGGCTTTCATACCCGTGTAGGTGTGTCTGTCTACAAATTTGTGACCTATACCTGGTAAATTTTTGTTCGTACACAAATCATTTAAATCCTTATACGATCTACCAATAGATTCAGGCCATATGAACACATGCTCACCTTGATCTGCTAACATTTTTGTCTTATGCAAACTGGTGTCATCCAACCATTGTGAATCTAGCACCCAAGTTTTACCATACAATCTATAATCGTTCAATTGTTGCTGCTGCAAGCTGTTCAAATCTTGGCTCGGGCCATTTGTAACACCGGCAACTGCTACACCATTTTTGACAAAACAGCTATCTATTGGTCCTTCAAATAAATATATGTTGTCAACATCTGACACGATATTGTTTATATTAAAAATACTCTTTTCGCTTCCGGATTTACTCAAATACTTGGGCTTGGATTCATCTTTATACATGGCTCTGGTTTGATAGAATATAATTTTTCCATCTGTTGAATAGAACGGCAATGTCAGTCTGTTTTTATGTGTATAATCGCTCAAGCTGACCCATATTGACATTGGTTTGTTTATGGCCACATTTAGTTTTCGCGTCTTTATATAATCTATACAATCGTGGATGACTTTACTATCTTCAGACCGCTGTGATAGCCACCAGCTGGTTTGTGAATCGTCGAATAAATTTATTGAATCAGCTGGTAGTGTCTCGCTAGGGGTGGTGATAGATGGTTTCTTTGAATCTACTTCTACAACATCAGACGTATCATAGTTGTTGTTTTCATTCATTATCTCATTGAATGACATACCAGTCACATGTTTTATAAACTCGATTGTCCCTCCTTTCCACCCGCAATTGAAACAAAATAAATAGTTTTTGTCAATTTTGTAGTACAACCTCCGCTTCTTACCCCAGCTCTTCCCTTCCCTACACATAGGGCACCCAGCCATCCATGCGTTTGATCGTTTGTTGAATGATGGATAGCCACCATATTGGCAAAACTTCTCTACAACATACTGATCAGACAAACTCAACATAGTTGAATTATAGCTTACAACATATTACCTGGCAACACTACAATTATTTTTTTATTTTTTTAATCTCAACAGTGCCTTTTTGAATGAATCTACCAGTAGTCGGGCAATGCCAATGGGCTTCTGTAATTTGATAACCATTCATCACTTTAGTGATCAATTTTGGTTTCACAGTGTTACCATCATACGGTGACGCGATCATTCGAGGTTCTACCCTGTCAGTATATTTTATTTCGTCGCTCATGTAAAGTTATTTATGTATTTTTATGTAGATTCAAGCTATTGATCATGCTCACGACGTTTGGTACATTGTTTTGTGGTGTAGAGAATGTTGAAAACCAATTGTCAATGTCGTTAGATATCGCATACACCGCGTTATGTATGCATAATTGTTTGAATTTAGTTTTATCCGGGTGGTTGTCATTTATATGTGAAAATTGTTCTTGATAGCTTTCAATTTCGTGATCATGTACTGTGTAACCATGCGCGAGATCCATCAACTCTATATTTTTATGATATATCTTTAAATTCTCTTCAGATAGCTTGTTTTCAATACCTTCTGTTATCAATTTTTGCGCGGTTTTTTTACCCACTCTAGGGACACCAGGGATGTTGTCAGATTTGTCTCCTATGAGTGCCTTATATTTTATAAAATTATCTTTCGTAACACCGGTGATTTGTTCAAAATTGTTATTGTTCACAATAACTTTTTTAATTGGTGTATACACTGACACATTGTCTGTTATGAGTTGGTACATGTCCTGGTCTACGGACACAATAGTAATTTTTTCGTCCGGATTGTTATGAGCTATCCACGCTATAACATCGTCGGCTTCCATACGTCTAGGAAACATGTTGATTCCACCCAACGCCTCTACACATTGCTGTATCTGCTCATCATATGCATGAGCTTCTTCTAGACCGTCATGGTTTCGGTTCCCTTTGTAATCAGCTTGCTTGGAAACGCGGCGAAAGTTTGGTTCACCTCGACATAACCGGCTGTCCCACACTGCGATGATATTGTCTGCACCATCAATTAAATCAACATATGATTTCAAGCATCGTAGAAACACAAGCAAGGTGTTTACATCGGTACCTCGGGCCCGGTTCATGTAAAATATTCTGTAAAGTAAATTATTACTGTCAATTATTAGTGTTTTTTTCATATTGCTTTATACATGTATCCATTATATCGTCTGGTAGTGTATCTAGCAACTCTAAAACACCGTGAGCCACTCCAGATGTTACATCTGACTTGTCTATATCCATGTTTTTCATCTCGTTTAACTCCAAAAACATGACACTATTATTGTGTACGTTGATACACACTATATTACAACCAAAATAGTCACCTGCGGTTACGGCATACAGCTGACCGGGGTGAATTTTTACCTTATTTGCCACTCCAAACCAGTTTTAGGTCCTTGCAATCCGGTTTTCCATAATAATTTTTTGCAAAGCTCTTGTACACATGTCGTTAAGCTATCAATCGCGGGAGGTAATCCTAGTCCCAGTCTGTCTATTTTAGAACAATCTAATAAGCAGTTGGAACGATTCGCTTTTAACGATAGAGATTCCATATCAACAAATGACCAGTTGCAGTTAGATATCCCGTTCTGTTTAAATAGTTCAACTACATCGCTTATGGATATAGCTCCCGGGTTGCAGACGTTGTAAATACCTGGAGTCATTTCACCGGGTAATTGTTGCAGGTCTACTGTGTTTTGTAGCTCCATTCTGTGAATAAATCTCCATACAAAACGCATGAAGTCTGGAATAGAGGTCATGGAATTCTTATATTCAATCAACCGGTCATATTTCAATACTTTGTTGAGGAAATTCCTCTCATGGTTATTGTTACAGAATGGCATGCGGATACGAAACACATAAGCGTCTTGTAACTGCATTTCTGCAGCATGCTTTGTTTTACTATACCAACTACTTACTGTAGAGCCCATGCCAAAATTAGGGGGATCTTCTTCTGTATAATGTTTATCGTATCCTGTATATACACAACCGCTACTTATGTGTATGAAGGGTATATCATATGTTCTGCATATAGTAGACATAGTTACCGGTAAATTCACATTAAGGTTCCAGCAATTTTGCTTGTCGGTTTCGCATGCATCTACATTAGGTCGACCCGTGTATCCACATGCATTGATTACATAATCCGGTTTGAATTGGTTTAAAATTTTTATAAATTTTTCAGCTTTGTGGTATTTGTGTTCTTTTTTAGTATATGTTTTTATTTCATACACATTTTCAAGATCATTATGAGAAGCTCGAGCACCATGTTGTGGAGCGGATTCTTCTAGCTGTGTACCTACATAGCCTTGACCGAAGATTGCAATTTTTTTCATCAGTATATATCGGGTGGTATATTTTTAATTTGCGCGTTTTTTACAATAAATTTATTCAATGCGGTACTTAACGAATCAGCATGTTGCTCATTTTTAGCGTTCACTAAACTTATAAACTGTCTAGTGTCTTGTGTGTACCCTATCAATATGAAACTGTTTAAATATTGGTTTAATAAATTTTCTAATGATTTGTAATTTTTTAGAGATTTGTTTTTGGTTTTAGCTTGGTTTTTTAAAAAATTGGTCAACGCGTCGTCAAACTGTTTAGATAACTCTTCAGATTTGTCCGGTTGGGTACTCTTTTTTTTGTCATCTCCTCTGTTATTTTCTCGCGTCATTGAGATTATTTATATCCATAATAGAAGAATCAAACTTTGTCTCATTATCTATACCAAATTTCATTAAATTGGATATTATTGTTTCAATACTAGCGGTTTTTATCAGCAATTTTTTAGGTATTCGGTTACCACCATCGTCCAGTTCAAAATACACATCATTCAACTCCTCTTTATTAAAATAACATGTGACCCATACCGAGAACCCTCCAGGGTCGATCAACATGGTCCAGTATCTGCTGTCGTGTGGACCGTATTTGTCAAACACTTTCCATATACCATAACCATTGTCTTTCATACGTTTCATGAAATAACTAGGGGTGTACAAATTGTTTCTTACTTTCATCGCTTACTTTAATAGTGTTGAAATTATATAAGATATATAGCACTTGTTACGTGATATATCCACTTTCACTACACCTAATTGAGAGTTTATTGAAAATTTATATTCATTACATCTAGAGCTGCTCAATATTCGAATGTTTTCAAAATTAAATGGTAATGGGGATATGGAGTTGTCTATTCCTTGATGTAATTGTACTGCAAAGCTGTCTACATTAGGCTTTTCTCGATCGGTCAACTCCCCATACACAGAATTGTTCTCGTCAGTGTATATGTACATCTTTTCAGTTTCGTTTGAAAATGTACTACCTTTGACTAGCTCTGTCAATTTGTCATATGGTACAGTAAATTCTATATCATATTCTAGTTTTTTTATTTTTTCTACACTTACAGCAGGGGTGGATAATATTCCATCCTCTAGTAGATAAAATTTAAATCTAGTGGCGGATGAACTGTACGATATACTGTTTTGTGTGACTTTGAGTTCAGTTGGTAATTCCTGTGGTACACACCCCAATATTTTATGTAATCTCTTTATATCTGGAATGTTGCATGTCTGTATGAATTTATTGTCATTATGCATCTCAACTAGTTGTACTAGCGTACCGTCAGATGTGGCGCTCAAGCATGTGAATTTGTCATCTGTTATATCTAAAATACAATCTTCAGTTACTTTAGTTATAGATGACAAAAACGTGTTTACAAAACACGATGTATCGTCAATTAATAGTTTATTCATTTTCTGTATAAACTATATTAATATCGGTTGTTTTGTTACGCAACAGTTTATTTATAATGTTCCACGCTTTGGCTACACTGGGCGCGGTTTGTTCTTTTTCTTTAGTTTTTATAACCCATTTACCTTTGACCACTTTCAATTTGAAAAATTCGTCGTACAATTTTTTTATCTCTTTCACTTGTTCTTTGATCTGATCGATTTCGTGTTTGAGTATCAAAGAGTCACCAGGAGATGCTACAGATTGCTGTGGTGGGAAATCTATTTGTTGACCCGGGACTAGTGGTAAGGGCATTGCTTGCTGTGGTTGTACAGGTGGTGGTGTAGAATTGCTTGGCATGGTGGGTGGGTTTGCTTGATTTGGTGAAGTACTTACTGTGTTACGTACATCTAAAATTTGTTTTTTAGCATCAAACTTTAAACCTTGTGTAAACTGATTACTACCTATGTTAGCTTTGTCAATACGTTTTGCATCTCCATAAATTGTACCGATAAAATTTTCAATTAACTGTACATCTTCTGGAGTAGATATATTTTCCCTCGCTTTCCGGTACCCGTTTTGCTCTGCAGCTCCTACTGGTGGTGGTTCTGGATGGAGCTTAGGTTCCGGTGGTGTAGATTCTACCGGTGGTTTTTTATCAGTTTTTTCAGCCATTACAGATCATCCAAACCTTCTAACAAATCATCTGGTATGTCTATATCAACTTCCGGTTCTTTCTTTTTAGACTGTTTCGGTGTCTCTTTTTCCGGAAAGTCCATAGGGACATCTTCATCAAGGTCAGTGTCTGTATCACTTGTTGTTTTTGACACTGACTCTGTCGCTACAGTGACTGAAGTTGTACTCCGGCAGTACAAATGTTCATCTACAATTTCTTGTATTTCATCATACGATTTTATAGGAAACACATCGTCAAGTTCATGTACCTGTTCATATATTTTTTCATGATCTGCTGGGGCCAGTCCGGCGATTGATCCAGGAATCAAAAATTTACTAGCGACATATGTTGGAAAATCACCTTGTTTGTCGCATTTTACTCGAAAAGTACACCCTTCATCAGACAGATCAAATACTTTAGCACCAAATTGGTCTGCATCTTCTCCTTCAATTGCATCAGTTATAATCTTGTGTAATTGTTTACCGTATCTTAAGATTTTTACACTGTCATTGTTTTCTGGTTCTTCATTGTGACTTATAACATATGTGTTGACTAGCCATTGCTCTCTCCTCAAAACCTTGCTGGATTTTTCTTGCTCTTCAGCACCGCCTCGTTGCCGGAGTTGATAACGTGCCTCTGATACTGGGCATCGTTCTCCTACAGTTTGCGGTGACACCACATTTATATATTGACCAGTTGCGAAGCTTTCCCAGCCATATGTGTAGTAATGGTAAAATGTATTTTGAGGTTTTTTTACATTAGGTAACAGCCTCAACTCACACGAGGTACCTGGTTTGAATCTTAAAACATCCTTGAATCCGGATGATGGTGCTTTCGAAAGTGATTCTTTGATAGAATCGAACATGCTTGTTGTGAATGTGCTCATAATTTTATTTTCTTATTATAGTATATTGTTTAATTTGTTTCAACGTTTTTGTTTATATATCTTTTTATATATTTGCTTTTTTGTAAAGATGGTTCAATAGTTAAAAAACTCCGGATGGCGTCATACTTTGTTGAGTGGTCTCCTAGTTCCATGTATAGGTTTAAAATTTCTTGATTCTCCAATACATATAAAAATATATTAGCTATGTTTTGTTTTTTGTTTGTTGACATACATACAAAACTGCAAAAACTATAAAATGTATGTTCTAAATCCTTATCATACAGAGACTGCACCGGATCGACTGTACTGTCTCTATACATGTTCATTATTCTACTGGTTGAAACTTTTTGCTGAATTGTAAAAAAGTCTCTGTACATACACCCCCTGCTGCTGCGTCATGACCACCTCCATCTATTAATAGTTTAGCCAATTTACCTACATCGACACTGCAATTTTTATTCTTACGTATACTTACTCTGTTTGAATCAGGATTTACAACAAATCCTATGTCAGCGCCTTTATCATCAATTAAATGATTACCAATATCACTTATAAGACTGTTAGCGAAGGTGCATATACATTTACATTTTTGTTTTTGTATACTCACATCCGCATGGTGATATACCAGGTTACTGGTCACTTTTTGCAATTTTTTTTCGTAAAACTCTATGGTCTTTCCATGTGCGGGAGTAAATCCCTTGAACCCGGTTCCAAAATCTTTCATGAATTTCTCTAACCGATCTCCTTGGTAATTCCAGAATACATAATTTAATTTTTTACTATGCGGGTATTGATGTGTCCAGCTGTCATAGTCGTCAACAAGTAACAACAATTTTTTCATATGATTGCTCATTTTATCATCTAGAGTGTGCTTGTACAATTTGTATATCAATTTAGCGCAGCTAGGGTACTCTTGGATGTATGTTCGGGCCTGTTTATATTTGTCTTTGTTTGCAACATGGGTCAGGTGATGATCTACAATGGTCACGTTTGGTTGATCTACTAAAACCAAAGAGTGCTGACTCACGTCTAGGTCCAGAATTATAATCTTGTTATATGTAGTTGGGTCATTTTTTCTAGACCATGCAGTATAATCATCATGAAATTTAGTAACAGTGGTTACTTTGTACGGTAGCTTATTGTTCGCGCACCAGTTTAGTAACATGTAGCTCATGCTACCGTCTAAATCTGCATCTGTAAATACAATGTTCTTCACTATGTTGTTTTAATTGATAGGTGGTAATTATATCCCTTCATTAGAGATTTTTTTATTTGTTGTTCAGGGTATCTTTCCCACGAAAAATTTGGTATGTTGTGATTATCCCAATAAACTGTGTTTGGGTTTATTGAAGCAGACAACCATCCGAAACCTCTGATACCGGAAATGTAGCAGAGACATGTTGATAAAGATATAAAATCTTCATCAGCAGAATTTGATATAATTTTTGTATCTAGACCCATATTGCTTAGATTAGTCACAATGTTATTTAAAATGGTCTTTGATTTATCAACGTTTGCTACACCTGGTGTTCCTATTTTATGATTACCATAATATATAGAACAGTTTTTATATTTTTTATGTAAATTATGTTTTAATATAATGTCTGGGAACGATGGTAGATTGTTCATTGAGATATAATTGGCATTCCGAGGACTTAGTATATCGCCTAATCTAGCATGTATTGATACAGTGTCTTGTTCCGGAGGTTTTTTTCTACTATTCACAATACTTCTCAACAGTTCAAAGTTTACATCACCTTCATTTTTGTATTTTGTATTACGTTTTAAGTATTCTTCTGCAATACTACCTTTAAAACCTAGACCCTCTTGCATGTTATATCTAATAAAATCTGCTAATCTATACAGGTTCATTTGTTATTTGTAATCATTCTTTAGTGTATTTATTAAATCTTTTGCTTTTGTTTCAGATGTCTGTTTAATGGTTGTTAGTTTTAAATTAATTGCTCAATATAGATAGGGTACCGATAGTTTCATTCATCTGTTCTGTTTCGTTCACGTTTTCTTGTTCTGTGACTGTCAAAGTACCATAGTCTATATCCATCGCACATGTACCGAAGTTAGGACCGAACCGGTTTTTCATCATACCTAAATTGATTACATTCAATTCAGCATCTTCATCTCGCTGCCATATACTCACCACACAATCTGCTGTTGCTCCCATACCATAACTTTCTCCGACTGTATCCAATCCCGGGTCAGTCTCGTTGTAACCAGAACGGTTTAACTGAGTTGCGGTGATGACCGGGCATTCAAATTTATATGACATGGCTCTTACATTCTCAGTTACCTTTTTAATTTGTTCATAACTGTTTGTACCAGGTGGACCTTTCAACAGGTTGATATAATCTAGTACTATTGCGTCTGGGCGCATCACTGTTTGGCATAACTTATTAATATATGCTGTTAGTTGTTGAGGTGTCACGGTACTAGGAGGAAACTCTTTGACGATCAAAGAACAATCTTTGTGAGTGTTCTTAAAATTTTTAATAGATTCTTTCAAATATTCTACACTTAAATGAGTCTCATTTATAGGTACCTGTGCTATGTTTGAGCTCAACCTCTTAGAGTATAGCATCTCTGACATTTCTAATGAAACTAACAACACATTTTTACCCTGCTTACATAAGTTAGTAGCTATATTACCTAGCAATATACTTTTACCTACATTAGTCTCTCCAGCGAAAACATACAATGCCCGGCCAGTTTCTACAAAACCCCCATTGAGTTTTTTATCAAGCCATTGCCAACCGGTACTCACGTACTTCTCTTCTCTATTTATATCGTCTACATGCCGGTCGATATCTTCAAAATAATTTACACCTACATCAACATTCAAATTAATGTTACATGCAGATTCAAATTTAGTTAATAGATCTGCCGGCTCTAAACTCCCGGAAGAGCCTTGATCTACAACCTCCATCAAGGTACTATACACTGCACGTTCCTTAATGAACTGTTCTGTGTTTTTATACAATTCATCTTTATTATAGTTTTTATCGATATTCTTGATGTAACTCACAGTGATCCGGACTGCGGCTTTTAAATCGTCATTATCACAACGTGTTTTAATTTCTGTAGAGCTTGGTAACTCACTGTGATCATTGTAAAAGTCTACTAACAAATTGTATGTCTGCTTAATGTTAGAGTCTTTGATATGCTCCGGTTTGAGATAATCTATCACACTAGCTAGATACCTTTCATCTGTCATACAGTTGTATATGAGCACGTGCTCAAATAACTGCTCGTCTATACCTATCATGTGAGTATTATAAGGTATTGTTACTCACCATACAACTTTAAAAATTTGTCCTGGCTAGACAGCCAGTCTGGGTCTTCTATAGAGTGTAAGCCGGGAGAGTCGTGAATAGCGTGTATCATACATGTACCGAGTTTCAATTGCTTGGTATTTGCATCAATACAGCTAGCTATGTCATAATGATGAAAGTCAAATGTATCATTAAATTTCCATTTTTTCTCCCGGGCACGGTGTATGTTCACTGCAAGAAACACACCATCTAACACGAGACATCTAGATGGAGTTGGTCCGAACGTTGTAGACATCACTTGATTTGTATCAACACCACGCGGGTGGAAAACAGTACCGCTCCATGTATCTCGCTCGCTCATCAAATGCCACAGGGTAGGTTTACCATGTTCTATTTTGCATGTACTAGCACCGGCGAGGCCGACAATATCATATTTGTCGGCGTATAGCGATTTGTATAATTTTCCTCGCAATTTTAAATCATCTATATATAAATCATCATGACAAAATACAATTATATCATGTTTTTCTGCTATTTTTTTTGTTAAAAATTTATTATAACATTTAGGTAGTCCTTGTTTATTGTTTGTTACAAACTTGAATTTAGCTTGGTTTTCCAAGCTGGCTTTACATGATCCTAATCTTGTATCTTTCCATGATTCATTTTGAGTACAGCTCACAATGAGTATAGGTTTAAGTTCAATTTTTTTATTTTTCATTATAATATTAAAAATGATGAGTTATTAGATAGACTAGCTACTCGTTCATATATGTTACCGTTGACTTTAAACAGTGTATGTTCTGGTAGATCCACCATGTTACCATGCTGTGTAGAGCTGAAACTACCATCCTTAGGGTCATAAAACAGAGTGCTTCCAGATCTAGCTACATACAAGAGGTTGTATTTTTTATTAAAAATAAACAACCCGTACGTACCATTTATCATGTCTAACACTCTTTTCACGATATTTGTTATTTCTTGCTCAGTATGTCGGGTAGCTATATACATCTCTAGTAAATAGGGTATTATACTCGTGTCAACATTGCATTTGCTATGTGGTGCATACTGTTGTTTTAGTTTTTCAAAATTATTAATGACACCATTATGACCAACGATCCAATTTCTGCTCTCGAATGGGTGTGTTGTAGATGGATGATAGTCTCTTACACTACCGGTCGGGGATTGTGTATGACCTAAGTGTATTTTAATATTCTCATCTATTACATCAGTATATTTTTTAGTCCCGGGAGATTTTGATATATGTAGAGATCGACCATCTTGAGAATCACTCACAAAAACATGACCGTTTGCGAAATTGCCCCTTGTTGTGTTTAATTTGTATAGATCTTTAAATCTATTGTAACAAGTAGAACCGTATACACCACACATATTACAGTCTCTCGCAGTTGTATTTGTCCCATGGTATATCTATTTCATACTCCACTGGGTCAATTAATTTATTATCTACGAATCCTTTGATTCTGCTACTGCATGCGGTGCATCTACCACATGCTTTAGTACCACCTTCATAACAGGTCCACGTTTTACTGAAATCCAAATCACTATCTACACCTAGTTTAATTATTTGTTGTTTTGACATTTGTAACAGAGGTGCTTCAATAGTCACCCGATCTCGTCTGTTCAAACTGTTCACTAGGTTCATGCAACTAATAAACTCTTGAGTACCATCCCAATAACCAGCCTCACTATCAACTTGTGCGGCGCCATGGTACACAACGCTGGCTCCGATACTCTCCGCATAACCAGTACAAATGGATAGTAAGATCATGTTTCTGTTAGGTACATAATTGACGGTTTGTGGGTCACCTAGTACATCTGCAGTTTTTGCTACATCTATACTATCATTGGTCAATGAGCTAGACGTTATAATGTTTTTTAAAAATGTTACATCTAAAACTTTGTGACTGGTGCTGACATTTTTGGTTATCAATTCGGCATGTTCAATCTCTTTGCTATGCCTCTGACCATAATCAAAAGTGACTGTATGTATTTCATCAAAATCCTTGCGTGATTTGTGTGTATAATACAGTATGGTTGATGAGTCTATACCACCGCTGACCGGGATTATGCATTTTTTCATACATAATTATAGTATACTAACATAAATAATTCAAGCTATGAACAGAGACAATCATTTAATTTTCGAAAGTTTTGAGAGACGTGCCAGGACACAGCGTGTCAGACGCATTTTTGCTGAGGGTTACCAGTATGATACTGAATTGACAGCACAACTGGTGGAACAAATTTTAATAGAAGAGGGTCTCATGGGAACCTTGGGTAATCTGGCCGGTAAAGCTGTAGGAGCAGCTAAAACCGGAGTGCAAAACATCGCTCAAACAGTTAACGATAAGATGTTACAACCAGTTATACAGAAGGCTATAGAATGGTTGAAGGCAAATGATCCAGATACTTTGGTCAAAGTCACAACAGCAGCTCAAGAAGGGCCCCAAGCGTTAGATCAAGCGCTAGATGAAGAGGGGGCTGGTCAGGTAGAGAATCAAATAGCTAATTCACCGGAACCGCAAACAGTCAACGAGGGAGTAGATGAATACAAGGAGATGATTCGCGAGCATATTTTATATTTACATAATGAAGGGTTACTCGGTAACATTGCCAAAGGTCTCGGAAAAGTTGGTACAGCAATTGGTAAAGGAGCTAAAAAAGCTGGACAAGCTATTGCCACTGGCGCGAAAGATGCTGCAGGTGGTTTCAAACAAGGTTATAATGATCAACAGGCACAAGCACAACAGACGCAAGCACCGGATGTGGCAAACAAACCGATGCCTGCGGGGCAATTAGACCCGAATAATCCTACTGATGCAGAGCTTCAACAGTATGATGATAATGAGAACCAAAAAATAGACGGTTCGCAGCAAGCTGGTGATAGTAGTGAAAAATACCGGATGGGGCATGATAGAATTTTTGGTAACAAAGAAGAGCAACCAGCCGCGGCCGGTGGTGAAAAGCAAGGCATGATGAAGAAAATTATGGGATGGGTTAAGGAAAATCCCAACTTAACTAAAACAGCTGCTGTCGGTATATTAGGGGCAGCTAGCTTGGCGATGGGAGCTGCTTTACCTATGATTATTGCCCGGTACGGGGCAGGTTTTGCTGCTGCTGGTGGTTTAGCTGGTTTTCAAAAATATAAAGAGCTTAGAGCTCAAGGTCTAGAGCCAATGGAAGCTTTGAAACAAACGGCTACAGACAAGGATGTTTTATCTCGAGGACATACCGGTGGGGCTGTAGGTGTTGGTTTAGGTGCTCTAGGTGATGGTATCAGCAAAGTATCTTCAATGATGAGTGGAGCTGGTGGTGGCGGAGATGCTGCTACACAACCTGCTCAACCCGGTGCTACAGCACCTGCTCAACCAGCACAGCCTCAAATGAACTGGGATGTTAATGGGGATGGGATACCAGACGCTACACCGTCATGGAAAATGGCCGGTGCTCCTACTATCAAAGAAGATATACTATGGAGACCCGGATGGGCTAACAGACCTATCAACTAATTGTACTGATAATCTTCTTTTAGTTTTTCTTCAATGACGGGAAGAACCTTGTCCCATATTTCGTCATTATCTCTCCACTGCTTGTAATAACCTAGCTTGGTACCATCAGGTAATTGGTATGTACTACCGGTTTGTACAATTGCACCATGATTTACTGCAATGTTTAACAGTCCGGAGTATTTATCTAACCCAGTTTTAAAGTTTAAATACATTTCCGCCTCAAGAAACGGTGGTACAAACCGGTTTTTGACAGTCAGAGCACGTAACGTGGTACCACTATATGTTTTAGCCTCTGCGATCATTTGATCAGACTCGTTATTTTTGTCATGACGCTCATCTTTCTTGGCCAATTGCACCAACACACTGGCGAGATACACTGGTCCTTTACCACCGGCTTGGTTTTTTACTAGAGATGGAAACATAGCAGCCGGATCATCATAAGTATGATTACTGAACAATATGGTAGTGTCAGCTTCTGCTGCTTTGAATGTGAGAGTCCTCATCATGCTCTTGAGCCCTTTGGCTCGTGTGCCCATATCTACCGCGGTTTTGTCCTTGGTGATGTCTTCCATCTCTTTTTGACTAGCGAGGTTACCTAAACTATCAATACTTATGATAAATTTACCTTGTTGTTTATTTTCAATGATATGATCTAAAAATTTTACAATTTGGTTACGGGTCTCTTCTACAGTTTGCACTGGGACATATTTAACTTTTTCCGGGTCTAAACCAACTCCACGTACACTATTTTCATCTACTGCAGCTTCTGTGTCAAAAATCACTGGAATCATACCTTCGCGTTGAGCTCCAGCTAATATCTTATTGATTATGTATGTCTTACCTGCCATACTCGGACCGGCGAAACCAGTAACTCTACCTTTTGGTACACCTTTGTACAAACTACCACTAATTATGCTGTTTAGCACAAGACAGCCGGTATCGTGCCAGTCATTGACATTACTCAACGTACTCTCAGTTAAAAACCCGGCTAACGGGTTCATTTTATCTATACTATCTAATGCTTTGAGAGCATCAGCGCTAATGTCTGATTTTTTACCCATCTACTGGCTCAACTGTTTCTGCTTTTTCGGCAGTTTCATCAAACAATTTCACTTCTTTTGCTTTTCCGGCAGCTGGGCCGAAAGCTTCAGTATCTTCAATAGGTGGTGGGTTTGTATTGGCTTCTTTGGTCATCATTTTTTCGTATTGGTCCAACAATCTGTTGTCTAAACCGAACTGCTCTGAAGTTGCGAGCGAGGATTTGTCGAATGTCCAGCTGACTCCTTCTGGTCGTTTCTCTTCTTCAACAAACTCTCTAAAAAAGAAAGGTATCAACTGTACTGCTAGTTGTCCAGTTTGTTGATTAGGTTGTATAAACAAAGTCGCGGGATTTTTCAATGAAATAGACTGATCTGTTTCATTATCATGTTCTCCAATGATGGTTCTGCCGGCGGCGTCAACGATTACTCTTAAATTTAAGCTCATGTATATATGATATAATATTATATGACAAAAATCCACATATATTCAATATTTTTACAATTTGTTCATGTAGAGAACAGTTCAAATAAATCAGTCTGTACTGCCATGCCAGGTTTTTTTGCTTTCCATTTCACACAATCGTAAAATCTTTCGATGATACTATATACAATCTTGTCAAACATTAATTCTCGATCCACTTTGAATATTTCTTTGAATTCATCCGGATAATAGTACTTGTAACCTATGGCATTCACCCCGTATCTGTTCGGTTGTTGTACATACAAGTATCTCACCTTGTCACCATTACCGATAGATTCATATTTGTTCTCAATATTTAATTTTTCTAAGATTTTGTTGTGTATATAACTAGCTTTCACATGGATCGGCATACCTTTGCACGTGTTAAACTCATCACATCTACTGGCATATTTATCATATTCCTTACAACCCATCGCGAAAGCGATGTCTTCTACTTCCAAACTCTTGAATATATCGTATGTTTCATGCAACAGCTTGTTGGTTTCACCTAGGTTTCGAGTGGTGAGCATTGTTTCGATTATTTTCTTAATATACGGCTTCACAGGTTCGGGTATGGTGGTTCTCACTACCTCTACACCGGTGTACTTGAACTTATCAACAGGTATACCTTCATCATCTAACACATGTAGAACATATCTCTTTTTTTCTAGAAACATACCTACATCTGCTATACACTCTCGTTTGAAAACGAACCGGGGATCGTGACTATTTAAATTACGTTGAGCCCATTTAGTAATCTCCACGTTCAAATGATCCTCAATGTCTTGTACTATTTTATATGTATGATCAGCAACTTTACCGGATTCACACAGCTCAAGAGATTTGCTGTCATTTATACATTTTATACTAATGTAGCTTGAGTCCGTATCATTATATTTGACTACATCTTCAACACGTAAGTTGTCATTACCTGTCATTTGTTTTATATAATCATACAGTATTTTATTTGATTGCTTGATAACAGCTTGGCCAGTTAATGTTATGCTTCGCGCGATGTCACTGTCTCCCATAGGTGCATATTTGTTACCGAAGTAACCGTATATACTGTTGATCAATATTTTTACTGTATATTGTTTTACCCACCAAGTTTCAGATTCATTTTTTTTGTTTTGATATTCTGATGTTTCGGGATCAAGTTTTGATAACTCACGGCGTGTTCTATCCAATTCCTTTTTGAACTCAACACGTTGCGCATACAGCTTGTCTACAATTTTAGGTATGATGCCTTTTGTTTTTTGGCTAAACAGTGCTTTAGCTTTTGTTATAGCTATTTTTTCTTTTTTGATGAATTTTAAGAATTTATCGTGTGATAAATTGAATAACTTACCGTTCACATGCTTCACTGTTATATGATCCGGGGTTTTCTCTACAACAGAACCTATTTTAGTTTCCGGTGACAAATTCAGTGTTATCATGGTACTAGGATATAGACTGTTAGCATCAAAACTTACAATGTCTTGTTGAAAACCACGCTCTGGTTCTCCTACATACGCTCCTTCGTATTTACCATCTTTTGTGTTTTCTTTTATAAATGTTGGTATTACATAGCCGTCTTTACGTGCTTGTATGACGGATGCACCTGTGATTACAGTTAATGTCCCCATGGCGCTTTCTAGTGGTGATAGTCCCACATACGCCAACATTCTCAGCAGTTTAAGGTACTGCAACTTCTCTTCCATCCGGACAAGTAGGTTTACGTCTTGTATGTTGTAGTCTACGAATGTTTTCCAATTTTCATCTGCTAATTGAGCTAGATTCATACCGCCATAGTCTATTTTTTTATCACCTAGTTCGAACTGTGCAATGGTGTCGAGTTTGTAATTCTCCCGGAGACCCATGCTGAATTTCTTGTATATATCTAGGTAATCTAAACTAGAAACACCTTTTATATACCACCGGAAACGGCTCTTGCCAAACTGACCGGCGATCTCACGGCAGAACACTTCACCTACAGGGCTCAGTTGTTTATATTCATTCTCATCCAAGATACGACCCATTCGTGAAATTATGTATGGTATGTCAAATAATTCACTATTCCAACCAGTTATGATATCCGGGTAATCATTTTTTATATAATCCAAGAAGCGACGTAGCATCTCAACTTCTGTTTTGCAATGATAGTATAATATGTCTTTTTTAACAATGCTACCACCGGGTGTTTCAATATCTGTAGTATCGTATTGTTTGGTACCCCAAGAATAAAATTTATTTTGTAATGTATCGTATATGGTTACTACATTGATTGGGTGAGAGGGGTTATCTACATCTGGAAATGAATCTGGGCTGTATGTTTCAATGTCTATAAATAATACCTTCAAAGGATTTTCTGTGAATTCCGGAGATTCGTTTTTTTCCCAGTACTGATCTATTAAAAATTGTTGTTCACTAGGTATATTTTCAAATACCCTTTTTACACCGCAGTCTTTTACAAATTTGTATCGATCGTATTGTGTCCGGAATGATCGTTTTTTTACCGCGGTATTGAATATGCTCTTACCGTTAGATTTACCATTAGTTTCATAGTACACATACGGGTTGAAACTCGTGTCATAACACACCCGGTTTCCAGAGTTGTCCCACGTGAAGAGTTTACACGTTTCGTTTTTAGCGTCGTAAATTATATTCCTATACACACTCTAATTATAGAGTATATATGTGAATATATCAATATAAATTTATAGTTTCGCGGATACTTTATATTCTTCTAGTCTCTGTTGAAATCCGGAAACCACATCACCTAAAACTTTACCAACTTGAGCCGGTGGTAATTGTGACTCCATAATGTTGTCAATCTCTCTAACTAGAGCTGAGCTCAGATCTAACACTTCTTCAAGTACGATTTTGTAGTCTGGGGCTGAAGTTTTTGTAGTTTTTGCTTTTTTAGTTGTTGGCATGTTACTATTTATATTACCACATCTGTTAATCAACCTGATATATTTTTAAATATTTGTTTCTATTGTTTTCGTTTTCTAACCACATACTACACACATGCGCGTGATTTCTATCACATGTTGACATGTAATGTTTCTTTGTAGATAGTAATGTGTTGAGCTGTTCATCTAAACAGTCTACTGTCTTGAATAAATGTTTACATTTATTGTAAACTCCTATGTCTTGACACACAGTCGGGATACCCAAAGCTGCACATTCTAAAAATTTTATATCACTTTTACCGCGATTGAATTGGTTGTCTTGTAGAGGTACAATCGATGCAGTTATTTCTAATTTAGATATTTCATATGGGTAATCATACAAATGGTTCCATTTATGATACTCAATCTTACCACTGTTCACGTATGATTTCAATTGGTATGGGATCCCTCCTACAAACACCCATTGATATTTGTTGAGTGTTTTTATTATATAACTATTCACATGTGACAAATCATCGATGTGTTGATTATTATTTTTTATATCAAAATGTGAACTACTCCCGGCGTAAAGTATCCTAGGTTTTTTCGCATGCTTGTCATAAATTTTACTTCTTTGCTTGGTATTATACATGTTACCTATCCAGAATCTTGGTGGGTAATTTGGTATAACTGTTATGTTTTTTTGATTTGTATTGTCTTGATAATATTTTTTAAGAGCTGGAGTTGTAACTGTCATCTCATCGCAAAGTTCCATCATACGTTTGATACCGTCAATTATGACCGGGTCTGTAAAAGCAGTCCGGAACGGATTATAATGTGGAATATCCTCTCCAAAACATACATCATCAATATCATATACCAATCGGATACCGAGATTATTTTTCAAATAATTTAAGTATTTTTCCTGTGTAGGGCTCGCTTGTCTCTGTACTCTAACAGTTCTCACACCAGAAAAATGCTTGGGATCTGTCACCATCATGGTAGAGCTTTGCATCACACACATTCTGTAACTGTTCAGTATTTGTTCCGGCCACAACATTCTCCAATGGCCACATCCGGTGTAATCAGCAACGAAATTTAAAAATCTAGGCAGTGTATTTTCCGGTAATTTTGAAGTTGGTGGTGTGGTAGGTGCCGGTTTGTTGAACTGAAATGAAGTGTTTCCGGTAGGGTTTAATGGATTTACAAACATTTTAGTTAGACTTGTCTCTTGTGAATGGTACCCTCGTGGTTATACCGTTCTCTTTTTTGAGGAAAATTATATCACCATCTCTTATTTCGGCTTGTGTGGTGAAATTAACACTTTCCTTTCGATGAGATATTACATACATACATTCATTATATTTTTCTAGTCTCTCTTTTAATATTTGTATGACAAGGTCAACACCCTTCTCGTCCAAGCTACTATCAAACAGTTCGTCATATACACTCACGTTGAATGCTACATCTCCTTGCAGTCTCCGTATATCCATAAATGTGAATAAGCATGCGAGATCTATATTTTTTCGTTCAGCTCCACTAAAATTGAAGTAGCTACATATTTTGCCTTTGTCATCTACGATTTGTTCTTCAAAATACTCATTGAAAAATAAAACACAATTACTATCCATTTTTTTCAAGTAATATGATAGTTTATTGTTCAACAACTGCAATATCTTTTTTACAATGTATGATTTTACCCCTTCCTCCGATACAACAAACTTCACAACATCTAAATCTTTTATATTTTCTTTTATATTATTAATGTTATCTTTAATTGAAGTTATTCTAGACTCGGTATCTTTTATTAAAGTATCGAATTGATTGGATTGGTTGTTCAATTCTTGTATGTCTTGTTTCAACTCAGTCTGCCAGTTGTTCAGTTGTTCTTTACGAGTGTTGTAACTCTCTAGTTGTTGTTCGACTAGTTTAGCTTGTGATATGGAATCGTTATTTTTGTCTATCCGGTCTTCAAGTTCAGTTTTTACGTTTATTAAATCATTATACTCACATGTACTATCATCTACCGCTTGTTTATATGTTTTTATGTTTTGTTTTATATTTATTTTTTCTTGTTCAATATGTGTTATGTCGTCATGATCTATTTTTCTCAAGCATGTAGGACATATTGGTTCTGATTTCACACCAGACAGAGTTTCTAGCTGTTTTAATGATATATTGATGTTTGTTTTTTTCTCTATAATTTCAGTGTTTATTTTAGATGTCTTACTCTTGCATGCCGCTAGCCTTTTTTCTAGAATGTCTGATTTAGTTATATATTCTGTCGAGTCTAGCAGTTTTGTATTTTTAATTTTACTTTCTATATCTCGTAACTCTGCTATGTTGTCCTGTTGTCTTGTCTTATACTTTTTAAGTTTTTCATACTTGCTATTGTCATGTAAGTTTTTTTGTTCATTATAATTTTTAAGAGAGTTTTGAACTTCATCAAACACGGTACATTCAGTTTCTAATTCACGGCGCTTTTCGTTATATTCATTTCTCAACATGGTTATCATACCGCTAAAAACTTCTAAATTTAATATACCTTCTATAAATTTTCGCTTATCTATGCGTTTCTTTGCCATGAAAGGTATTGTGTTGTTTACTGTCATTAATATACAGTTTTGAAACACATCCTCAGAAGTGTTTATGAGGTTGTTGATAAAGTCTGTTGTATGTAATATTGTGTCTCGAGTACAGTCTTCGCCATCCTTGTAGATATAACACTTGGTTGGATTTAATAGTCTAGTTATTCTATATTCTGTACTTTTTTGCTTGTCTTGTATCTCTATTGACAACGATACTTCACATCTACCAGGGGATATATTATTACATATAAACTCTTTTTTTAACTCCCTCAATGTACTACCATACAGTGCAAAATATAAAGCATCGGCGATAGTACTTTTACCCACACCATTGCGGCGGTCAACCTTGTCTTTATTTATACCTGTTATGATATGCAGACCTGGCCGGAAGTCTATTTCTACTGGTGTATCTCCGACCGATAAAAAATTTTTGATTGATAATTTTCTAAACTGTATATGTTTCATATCAAATATTATCTAGTTCATTTACAACGATTGTATAAATTTGTTGTATATTGTATTATTTTTTCTTTATTGTTTATATCTAATAAATTTACAAATTCATCTATTGCAGATTCTATGCTAACTCCGCTTAAATCGGTATCTTCGTCAGATAAACCAAATCTATCAAAATTTATGTTGTAATCTGTAGTGAGAATCAATGGCTTGTATGAACTTAAAATTCTTAACAGCTGTTCTATCTCATCAGGTGATATGTTCTTATCTACAACAAAACGTACTATGTTGTTTGATATTTTATTTATAATATGATTGTCAATATCTCCATGCTCTACTAGACCGCTTAATGTTATTTTTTCATGTGTAGGGGATATTTTATTTTCACAGAAATTGTACTTTTTATTATTAATATCTAGTATATAGTAACCTTTAGTCTGTCCAGAATCACCAAAATCCATTTGATACGGATTACCTAGATATACAATTTGCCCATTCCTATACTCTCGTTGTTCTCTGGTATGAAAATGTCCGGTTATCACTAGATCTGTTTTATCCAGAAGACTTTTCGATTTTATACCATGCTTACATACAAAGTGTTGAGACAAGTTAAAGTTCTCAATTTCAAAATGACCGAACAATATATCACAGTTCGGAATTTGATCCGCGGTAACGCCCCATGGGGCAAAAGCCAGACGGTTAGAACCATGCTCATGTACATATATATCCTTATCAACCACACATATATTGTTCCACCCGGACAATATACTCATACTGTTAACATCTGAACGATCCTTGTAGTATGCATCATGGTTACCCACCAACATTATTATATTAAATTCATTAAACTTATGTAAAAAGTCCGTCACGTGGTGTATGGTGTTTACAGCAATCTCATCTCTATAGTGAAATAAATCACCACATATGATTATATCTTTTATATTTTTAGATTTCAGTTCATCTAGTAACCAATCTCCCCATTCATCACATATATCCAACCACATCTGACTATTCTGATGCACTCCAATATGGATATCAGATATACAACATACTTCATGATGTTTAAACTGAAAGTTGTTTAAATTCATCAATATACAATCAAGATTATTCGTCGTCTGTACTATCAGCTATGTATACATGCGCACCTGTCGCTGATGAACCGTCATTCATCAACTCTTGATACACTTGTTCCTGGTAATCATTAATTGTTTCGCGTTGCTTTTTTTCTTTTTTAATTCGATTAATAAAAGCATGAAACGCGATTGTTGTAAAATAACCAAAAGGATTGTCTCTGTTCTCTAAGTCAAATTTTTTATACTCTAGTGCCTGCATCATTTTGAGTATAGCGTCACCAACCATCTCGTCTTTATAAGTATAATTTATAAAATTTGGTGCATATGATAGCCCTTCAGCAATTTTCTTAACGTATGTAGCGAGTTCGGTGCTAATTTCATCAGTATCGTAATACACACGGAGGGCTTCCATAAACTCTTTCTGGTTTACGTAAGTGTTTGTGTCTTTTCTACTCGCTCGTTTTCGTTTCTTCAACGGTTTTGATGTTGTATTTGATTTTTTCATCGTCATATAAAGTGAGTCTTTTTTGCCCATGTTTGATCCCATATGTTAGTTGGTCCATAATATCTACTATTATAAGATCTTTCTTACCATTATGCAATCTTAAACCTCTTCCTATACTTTGTATTATTTTTATTTTAGCTTTACCACCACCAGCAAAAACAATATAGTGTAAATTTTTAATATTGATTCCAGTGGAGAATATTTTTGATATTGCTACAATAGCTATATCATCATGTTGTTCCATCAACTGTCTTATCTTCTCTCGCTCTTCAATCTCTACATCTCCTTTTATATAATATACTTGTTTGTCTGGGTTTTGTTCTATTATGTTGTCATGGATTAACTGACCATGTTCTATATAATCTACCATTATTAAACAATTGTTTTTAAAATTCTTACATAGTCGTGCAATTAGTTTATTTCTGTATGTATTTTTTGTTAAAAATTCTACTTCTTTTCTGTATCTATCATTAGGGTTGGTGCAATGCTCCGGTGATTGGTTGTAAGATAATTTGAGTACTTGTGCCTGTACATTACCTATAAATTCTTGATCTCTCAAATCTTTGCTCGATTTCTCGTATAATTTAGGTCCTATCAAGCCGTATATATTCCATTGATCTAACTTACATTCTGGTAAAGTACCAGTCAGACCGTATTTGTTAGGGGTTATGATACTTGACACAAGTTTGTTTATTTTATTACCTTTTCTTAGCATGTGTACTTCATCAACGACTAATAGATCTATGTATTTTATCCAGTCAATATCTGTTTTTGAGCTTTGTAAGATACCTACATTGGCTACAATCACATTGGATGTCGGGTCTAACGGTTCATCACCGGTCCATTTACATGTTGTGAATGATACATTGTAGTCTTCAAAATCTGAATGTGTTTGATGTACTAGATTTAGAGTGGGTACTATCACTAAACATTTAAAATCGTTAGTTTTTTCACATTTTTTATATATAGACTCTACCAAGCATGCTGTTGTGAGGGTTTTACCACCGGCAGTGGCTAGTACTACTACACCTCTACCTATTTGCAGGCATTTTTTTACTATATTTTGTTGATAGTCTCTTAAATCTAATCGTAAACTGGCTAGATCATCTATAAAATATCGGGGTTTTATGTTGTTTAAAAACACATTACTATAACCAAATGATATGTTGTTGTATGTATCATTTATAAATTTCTTTATTTCATAAAATATTCCAGGTAAAAAGCGACCAGTTGGTGTGATAGCATACAACCTCTTAGGGGTGTATCGGGAGAAACGACGCTGAAATCTGTATTGCTTGTTCGGTATACTGAATTGTTCTCTGATGTGACCAAATAGATCTGGATCACACTTGATAATAGCAACATTTTTAGTATTATCCCAACTCAGCTGTACCAACTTGTTCATGTTGTTTCTAGTTTCATGATTTCTACAAGGTTTTTTATATCAAACGTCATGCTGCTCAGTATCCGCTCGGATTTTTCTAAAAATTCAATGATTACGTTGAGTTCATCTATCTTATTGGTTATATCCACTATACTATCATGTGTACTAGCCGCTTTTTCTGCAGCTGGTTTTGATACCTTGTATGTACTAGCGCTTTGTATCTTGTTCACGACTGTTTTTTTAAGAGATTGTTTCTTTTGGTTTAGTTTTACTACTTCGTGCTTGTGTCTCATCAGACGACCTACCCATTTATGCTTGTATGCCGGTAGTTTCATTTGGCAATCCCGTATGTTGAACTGGTCCAACTTAACATCTTTTTCAAGTTCTAGTATATATTGCTCTATTACATCCATAAATACTTATTATAGTATACTTTACACACATAATCCATGAATCTATTTAAAAGTTATTTCGTTAAAACTATCAATGAAGATAATGTAGCCGGTGCAGGGGGTGTATTTGGTGATGTTGGTGGTGGTTATGCTGATGGTGATGCGAGAATACCTACTTTTATTGGTTTTAAACCTGTAACTAAGCGTAAAAAACGTAGTAAACGTAAGGTTAAAAGGGAGCAATTGACCATATTGCGTAGAAATCTTAAAAATGTACTGTAAATAAATGAATGCCCAGTAAAAGTAAAGGAAAAGGTAATCGAGGTGAACGTGAAGTTGCTAAGTATCTTTCCGATTATTTTAAATTAAATTTTGAAAGAGTACCTAATAGTGGTGCTTTTGTTGGGGGTAAGAATTCGTCACGTCTAAACCGTTTATCTAAAACCCAACAGTTACTCACCGAGGGTGATTTGATAGTTCCAGAGGAGCTGTTCGGTATGAAGATAGAATGTAAATCATACAAGAAATTCTCATGGTTTCAACTGTTCACGGACAACAAGCAACTCAATTCGTGGATTGAACAAGCACAAGACACAAACAAAATATGGTTTTTGACTTTCAAAATCAGTTACTGTGGTACGTGTGTCGTGTTTTCACAAGAGTTTTTCGAGGAATACACCATACCAGACTCGTTTTTTATATACAAAGAGAAGTACATTATATGTGAGTTCCACAGTTTTTTTAAAAATAATACAAAAAAACTATTGCAACTGTGCAAAGATCCGTTATAATATAAAAGCCATGCTGAGAAATACCGTCGTTGACCGGTTTAATATAAATATAATCGATTATACTAGTTACTTCTGTACGGATCGTTCGATTGACATCGTCGATGAGCTGTACGATCACGGTATTAGTCCGATCGACGCGGATAAATTTCAAAACGATGTTCATGTAGCTACATCGCATCATATATTCAGTAGTGTGTGTGATTTTATTCTATCTTTTAAAGCATCTCATGAACGACCAGTCATGTACATCGATAGATCTAAATTAAATCAAATTGAATTGAGTCAATATTACACTAAACAACCGTTGAGTGAATTTATGATCAGTCTGTTCAAGTTCATGAAATCAGCAATCGGTATCAAATATCACGTGTCGTGTGTAGATTTTGACCAGTTTAAAAATCTTGTGAACAGTAGAGACGGTGAAACAATCGAGTTGTTGAGCGAGATACATAACGATCAAACATACAATTTATATAAAATGAAGAAGCATGTTGAAAAACATGGGTTGACCGGGTTGTCAAGAGATTTCTTCGACAATCAACGACTCAAACAAGTGTTAATCTAGATAAATACAACATCATAACATAAATAATATCATGAAACGTTTCGAACAAATCATAGAAGATCAATACAACCGACTTGGCATCGCCCTCGAGGCGGAAGAAGACGAGACTGAGAAAGATAATGCTGATCAAGAGAAAGAGATCCAAGCAGCTAAACAACAAACTGACAAAGCTGAGGACACCGCTCATGACGCGGAAACTGACGCTCAGTCTGCACGTCAAGAACTTGCCGGTGCTCGTACTCAAAAAGCACAATCTACTGCTCAAAGCAGCAGAGACAAAGCCAAACAAATGGGAGCTTGATGAAAAATTTCAACTCGTTGATCAACGAACTAGTTGGAATTAGTGAGCAACCAGAAGCAGGCGCACCACCACCGGAAGCTGCTGCACCAGCACCAGCCCCGGGAGCACCACCTCCTAGTCCAGCGCCAGGCGCTGGGGAACAACCAGACGCTAGCCCACCAGCCAATCTGTCACCAGCAGCAGAAGTTACACTGGTACGCTTGTTGCTCAAAGCTCTGGTCATAAATATCGAAGATTCTGACTTGAGCACCTTGAGCAAGATAGACCAACCGGAGATAAATCAAGAAAATGCAGAGCAAGTCAAACAGGACATCTTGAGCATCATCAACAATCAACAGACCCGTGGTGATAACGAGGATCGTATCGAGAGTGTGCATGATGCCATGAATTCAATCAACGAGAACAACCGCAAAGGCATGTTGAATAAATTTATACAGTTGATGAAAAAATATAGTGATGTTAATATAAACACATGAACTATCTACCACCATCGAAGAAACCTTTTAAATACAAGTCGTTGAAAGATGTGTATGCAGAATCACGTACACCTGTCAACGAGAGTGTGGAAATAATCGGAGTACCTCAAGGTGGTACTCAAGAGCAACTAGGAGCCATACCTGATGATTATTATCAGCAATTGAAACGTTTGGTGTTGAGCAAAGCTGATGGTGGGGTTGAAAATCTAGTGAAACAGTTGCTCCGACTTGGTCAATGGGAAGAGATACCAGAGATCGACACGTTGGTACTGGAGATATTTCTAGGATATGACATTGATGTACAAGTGTTGAACAAGCTTGTGGAGAAGAAAAAGAACCCTGGAAGCTCTTTAGGTAAACTAGAGTCACATGTGAACAAACCCGGTGTGTGGAGCCTGTATGATGCTGTGGACCCGCTGGCACACAAGTTGACTAAAAATTTCAAACAATTGTTCAAGGAACTCACCTTCAAAGTACAACCCAAAATAAACACCGTGAGTGTAGGTCCGGGTGAAGTTAGTCTAACCATGTTCACTAACGCAGTCAAAGGTGCTGTAGGTGATCTAAGAATTGGTGATATGGAACTGGAGATAAAAGGAGCCGGTGGTCGCCTAGGTAAGAGCGATTACACCAAAGGCATCGGTAGAGATGGTGGTAGCAAGTATATCAACACGCTGGTGAACCGAGGTACCGGTCAGCACTTCTCACAAGCAGAAACACCAATCATACGTAAAGAACTGTCAATTAAAGCGAAAGAGACATTGAAAAATGTAAACACGTTCAAGAACAAATTTCTAAAAAATCCGACTGAAGACACTCTAGAACTCAACGGACCAATCGAGCAGCTGTTGAAAAATCTAGAATCCTTACAAGATGCAAAACGTACTATCAATATTGACATAATAAAAAACAATTTACAGATAGGGTATGACAAACTTGGAGAAGGGGTCCCATTACAACCTAAAATGACGTTTGTAAAAAACATGAGCTATATATTCAATCGACTAGACAGGCTGAGCGGATTGAGCACAGACAGTATGGATTACAACTGGCAAGACAGCGCGCAGTACATGTTCAATCATGACTGGGGCATGACACCTCGGGAGCTAGCCGAGATATTTGTAGAGATGAGAACAGAGGAAATGGACCCGGGTTCTGTAGCTTCATTAATTTCCGCGCTCGAGAAAATATTTCGCAAAGTCGAGTTTAAAGATCAACTCACCAACATAAGCAAGCAAGTGAGTCGCGGGAAATCACTAGGTCAACACACATTACAAACCTTGCAAGCTGCTTTGCAAGCGACTTCCTATCAATCAGTTGATAAATTTGATAGAATACTAGTATTGAACCCAACTACAATGAACGCGAGTAACATCAAATTTGACCCTAGCAACGATGCCGGTCAACAATTGCTGTCTGTATACAGGCAACTTGTGAACAATCCAGACATTGTGGTGCAGAATGCCGGTGTTGATTCACGTAACAAAGGTATTGGTATTGGTGTGAGAGCATAAATAATGTTATGTTCACATTCAAAGAGTATGTATTACATGTAGAGAGTAAAAACACTCATCTAGAGCACATCGAGGATGAACTGATAAATCTAGGTGAAAACGGTGTAGAACAAGCGTTCTCTATGTTCACCGGTCTACTAGATACACTCAAAGGTCATGCTACCAATCCGGTGGATATAACAACAAAATGGGATGGAGCACCAGCAATTTTTTGTGGTACTGACCCAGCAGATGGACGATTTTTCGTAGGTACAAAAGCGGTATTCGGAAAAATACCCAAAATGAACAAACGTGTCACGGATATAAATCGTAATCATGGTGATGTGAAGCGTGGTGACTCGAAACAAGACAAAAGCATGTTGAGAAAAAAACTCAAAACAGCGTTTAAATGTTTGAAACATCTCGACATAGATGGTTATGTGTTACAAGGAGACATGCTGTATACAAAAGATTCTATCAGGCGCGCCACCATCGATGGTAAGGAACATCTAGTGTTCAAACCTAACACAATCTCTTATGCGGTACCAACTGACACGGAGCTCGCCCAACGAATATTGAAATCAGACATGGGTATTGTGTTTCACACCATGTACACCGGTGGTCCTACAATACATGACATGGGAGCTACATTTGGTTTCAAAGCCAACAGACTCACAGAGCATAGCAGCGTTTGGTTTGATGATGCAACATTCAAAGATGTGAGTGGGCAGATACACTTGACACCAGAAGAGTCAGCCAGCATAACAGAAAAGATACGTGAATGTAGGAATCATTTCTGGCAAATAAAACATGTGTTTGAATTTTTAAATGACACAGAACATATATCAGATTTAAAAGTTGAACTCAAAGCTCATATAAACAGCGCGATAAAAACTCAAGGTGAATTCGAAGCAGATTCTGTTAAATTTGCAAACAGTTTCATGGAGCGATATATCAACAAAACCACTGCAGCAATAGACAAACTCAAAACAGAAGCTGGACAAACACGCAAGCGTGAGGCTATGGAACGTGGTGTTCATTTTCTAGAGCAAAACACATCCAATATACAGATGATGTACGATTTATATTTAAAATTGATGCAGATTAAAAATATCTTTGTAAACAAATTGTCAAATTTAAGAGCAATGGACAGCTTCATAGAGCAAGAAGACGGTAGTTTCAAAGTCACTAAACCGGAAGGTTTTGTCGCAGTTGATCATATAGGTAACGCAGTGAAATTAGTCGATAGACTAGAGTTTAGTAAAGCCAATTTTGATCCTAATAAAAAATTTGGGTAATTTATGGAAAAGAAAAACACTATATTTTGTGATATTGATGGTACTCTATTTGAGTATCGTAAGTTTGAAACGTACATGACATCTAAACCAAAAGTCCTGTCTGGAGTTGTCGATAAAATGAATTATTGGAAAGATCTAGGTCATATGATAATATTAACTACAGCCAGACCGGAATATTTAAGAGATCATACAGTCAAAGAGCTAGCGGAGAATAATATTGTGTATGATAGACTGATCATGGAGATCGAGAGAGGTCCTAGATTCTTGATAAATGATATGGACCCAGGTAAACCAGGAGTACGTGCGACCGGTATTGATTTGATACGTAACGAAGGTCTAGGATCAGTTGATTGGTCACTACATAAAGACATGTAATGATACCTAGCTTTAAAGATTATGTTACTACCGGCGCTGACATTGCTTTAGTACCTGGAAGCTTCAAACCACCGCATAAAGGTCATTATCAAATGGTGAGCATCTACTCTGGCATGGCTGATGATGTTGTGGTGTTGATATCTGCTCCTAGTGAGAAGAGTGTGAGAAAGACCAAGACTGGCCAGGTGATAACTCCAGAAATGTCTAAAAAAATATTTGAATTATATGTTTCAAACTTACCCAACGTGACTGTAGAGATCAGCCCTCAACCTAGTCCGGTAGGAGCTGCGTATCTAGCACTCGAAACTTTGAACGGTAAACGTGTGATACTTGGTGCGAGTAAGAAAGACAATGACTGGAAGAGATGGTCTGGTGCTAAGAAATGGGCAGATTCTAAACAATTGAACGTGGAGGTATTAGACCCACAACTTACAGCTGTTGATATATTAAACAAGCCTGACGGAACACCTTACAGCGCATCTAATATACGTAACAATATTGACGATCCAAGTGTGTTTGTCTCAGATATACCAGAACATGTAGATCCGGAACAAGTGAAACGTATATTATCTGGTGTTTAAATATTGATATACTTTTACAGTCACGATTGCTAATGCAATAGTGACTAACAGTATACCGTTAAAATTATGAGCTACATGCTCACATGTACCTGATGTACAATCTAAATATTTTGTATCAACTTTATCAAATATAGTTTTCATCGTTTTAAATCTCTTACAAAGTCGTAAAATTCTTGTCGTGTATTAATATCCTTTTTATCTAAAAATGCCCCACTCATACGAGCTGTTTTCATAGTACTATCATGCTTGATACCTCTCAGTCCAGCACATGTATGGTTAGCTTCAACTAACACCGCAACACCGTTATTACCTTCGCATACTTGATTGATATACTTATGTACCTGCATGGTTAAATTTTCTTGAACTTGTGGTCTACGAGAGAACCACTCGACTATTCTGTTCAATTTACTCAACCCGATCACCTTACCATCTTTACCTGGTATGTAAGCTACATGCGTCTGTCCTATAAAAGGTAAATGATGATGTGAACAAAACGAGTTAGTCTTTATATTACCCTGAAATACTAAACCATCGTATTGATCTACATTATCAAATGTAGTGATGTTAGGGGGTTCAGTATAACAACCAGCCGCAAGATCATTTACAAAAGCTTTTGCCACACGTCTGGGTGTGTCAGCGCTGTTAGGGTCTGATCTCCAATCAAAACATAATGCATCCATGTATGCTTCATATGCTTTTGCTGCATTATCTATAATTTTCTCTCGCTCTTCTGGTGTTCTAGGATGATTACCGTTAGCGTATTGTAATTTTACGTAATCCATACAATGATTATATACACAAGCCTAGTTATATTCAAGTATTAAACATAAATAATTGTAATGAAATTTCACCATGTTGTAGAGAACGCGTTGAACAACACACAACTCAAGCGTGTTCGTATGAAAACTGATCCACGTGATCATCAATCTCCGTCTGACTCTCTACCGTATGAAGGTTATATTATAGAAGAGAACGAAGGAATGTTACGTGTGATGGTGATGGCACCAGACATGGACCAAAACACTATCGAACTGTCTCCGGATCAAGTGGAACCTCACGGAGGTACATTCGAGATGTTCAAGCAATTCGTGATGAACTATTTGAGTGATGTAAAAAGAGACGATTGTGATGAAGCGTCACACTACAACATAATCAACGCTGGAGACATTCAACACTTGGAAGCGTTTCTCAAGGAACGGGGTGTGGAGCGAGAAGAATTTGAGAAAATCAGTAAACTGTTTTTAATGTCATGAACAAACATTTCAAGAAAATTAAAAATCTTGTCGAGGGTATAGACAAATACGGCTATGACGAGGATGAAGTTAATGACGCAAAACAAAAAATATCTAGCGACAGAGAAGATAGCAAACTGAAGGGTCAATTAGAACCTAGTGGTGAGACTGGAGATCAAAAAATCCGCGCACCTCAGGATGCGGAAGGTAACATATTGACTACCACCAGTGATGAGGTGATGGACAGACAAAACCCAGGTACTGCTGACCGATTGAAAGACCCGGATGCTCATCATGACCAACTAGGAACTGGAGTGCATGGCGCTGCAAAACAAAAAGGTTTCTGGAAAAGCGTTCAACGTGGTATGAACACCTTTAAATCACTCAAGAAAATATACAAACAAGGTGCACCTGTGTTACCCGTCAGGCAAGGTCAGTACGAGGACGAGACAGGTAAAATACGTGAGTTTGGTAAAATTAACACTGGCATGGCCAACGCGGATCCGTATTACTTTGAATTTGACCATCTAGACATACCCAACAATCAACTGTTGGTATTGTATGGTACTGCAAACTCAGCCAACAGCTCCAATGCATACTCCAGACCAATAACATTACGAGTCAAAACTATCATACCCAACATAGGTGATAAAGACCCTAACAACCCAGACGATTTCAAATTGAAACCGGAAGAGAATCTAGAGGAAGCCAGAAAAAACCGGAAGAGTAAAATGAGACAGTCACGTGACAAAAAACGTGAAAAACGAGCGAAATACAAGCCCGGTAGCATGAAGCGAGAGCAACCACCAGAAGAAGGTAGTCCAGAATCACATGAAGGTGAACACGGGTTTGGCGCTCAAACAGATGATGAGAAGCGTGACCCTGGATTTAGACTGACTATAGGCAAACTGATGAACCATCCAGCGATCAAGGCGTTATTAGAACGATACAGATTGTTAGATCAAATTGAACGTCGTGTCAAAATAGGAGGTGTTTATGGTATAATGAACAAAAAGGATCCAGGAGACAACACTAGTCGCTGGAAGATCTACAGAAAAATTCAAAAAGACTATTTTCCTCCTATAATTTTTGAACCAGAGTTTCCTGATGAATTCGACAATGTAATGGCTAAAATTTTAAATCTTGAACCAGACAAATCAGCTGTATCCATGCTAGGTCTAGGTGCCATTGGATTGGCAGCTAGAGAGAGTGGTTTGATGGATACACGATCAGTCAAAGAAGTGGCCATGGCTGTCATAAAATATGCTGAAGCAGACCCGGAAGTAGAATCCGAACCAGATGCAGACCCGGCACCACCACCGACCAATACCCCTGAAGGTGAACCGGACACTGAACAATTTCCAAAAACACCAGTTGAAATACCAGGACGCAAACCCGGTGGTAGCAGAGTTGGAAGTGATGGAGGTAGCAGAGTACCGCTTCCGAAACCCCCTGTAACAACTCAACCCTCACCCGTGACTGGAGGTGGAGGAGGTGGTGGTTCGAAAAAACCGGGCAAACCGGCCAAACAAGCTCCAAATCTAGGACCAGGTGTTCCCACCCCGTCGCCGCAAGCACCGAGTTTAGGTGCAGGTAGTGTATCACCGGCAAAGCAAGCTCCTAGTTTAGGTGCAGGTAGTACCAGTGGTTCTACAGCCAGTTCAACTAAATAATATACACACCATGAATGATAAACTTAGTAAAATAAAACAGCTAGTAAAAGGTGCTGAACATGTCAATGAAGTCCGCTTCTCACAACCCGGGGAGACGAACAATCCGGAAGACCCAGACATGAACATCTCTCAAGAGAGACTGGAGCGTATGGGTTCTGAGATTCTAGCCAGTCCACTGCTAGTTACAGAAGATGATGTGGTCAAGAGAGAGGTTATCCACAGAGCTCTTGATGGCTGTCCATGTGCCACACAGGAGTTGCTTTGGATGTTCAGACAAATGAAAAAAGGAGTATATATAACTCGGAATTCTGATTTTTGTGATAGAGTCAATCCTGGTATATTGAATTCATACAAAAGTGCATTCCCTGGATACGATGTACAGGGTGATGGTCCATCTAAAGATGATAGGTTTAAATATGAACCATCCGAGAGTAAACCGAAACGTAAAAAAAGTATACTAGATCTAGATGATGACGATGATGATGATACACCACCACCTAGAAATATTAAAAGTCCACTGGACCTGTAAGCATGGACCGTGATCAACAGGCAATATACGAGAACTACACTGAAGGGTTTGCTAAAGATGCTGGTAAATTGCTAGGTAAAGCTTATGATCGTATCAAAACCGCTGGGAAAGATTTTACAAGTGGTTTCAAGGATGAGCAAGATGATGAACCTAAAAAACCTCGCCGACGACCGGATTCAACTATACCCAACCTCCCGGTACAATTGGCACCTCTAGACGGTACTGTAGACAACTACAAACCTAAAAAACCAATCAGTAGTACTAATGTGAATGTATCTAACGATCACCCGATTCGAGACATACTAGGTGGAAAAGATGAGAAACCGGTCAAGAAACCTGAACCGGTCAAGAAACCAGAACCACCTAAGAAACCGGAAACAGCTGAGGAGCCTGAATCGTCTGAACCTGGTACATTTAAAGACTACATGTCTGATGTTGATGATTCGGAAAAGCAAGGTTTGTCCGCGTTAAAGTCTATGATTGACGCGCATAAAATATTTCCTAAATTGAGAAATGAGATTGCTGCTCGTCCGGAACAGAAAACAAAAAATATACTAGAAATTCTGGCAGACCCTGATACAACAAGACTACCCACACCCTTCGGTGACATTGATGTAAGTTCTGCACAATCGTCAGCATCAAGCGGTAGTGGTGATTATAGATATTTTTTAAATATGTTAGAACGTGGTCCTAATGATAAAACTCGTCAACCTGGTCAAGCCGGAATACCACCGGAGCGAGACAAGCTGGTACCAGCAGAAACCATGACCATGGTCGACCCAAAATACATCTGGTTATCATACATATCTCAAGCTTTGAATAGGAGATGGTACGAATTTGACTCATTCAAAAATGTTCATCAAGCTAAAGAGCTTATCAATCGTTTAATCACCACCGGGGTAGAAAAATCTATTGCTGAGCGAAACAAAATTAAAGATTTTTATGGTTTTGACTCTCTAGATGACATGTGGGACAAGATCGCGCATGATGTCGGTCATGTTGGTAAGAACATCAATAACAGAGGATATAAATTTGATCCGAAACATTTCACTGGGAATTAACACTTGAATATCCATGTAAAGGCATCTATAATTATTAGATGCATTACAGTACAAAAACTATTGAACTAGGTAGCTGCGCGTTTAGACAACCAAGAGCCACTAGCCATTGTAGATTCATACATGGCTACCAACTCAAAGCTAAATTCTGGTTTGCGGCAGAAACTTTAGACGAAAACAACTGGGTTGTAGACTTCGGTAATTTTAAAGAATTTAAAGCACTGCTCAAACAACAATTTGATCATACCACTTGTATATCTAGTGATGATCCTAAATTAAGCGTGTTCAAGCAACTAGACCAAGCCGGTGTGTGTGACTTGCGCGTGATGGATGGTGTGGGTATAGAGAAATTCGCTGAATGGTGCCATTCAGCAGCAGACAATTATGTAGGTGTGATAACCAAGCTCAGGTGCAGATGTGTCAAAGTAGAGGTGTTTGAACACCAGGACAACTCAGCTGTATATCAAGAATTTCCGGGGAGCGAAAAGACATCAGATACATATATCTCTAGTGACAGTTACCTATCGACACTAGAACAAGAACATCATGAAGAGACTCGCGAGTCTGTTGAGACTTCTGAAGAATCGGTCGCGCAAGAAATCAAACAACAGGATGATAATGCTAAAAAAATTACCAAGCCACCATTCAAAACACCTCCACCTAAATTGAAAGATGCTCAAAACAAGACAGTGGGTAAATGGGTGGATCCAAAATATAGTGGTAAAACTAAAAACACGTGGTTATTTTAAATATATGGAAATAGATACATTAAACATTTCAGAAGATTTTTACAGCGTTCAAGGTGAAGGTCAAACCAGTGGTGTACCAGCGTACTTCATACGACTCAAAGCATGTAACTTGATGTGCGGAGGTGTCGACGGTAGCCTGATGAAGTCAGGCCAAGCAACATGGTGGTGTGACACAGAGTATGTGTGGAAGAAAGGCCTAGAAAAACCTTTCAGTTATCTAGTAGATAGGTGGAAAGAACAAAACGTGTATGACTGGATCAAAGAAGGTCGAGTCAACTTGATATGGACTGGTGGTGAACCAACTATACCCAAAAACCAACGCGCCATCGTAGGTTTCTTGAAATGGTTTTATGACAAACATTCTACATGGGGTGATGATGAACAGGACATCAAGGACAGCCCACAGGGTAGATATTTGTTTAACGAGATAGAAACCAACGGTACCATGTATATAGAAGATGATTTATTTGAACATCTAGATCAAATAAACTGTTCTGTAAAACTAGCTAACAGTGGTATGGATAGCAAGCGCCGGATAGTACCACGCGCATTGGAAAGAATCATGGAGCACTATAATCACTGGTTCAAGTTTGTAATAAGTGAAGAATCATGTTTAGAAGAAATAGAGAGAGATTTTATCAAACCTTTCGGTATACAACCCAAGCGAGTGCTGATGATGCCCGGGTTAGACAAACGTGAAGATTATCATGAACGTACACAGTTTTGTATGGAGATGGGTAAAAAATACGGTTATACGGCATTGACTAGATTGCATGTTAGTGCGTGGGATCAAACAACAGGAGTATAAATAATTACATGAGTATGCTAAAAATTACAGAACGTGGAGTGCTGCTATGTTGCGGTAAAGACAAGTGTCCGGAAGTTGTATTGGATGATGATATACATGTGAGTATTACAGATGATCATGGTAACACTGTCCAGCTAGAAATTGAACAAGCGGAACTGCTTGGAGATGCATTAAAACATCTCCAGAAAGACAAGTGAATTTACCATTTTGGTTGCAACTAGTCTCGATGACTGGTGCAACAGCAGTCATTGTGTATGGTAGCATTTTAAAAATACCGCGTGACTGGTTGAAGGCGCGCCATACATTATTGAATGAGCTGTTGTCATGTAGTATGTGTGTAGGCTTTTGGACCGGTTTTGGTATGAGCCATTTTGTTAACAACGACTACATTACCCATGTATTCATGGGTCTAGCATGCTCCGCGACCAGCTGGTTGTATGATAGTCTTGTAGGTTCTACACAATCTATTGAAGTATTCTACTCTAACAAGAATAAATAAACACACAATGAACAGTTTTAAAAACTATGTTTTTCTACATGAAGGTAAGGACACACTTGACAGGTTCATCAAGTACTGTAAACATAGTTTAAACCTGCAGACCCCGTGCGAAATAGGTTTTGTAGACAGACCTGAACAGGACATGACGACCGGGAGTTTCAATCCTATGACTAGGGAAATAAAAGTGATGAGCGGTGGTCGGGCTCTAGTTGATATATTGAGAAGCTTAGCACATGAACTAGTACATGCTAAACAACATGAACAAGGTCGTCTGAAACCAGGGTGTGGTGATGATGGTAGTCCAATAGAAAATGAAGCCAACTCACTGGCCGGGGTCATCATGCGCAAATTTCAACGTGCGCATCGAGACATATATGAAAAGTAACGAGCAACCTAAAAGTGTGTTGATCAAAGTGTCGAGCCTACCACCATCAGAATCTGTACGTAAATGGTTTCAAAAACAGATACCTAAAGGGGTTAAAATACTATACACATTGAAGTCTAAAGTTGAAAAATAATCAATTGTAGTTAATTATATATATTATGAGAGTAGCTGTAACTGGAACTGCGTGTGTGGGTAAAAGCACATTTGTGAATGATTTTTTAAAAAATTGGGAAGGCGTGTATCATAAACCCTCAGAATCATATAGAGACATCTTAACTGAAAAAGGTTTAGATCACAGCAAAGAGACTAACAAAGAGACACAACAAACCATTCTAGATTTCATGGTGGATCAGCAAATGAAATACACACGAGATGATCATGTTATATTTGACCGGTGCCCCATAGACAACATAGCATATTCATTGTATTCATATGACAAGCAGTTGAGTGACATCGATGAAGAGTTTATAGAGAGTTGTATACCGCTGGTGAAAGAGAGTATGAAATTTATAGATATAGTATTTTATATACCGTATGATAACACGATTAGTATCGAGAGCAACGGAACCAGAGACACCGACCCGGGATACATACAAGAAGTTGACGGAATTTTGAGGCAGATCGAGTACCAATCCCTGCAACCCTCGAGTGTGTTCTTTCATACAGACGACCGCCCGGCAGTGATACAGCTGTCAGGGTCACCTAGAGAGAGGATTCGACAGGCTAGCTTGTACGTAACAGACGATGGTGATACATATGATGAAGGGGATAGTGATATAGACTGGGAAGAACTAGCTAAATTTAATATCAAGCCAGATGATGTGTTCCCTGGAGGAAAGTTGTAGTTTTATATAAATACTATAGATGAAACAATTTGACGACAATATACAAGACCTGTACCAAGAGAATGTCAACAGTATAAAAGTGACCAGAAGACAGTTCTACCCCCGGAATTTCGAGCTGAGCCAAGAATTTGTTGACGCGTTCAAAAGTGAATATAAAAGATTGATGGAATCTGGCCAACGACCGAAAAGCTTGCTAGAGAAAATCAACAAAGCTTTAAAGTTTCATATCAACTAAGTTGAACTAATCCCGGCGACCACTCGCGCATTTATAGTGAATGGGAAGGACTCTCTATCGTCAACAGAGATTTGCCGGCCACCATTGTTTGGATCATGCGCCGGATTCGGTCCGGTGGAATCATCTATACCATCACCGTTTGTATCGATAGGTATTGTTGGTGCATTACCGGATGCGTCAGTTATTAACGTGTATTCCACCATATCATCAAAGCTCTTACCACCAAATCTAGCGATCGTCCATGTGTACTCGACTCCATTATCTTTCAATTCCCCTTTGGCAAAATCTGTAACCGCAAAAAAGCCTGGGTTTGTGTAAGGTGTATTGTCAGTCCTGGTCTTGGCATCTGTACCACCACTGTACTGTACTGCAAACTGTAAACTACCAGCATTCACCGTGTATTTAGCCGGGATTTCTAGCGCGAACGTGACGCTAGGTGAACCTACAGTTATGGTGCCTTGAGGCTGTCTCGTGAATACATCCACACTAGCCAAAGCAGTGTCCAGCACCGCGCCTAACAAACCCCCATCATTCGCTTCCGGAGCGGAAGTTGTACCACCATTGTACACGAGATTGGCGCGGTTGGTAATGTCTGCAGTACCACGTAAAGGTATGATCGCCGCGGTTATCTGACTATACACACTGTCGAAAATCATGGCACTCAACGTCTCCATATTGTTGTCTAGTACTCGACTCTCGTCTGAAACCGGGTCGTTGACTAAATTTGCGCGTGTCTCTTGCAGTGTGGCTTCAAACGTGGCACCATACAAGTTTGATTGTAACAAGTTCAACGAGTCATTCAAAGATGTGTTCACGAGATATATCGGACTGTCCGGGTTGGTCAAGTCGACTGCTGCTGTTAAAGTTTCCACTTGTGTGGATAGAGACGTGACATTAGTTTGTAGATCAACCGCGAATGTGGTGTTGTCCTGATCAATAACAAAATTGTCAAAATCTAACAATTGTGTTCCACCAGTAGTCTCAATTAGAAAATAATCTCCACCGGCGATGGAATCGCTCTGTGGTAAATCTTTAATGTTACGTGATTCGGCCATGTTATTATTTATACAGAGTGTTGTAATTTTGAACTCTTTAGTTGTTTTACATTAGATGGGTTCAACACATCTGACAAAAACAAGTCATGACCAAATGTAACCAATCGAGAGTCTAGGTGGTATAATATATATTTCAAGTAATGTGGTTTGTTCTTCAACACATCATCAAAAATACCTGGTGTTATATGTTTCATCATATGCTCATCTATTATGTTCTCCGGCATTGGTTCCGGGAGAAACTCTCCCCAGTTCACAACCGGATCATAACGCTCATTCACCTGGTCAATGGACATTTCAGATTCAACATAATCATAATGTTTGTACCACATCTGCTTGATGTAATAAAATGTCGTGTTGAGTGACTGTAAATGTATGAAACCGTATCTATCATCTTGCAACCTTTTCAAGTTCACGCTAGGTACTCTTGCCAGATGATAACCCTCTTTTGACTGTGCATTTTTACACATCTCATAAACATTTGCATGTTTCAATGACACCAGGAAACCTCGCCGATTCGTTTTGTAGTTTGTATCTGTTCTCTGATAGTATAAATCACCCGCGCAATTGTATTGGTATAATTGTAAATTATATTTTGTTGATAAGTCAATAATATTGTCAAAATCATCCAATATGGATTTACTCAACAGCTCATCTGTATCTATAGACACGACCACACCGTCAGAGCATCCATTGTCATGACTATACTGTATCATCTCGTAACGTATATGTGCTTCTGTCTTCCGGTCCTTGTCATGCAACACCACGGCCCGATCACCGAATATTTGATGAATTGTATTCACTGTATCATCACTACTTTGATCATCATAAAATACCCACTTGTCAATCGGGTAATGTTTCCATACCTTACCTACATGCGACAGGAGTACCTCTTCATCACGTATCATAACATTAGCAAACACTTTAGTTTTAGATGTAGACACATGTCTGTTACTATCTACAATATCAGGACCAGACGATTTGATATGTTTTTTTAGTATATTAGCCTGCGCATTTCTTTCTGATTGCTTGTAATTGAACAATGAGTATGCGGAGCCCCACTCGCAATGCTGCTTCAATTTCCGTGTGGTGTCATCCACATCTCCGGTGATACTATGATGCTCATGTTTAATTTTCAAGTTGTGCATGAAAGTGCATCGCTGGGCAAGATTATACACATCTGTCAACCATGTGTCACAAAACAGATGTTTGAAATATCGTGGTAAATAACCATCTAACAAATTGACTGTGTCTCTATGAACTATTGAATTAGTTGCAACTACATACCGAAGATTCTCTTTTTTTGTTTTATCTTCGTCTGATAAATGACGTAGCTGCAGGCAGTCATCGAAGTGCACCAATTCTACATTATCAACGTAATTAGTTCTCCAATAATTCACAATCATCTCGTCCCATCTGTTTGTTTCAAACACAAAATCATCACCGCACATGCCTATGAGCGATTCTGTTGTTTGGGATACCATATAATTCCATATCCATGGGAGCCCGGGAAAGCATTTTTGATCAGGTATGATGATCAGCTGAACATAACTTTTCAACAGATGGTACTGCTTGTAATATTCTAATGTTTCATGATCATCATGATCTACACCTAGATATAAAACAAAATTTTCCGTCGCAGAGCATGTACTTTCTAATGACTTTATAAGTTTTTTCACACTATGTACTCGACATCGCGTCGGACATAACCAAGCTATTTTGTATGTATCATTCATTATATAACTGCACATATTGATTCAATATGTCTGATGTCTTCCAGTATTTGCAAAACCATTCCCGGCTCTTTGACCCTACCTCACGCAAATGATCATCTCCACGCTCCAGTAACCTGTATAGCGTGTCTTCTAACCAATATACGCTGTCACTGATAAAGGGTACATCCTCAGCACCAGTCAAACGTTTTAACATGTCACAAACTCGATCGTCAATCCAGCACACAGTAGGTTTACCTAATGCCAATCCCTCTAGTCCGGACAAATGAAACCCTGGTGTGACGCATTCATCTATCACCAAATCACAATTAGATTTGAACTCTAAACAATCACTACGTGTTGCATCGGTCAATGTACGAAAGTGTACTCGACTGTTTCTCATTTTCAATCGCTTCATCATGAGCAAAGTTTTATCGAAACCTTTTGTTTGCCATATTGTACCAGGCTGTTCAGGTGTGGGTGTCATACCGAACAAGACATGCTGCTTGGGATTGCATGGTGTAACATAACTATCATCAACATCAACAATGTTTCTCACACCAGTGTAACCAGAATACGCATCTAACAATGTATGGTAGTGACTGACTACAGTTTTCTTGACTTTGTTGTTGTTAGTTAACATGTTGATACTGTCATGTACCATCCTGTTTTCTGGTGGACTGTGGAATGTGACCAATTGCTTGGCATGTAAATCGTTTTCAATATACATGTTATGCCAATGTAACACATCCGCTCGATTCAATCTGTATTGTATATTCTGATCTGTATGTAATTTTCTCCGACATTCATTCAAATCAGTCGTCTCGGTTGTGAGTACCTCACTAGTCACTCCAGGAAGTTTGTTTAAATATTTTGACAATGTACTAGGAGCTCCGGCGCACGGAGTGGCTAGTATATGTACAATTTTCATTTTTGTATGTTGTCCAATTGTTTGACTATAAATTTCAAAATGTCGCTTCGCACGATATCCTCTTCACTGAAATTGAATGTGTATATACCTCGGTCCTCACTCTCTTGATTATCGAAACAATTTTTGACAGGAGCAAAACCAGACCGGGAGTTGATGTCACTCTGTTTAGTATCTCCTACAATCACAAATCTACTACCTTCACCAAATCTAGTCAAGATGGTGGTGAGTTCCCCGGTTGTCAGATTTTGTGCCTCGTCAACAATCACAAAGCTGTTGTTGAACGTGAGACCTCGAACGTAGTTGACAGGAACACAATGTGCAAAATTTCTACCTATCAACTCTTTACGTACCGTGACCCCGGCCAGTTCATCTAATTTTTCTACCAAAGGCATACTGTATGGTAAAAACTTGTCATCGACTTCTCCTGGAAGGCTACCCATTTTTTGACTGGCACTTTCTACCACGCTGCGTATATACACGATCTCGTCAATCGCATGTTTTTTTAACAAACACAACGCACCATATGTAGCCAGATATGTTTTGGCTGTACCCGCTGGTCCGTCTACTAGCAGCATTTTTGTATCAGACTTCAACATCATACCCACAAAACTTTTGTGTGTAACGTTGGGTGTGAAATTATAATTAATTTTAAAATCTAGGTCCCATGTGAGCGAACCAATATCGTTAGGTCGAGGTCGTGATTTTCTATTTGCCATTACATAAGTAATTATGTATGACAGCAGAAGTTGCAATAGTTATTCTAACCAAGAACAATCCTGACCTGGTCTCTCAGTGTGTGTCTAGTGTATTGGAACACACTCATGACGTACAGATTAAATTTTATATATGTGACACCGGAAGCGATCAAGACCACAAACTGCAACTAATTGCTACACTAAAGCACATGCTAACACCTAAAAACTGCAAATTTTTAGAATTCGAACAATACCACTTCGCTGGTAATAACAACTACGTTATCAACAACTGTATTGACGAACCGTATGTGTTGTTGTGTAACGATGATATAATTTTACAGAATAATTGTGTAGATCAAATGTACAAAAAAATTGTGTCAGACAACAATATATCTACTGTTGGTTGTAGACTAATTTTCCCGGACGGTAAAATACAGCATGGTGGGCAGCATGTGTATGTGGACACCACCGGGTTGCTACAATGCACACACCGTGGTTATGGGAACACAAACCAACTCTCTAACGATATCGTGGTAGGTTGTACCGCTGCATGTTTGTTGATAGATCGTGATAAATTTACAAAATGTGGTGGTTTTGATGAATCATATACTGAATGCTGGGAAGATATTCAATTAAACATGCGATATGTTATCACCGGGTATAAAAATTGGTATCTAGATACGGCAGTTGCCATACATCTGGAAAGTCAAACACGTACCAAAACAAAGCAAGCCAAATACCGCCTGAGATACGATTATACCTATAAACTTAAACCATGGTTTGATTCACTACCCGGGATCACACAACAACTCATACTCAACGCATGATACAGTTAAACTATATACGTTACGTTGATAGTTATGAACAATTTTGCGTAGATTTATATAACAGTTTATCTAAACACAATATACAAAATGTACATATTGTCGAACATAATAAACTTACCACGTCACAAAAGAAATTTATATCACAATTTTGTAATCCAGAGTTTATAACACCAGATAGATTCTTGGCGTTGCATCAACAATGTGCATACCCTATCAATATCAAAACAGATGAAATCCGTAGCGATGCTCCTGTAGTGCAGGCAGATGTCGCGATTGTTGTATATATATACTACACAATGTACCTCAGAGAAATTTGCTCGTATATCAATCGATACCGACAACAAGTGAATGCGGATGTATATTTTTACATTTGTGACAAATCCGCTAGTGATGATATCGAGAGTCAGATTCAAGAACATATGGAATCATCTACAGGTGTGCATCATGAATTTGTACCGAATAATGGTCGTGATATCAGAAGCTTTTTGCAATTTGTGAAAGACAAAAAATTTATAAAATATAAACATGTATGTAAGATACATGGTAAAAAAACAACATATCTACATGAAAAGTGGCGTGAGGAATACTGTAAAAGTTTGTTAGATAGTTACAGCTTTAACGCTAACATACTGAATAACACTAAAAATGACATATTTCCCGTAGATAAATTTAGTATCATAGAGAAATATAATCCTCGGAGTGTCAATTATATCTCAATGAACAATTTATCAAAAATGATGGGTTTAACTATACCTAGTAACATGAGAATTAAGTATAATGCCGGTACTATGTTCTGGTGTACAAATAGGTATTGCGACAGACTGTTTAATTTTCTAAAAAATATAGATATTGAAACATTGTTTGAACCAGAACCTATTGCGCTTGATGGTACTATGTCTCATGCTTGGGAACGTGTGTTTTGGGTGTTGTAATATTCAACTACATAAATAAATAATTCAGATGTCCAAGAATGGTAACGGTGTAACAATATTTAGAGTCAGTTCTATAGAGAATCTTCCAACTAATGTTACTGAGTATGTAAAGAACAACAATGACTGTATAATATTTACAAGCGATGACGATAGATCATCTACCGGAGTTCCGAGTTATAAAATATACAATAGTACCAATCTAGTTACAGGTAATATTGACGACACGATAATACAACAAATCAACACACTACTGAACTGTGAGTATAAAAAATGTATCATTTGTGACCAATTTCTAATTAAATCACATGAAGAAAAATCCGCTTTAGATTTAGTGGGTGGCAATTTGGATCGAGATTTTTATATACGCGCTTATCCAGACATAGTATCTGGTGGTTTCAATACACCTAGTAAAGCTGCACAACATTACTATAAGTATGGTGAGAAGGAAAACCGATTAATGTCTAGAGAGCATTTTTACAACCTTAACCCGGAGTTTGATAGTAAAACATATCGGTTATTAAACGGTATATCTCATCATATATCGGATGATCGACTACTTGTACATGCACATGAATCCGGTGAGAATTTAATTAAATATACACTAAAAAATAGCTTTGATGCAGAATATTACATGTATAACAATCCAGATGTAACAGCAGCTGGGTTTGATACACCACAGCTAGCGTATGCACATTATATAAAATATGGTCGTCATGAGGGTAGAGTGTGTATAAATACAGGAAAAAGTATACAAAAAAATTGGGAAATAACTGGTGAAAATATCATTCTATCACCACATGGAGGCTCTTGGTATGGTACCCATTATTTTGGCTGGAAAGGAACTATGCATCATTTGCATGAGGAGTTAATCGATCGAGGATATGATAAACTTACGTACAAAAATACACTATATTTTAACCCTTGGTTAGAAGAACTTACTACATGGGGTAGAGACATGGTAACTAATAGATGGGTGATGGACTCTATTATAGATAATGATATAAAATTAATAACATTTGTACACAACCCACCTTTCGAGCAATGGGAAACTATATATAAGCGCTCAACCCCCAAAAGTATAGATGAACTAAGCAACCAGGTTAAAACAACCCCGGGGAATTTTAATGGTTTGTTAGTCCAGCATGCACTACCAGAGTTAATCAGTAACGATACATATTATAAAAATTGTGATTTCCGGCTTATGCAAAAAGCTGAGTACATATATACTGTCTCTAGAAATCATAAAAAGTACTTGACACGACCGGATATATTGAAAAAATTTCCTTTCCTTAAAAATAAAATCGTCTCAGTTAATCACCCTATAACTGATGACATAAAAACTAGATTCGACATCAAGCAGTATAAACAGTCTAAAAATAAACAAATATATCATATAGGTTGGTGGATGCGAAATTTAAAATCTTTTAACGATATTAAAATACCGGGTAATATACATAAACGATTACTAGTCAAAAAAGACTTCAGCAACCTTACAGATATCATCAAATCATCCATGTATAATGTTGAGCTTATCAAACACCTAGCAAATGATGAGTATATAAAAATTTTTGAAAAGAATATATTGTATATGGATGCATTCGATGTTACGGCTAGCAATCTGTTGTTAGAGTGCATTAGATGCGAGACACCTGTACTGTTGAATAGACATCCGAGCTTCGAACAGTATATAGGTATTGATTACCCTATGTTTTATGATAATGTAAAAGATATTGAAAGTCTGACTAGCGATCAGTTCACTAGTCTTGTTGAAAGGACTAATAAATATTTACATAATTTAGATAAGTCCCACGTATCTCAACAGACATTCAACCAGAAAATATTATATGATTTAAAAAAACTAGAAAAAAAATCTGAATCAGTGATGTTGTCATGGGTGACATCGTTGTATAAAGCAGATGAATACTTTGATGATCTGTGTGAGGATTTTAAAAACCAAAATTCAAAATATCCAGATGAGCTAGAATGGGTAATTGTGAGTGTAAAAGATTCACATAGTAAAAAAACACAAAAAAAGATCGCAGACCTGGAAAAAAATCACCATAATATAAGGATAATAAACATCACTAAAAAGGAAGACCCAGGTATTTATAAGTGTTGGGAATTAGGAATTAAAAAATCTACCGGATTATATATAACAAATGCCAATCTAGATGATCGTCATGACCCGGATTTTTCCCGGTATATGATAGATTTCCTGTCCAATTCACCGGCAACAGATATAGCTTTTGCTCCAGTTGTAGCTGGTAAAAGTTACGTAAAAAAATATAATGAACACGTGAAAAAACACAACGATATGTGGTTTAATGAGTATAGTGTAGGTCAACCTTTGCATATTGAAAACTTCTGGAACTGCAATAGTAATAATACGTGTAACCCATGCCACTCTGCCCCGGTGTGGCGCCGAGAGATACATGAAATTGTCGGTTACTTCGATGAGAAAAAATATGGTAGTATTGCAGACTGGGCTTTGTGGTTAAGATGTATAGATTCAAATTTAAACATCGCGAAGTCTTGGGAAGGTCCGTTATCATACTATAGAATAGTTGATAACTCGTATGGTAGAACTAAAACAGACAATGGTAAGAAACAAGCTCTAATAAAGCAATATAAATTTAACAGATGAGCATGAAAGTTTTATTATACGGTAATTGCCAAGTTAGTAAATTAATACACTCCGGGTTGTTTACACAATGCAAAGTTGAAAATATTTTATGTTATGCAACTAATATATCTCAAAAAAGCTTTTTGAACACTATTAAAGATGCAGACATAATAATAACTCAACCAATAAAAAGTGATTACAGAGGTAAAAATTATTTAGGTACAGATTATATATGTAAACATCGGAAAAAAGATTCAGTTTTACTAATGATACCATCTATTTTTGGTGGTGTATATTTCCCGGATTTAGTGTATGTAAAAAATAACCTAGGTGGCCTAGTGACGAATCCATGCGATTACCATTACTTAAATTTAATAAAATATTATCTGTCCAAAAAACCGGTAAACATGTTTTATGACGAAGTGTTTGATAATAGTGATTATATAGACAACGCTGAATTATCAAACCATATCAGCACTACAATACAGTTAATTAGTAATAAAGAACAGGTTGCAAAAGAAACATACCCGGATGCAAATTTTATTGATGTATCAAATTATATCCGGGACAACTGGGTGGATAAGCTACTATTTTACTCGGTGAACCACCCTACAAATTATATATACAATTATATATTGAATAATATTGTTGACCGTGAATTGGTAAAAATATCTAATTGTGGTATGGAAAAAACTTCTTATCCGGAAAATATATACACTCACATCCCCGGAGAACAGAGAGGTATAATGTATAAGTCAGTACGTGATCAACTTAAATTTGACATTAATTGTTACAAACCATGTATGAACGGTATAACCGATAACTATAAAATCATTAATGAGTATTATACTAGTTATAATGAACACGGTACAGAGTTCGAACCGCTAAAATATAGCCTAGATAAGTTTACATATAGAAATAATATCGGTTATGATTGATTAAATTAACTATTAGAGTAAATAGAAATAATGCGCAATAGTAACTACAGTTATTACAGAGCAGGGTGTAGCGAAGGCTGCTTATTGTATGTACATCATTTAAAGACTATAGGTGAAATTGATAGTATAAAGCATATGTATTCACCGTGGAAGGATATGAAATGGTCTTGCCGGTGGTTGTACAATACTGCTGGTCTCTACGACAGTACAATAGATATCCACCGAGAGAGTGAAATTGGTCTAGAAAAAATTATTGATTCACCGGTGTTAGATCAATGGGTGGATAGCTACAAGACTGCACTAGCAAACTCAACCTTTTCTTTATTATTACTACATCAAGGTATAGGTTTACAGGAACATATGGATAAATTCAGCGATGAATATAGTAAATGCTATATATCAACACATCTAGGTAATTGGAATTGGTCAAAAGGTATTATTCCAATGGTAAAACAAGACTTTAAGATTTTTGAACCTATAATAAACGATATAAACACATGGTTTGATGAATCACAGAAAATATGTAAACGCGCTCTCAGTAATAATCGAGTATTAATTGTAAGCAACATGGGTAAAGCCTGTTACGATAGCTATGTAGATAACAACCTATATAATATATCGGATCTAGGGTATATAGAATACCCCTCATGTTTTGGTAACACTGGACCAGATAAAAACCACATGGAAACTGTATCTCGTATAGCGGAGGAAATAAATAGTGTTGTTAAAAATTATGATGTTGTTATATTTGCTTGTGGTGGTAATGCACCAGTACTAGCCGATAGAGTGGTTGGAGATGTTGATAAGATATCTATAGGTAGTGGTTTATATAGTATATTTAATGTCACACCCGAATCACAAACACCTCCGGAAGGTGTATATAAGATACCTAAAGATATACGTGGAGACATAGTTCGATACTATGGAAAAAAAATTGTTAAATGATAAAATACCCACACCCTTCAAGAGTAAACTATACAGATTATTTGAATTCATACCCTGACTTACAACATGCGTTTGGTAGCAATATAGCCGCAGCTAAACGTCATTGGCAAACTACCGGTAGATTTGAAGGCCGTCATGTTATGTTAACAGATGTAGATTATAAAAAAATAAATAATTATATACTAAATAATCACCATTCACTAAATACCAGCTCTAAAGTTAACGTCTTAACCTGTATGTATCATGATACTAACTCTAGTAGAATGTATGAATATCAACTAGCATTACAGTTAAACTTACAAAACCCTAATGTTGAACATATCCATGTAATGTGGGATGTACAGACCGGGCCGTCGGAACATTTGATCGAGTCCCATGATAAACTAACTGTACTACCATGTATAGGGCGACCTAGTTTCCAATCGTTATTTGAGTATTGCAACAATTGCAAAGATAAAAGTTTGTGGTGTGTAAGTAATGGTGATATTGTGTTAACAAATGATATTGATAAGTTAAAAGCTATAAACTTGTCAAACAAGTTATTAGCTTTGACAAGATGGGAGTTTGTGTCGGAAGATGATATATCAATATTTCATGAACATGAACGACCAAATAAATATTCACAAGACACATGGTGGTTTGAAACCCCGGTACTTATACCGAGTGAGCTGCAATTGATACATGTTGGTGAATTGTTATGTGATAGTAAATTGAGCGAAATTTATAAACACTACCAACACCCGATTTTTAATCCATGTATTGATATTAAAACGTTGCACATGCACATGCAAAACGCTAGGACGCAAACATATAATACATCGCATCCCGGACACGTTGAATGTTGTAGCTTGTTAGATATATATTAACGTGAAAATATTAGTAACTGGCGGTACTGGGCTCGTAGGTCATGCGATTAAAAAAACCGCTATATCGTATGATTATCAAATAGAGTATATGTCGTCTACAGATTGTGATCTCAGAGATTTCAACCAGTTGACTGAGCATGTGAAAACATCCCAACCAGATTGCGTTATACACTTAGCAGCAAACGTAGGTGGTTTGTACAAAAACATGAACTACAAGGTAGATATGTTCGAAGACAACATGCTAATAAATTTTAATATAGTCAAAGCATGTCATGACCACCGGGTAGGTAAATTTATCGGTATACTATCTACTTGTATATTCCCGGACGATACTACATACCCTATTGATGAAAACATGCTACATGATGGTAAACCTCATATGTCTAATGATGCATATGCATATGCGAAACGCATGTTAGATGTACAATGTCGCGCATATAACGAACAATATGGTACCAATTATAACTGTGTAATACCTACGAATATATATGGTGATAATGACAATTATAATCTAGAAGATGCTCATGTGTTACCAGCACTAATTCATAAGTGTTACGTCGCTAAACAGTCAAATTCACCGTTTGAGGTGAGAGGCTCCGGAAAGCCTCTCCGGCAGTTTATACATGCAGACGATTTAGCGGATATAATCATGAAACTGGTTCCCGTAATTCATCAAGAGAATATCATAATAAGTCCATGTGAAGAGCATACTATTGCACAGGCAGCAACATATATAGCACGTTCATTTGATTACGAACATGCGTTAGTGTTTAACAAAAATTATAGTGATGGTCAGTATAAAAAAACTGCTAATAATACCAAGTTAATGGACTTGTTACCGGAAACAAAATTTACAAGTCTACAGACTGGTATAGAAAAAACAGTCGAATATTTTGTCAATAATCACCCAAAACTAAGATTATAAGTGTAATGAAAAAAGCGTTAATAACTGGAATCACCGGTCAAGACGGTTCATATTTAGCAGAGTTGTTGATAGACAAAGGTTATGAAGTACATGGTTTAGTCCGGAGATCTTCTTTGATAAATACACACAGAGTAGATCATATATATGATAAAATAAATTTACATTACGGTGATCTCACTGACTCAACAAACATTATAAATATCTTGCAACAAACTCAACCGGATGAAATATACAACTTAGGCGCTATGAGTCATGTAAAAGTTAGTTTTGATGTACCTGAATATACAGGAGACGTTGATGGTCTGGGCACGTTAAGAATATTAGAAGCAGTCCGGTTACTAAACATGATTGATAAAACGAAAATATACCAAGCTAGTACAAGTGAGCTGTATGGTCTAGTACAGGAGGTACCACAACGTGAAACTACACCATTTTACCCACGTTCCCCATATGGATGCGCTAAACTATATGGTTACTGGATTACGAAAAATTATAGAGAGTCGTACGGTATGTACGCATGTACTGGTATACTGTTCAATCATGAGAGTCCTAGAAGAGGTGAGACTTTCGTGACACGGAAAATAACTTTAGGTTTGAATAAAATATTGAAAGGCGAAACTGATAGACTGGTAATGGGTAACATTGACAGTAAGCGTGACTGGGGCCATGCTAAGGATTATGTCGAAGGCATGTGGTTGATGCTGCAGCAACCATCACCAGATGACTATGTCCTATCAACTAATGAATATCATACAGTACGAGAATTTATTGAAAAGGCATTTACCATCAAGGGGTTCAATATAATGTGGGAAGGTTCCGGGGTTGATGAGGTAGGGTATGACAGCATTACAGGTAGAAGGATGATATACATCGATGAAAAATATTTTCGTCCGGCGGAAGTTGATGAATTACTAGGTGATTCAACAAAAGCTAGAGAACAATTAAACTGGTCACCTAGAACGTCCTTCGATCAGCTTGTTACTGATATGGTCAATAATGACTGCGAGTAAATCTATAGAGATATTGCCAGGTGTGTATGGAGTTGAATACCAATTTGTAAACAAATCCAAAACAGTCACTAGTTTTGATGATTTAGTCGCTACAGTTAACACCAAGCCGGTACCTAGCGTTTTGACTTCTAGGTGGAATGAGCGGGAAATCGGTAACAATATTAATATACGTCAGTTACAATTTGAAACACCTATTGTAATGGTGAATCCAACAGCTGAAAACATACCACATCTAGAGCGTATGGAAAATGTACATCAAGTAATCACGAGTGACAAAAAGCAAAAACTATACAACAAATGCGCTCAGTATTGTGTAGACGTGAGAAATCCGGATGGAGTGCTGCACGACGGTATTGGACCATATAACACAGTTATATATCCAAATGATCTATACACTAAGAGAAAAATAATTCATAAAATATGGACACAAGATGATATTCGAAGATACAACTTAATAGATGAACAATACTACAGCAGCCTTGTAGATACAATGTACGGTACATACCCATCCGGTGTATTAGCGTACATTGAGTATTTGAAGCAAGTTACATACCCGGATAGTAAGTTTATTGCTCTTGCATGGGTGGATATATCTTCACTACCACCGAAGGATCAACTCTATATAAAATCATGTGAACATATAAAAATAATCGACTAAAATAACATGTATAATAGAATATTCGCATATATTAAAAATGAAAGTCATATAATACGTGACTGGCTCAACCATCACGGGTCTATAGTACCATGGTGGGCTATACATGTGTATGATAACAATTCTACAGACGGTACCCTTGAAATATTGCAAGAATATAAAGAAAATTATGGTATAAACGTGTACAGCCATGACGTGTTTATAGAAAAAGGTGATGTGATCACTAACAAAATAGCACAATACAACAAACAACCAGGTATTTCGATACCGTTAGATGCTGATGAATTTATATGTATGTGGGATGGTATGGGCAACCGAGTTGTAACATGTTCAGATACAATTAAAAAATATATAGCAACACTACCAGACGACGGAGAAATATACATGACAAGAGGTTGGTTGAATAGTGTACCGGAGAAAAAAAATTACGATCACCCGGTGCATGAAATAAACAAATTTAACTGGGACTTAACAGACTCGGGCATGTGTAAAAAGTTTTTCCGGAACGGTACTTTTAAAACAGTAGATCTAGGATACCATCACGGTACCAGTACAAACAATAAACAGCATCAAACCGACATTGTGTACCTGCATTATCACGACACCGGGTATGACCGGAAAAGAGCGCGATGTGAGGATATAATTAATGGCCACGGTATACCCATGAATTTAATTGAACAGCGGATCCAAAATAATGATTTGATAACTGGTGGGCAATTCGATGGAGTAGGTCGTGCCAACGAACTAATAAACATTAATCAATGGGAGTATAAACCGGTTGATAGTTGTGACGTAAAAATTAACACCCCATGGTTAAATGAGTAGTTTGGTAAAGTTGGCCACCATGGTCAAAAATGAAATTGATATTGTTGAGGACTGGATAATATATCATGGTAACATGTTTGGTTATAACAACATATATATTGTAGATAATCGTAGCGACGATGGTACATATGAAATGTGTGAGCAATACAAAAATAGTCATGGTATATATTTAACATCACGTGATGATTATAGAGCCAAGGGAGCTCACATGCATCATATACTGAGAGATGTGGGTAGGAAAGATTACCAATTCGCGTGGCCAGTAGACATTGATGAGTTTATAACTTATTATGATTACAATACACAGACGCTACATCCGGATAGGACTGTTGAGTATTTAAATCAATTGAATGTTAAAAATGATACAGGTATATACAAAACAGATTATATAGGGTCATACATAACAACACCAGGTGGTTATGACCGGGCGGCTAGACAAGCCACGAGAGGTTATCACAATAGCTACAATCAATTTGCAAAAACGTTTTATAAATATAATAAATTTAAAACAACTGACCATGGGAACCACCATGTACACGGTGTACATGAATCAGAAGTAGCGTACGATACGACTAGTATATGCCTCGTTCATTACCATGAGAGAAGTTATGATCAAATAGTGTGTAAAACAAAAAATAATTGCGCAGGGTTCGGTTATCCTGTTGATGATATAGACACTCTCGAGCAACTCCTATCAAAGAACCCAAACCTCCCTGGTAACCACCATATGAAGAGATTGATAGATATATTATCTAATAAATTTGATATAGGTGTACACGATGAACATGTAGGGATTTCTTTACAACCGGTAATAAAGTATATAACTGATACACAATAAAATAAATTGAAAACTACGATTTAATATACTATAATATATCGTATGATAATTAATGATATTGAGTGTTATGATGGTGCGCTGCTGCATGATAGATTCGCGTATAAATTTTTTAGAGAAAAAACATTACCTATAGGTAACATTATTGCCTTCCGGTCTCCAATGATTGTAGAGGCAGATGGTATGATTGATACAGAAGATATATTGAAAAATGAGTTCATATATAGTGATGATGCGATAAATTTTTTGTGGGAGATACCGTGCTTGTCTGACCCGTTTGGGGCTGTAGCGTATCAACGGTTGTTAAATACACAAATTGCTAATGTGTTGAGCTCACGTTTTTTAAACAATGCCCCTATTGAGGTGGATGGTGATGATCTGATCGTACATCAAGATCATGAGCAGAACGGTGTAAGTCAGCCTAAAGGTAAATGTAGTGTGAGTATAACATATGTAAAATCCGGGGTGACACTAGGTCATACCGGAATAAACATAACCGCGGGTGATCGTGCTCCAGACCATGCATTTTCTACTAATTTGAACAACATGCAGGTTGGTCAATTCATGCGCGAGATAATAGACATGTTTTACCATATTAATGATGATATGTTTCTTGCGACGACCAAGACGATAGTTAAGTGAACATATTTAACTACCTATCAAATATATTATTTACTAAAAAAGAACCATCACTCAAGACTCTGGACCAGCAGAGCGACTACCAACCGTTTTTAGTAAATAGATGGTGTAGCATGTTGAACAAACAGACATGCAATTTAATAAACAACACCGCGAATATAATGTTTCAGGTTTTTGAAAATAAACAGGACCATTACAAATTATTGCATTACATTATACCACGTGAGCGGTTCAAGCGCATTAATTACATTAAAAAACATAAACCACGTGACGAGTACATGGACATTATTATCAAGTTAGCAAAAAAACTTGAAATTTCAACAAGGGAGATAAATGTTTATATAAAACAAGCAAACATAGATTTATCAAAATATGAGTACACAACAAAAAGCAAACATTGACGCGATTGAACCTACTGAGAGTTTAATCGATTTATCTAAAGCCCATGAAGATTCGCTAGATTCTACATTAATTGGATACGCGGTAGAATCTTTAGAAGATGATATTGTGTTGATAGAGTTTGTAGATAGGTTTGAAACTGGAGAGGAAATCATCCGGAATGGAATTGTAGTCCCAGCGAACGCGAACCCTAAGGCCTGGAGAGTCGGCCGGGTGGTGATGCAAGGTAAAAGTGCATTAACCACTCAACCAGGTGATTATGTAACATTTCCCAACAACATGGGAATTCCGGTGAGTAATCTGGTTATAAAAAACGATAACAAATTTGAAACTATTGGTCGAGGTCAATTTATCAATGCTCAACGTATATTTGGTAAGCTACATAGATTAAAAGAAGATGAAGGCTAGTGAACCAAGGTACATTAAATTCAATATTGAACAACAATGTTGTAGACATTAGATTCAATCGTCGCCGATCTAGACCCGGTGCCCCTATCACTAGACGTATGTTGTGTACGTTGGACGAGAGTGTACTGAATAGTGTGAATGGGCGAACTGTGCTAAATTATTTACCTGGGGGTAGCAAATTACCGTACGACCCTAGATCGAAAAATTTATGTTTAGCCTGGGATATAATGATGCAATCATTTCGTATGATTCCAGCTGATAGCACAACTATACTCAATCAGTATCCGGGAGATGATACGTTTTGGACATATTTTAACGAAAATGTATTACCTATGGATACATCTCAAAAAATTCAGTTCATGAACTCTTGACATGCTATTGAGTGAAAAAATAGAACAAGTATGCATGGAACTTATACAACATGATGTGAGGTTTGTATGTAATGGTAAAACGCTACGTCAAGGAAAATTGTTATTAGTTGCGCAGCGAGGCCATTATATAGGATTCACAGTGACTAACCAACATGACATACCTAAATTATATGAAGTTCCATACCCATACGATTACTATTTTGATACAGATCATCGGCAAATTGTATTTGATTATAGACTAAAAACATTATGTAATGAAAATATACATACACAGCTATTAATAGATGATTTACCTGTGAAAAAACCTCATCGACTATATAATTCTGTATTACAAGTTGACAGTATAGTATAATATTAATATAATACCAATGTGTCTATATTAAATTTCTTTCCGGTAGGGTACCAGCCTACCCCATTGCAGTCTAAGACATTAAACAAGATAGAGGCTGCATTTAAAAATAATGATACGGTGATACTGAATGCTCCGACCGGTTCCGGAAAGAGTTTTTTCGCTAGTACCCTCGCGAAGAGCTCACGAGAGATTGATGAATATAAGTACGAGGACATCAATTCTTACCGAGCTTTTATGGTTGACCAGACAGGTCAATATATACATACCGAGCATGATCAAGCACATGGTGCTATTTCATTGACAATAACCAAAGCTTTACAAGACCAGTATGTGGCGCTGTTCGAATGTGACACACTTAAAGGTAAAAGCAACTACACGAGTACTATTGACCCGAGCATGGATGTTGAGATAGAATCTGCTGTGATACCAAGACATATATTGTCACAGCATCGAGAGTCTGGTAAATGTCCATATCATAACGATAGAAACAAACTGTTGACTAGTCAGTACGGTGTTACGAATTATAAAATGTATATGCAACTACCGGGACATGTCAAGCAAAGGCAATATTTAATATGTGATGAAGCTAGCGAACTAGAAGACGATATTGTATCTCATAACACATGTGTTATAGATTATGACGTGTCGAAAAGGTGCGGGGTGTCTTTACCTATACTCAAGTCAAGTGAACCATTGGCGGTATACTCGTGGTTAGATGATGTGAACAATTTATTACATGACCATCGTATGTATTTGCAACAGCAATTGAGAAAAAAATCAAAATGGACTAGTAAAACTCAATCCAAATATACATATATCAACAGACTATTAGCCAAGGTACGACTATGTACAGACAACTTTTACAATTGTGAATATATAGTAGAAAAAAACAATACCACGGTACGACTGACACCTTTACATATAGACACTTTAACTAATCAGCTGTTTGATAACGGTGAGAAAATTTTACTGATGAGTGCCACTATCGTGGACCACAAAAACTTCGCAAAGTCATTAGGTATCACAGATTATAAATATATAGAAATACCGTCTGAGTTCCCTCCGGCGAAATCCCCAATATATGTTTCTAGCAAATACCCTTTGAGTAGAAATACAATAGATAAATTTTTACCTAAAATAGTAGATAATATCAATGAGATAGTATCTCATCATGGCGACGAGAAGGGTGTGATACATACACATTCACATCATATAACACAATTTATATATGAAACGCTTCAATGTGACCGGCTCGTATACAGAGAGCCCGGGGTTACAAATGAAGATATAATCAACATACATAAACAGTCTGACGAACCAACAATATTGATGTCACCATCACTAACTCATGGTGTAGATTTAAAAGACGATCTAGCCAGATTTCAAATTGTAGTGAAACTACCCTATCTACCGTTTAACGACAAACGGGTTAAGACCATTTTAGAAGCCGACCCAGACTGGTATGAGAATAAAATGTTAAATATATTAGTACAGTCTTGTGGTAGATGTACAAGATCTAAGGATGATTATTCAACTACATACATACTAGACGGTATGATATCCAGGGTACTACCTAAATGTAAAGAGAAACTACCGGGTTGGTTCTTACAACGGTTTGTTTGATAAATAATTATGTGAGATATCATACATTTAACTTTGAGGTAAAAGATTTAATAACACAATTTTTATCAGCTTTTGATGAGACAATTGTAAAGAGATACAATAAAGATAGAAAACCTACAAAATCTTTTGAACCGAGATATGTTTACGCGCATAAGCAACGCGTTGTACACGACCTTATAAACAAGAGTCAGCATATTCAATTACCGGTGATCGCCGTGTCCATGAATAGTATCGCGCGTGACCCGGGTAGAGTTTTTAACAAAATTGAAGGTTTCTCATACCCCCAAAGATACAGTCACCGAGAAGCTAGTAATGCATTCGATAAATTACCTCCGGTGAACCCAGTGAATATAGAGGTTACGATGGACATTATGACAAAATATCAGTCTGATTTAGACCAGATAATTACTAATTTTGCACCTTATGCGAACCCGTACATAATATTATCATGGAAAATACCGCAAGGTAGTAAAAGTGTTGACCCATTTCTAGACCCAGATGCACCAATACAAGAAATCCGGTCGGAAGTGCTGTGGAATGGTACCATTAACATGGATTACCCGAAAGATTTGCAAGCCAGCTCCGCATACCGAGTATCGGCTAACACAGGATTCACGATAAAAGGCTGGTTGTTTACTAAACCTAGATCGACAGGCACCGGTACGATTTTTGACATCCAAACAAACTACGTCAATGTTTCGTCACTAGATGATATCACTGGAGGTAGTTTGACTGATTGGAAAAACCTGAATAATAATCCAGACAATCCGCAATGACATGAACAAAGACCCGAACAACACGCTACGTACAAAAATTATTGATAAACAAGCCCTAGACGAATACGCTGACAATGTGAAACAAGATAATTTAGGCAGCCGCTCAGGAAACCGGGGGGATGTCTTTCGGGGCGCACCAGATATAACATGGTTTTCTTTGAGTAACACAACCAAGCAAATGGTGGTCGGGATTGGAGAAACACCAACAGTGTATGTAAGGGGTTACAGAATGTACGACACTAACAATATATTTTTAAGTGCTAGTGTACCTGACATGTTCATAAATGAACAACAATACGGTTATTTTGAAAAAAACTACACCAATCGGTTGAAAACAGAATACCCTAAATTCACTGGTGTGGTTGTTCCTCAATGGGATGAGTTTAATGATAACACAATCACATTTGAATTACCAGTACCAACTAAAGTGGGGTCAGTGGACTTGATAATACAAGGCCCGGCTGGATATACAATCTCTACATCTAGACAATACCCTTTTACGGACTCGACTATACAAAACATGTCATTACAAGTTATAGACTGATATACATGTAGTGAATAGTGTATGTGTCGATAAATAATAGTAATGCAATCAAACACAATAGATGGTATACAGGTCATGCCTCCGTTGCAGCTGGACTATCGATTAGACCCTACTATTGAGGTTATACATGAACCAATTTCATTTGAACAAGGTATTTCGTTTAAATATCATAGTGGGCTCAACAACACTAACGACATTACTTTTAACAAGTTTACCAATTTTTATCTTACAGATCAGCATAAAATATCTGATATAATTAGATTAAAACCACTACCGGATGAATACCCGGAGACGATTTCAACATATTTAGCATTCAATAGACTGAACAACGATCCATTGAGTGGCTTGAGCGCTTTGAGTGGAGAAACTTGTTTGACCGCTGCTAGCGCGGTGAGTGCTCTTGCTGAAGATGATACAGTGTCAGAATATTTGACTATATTGACAGACCAAACCGGAAGATCTACTGGGGCAGACCTCACTACCGTGACAAAAAAATTAAGCGCTGAAAAATTTATTGGAGCTAAATTGAGAGACACTCTAGAACAAAAATTTTACTTCAATATAACTTTTATAAACGGTGTTGATTGTGTTGTGAGTCACGTGGATGGTGAATCTAGATACTATTTATGTCATAGAGACGATGGATCAGCAGAACTGCAATTTGAAGAAGGTGTATTGGAACCGGGTCTAGAACATGACCCGGAGGAAATCATTGCACTATTTTCTGATGAACGACACTTATTTAAATATACATACTACAGAGATCATAATATCATACGATTATACAAGGAACATTTTTCGAAAATGAAAATTGTGGAGTTAATATCGGATGAAGACCGCGCCAAACCAGCGTTCGCAGGGGTACCACCATTACGATTGACAACTATACTCCCGGAATATCATGTCTCAGATCCCGGGAGCGATTTTGATATTGACACTAATTACCCTAACGTACTGGAACTCACAGACCGGACTGCCATGCGTGTTAGACCACCGACAACAAAATTAAGTGATGTTAGGTTAGATTCTAAAATTGTAAACTATGAGCAATCCAATGATTTGAGCAATTTGAATGTAAATACAAACACCTCGACCCAAGGATTGCTCAGTAATCATTTGTTACATTCTGAATATTATTATCTAACTGGAAATTCCCTACCAGTAAATATGTTGACACTCAAAAATCAATTGACAGGTAAAGAAAGATTGAGTACACAAAACTTATGGAGCGGAGAATCTGGACATCAGCAACGAGATTACAACAAGTTGTTTACAGGGACGAATCAATTACAAGGTGCAGATAGAATATATTTTGACTATACGGTCAAACAATTTGAAATTGAATTTCGATCCGGTATGAATTATTTCAATACACCGCAAAATATGGATCCGGTCAAGAGATTGAATATAAATGACTCGAAATTGTATGAATGTGGCGCGATAGGCTCGGATAACCCTAGCAGATCAGATAAAATATACAAACAACGTGCCAATTATTCTGACACTACTAGATGGGGAGATCCTACTGATGAACATACAGGTACGTGGTTATGCACTTGGTTGTCTGCTGGTGATGATCCGAGTGTCCAACCGGTATGGGTTGATCGATATTACAACCCGTCTACATCCAGTTACATTTCAGCGCTAACTAGTGTTTCAGATCCGCACAACACATATACATCAGTACAAGCAGATGCTATATTTGCCCGAGGTGATGGTGTGTATGACAAGACTAGTGATCTAACACTGGAACCTGGATGTATGTACGCATATTACCGAGTGTCGTCTAGAGACATGGTAAACAATTTGAAGCAATTTGATCCTGTATATATACAAAAAGGTTTAGATGAATACACATCCACAACAAATCTACCAAAAACTATAACAAACGACAACCAAGAATACGTGTTGGATGGATCTACATATGGTAAAATTAAAAATACAAAACAGTTGGGTAACGAGATGGGTACCGAATTGAGTATAGCATTTGATATAAATATAAAGAATTGGCAATCACCTGTAGGCCACCAATTGTTCGGTAATTACACAAATTCCGGAATAGGTCTGTTCAATACAAACGATGTGAGTCCGTTTGTATTTGTGTTGGGTAGTGACGGTACAAGTGTAGGCCAAGTTACACAAAACACAAGTATACGAATTTATGATAAAAAATTCAAACTGTACAACTATGTAACTAATAACGGTCACCTCAAAGACACTGACACGCCCGGTTATTTTGTAGACATTGTAGTACGAGAATTTCCAGACAATATATACGCGCTACTATCAACCGGTGATATATTGGAAATCGACCATGATGGTGTAGTATTAGCAAGTTACAATTCATGGAACAAACACTACGGTACTGGATTCACCAACACTATATCCGACCTGACATATGATAACAGATACATTTATATATTAACACACACCGGAACTGGGGAACATGACTATGATATCAACACATTTGATATGGTTAACAAAACTTTTACAGTCAACAGTACAGTATGTCAAGTTGCTATACCGGTACCTGACGAATTTATAGACAACAGTGTATACGATTACGGTCGCGGAATTAAATCCGGGCCACCTAATTTGTTAACTGTCAAAGATGACCCACCACCATATCAACATACACGTAACATATATGTTGGTTATGGAGACTCTATTAAAGTGGGTGATGATACATTATGGATCCATGTGAAGGGGTTACGAGATTCTCTTTCTGGTTTTCAAACAAAACATGATGCTGTATATGGGTTGGACATAAAAACATTGCAACTTCTTCCGGGTAAAATGTATGATACAGGGGTCGAAGATACAAATTTAAAATTATCGGTACAAGACTATACAGTTGATACTGCAGATAATTTGTGGGTTATACACTCTGGAAATGTGTTAAGCAAATTCACCAAAAACAGAGACATTATCTCCACACAAATATTAGATGAAAGAGAAGTCATGTCCATCGTGATAACACGAAGTTTTGAATCAGGGGATATTGTAGAGAACTTGTTGGTATTGTCCAGATCAATAGGTGGTGAAGAACTAGGTGTACAGATAGGACCATCATCACACCCAACAGCTCTGTTAAACGGTCGCGCTTACCGGAAAGCTAGTGGGTGGTATCAATCTGGTACGTTTTATTCTAGACCCACAACGACTGCGGAGATTGTTAATTATGATACTGACGATGAAACTGTACCATTTGATGATACACAACATATAATATACCCATTCATTGAAGGTGATTCCAGATTTGGTACACATGTGCAAGACATAGACACCATAGTTTCTACTGACCGAACCGGGATTGTATTGAATGACGACTACAGCGCACTCACAGAAGATTTTGACTATCTAGTCACCGAGGTTGATGACACTATATTTGTCGAAAACATAGATCCAGTAACTAACAAGATAGTAGATACAATACAACTACCTACACTAACGGTGACAGACATAAACAATTTTCCTAGCATGATAACCTCGCATGCATATACAAAAAACAATTTTGAAAAATACCACAAACATGGTTTAAATTTAAAAATGTTATTGCAACCCAAATTCGCGGCAGCAGAACCAGACCTAGTCAATCTGAAAATAGATCTGTCTGAATGGAATTCTAATCTACCTTACACCGGTTACCATAACATATGTGTGAATATAAACAACAATACCGGTAGAGTGGAAGTGTATATCGATGGTCATTTGAATGAAACAGATAATGTTTACACATTCGAACCAGGTAAATATACTTTCAACAACATGTTTACTAGAGAGTTACTAGTTGGAGCTTCCCCTTATTTAAACGAAACCACAGTCCAATCGAAAATTAAGAACTACACAACATACACAACCAGAGATACTTGCGTAAAAAATATAAACATAGTAAATAAATGTTTGACCAGAGCTGACATTGTATGTTTGATGTTATCATATAGTGAGGTGGATGATATCAAGTGGGCTTTGCCTAATGGGTTGAGAAACTTAATAGAAGGGGTTGATCAGGTGTTCAATCATTCTCTACCTCCGCGAAAGAGTAATAATTTTAATATGAATGTGAGAAATTCAGAAATTAAATCCACTCAGTTACAACAGTATATAACCAATAAATTACGTAAGACGTTAGATCAAATAACACCAGCAGGTACAAAGATCGTAGGTGTCAATTGGTATAACGAGATACTGGACTGATTAAACACGTTGAACACACCAGTTATTAGATAAATATTAGGGTAATATCACATGGCAAACAAGCGCATAAAAATATCTGAACTACCACGTATAACATTTATACCAAATGCTACAGGTACCACAGTGACTGCAACTTCTGCAGATTATCTACCCATCGCTGTTACTGACAAGTCCAATGCGACAGTGAAAACAACAATGACGATAACTTCTCGTGAGTTGATGAGATTCGTGTTGCAGCAATCCGCTCCTGCAGCTGATGGTACAGATTTTGATTTGAATGAAAAACTGGTGATAGGACGAACTAGTTACCCGGTGGAGATCCCCACCTTGCAGGTTGGAGACATCACTGTCACGGGCACATCTAATTTTGCAACCGCTTCGTACAACAACATGGACGTGACCGGCACTTTGACAGTCGGTAATGCGATCACGGTGGGTGGTACTGCTACATATCCTGGTCTACTCTACGATAGAAACAACAACACAAGGACTCTCACTAGAGGTATATTTTGTAGTAACACCTCTGGTCGTATTGATGGTTTTGGTTTGAGTTTACAGTCGTTGGTGGCACAAGAACCAATAGCAGCTGCTGGTAACGCCGGGTTGTTTGCCACTGTAGATAGTAGTGGTAGATTAACGTTTCAAAATCTAACTGCTGCGCTAGGAACAGCGCGATCAATCACCAGTGACACTGGTAATTACGCCGGTAACATATTGAGTGTGGGTAGTAGTGGAGAGTTGTTTCTTGGGACAGCAAGCTCCGGATTACAATTGTCTAGTACTACTAATGTGGTGAACAAGACTACTGCGGATTTAGAGATATCATCTAATGACAGCATGCTTCCTGTTGTGACTGAGCAAATAAATAGCTCGACATCACAACCAATCACGGCAGCTGCCATGGTGACACACGCTCAATATAACAACACCTCGAGCACATTGAGCAACAGCGCCAACACCACTGGGAACACCGAGGTTCGCCGCGCAGTGTTCAACGTACCTATCGTGCTGGCCGGTAAACATGTGGACGGTAGCAATCCATTAGTGCACGATTTGACACATAATGATGCGTCTGCGCAAGTCCCGGCACAAATAGGTGAGATCAGATGGAATGTGTACAACGGGGTTCCTACTCTGTATCTAGCGATTGCCGCGCATCCAAATGCGGGAGTATCAGCAAACGCCGACGCGAAAACATGGTACGGTGTACCATTGTTCGGTACAATAGATGATGACAGTACCGACTCGTTACCTATAACAGCTCATAAATACTCAGATGACGATTAGTTATGGCCGGTCCGACTGATTTGATAAAAGATAGTGTGTTGGGTTCCGATAGCAGAGAGAACCAACAAGATGCGTTTCTAGCATACATGCAGAACCAAGGTTTACAATTTGACGAATATGCAAATGAAATTCAAGAACTAGATCCCGGAGGAGACGACGGAACTGCGGAAGAAGCTTCTAACAGTCTAGGTATCGATCCATTAGAGTTCGCAAAGAAAAATCCAGCACAGGCTGAGATGGATGAGCAGAGTAAAATTTTGGAAGATGTCACCACTGACAACATCAAAAAAATACGTAGCCCTAGAAACCAAGCATATCAAATAGACAGGACTATCGCCCGGGTAGGTGACAGTACTTGTGATGAAATCAGCACCGCTGTACAGGCCCTGCTCAAGGGTGAGATGACCGCCGGTACATTTGGCAACGCTCTCAAAGGTATCGGTAAGGGAGCTGTGGATAGTTTGTTGAAAGACGGTCTAGGTGTTAAGGACATTAAAAATTTAGGTAAAAAAGCAGCTCTAGCGGGAGCTGCTTTACTAGCAGATCGGGTAGGACTGGACGACCAGTTGCAAGAGATGTTAGACAAATTGAAACGCAACAAACGTAAAGTGAATGACATTAGCAACACCAAAAAACGTAAAGATGATGCGATGAAAGACATCTTCAAAAAATTACCCCCTGTTTTGAGACAAATACTCAAAAAAGACCCGAACGCGTTGAAAAATTTTATCGACCAGCGTTGTAATGAAGCTAGGAAAAACATGACTGATTCTGCATTCAGCAGAGCCGGGTTGTCTGGTAAAGTTAGAGACTTTGTGGATAACAAATGAAAAAATACTACGGTAATTACATGGGTATCGTTGTTCAAAACAACGATCCAGACAAGAGAGGTCGTGTCAAGGTTTTTGTACCACATGTGTCTGTCACTGTTTATGACAAATGGAATGAAAATCCTAGAGACAAACGTTTCAGGTTTGTAGGTGAAAATGTAACTAGTAGTTTAAATGACATAATTGATGATATAAAAGACATACTCCCATGGGCCGAGTGCGCGGTGCCAATCACCGGAGCGGTTGGTAGTGGTAGATACAACGCTCATAACAAAACTGGTAGCATCAGTGACAGTAACAGACTTGAAGAGACAGACCCTAAGTTGGAACCACCCGGTAAAGTCAAAGAACCAAAAACAGATTACGCGTTAAACAAAGATGATATAGGTGAGAAACCCGCTAGAATATATGAAGTTGAAGAACTTAAACTTGCTGATGCATGGAATGACAATGGTGGAGAAGGTAATTACGACCAATCCGGGCAGCTTGGCTTGGGTTACAGTGAAAAGGGTGGTAGTAACAAACACAACACCACACAATGGCCGGAACTGCGTATAAATAAATATAGCTACAACTACACTCCCAGCAGCTACAGTAACTGCGCCAAGGGAAGTTTTTCTATACCTAATGTTGGATCTCATGTATGGGTATTCTTCAGAGAAGGTGACCCACTGGACCCTGTATTTTGGGCCACAACATATGGTCAAGAAGACTGGAAAGGTATATACGATACACTAGGAGAAGACAAAGACCCTGGGATCGATTACCCGGGTACATACGAGAACAAATCACCTAGTGATGATAAAGATTATGATCACAACACCGAGCAGTACCGAAACAAATATGTATTGAATCAAAAAGGGGGGGTGATAGAGATTATCAACAGTGACAACAAAGAGATGATGAAAATGACTCATTACAGTGGTTCATTCAAAGAGTTTAACAATCATACCACTACAGAATTAGCGGTCCATAATGACCAAAAATTAGTGTTGGAAGATCAGTATCTGACGGTGAGAGGTTATCAAAACATGTATGTTGAACATGATGTTGATAGTATCATACGTGGTGATAGTTACCGGAAGATCGGTAACATGAAAGAAGAATACATGAAAGAGTGGTACAATTTAGGTGTTGTTATTGCAGATTTCAAGCAGCTGTTTGAGATAAAGCGGACAGACGCGATAAAAGATAAAACTCGCAAGCTCACTAGCAAACAGCAATCCAAGAGCGGATCTAACGGTCCCTGCCCGGTCTGCGCAGCAAAAGTGACAGACACAGGAGGACATGGTACACAGGAAAAATACTGGCATTTGAACAATAAATTCAACAGTACCGAAGTCACGCAGATACGTGCCGGTGACAAAGGCATGACCTGGGGACCTGGTGAGCGCGCCATGCTAGGTGGAAGCATGTCTTCAACCGGTCAAGACGATGGTGCAGATAAATACCAAGAATGTAAACCTAAGGGTGAACAAAAGAAAGCTACATTTAAAAAAGCTGGAACTAGCGGTAAAATATTTGGTGAAACATGTAAATGTTGCGGTGGTTCTGGCAAGAGCCCGAGCAGTATGGACGGTACATGGGCAACAGAATCGCTCAAAAAAGATTTAGATAATTTTATAAAAACGAACATCGAAGCGCTTAGTGACCAAGAAGCTAAAATGGGAATTGGTGGTAACGAGATTATAGACATAACCAAGCATAAAATTGAGACAATAGGCCTGGTGATGAACGATTTTGGTAGTATTCGAGTTGACACGGTAGGTAAGATACACAACAACGAGATTGTGGTCAACAAGGAAGGAGTTTACACTAGTCAGCAAGAAAGTCCCATGATTGAATATGTACATGTAGATGATCTCCCCGGAGGAAATTACACATTAAATGTATGTAACCGATACAACATTCAAGTTGGAGCCGGGGGGATAAACATGAAGACATACGGACCGGTGGATCTCAGTGGTACTATCACTAACGTGTCAGGTAACCAAGTAAACATTGGCTCTGAATATGAAATCAATATAGACGGTGGTAGACGTTTGAACTTGTCTGCAGATATTTTATGCCTACGCGCTAGGAACAAGGATAACAAACAACAGGACGAGCAAGTGCTAGTGGATGGTAACTTAGGTGTGAAAACAAATGTAGTTATAGGCGGAGGAGTGCATGTTGAGGGTGAAGTGTCATTGAATCATGTCACCGCACCATGTGAAATACAGCAAACAGAAGAGACAGATGTAACTGGAACCACTCTCGCGAATAGAACTGTCGCGTGGATACCACCAGGGCGTGTGTTGATTGGTGCATGCTGCCCGGTGTACAACCCATTACCAATCCCGGTCAAAGCCAATTTCGGCCCGGCCTTTGCCAGTGACCCAAACTGCGTAGGTGTATGGTCACATAGTCATTTGTTTCGTAACATACCATTAACTTTACATCGTGAGCATCATGATGTACGGTTGAAGGGTAAAAAATGTAATGACTACAAAAAAGGCCGTGTACCTGCTGAACCGGTCCGGCATGAAAAGAAATGTGGAGATGCTAAATCCGTAGCCAAAGGTAAATACGGTGCGCCACCTAAAAGGTAAAGAGTTATTTAATATAATTCACTAGCTTATTGATAATTCTCATGTAATCTTGATGTTTCAATCGATCCGCTAGTTTATTGTTTATTTCAGGGGCCCGTTCAGCAGTATGTAGAACATATTCTAGTGCCTCTATAATTTTTCTCCGATCGCTAGGCTTATCCGTCCACTCCTTTGCGGCTTGTGCAATTTCCTGATAAAAATCTTGACATGTAACACTGGATACATCTTCTGGGTCTGAAGTGTGAGATGCACCTACTTTACCGTAGCATGAGTCTTGTTCCCACATATCTAGCAGCATTTGATTAGGGTTGATATGCTCTTGTGTGCATGTATTATTGTAACTAGCGTGGTATGTTACACTGTCCAAATCAACCGTAGGTTCGGTTTCAGCTCTGAGTTTACTCAAACTCTCATTAATTCTTTTGCTAATTTCTGATGATATCATGATTAAATTATTTAGTATCTTCCGGAACCGGATACGGATTGTCTTGATTGATTATCTCTCTATCCATTGTTTGTAACAACTGTTTAGGTATGATTTTATTTGTAAACGAATCATTAATATTGATTATGACCATGTCAGTACCGTTTTCGTCTGTATATTCTTTAATGACTTTCACCTTGCGCTCTTGTCGGCGACCACTCGCTTCTGTTTCGATCTTAATCACTCCGGTCATTTCATCGACTTGAGCATTGTTTGTTTTTTTATCAAAAACTTTTTTGTAATTTTTACCATACTTTTTTAAATCTGTAGGTCGTTGTTTGCTACCTTTTCCATTCATGATACTTTATATTATAAACTTATTTATATCGATGTTCAACTTTATATTTGTATTGATAATCAAATATTGTAACAATAATTATATACATGCAAATAAAGCATGCATGTGATCAAAAGACCGGACTACGTACATACACGAACGACCCGTGGCATGAGATCATTATCAACAAACAATACCACCATGCGGTCAATTGTATATCTCAAATACCACATGCACGGAAACTAAATATACCTCAATCAATTTCAGCAGTCAATCAAACAGTAATTATAGAAAACAGAAAACTTCCCCATATAGAATATATAATTAGAAAAGTGGTGCACTTGATGGGTTCAAGCTGGGAGCATTGTGTGATATGCACAAACACTAACCATGAATTTATCAAATCCATGTGTAACAATATCAGCAACGATATACAGGTGATAAATGCGAATGAGATGGGATGGACGCATGAGCATGAATTTGACCAGAACGTGTACAACAACATGATGTTATCCAAACCGTTATGGGAGGCACTAACCGGTGAGAAAATTCTAGTATATCAACAGGACACAGACATTAATCATGGCGGTATTGACATGTTCATGAAATACGACTATGTTGGTGCACCGTGGCCGGTTGGACAGGATGATAATGAACTGGGTGTAGGTAATGGAGGCTTTTCACTACGCACAAGACAAGTTATGATCGATTGTTTGAACACACATTCACCGAAAAATTTGACCATCAACGATAGTACCAGAAACTACATGAACGGGTTGGAACATTTAAACAAACCACTAGACTACCCACCGGAGGATGTTTTTTATAGTAAAACCATTCTAGAACATGATCTAGGTCGTGTTGCTCCTCGAGATGTAGGTCATCAGTTTTCAAGTGAAACATCATGGCAAGAAAACTCATTAGGCATGCATCAACCATGGTTGTCTGGTAGCTCCAGATTATATTGGACTAGTATGTATAATACATATAAATTGCATACAACCACGTTTAGTAAAGGTGATGCACGTCAACACGCCGGTGGTTGGCCGGATGTTATTCACAATTTAGAAAAAACTGGGATCTTACATGATCATGGAAATATTAATTTATTAGACTGTACAGAACAATATTTTGTGTGGGACAACAACCAACCCATGACGAGTGATTGGGTTGGTATAATTCACATCACTCCAAACACTCCAGATTATTTAGATATCGCCAATGTTAACACATTACTAAAAAACCGAAACTACGTAGCCAGTATACCATGGTGCAAAGGATTGATCGTGATGTCTGAGTATTTAAAATCGTATATTGAACCTCGTGTTGGAAATATCCCGGTATTATCTACCAAACACCCGGTTGATTTAAACAGCATGCCACCGTGTAATATTGACAGAATTATTAACGATCCAGATACATGTATTGTACAGATCGGGCAGCAAATGAGATACATGTCTACACTATATCGTGTGAATACAACTAGAAAAAAACTATGGTTGAGTGGGTGGAAAGAATCTAGTAAAATGAAAACGTTGCTGGGTAATGAATCCGCCATGCTACAGGAATATATAGATACGTCTAGCGTAGAGTTAAAATATGTACAAAACCCAGACGAATATAAATATATTGTGAGCAACAACATTGTAGTAGTTAACGTTATAGACGCATCTGCAAACAACACAATACTGGAAATGATCGCCGGTAACATACCTGTGTTGATAAACAAGCACCCGGCAGTACAGGAGTACCTAGGTGATACATATCCATGCTATTACTCAAATGTGACACACCTACAACACATATTGAACTCTCAAACGCAGTTGTCATGCATGCTCGCCCGGGGTCATGAATATTTGAAAACAATGAACAAAGACGATATACAGCACGATCACTTTGCTAAAAACTTGTTAAAATTTATAAACACGTGAATCCGGAATTTATATTTTATCATATACCAAAATGCGGTGGTACTAGCGTACGTTCACTACTATACAAAGCATTTATTACAAAATACACCCATCAACAGATATACTTTCCGCAAACACTGTTTGGTGACTGCGATTACAAGGGTATAAATTTAACCACAAATGATGATTACGTAGCTGCAATGGGGGTGTTGAATGAACATTTAGAACAGATAAAAATAGTGTTATGTCACACAAAAAACAATGATGTAGTCACTAGATCTGACAGCTGCAAATCATTATGTGTGTTGAGACATCCGGTCGATCGTTTGATAAGTCATTATTACTATTTTGACAAAGTTAAATTCGACAATAAACCTATGAGAAGGTTACCGGCTGAAACACTCAAAAAATACTGTTTATCTTACTCCAGTTTGATGTGTGAGTATGTAAGTCAATCCAATGATATAGATACAATATGTAAAGATTATGACAATATAACATACACGTTAATTCTAGAAAAAATAAACGATCAACTTACAGAAGTAATTAAAAATATATGCACTGATTTTAAAATTGAAAATAAACAAACATGCAAGCTAGAAATACTCAACCGGCAAAAAAATAATAACACTACACCATTTGAGCGACAGATAGTTAGTGAGATGATGCACAATTCATTAGATATGAAGCTGTATCAACATGCCGTAACGACTATATAATTATTTTTTATCCTGTCTTTGCTTCCAATACATCTTGAGAGCATCAGCCGGGGAGAGTTTCGACTCGATCGGTTTTTCAACTTCTACGATTTTTTCAACCTCCACAGGTTTTTCAACCTCCACAATCTTTTCAACCTCCACAGGTTTTTCAACCTCCACGATTTTTTCAACCTGTATAACACTAACCGGTTGTGTGACCGTGGTTTGTGACTCCATGATATCTGTATCAGTGTAATACTTTACATGCACCTTGTTTGGAGTGGTTGTAGTTGGTGATATAGTCGTGACAATTGGTTGATTTTCAGTCGGTTGAGCTACTTTTTTTTTATGCTCTGTTGCAACTGGTTTTTCTAATTGCTGCCATCTGTCCGCGATCATCATGTTTAACCCGACCACTAGCACTACAGCCAATGGGTCAAAAACTACACATATTATGAATATAAACCATTTGACTACTTGCTCCAATTCCATATCAAAAGAACGTGCAATAAATTTGAAACTACCAATATCAGTATTACGTATATCTTCACGGAGCTTTAGTATCTCTAGTTCCTTGCCGCGAATTTTATCGTATATCGTATTCACGTCTTGAACATTGTCTGGTACTTGTTCTGTTGATTCTCTCAACCTCTCCACCTTGACAGTGAATTTTTTATATTCGTCGCTGATAGACACGTCAATTTCTTTCAACGAATTGGAGATGGTATTCCTGTCTTCTGCTTGCTGGTCTTTCAGTTCCTGTAATTTTTTCTTTTTGTTACTGAACAAACCACCAGGCTGATTCTCTACAACTGCAACAGCCTCGTTCAACATTTTCAATTGATCCCTCAACGCTTGTTGACGAGCTCGCTGGTCTGCGACAAAATCATCATATATTTTTTGATATTGGGTGATAGATTCATTGGCTTTGGTGTCTATTAGATCAGCTGCTCCCTCTATTTTGTTTATCTCTTTTTGATATGTGTCTATTTGTTTTTGAGTCTGTTCAATATTGGTCTCGTATAGCTTGACTTGACTCATTGTCTTATCAAACGCATCACTCAAATAACCATACACACCCAAAGACGTGATACCTATCAGCAACACCACCGCCACTGATAGGTAAAACTTCATGAGCAATTTGAGACGTTTCCATTGTCTATATAAAAAACTTGCGGCCATCAGCTTACCTACTTCCAAACTACTGGCCATGATGGCCACCGGTATCATGCTCCCGGCGAACAATAACGATATACCTCTCACGCTGAAAAAAGCTGCACATCCAGCGATGAACGTCGCGGTCATCGCCAGCATGAATATAAATGATTTTTGATTTGTTCTCTCTAACATATTTAAAATTTCAAAAGATTCTCTACAATGTTACCAAAGCCTATGTGGTTGACTATTGTCAAGTACAACGGGTATAGCAATCCTAAAAAAGCTATAACACTCCATTTTTTGATCCGGTTCAATTTGGCCTCTCGTTTGTCCCACTTGGAATCTAGTTCCATCTCTATTTCCATTCGATGCCGGAAGTTTTCCAGTTCCACCACTTTACCGTTTATAGTTTTGGTGTAATTATATATCTTGCTGACCAGATCCGTCTGCCATTCATTTTGTTGTTTCATGACAGATATTTGTTCTAATAAAAATTTGTTATGATCATCCATTTGTTTCATTAAATAACTAGGTATCCTAGGTTTGAATACGGGTACATCTAAATCTTTGTTGACCAACGGGGTCCCTGGTTGTTGCTGTTTCATACTATTATTTATTCTACCACCACGTATACACCTGAACCATAAACTCAGGGCCCGTTGGTCAAAAAATTAGTCCCAATTACCTTGTGAGAGATCTATGTCTTCATTCCAATCAACACTGAACATGAATTCTTCTGCATGTTGTGATGTCTCTTGTTCAAGGACATGTCTCGCATTATCACCTAATTTGCGACTCATGCGTTTACCCATCCAGAAAGCTTCTAATATCAACGCTCGGAGCGCGGTCAAGTTGTAGCTATCCTCGCGGCTGCATCTGTACGCTTGTTTCAACACATTACATAATGTGCGTTTCTCATCATAAGTCTCATCCATCTCCATGGCCGCTTGTACAGCTAGCTCCGGGGTGAATGGCTTTGGTATGTAATTACCTTGTTTATCCATTGTTACCTCCTAATCCACTAATATTTATTCTAGCTCGTTAGTTTTGAACAAGTTCCGGAGTAAAAATATACAAAAAAAAGCCGCGGGTTACCCCGCAGCTTAGGTTGTTATTAATCAGATAACTACTACACTAAAATTTAAATGTAAGTCCAGCGGTCAACACGAGATCATCTTCAATACCGTCTGCATCTACGTAGTCAAGACCTAGCACTGCATCTGCATTGTCGGTCACACCTCTGGTGAGTTTTGCACCAGTAGACCAATATGTACGATCAATTGCTGCAGTTGCTTCAGTTTCTCCAATGGTACCATGTACACATAGCTTGGCCACTTCTAGATCAAACTCATGCTTGATGCCGAGCTCTAGAGTCCACAACTCATTATCAATATCATAGTACACAATGCCTGTTGGTGACAATGCGACATCTAGTCCGAAACTGGTGAATAGCTCTCCTGTGGCATCACCCGGTACACCTTCTCGGTGCAAGTAACCACCAGAGAAATTGACTGAGTCTTCGAACAATTTACTAGCTAACCCGGCGGAAATGTAGTATTGATCTGCTGCAGATCCTGTGGATTGGTCAGCTACAACACTACCGAACACTCCCACACCACCTAGATTGGATCTAGCCTCGACTCCAACTTTGATTGTGTCATCACCTAGATCGGCACCTCTGTAATAGTTCTCATTAGCGAAACCTACACTGGCGGAGCCCCGGAGGTTGGATCCATGAGAATCTGCGTGAACACTAGAGACTGCTGCAGCTGCTGCTACAAAAGCCACGATGGTTGTTACAACTTTTGTTGTTTTCATATAGTTATTATATAGTCTAGATTGTAATATGTCCAACTATTTTTTAAAAATGTACCTATCCACATGGTAAAATATTGATGCACCAACAAATTGAAACAGGACCACGCTCAACCACAATGGTAATTGCATGTAGTCTGAGAACAGCCACATGGTCGGGTAACATACAAGAAACCCGCATTGCCAACGGAGATGGTATTTCAAATGTCTGTTCATGTTATTATATTAAGCTATAGATTGATCATTGTCAACAATGGTGTAAATATATACATGTTTACAGACATGTCATGGAACAGTTTCAAAGGTCACATGCAGAGAAGTTTGAGAAAAAGACTGGTTGAGGAAGGTATATTGGATAGTAATTCCAATGGTGACACGAGAATGGGGGACTGGCCTAGACTGGAGCGAGTGATAGCCAAAGCATCAGCTGACACGTACCAGCCTAACCATTCAGCAGATAGGGGTTCGTACCATATATTTTGTCCGCATGGGAAACCGTATATACCACAGCTACCCATTGCGTCTCACTATGTGTTACACTTTCCACCGGATCGGTCATGGAACGACTTTTATCGTCACATGGAACGCGCATTGCATAAACGTACTGCAGAAGAAGGTTTGTTTGATAGTAACCCTAACGGAGTGGCTAGAAGTGGTGACTGGCCCCGTTTGCTCCGAGTTGTAGCCAAGGCCTTCGCGGATACATATGGTAAAGCACATCAAGATGATCGAGGCACATACCATGGTCCGCACGGTGGTCATAGTGGTGGTTATCGTTCAAAATCATGGAGAGACTTTTCCACACACTTGAACCAGGATTTACAAAAAAGAACTGTTGAAGAAGGTATACTGGATAGTAACCCGAACGGTGACACAAGAAGTGGTGACTGGCCCCGGTTGCAACGAGTCCTAGCGAAAGCAGCAGCAGATGTTTATGGTAAAAACCATCAAGACAATCGAGCTACACACCATGGTGGACATGGTGGACACCTATAAAAAAATTCCCGCTCAACCCACCCCTTTCGATACAATAATGCACCCAGCTATCGGTATTTAGTCAATCGTAGAGGCTTTTCTTGATTCCGTCTGATTCTAATCCAGTCCACCCCATGATACTTCCTATCAGTATGTGGTACAAATGACCGGTATATGTATCTGACAAGCGATCTCAATATTTTAAAAATCGTCATCCAAAGCCCCTGAATTTTGGTAATCAGTAACTTTGGTTTCAAAAAAGTTCTTTTGCTTTTGTAAATCGATTGTTTCACTCAACCAAGGAAACGGATTTGTGTCTTTGTCGTATCGGAACTTCATACCCAACCCAGACAACCGACGGTTAGCAATATGTTGCATGTAATCGACAAACATATCAGCATTTAACCCTAGTATACCTCGAGGCAATACATCTTTAGCATACTGTATCTCTAGCTCAACAGCAGATTTTAGATTCTCTACTAGTTCATTCTCTAAGGTGTCATCCCATGCATCTGGGTATTGTTCTTTGATTTTGTTCAACAATGTAGTACCGAATTTGATATGAATACTCTCGTCTCTCAATGTATATTGTATCTGTTCACAAACACCCGGGATTTTTCTAGATAACGCTAACAACATAGCAAAACCGCTGAAGAAGAATGTACCTTCACATACAATCCAATATATGAATGCTCCTTTGATCAATTCACGTTGACCCTCAGTTGTTGATGTGTCAATCTGTTTACCGAGACCCTTGGTCACATTCATTAGAAAATCATCCTTAGCTTTAATACTAGGGATCGTGTTGTATGCCTCGTATACCTCGTCTATATCTAGATCTAAACTGTCACATATATACACTATTGTATCATTATGTAAACACTCTTCATACATTTGTCTAGCCATATACTGGCGACACTCTGGATCAGTTACATACTTGAACAGTGTGAACAAGTTGTTACCTACAAGACTTTCACTTCCAGCGAAAAAACCCAAACATCTTTTGATAAGTAAACGCTCATCATCACTAATTACACCGTCTTGTTTCCAGTTTTGTATGTCTTTAGTCATTGGCACCTCCTCCGGAGTCCAATTGTTGTTTTTACCTTGCTTGTACAAGTCCCATGCCCATTTGTTGACATGTGGTAATATTTGATTGACTCCGGCTGAATCTCCATCCAGTACTTTTCCTGATTTAGTAGACATATGTTTATTTATTGAGATTAAATTTTTTTGAGACTGTTATTCAAGTATTTCCGGCACAAAATTCTAACATCATTATACACCTTAAGATACACGTCGCGGAATGCTTGTGGGGCCTGGTTTTTAGAACTTCTAGGCTTTATTTCCAGACCGTTGAACACGTTCAACGGTACACGTAACTTGTCTGACAATTGTGATTTGTATTTGATGATGTCCTCCAATGACATTGGAAATATTCTAGGCGCGTTCATCCACCCTCTAGCGTGATTTATATAATTGAACAAGTCTCGCTTGGCTGTCATGACCCGGTGTATGTATTTGGTTCTATCATTGGGTATAGCAGTATACAACCCATTCTGCTCGGCTTCCATACTAGATATATCATGATCTCTGTTCATTTTGTAATGTTGTGCATTAGCGAAGTTTCTACGATAATAACTGTTGATAGCAACTACCGGATCACAATACATGTATATAATTGGAATTGTATTCAAATGTTCTCTGGTGATATTGTATATGTTATGGTTTATAAAGTAGTTATACGTACAATGTTTTACTTTGTCTTCATCATTCCAATGATTCGTCCGGACTCCATGTTTGTTAAATTGTTCCAGTAGATATGTTTGACCAGCTCCTCCCCAACCTACAATTAACACTTGGGGTCTCATCTATTGACAACTCTCACATTCCCCCGGATTATTGAGACTACATGCCGATATATTTTCAATCTCCGGAGTGGCTGGATCACTCACTTTAGAAACTGTACTCTTCTCAATTTTGCTAGCGCTCTGATTCCTCAGGTAATATGTTGTTTTGAGACCTTGATTCCACGCATGGAAGTACAAATCGTTCAAGTATTTCAGACTGGTCTCGTTGTTGTATAAATTTAAACTTTGCCCCTGATCTATCCAACGCTGCCGGGCACCGGCTTGTTCGATCATTTTCATTTGGTCTTGTTGGAATGCCGTTTTATATTTCCTTCTTATCTCTTCAGGTACGGTAGGTATTTGAGAAACATCTCCATCGGTCCTCTTGAGGTCGTCAACCAATGATTCATCCCACTTACCTAATTTTTTCATGTCTGTTACAAAATGTTCGTTAATCATTGTGAACTCACCACTTAGTGTACTATACACATACAATACAGAGAAATACGGTTCGATGCTCGGACTACATCCGGTTATTGAAGATATAGTAGCGGTTGGTGCGATCGCCATGGTGTTGCTGTTTCTCATGCCATGTTTACTAACTTTGTCACGCAACTTGGTCCAATCGAGATCACCACGTGAACGACTCATGGCACGATGCTCACGTAACTTCATCACATCTTTATATGTATCCATAGGGAAAACATTTTTACTCCACAACGAACCATCGTAACTCTGATATTTACCACGCTCTTTAGCCAGGCCACAACTTGCTTCAATCGAAGCATGTGATATGAACTCATACAAATCGCTGCTCATTTTCACAGCTTCATCACTATCAAATTCAATACCTAGAGCATAGTACATGTCATGCCACCCCATGCTACCCATTCCAACCGGCCGGTGAGTCATGTTACTTTTTTTAGTCTCTTCTGTCGGGTAGAAATTGATATCTATCACGTTGTCTAACATACGTAAACCTAACGAGACAGTGTTTTTCAATTTGTTATAATCAATACTAACGTTACCGTTTGCATCAGTTTTTACGTGGTTTTTCAGATTCACACTACCCAGATTACACACTGCCGTTTCACCGTGAGACTTCACCTTCCGACTGTTTTCATGATATTGAGTAGCTTTGGTGTGTAATAAAATCTCGGTACATAAATTGCTGCTATGCACTACACCGGCATGCTGATTACTATATCTAGTGTTGCTAGGGTCTTTGAAAGTAATCCATGGGTGCCCGGTCTCGAATAAACTTCTCAGCATTTTTTTCCACAAATCTTTTGCATTAATTTCCCGGAATATTCTAAGCTCACCCCTCTTTCCGCGCTTGACATACTCTTTATATTTTTTTTCAAACTCACGACCATGTAATTCATGTAACTCTGGTACTTCATTAGGACTGAATAGATACCATGGTTCATCGTTTTGTACACATTTCATGAACAAGTCTGGTATCCAGTTGGCTGTGTTCATGTCATGTGTGCGTTTGCGATCATCTCCAGTGTTTTTTCTGAGCTGTATAAAATCCTCGATGTCGGCATGCCAGGTCTCTAAATAAGCGCATCCAGCGCCTCGTCGTTTACCACCTTGATTCACCGCGGTGAGCATGTCACCGTACAGTTTCCAGAAATACACAGCACCCTGTGTGTAACCATTAGTCCCTCGAATGTAACTGTTACATGCCCGGAAATTTGTCAAATCCATACCCAAACCACCAGCGTATTTGTTCTTCAAAGCTTCTTGATGTAAACCATCAAATATTCCGTTGATACTGTCTTCGAACGTGTTTAAAAAACAACTACTCAATTGATTGAATGTACCACCACTGTTGAACAATGTGGGTGTACTGCACATGAAATCGAAACTGCTTATCTGCTTGTAAAATTTTATGGCCCATTCTTCGCGAGTATTCGGGTCCTCCTTCAACGCGAGCCCCATAGCAACTCTCATCCAAAATGCTTGAGGAGTCTCCATCCTCACATCATTGATATGCATAAGATATCTATCGTATACTGTCTGCAAACCTAGATATTCAAACCTGTAATCTCTATCAATTTCCAACGCATCTGACAGTTTTTGTAAATCAAACTTAGCCAACTCTTTGTTAACAATCTTCTCTTTGATAAGTTTTTTCAGATTGACAATGAACGTTTTTTTGTACTGTAACACAAAAGCATCACTATCTGCACCTTCACCAAACACCTCTTTGTATATTGTAGCTAGCAACAGCTTTGCAGCAACGTATTTACATCTAGGGTCTTTCTCTATCAACGACCGAGCAGATTTGATCACAGATTCATCTATTTCTTTGGTTTTGACACCATCATATAAATTTAGTTTGGTGTTCCAATATACTTTTTGTACAAGTTCTTCATCACCGTCACAAGCTCTCCGTACACAGGCTAGTATTTTGTCCTCATTAAAATTTTCTTTCTTACCGTTTCTTTTAGTAACGTTCATCACTGTATATTATGCAAGTAACAGGAGTAATTCAACAAAAAGTTATTACTAATTAAACCCGTACTCTACGGCGCAAAGTACCAGACATCATGTTATACACAATCAAATATGTGACGCTTGGGTTGATACGCACTGTGATAGAACATTCATCACCGGTGACTATGGGTCCTTGTATCAAATGCCCGGCGTATTGGATACGTCTTTTGGTCGTACCTGTCTTTGCATCTATTATTTTAATGTAATTTCCTTGTGTGGTGGCTGTTAGCATGGTTATTGTTTCAATATACGGTTTAAAAATTCTTTAACATCAGGATCGGTTTTCACTGATGTATAGTTATTTATATTAAACTTAGGAATATTACGGTATTTGATTCTGGAATCATTTTGAATTTGTTCAACTATCTTCGAATCCACATCACCGAGCTGATCATCTTGTATACCCAATAAATCTCTAGTTTTATCCACGTCATACCCACGCTTTATCAGGTCTTTGGCTTCCTTACATATGTATGTTTCATGCAATGTCTGCTCGTCACCAGCTTTCTCAAGCTTGGATTGGTAATAGTCTTTTGACAATATCAACTCTCGCCCGGTTATGATACACTTTAAACGTTTAGTTTTTCTTGTTCTAGCCATCATTATATTATAGTATAATCTAGAGTTTAATCAATGTTTAATATAAATATAAACATGAGACAAGATTACACAAGTGATGATGACAATTTAATGAATCTGTATGCTGAGGGTCTAGACCATCTGAACACAAAATACTCTACTGGTCAGGACCAATTCACACCTAAATTGAGAGCTCGTGGTAATCCAAATCAACGCTTGTCATACGCCAGTTATTTTGAAGAAGATAATGACACACATCTACCAGAGATAGGGGACCAGGTAAAGTATGACATAACTGGAGAAGATGTGAACGTGGTGTATGTAGATAAAAAATCTATGACAGTCACGATAGAATTACCGTCTGAAGAACATGTATTCGACGTCCCGGTATCGGATATAACTTAATCAAACAACCCAGTTAATACAGCAGTTTCAACATGTACTGGTTCATGTACATGTGAGAATATATCAACAATTCTGGGGTTATAATTGTACTGCTCACCAGTAGATTCATCTGTCACCCATATAACTATATCTTCTGGTGCAACAGCCTCATCATGCACAAGCTTGTACAACCGTCTCAGCAGCTGTTTAGGTGGCCGCATGCTGCATGTCCAGATGTAGTTCTCTACATTAGTATAATCTAAAGATGTGTGATGATTGTTCTCACGACTCCAGTCGTCGAGCTGTTCAAGTGTTAAGTGTATTTGTGTAGTTCTGCTCATATATAAATGATATGAACATCATGTGGTTATAGCAACTACCAATTACAATCGATCAATCATTTGTTTGATGATGTCTTTGGCCGTTTCCCGAGCCTCTCTACGACTCATGGTACCACCTTCATCATCCATCACTGCACGAGTCTCATCATCCAACAGACGTTCAAGAGCTTCAACATCACCCATCAAACCATCTTCTGGTCCACTGGATGGTCTATCATGTCTAGACAATTCAACAGCGTCATGTGCATCATGCCTGTCCATAGCTGCTTGATCCGGGTCATCATGTTCGAAATCTTCTGGTTCCATGCCTAGCACATCCCTAAGGTAGTTGTCATCATCACCTTCATCGAGAACCGGTATGTTGTTTTCAAAAATCATTTGTTTCAATTGATGTCTTTTGTGCAGTGATGAGCCATTGTTCTCTGGTATCAAACACTTGACATACCAGTTGGCATGTTCTTTCAATGTGACAAACAACCGTTCCATGGCTTCCATGATGGGGCTCAAGTCCACTCCCATTTGAGCAGCTGGTTGTTGAATGGTCGCTGCTAGTTGACTCATTTGTGTTAATTGCTGGTTGAGCTGTTGTATCTGGTCTGTAACTCGGTACTCGCCAGTGGCTGGATTCATGTCGTCCGGCATGGGGACTCCTTTTCGCGCCCGGGAAACAACTTTGTCTCGCTCTAGTCCAAGCTGGTCTATTTGTGAAGTGATTGTGTCAGATGCAACTTTGAGAGCTTGTACTTGCGCCTGTAAAGTTTCAGCATCCTGCCCAGGGCCATTGGCAAACGCTGCTTCTACATCGGCCACTGGATCACCTGTTGCCGCTGGTGCTGCCGCAACAGCCTCTGGTGATTCATTTATACTGCACCGGTAATTTTCAAAAATGTTCTCGATATCTTTGTTCATAATGTTATTTATGCGGACAACATGTAATTATTAACAATCACAAGCACCGTCATCACAACAGTCCGATGCTTGTTGTTCCTTTTTCATCTCATCTACATTCTGGTCCGGCATGGTGACATCGTGAAACTCTTCGTTTATGGTGTCGATCAAACTATTCAGTCGATCCAGTTGCTCGATTTTGTCTTTGATGTCTTTGCTGTGCACTGCATGGTCACCCACCCCGATCGGTTTGTCTAATAGTACGTGCAAATCAGCTAGCACCTGCATGCGTTGACCGGCATACTCATGATATATGCCCTTGATACTTGTCTCCATATGTTTGTTCATCTATATATTATATATACTTGTTGTTGCAAACTCTACTAGATATTGTATAATAATGTTATGAATTTCATAATATGGTTGTTGTTCGTGTTGCCGTTTGTTGTTTTGTTGTGGATTGTGGAAGTGTTGTATGAAGGTGCAACGTTGATCGTGCTGTATGTATGGATGACAATATGTAAAATGTACAGAGCATATTACCGGTTTGCATTCAATCGAAGTCAGTACCTACAAGAACGCGAGATTATACATTCCACGCTGTTGCCAGAACCGGAGGAGCTAGCCAAGTATCGTACCAGTCAGTGGGAGGATAACTGACTCACTCGTAACGTCGGTCTGTGTTTTGTGTGTCAACTTGGAGACCTTCTCCAGTGAACGGATTGTGACCACCTGTGTTTTTGTTCAATTTGTTACCTTGTTGGTCTATCTCACCTTTGCGAATCTTGGTGGCCGATATTTCCTGGATGCTCTTGTCTAGTTCCAGTTGTTCTATGTTGTAACCCACACCTCTACCGTAAAATACATCGGTGATGTTGGGGAGCTCGACAACTTTTATTTTGTCACCAAACTCCGGACATGCCGCGTGTATCTCACGTTTCACTTGCTGAAAGTCATATGGATTACTATCATCCTTTCCCCCCACGTCTCTAAGAGCTATGCAGCATTGCCCGGTACGTTTGATGGCTTCGGCCACTAGTGTTTTATGTCCTTTATGGAATGGTTGATAACGGCCAATCAACAACGCGGTTGGAGCTTGATTGTCCCATAGCTCCGGTTTCAAAAGATCCATGGACTGTTCCAACCACTCTTGTGGTGTACCGTCTCTCAACACAAGATCTGCATTCGCTGGTGGTTCGAACATCTTGTTTGTATCTTCAAATCTACCTTCCTTGATTCGATCCACCCAGATTATGTAGTCTGCATCGAACAGCTCTCTAGCTTTATTGGTGGGACATACAAAATCGGCTATGGCCCAGGTTCCGAATTTACTAGCGAATTCACACATTTTACCCATGCGTCGTGAATGCTCTAGTCTATCATTTGCTGTGAAACCAAGATCTTTGCTGATCTCTTGACGAACAGCGTCCGCATTGAACCACACTGCGCATAGCTTTTGTACCAACAATTCCGCCAGTGTAGTTTTACCTGCACCCGGGAGCCCCATTATCAAAATTTTTCTCTTGAGTTTCATAAATAGTTATTTATACCTGAGCATGAGAGTATCAAACATTATCATTATAAAAAACGATTTAATATTTCCACCTAGTGAGATCAGTGTGTTCCGCGACATCACGCTGTACACCAAAGTGTACACTGAACATGATGTTGTTATTGAGTCGGAACCACATCATGTGGACACATGCTACAAATACCTGACTGCGCATGGTGCGTTCGATTATGTTGATGACATAATACACCCTGGAGAAGAAGCTGGTGTGATTGTAAGTGATACTACCCCTTGCGCTGTACACGCGCGTCGATTCTGGTCCGGGAATCTGAACCGGATTCTAGCCAGTTTGAGAGCATATACACGTTATTGATGTCACTTGCGTTTTTTACGCTTTTTAGGCTTCAAATAGTTCCTCCGGCTCTCTATTAGCTCTCCACATGACTCAATAACATCATCTATTTGTTGTTGTGTGTAGTGCTTAGTGAAATTGGGCCCCACACCTAGCTGTCCTAGATATACAATATCTTCCCCGGGAGGTTTTTGTGTCATCAGTATGATACCTGTGGGTTCATGCCAGATGTTGTACACATGATCCATACCACCCAGATCCGCATGTTTGCGTTGTGGTTGTGAGGTGACCTGGGCATGTGATATCCAATCGTCAGACATCACATATGTTCATCCATTTGACCACCAATCTGTTGTTAGTGCTGTCTTTGACACATTGTGTTATTGCATAACACAGAGGTATCAGTTGTTTGCATATGTCGCTCATCTGCTCTTCATTCTTGAGTACCGCGACAATCACCCGTCTTTGAGATCCCTGTACTGGCTCTAGATACACAGACGATTGATCATCACAATTGGCCATTTGTTCTAGACACTCCCAACGTATGTCCGGTCCTACATACACATCACTGGTGTATGTTCTAACCAATACAGTTGCATAAAGTTCCCTTTGTTGATTGTCTAGTTTGGGTTGTATCATACCAATATGTATATATTGTCCCGGACATATCAACCGGTGGAACCGGTTAATTAATTCTTCCAGTTGTTCAAAAATTCATCTACAACTGGTACACCAACCAGTACACCCATTATTTTGTATAGTTGTATGTACTGTTGTTTCTCTTCTGTATATTTAGATTCTTCCATGCCTCTGTATTTGTACTCACAAAATTCCAGTCGCTTGATATGGTCTTGTAGTAATGTCATGATGAGTTCTTTATGCTCGCTCAGTTCGTTCACATAATCTAGTAAATGCAATGTGTCTGTTCGCCCATACATTATATCCACCTCGTCCGAGAATATCGTCAAATCTTTCAAATGTTTTAATATATGTTTCATAATTTATATATCTTTATTCCCCAAATTTATTTGTTTTTTGTAAGTTCATAGATACTATCAAACAATTTCCGGATATCCTGTCTCCGGTCCTCCATGTTTTTATCTATCCATCTCCATCGCTCGCGGTCCCGTGTGTCATTTATTTGCCACTCTATCTGTAGCTCTTTCACTTGTTCTTTGAGTAATTGTAGTTTGTGTTCCACACGCAACACTTCGCGGCGAACAAACCACCCTAATATGCTGATCACTGCTCCTAACACAGCGATCAAGTAATCCTGACCTTCCATATATATATTTATTCTAAACTGTTACTTTTGAACCGAGTCAGATATAATTAGTCACCAAATTCATACCCGAACAACTCGATGTCACGTGCGTATCGTTCCGCAACAATTTGTTTTGTTTCTTCATCATAGTATTCGGTGTAATGATGGTTATCGTTTTGTTGCTTGATCGTGGCTTGTACTGGTCTAAGCTTGTAGCTATTGTCTATTTCTACACCAATTTTCTGTGACACATATGTTAATGTGTCCTCTCTAGATTCAAATCTACCGATGTAATCCATCTGCTCCGGATCGAAATAATCAATCAAGGTCTCTCCATGTTCGTTCCCGGGAGTTTTGTAATTGTCTAGAAAATATTTCAGTGATTTTCCGGCCGGTTGTCCGATCGGTCCAAACTCATTACGTGTACAATATTTGCTGATTACCCGGTCCCAAGGATTCCGGACAATTGTGAATTTGAAATATGTTTCAAATACTTCCGGTTCTAAATGTTCTTTCCATTGGTTCAATGTCCAATGCTTACGACCATCATAGTTTACCATCCACATACCTGCATCGTTGTATTTAAACTGTATCTCGATGCTGCTACCACTTGTCCGTGGCACATGAATGAAAAGAAATTTATGCTCGTGACTTATCATGCGCTATGTGACACAAACTGGTATGGTCCAGACACTTTGTCATTCAGATCATTGTATCTGTAATTTCTGACTTTGGAGTTGTGTACATGGGCTATTTTGAATGTCTCGCATGGATTTATCAATCGATAACCCACGTTCATGAACTCCCAGGCTATTCGATTGTCACAACCCAGTACACCCAGGTTGAAGTCACTGTAATCCACCTCGCGAATCTTGCCTCTCCACATCCACGCGTCCTGGCTGTCACCACGTGGTCCGCGTGCCTGTACAAGCGAACCATCAGATTGTAACTCCCACCGGGACATGCATGCTACTGTGTCCATACTCACATGAGGGTGTATGTCCGCGATGTTGTCCGGTAGGTAGATGTCACTGTTCACGACTATGTTCAGATCCTTTGCACCTGTTGTGTCGTTCACAATGTTGAAAAAATTGGTGAACGTGGGTCGTTTATGTGGTATGACAGTGACTTTACTGTTAGTCCGAAACCGTTTTGGTGGGGTGTTTTCAGCTAGCAGATATACGTTGTCTACCGCGGCATTGGTTAGATTACCGAGCAGGCACTGCTCTAGCTCCAGATTCCTCTCGTTTATTTTATCCTTATAGTATGACACATATAAATTGATGTTCATATCAATTTTTTAAAAAATCATTCACAAATGTGCTTTTACCTACACACGCAGTTCCAGTTACAGCTACTCTCATAATATATATAATTAACTACAATTGATTATTTTTCAACTTCCTTATATTTATATAATGTACGCTGAAATAGTCTTTATTAAATGCTGTAACATTAATTTATGAGAGAGTTGATTTGCTATCAAATTGGTATTATTTTTAATAATTTTTTTATATAATACCGGGTTTGATTCTATTGTTTGATATTTACTTATAAGATCTGAAAGATCATCTTCAACCGGGATGTAATTTTCCCAGGGTTTTAAGTGATTTGCTTCCCAGTCTAAAATCTCATTATGTTTAGAAGTGAAGTATACGCGTTTGGATGCTAGAAATTGATATGTTTTAGTACTGTAGCTATGACCGGTTAAATCGATAAAATACTTATAATCTTTTTTTAATTTTATCACGCTTGTGAAGCCGTCTGTATCTTTGGAGTACCTATTGTATTTTTTTGTCGATATGTAGTTTAGTTGAGAAAAACTTTTACCCATTTCAATGTATTTCAATCTTTGAGGTTTAGTGTTACCGCATAAAAACCCAAATGAAACAATTTCGTTTGTACTCCATTCACTATTGTCCGCTAGCAGGTCAGAAATAATACCTGAATATATATCTCTTATAGTTTCCGCACAAAAATAATGATCATGTAAATTTATCGACACATCTCGAGGTATACCATTAGTTTTACCATTTCTATACATCTCCATACATATATCGTTTAAAAATTTAACCAGACTCACCGGATCTACTTTTAATGTAGCACTTACCGTTTTAAAATCTATTGATTTAAATATTAAAAATTTAGAACCAGGATCGACAGAAAAATGCGCATCGAACAGTGGATCAGAAAATAACTTAATTGTATTAATATTTTTTATATTCACGATTCGAATTCGTACCCGAACAACTCAATGTCCTGTGCATATCTTTCCGCAACCATTTGTCTTGTCTCATCATCGTAGTATTCGGTGTAGTGTTTTTTGTCAGAATTGGATCTAGATTTAGTTTGAGGATTAAGATTAATGCCGATTTTTTTTGATATAAAATTTAAACCTTTCCTTCTATCTTCAAAACGGCCAACAAAATCAATTTGTTTGGGGTTGAAATAATCAAAAAAACTATCTCCATACTCATGTCTGGCGGGTTGATAATGATTTAAAAAATAACTTAACTTTTGCCCGGAATAATATCCAATTTTACCGCCCCTTCCTTTGATGGGGCTAGAATACCAACCTCTATCCATATATTTAGAAATTACAATATCCCAGGGGTTCCTGATGAAAGTGAATTTAAAATAATTATCAAATTGTTCGTTGGATAATACATCTTTGTATTGATCTAGATTCCAATGTTTTTTTCCGTCTCCAGAACGATCTCCATTATAACTAAACTGTTGCTCTATACTAGTCCCACCAGTTCTTGGTATGTGAATAAAAATAAATTTGTGTTTGTGGTTGATCATATTAATAATATAATTATTTAGCCTGATCCATTACTGTATTACCATTCTTTTTTGGACGTTTGTTCGAATTCGTACCCAAAATACTCAATGTCCTGATTTTAAATAATAATTGTTTTTTGTTTTTTTGATAAAAAAATTTTTGGGATTGATATATTATTTTCAATACAACTATTTTGACAATTTTTTGTGATCGTTCCCCCCTCCGTGCTTTCTCCGTACCTGGATATATTATGGTCTAAAGTTAAAGAAATTCCATTTAAAGGTTTTGTGCTGTAATCCATTTGTATGGCTTGATATTGAGGTGGCTCTTCTATGTGCCTCCAGAACTCTCTTAACGCTTTAACTCTAAAAAATTGGTGCAACCAATTGTTGATAAAAGATTTGTGTTGTATAAATCTCAAGTTTTCAAAATAAATTTCTACACCTGAGCCTTCTCTTTGTATACAATTTGCAGAATCTTTTATATACCTGACAAAATGAAAGCACACATTAATGATGTTAGGGTTTTTAATTGATTCTACAAAATTAAGAACTTGATTAGCTTCCCCTTCTTCAATGCTTATTAGGTATCTGTCATCAATACACCAATAAACCCAGTCATTGTCATCAAGATCTTTAGTTAGTGCATGAAATGTTTGCTTAAATTTAATTCCAGCGTTAATTAATTCTATTTTACTTCCAAATTGATTTTCTATAACTTCTGGATATTTTTCATTCCATGGGACCCTGAATGTAAAAGGATTAGATGGCCATAATTTTTCGTATTGAACCAGCATGTTTTGAGCCATACTGTGATATCTGTCGCAACTCTGCACTATAGCTTTCATGTTAGTTATTTATCAAATTCATACCCGAACAACTCGATGTCACGTGCGTATCGTTCCGCAACAATTTGTTTTGTTTCTTCATCATAGTATTCGGTGTAGTGTTTGTGTTTTGATTTGTTTTCATGTGGAAGTTGTTGACGTGGTATCCCTATTTTGTCGCAGACCGTATCGAAGTCTTGTTGAAAATTTTCAAGTTTGACTACAAAATCAACTTTGAGAATATCCTTATCGACAATATGCTCTGTCAAGGTGGAGCTATGCCATTTTGCAAATTTTGAAGGGTATTCATCTCTTATAAGTTTATTACAAAAGTCGCTGAAAGTTCTCGCGGAGTCCCATGATTCGTGTTTATACATTGAAACTGCACGGGAATACGGATTCCTTACAGTTGTAAAGATGAAACTTTCATTATACACTTTTTCATTTACATAGTTTTCTACGCATTTGTACAGTTTCGGTGAAGTATTCTTTGTATGGTTTGTATTATAGTTCCAAAAACCCATATCTCTACCACCGTAATATTTAATATTATTTTTTTCACAAAGACTGACCACTGTAAAAGATCCACATCTTGGCATCCTTATATAAATTGTTTTCTTCATACATCGAGGTCCATATATCATTCACCAAATTCGTAACCAAACAATTCAATATCTCTTGCGTATCGTTCTGTAACAAGTTCACGAGTTTCATCATCATAATACTCGGTGTAATGCAAGTGATTGGTTTTATTCACATGTGGAAGTTTTTTTCTTGAGATTCCAATTTTGTCACAAATATTATCAAAATCCAACTGTATATTTTCGAGTTTACCAATATAGTCTACATGTTTAAAATATTCACCTATAAATGCCGCTTGAGAACGAAAATGTAGAGGTGTTTTTTGGTCAAAATATTTCAATACAAATTTATTAAAATCCAAGCCTTTCATGTCAAATTGATCTCGGTCTCTTATGTCTGATGAACTTTTACTTCCTCCTTTTTGAAGGTACTTGAACGCACTGACCGCTCTTGCGAACGGATTCCTCACAATGGAGAAAATAAAGTAATCCCGGACATTATCACCGAACTCATCGAAGTAACTAGCCAGCACCGGGTGCCCAGTTTTGAATTTTTTGCTATGTGGGTGTCTCGACAGTGCTGCAACTACAGAAGAACCTCCGCACTTGGGTACATGGAGAAAAATATACTTATGTTCATGGCTCAGCATTCGTCAACCCCCGCGCGTCATCGGCAACGTTGCGTAGCAACCTTCAGCCTGCCGCCGACCAGGTGTCATGTCTCCCATGAGTCGGTGCTCACGATGTGTTGTTCGTACTGTTGGATGTCCGGATCTGGTGCTGTTTGCTGTGATCTGAGCCAGGTGACACGGGCGAATATCGTGGCCACCAGCATGCCGCTGCATGCGTTGCTCGCACATACAGCCCAGGCCTCTCGTAACACTCCGTACACACACCACATGCACAACGCTGTGAATATGATCATCAGAGTGCCTCGATTCACACCTCGGTGTTCTCGCTTGAACCACACTGTCTGTAACTGTGGTATCCACGCGATCAGACCAGTGGCACCTGCGACTAGTCCGATAGATTCGATCATGGGTTGTGTCATGTGGCTATTTATGTTTCCGAGATGCAATAATCTACATTCGCTACGCTCAGGTCGTGGTGGTCGTGGACCAGGCAAAACCGCTTATATACATGCCTCAAAAAATCGCGCAAAAAAATTTTCCCATGCACATTTTCGAACACACCAAACCTGGCCTGTATATCACAAAGTTTCATACCCTGTGGTCTAGACCAGGTTGAGTCTCAGAGAGTGTTGTGGTCTCAGAGCGTGGTTGTTTCTAGAGCAGCCGGGTCAGTTTCTCGACGCCTTCTCCATGCCACAACACCACTGGCGAGTCCGGCAAGCAAGCCTCCACCTCCAATGGCGGCCATGGCCAGTTGATTCGATTCTGAATCTGATTCGTAAGCGGATGATTGACCAGTCGAGTTGGCGTCAGTGTTGTCACGTGTCACCACTGTACCATCCAGTTGAATCACTCGGTCAAGTTCTGCAGCTCGGTTCACATACTCTTGGTTCAATCGAGCGATCTGAGCCTGCAGCGTGTCCTCATCTGGTTCAGGAGTGATGTTGTTCAGATGAGCTTCTAACTCTTGTTTGTATCTGGCCAACAGCTGCTCGTTCAATCGTTTCTGATCAGGAGTCAAAGGTCGTGTTCTGGTGTTGGTTGTGTCGGCACCGAACGGATCAGGCTCCAGCGAGTTGCGTGCTGCCATTCGTAACGCTCCTGCCAACGAGTCGCTGGGTGTGAATCCATGAATGTTCTGATCGGTGAACTCTGGCACGTTCCATTCACGAGTGGTGTCAGGGATGCCGTCCCTGTTTCGGTCGATGATCGCTGCTGATGCAACTGACACGATCATCAGAGTGACTAGTGTGGTTATCGTTTTCATATGTTTATTGTATGATGTTTCATGGGTGATGTCAACTTAAAAACAAGAGGGGCTGGCTACTCTATTCACCAGCCCCTGGTTAGGATCAGTTATGGAAGAAATTTAGTCAACAACCAGCTCGTTTCTTGTGGCTTTGAGCTCTCGAATCTGGTTGTACAGACGATCGATGCGTGCCTGAAGCTGCTTGGCGCGTCGTTCGTTCTTGCTGGGAGCGGCCTCTCTGCTAGTATACTCGGTTCTGAAGCGATCGATGTTGCTTTCGTACTTGCGACTGATCAGATTGAACAAGTACTTGTGATAGAAGCTCTTGCGTTTGCCGGTCTTGTTGCAGATGACTCGATAGTTGTTCAAGTCGATGCGCACGTCCTTGCCGTACGCGTCTTGTAATGTGTAAAATACTTTTGCTTTGCGAGTGTTTTTTCCTTTTGACATAACTGTTATTTTCCTTATATTTTGTTTGATGGCTTGATTGCCTGATTATTCTTAATTGTATGCTCTGGTGCTCAGACGGTCAACTTTTAGTTTGTGACGAACGCGTCAGGTGCTCCGATCTTCACACCTGGTCGTTCCACATCCTCCGCCTTGACGATGGTGTATGGTGAATGATCCTTGTGACGATTCATTCCGCTCTCCAGACTCTGCACGAATCGTATCGCGGCTTGTAGATCTTGACAGTCGATGATGGCGGTCTTTCCTCTTAATATTGTGAACATAACTTATAATCCTTCCTGTGTTTGCGCTTACGATCCAGCGTCTTGTTGTGTCGTGCGTGGGCCTGAGTGGCCTTGGCGCGTATCGTAGATCTTATCTTCATTGTTTATATAATAGCGTCTGCTGCTTGAATGGACAACTTTTTATTCAGATGGTTGTCTGCTTCCTGGAGCATGAGCCTCTCCATTCATCTGTTCAAATCGTTCCTGACGTTCAGGAGTGTCTTGCGGACACATTCCGCAATCTTCAGCTGATTCTTTCAAATCTAAAAATGCATCCATCATCTTGAGTCCGTACGTTCCCAGATTCTCGTGCATGTGCGTTTCCATTTGTTCCCATATGTTGTTTTCTTCTTCCATATTATGATAATAGTGTCTGCTGCTCAAATGGACAACTTTTTATTCTTCAAAATCACCCTCACCATAACAACTGTCGATCAATCCATCCAACTCCTCATCTTCTCCTCTCAAGATTGTCATATAATTCATCACATCATCTCCTCTAGCAATATGGATGTTGTAATCTCCTTCATCATAATTGTCAATCACATAAGATTGCACATCTTTAATGTTGTCAATATCATATCCAAAACTGTAACTTCTAATCCTTTTCATGCTCTAATTATAAGGTGATCATTTGAAAAGGACAACTTTTACAATTCCAAATACATAAACTCTTCATCCATCCAAATCACCTTATCACCCTTCTTACACTTCTCACTACTCCTCTCAATCTCTCTCATCATCTCCTCATCCACTTCATCAATCTCATTACTTCCATCATACAAACTAATCACTAAAATCTTTTTCAATTCTTCTCTCATAACTTTCCTTTCTTTACTAATTTAAAATCTTATTTTAAATCCTCCTAGCAAAAAGGACAACTTTTAGTCCTCCCTTATCTCTAAATCCCAATCCACAACAACTCTATTACCATCTACATCATCATAACATAAACAATAACATCCTGCTCCTTCTACTTCCATTATGTAATATTCTCTTTCCATATTAACATGATAGTGAAAACTGCTCAAACCTGCAACTTTTTCTCTCCCTGGCGCACCTGATTTTTTCTGGGAGAAAAAGTTGTCCATTTCATCAGCTCTTCATATAATCATTTTATGATAATTGATACTGAAAAGGATATAAGTTTTGAGCAGTTTGAACATTTCATCAAAACATTCTATCTCCAATCCTTAACTGAATTGAGAGAGATGAATGAGGAGGATGGTGAGTATGATGCAGCTTCTTCTGATGATAGAGAGGGAGTGATGTTGAATACTGAAGAGAATGTGATGACAAATACTAATATGGCTATTGAGGATGTAGCTAAATCTGAAATAGATAAGGTTTTAAAATAATAGAAAGGAAAGTTATGGATAGGTTGAAAGAATTGATAGAGTATATGATGGACCAGATGAGAGCTGATTTGAAGAGAAGTGGAGATTATGAGAGTTATGGAGAAGAAGGAATCAGAATAGCTGTTTATGAGGATTTGAAAGACAGTTTGAAATATGAATTTAGTGACATACTTTACAAATAAGTTGTCCTTTAGATCAAATTATAAGATAATACAATTATGGATAAGTTAAAAGAATTAGTTAAAGAATGTATAGATCAAATTGAATCAACATTTCCTGGAGATCATTTTGATGAAGAAGAGGCTTTTGATATTGTGATGGAGATGATTCAGGATAGTGTTGAAAGCTACTCATTTGCAGATTACAGTAAGGAGGACAAATAATATGACAGTAGGAGAATTGAAGGAGAGATTGGATAGAGATTTTCAAGATACAGACAACATCTCATTTGAGGTGTGTTTGGATGGAGAGCATCGAACCAGCTATTATGGTAATAGTAGTGTGTTCATCAGTTCTATAGAACATTCAGGATCAGGAGAAGAGGATTGTGTGTTCCATATAAGTGGAGATGTTGATGAAGAACAGTAGAATTTAAGCCTAACCCATAACTGTCAAGAGTGGTCAGAACAGGCCACTCTTTTTTTGTGTGTGGGCCATATATATATATTTCGGAATGGTCCTCCCCATATTCGTGATATTATAGGACAGCAGCAAACTCAATCACCTTCCCTGAAAGTGGGTCTGTCTGTTTTTTCTAACTGCCTCTATCGCTGAACATAATACAATTATATCAAAAGCTGCTCTAAAGGACAACTTTTTTCTCAACAGTAAAGTGTAGAGTGATGGTTTGTGTGGGAGGGGATAGGTGGATATTTTTTCATTTTATCAACCTGTCCCACCAAATAGGTTGATTGAATCGACCACAAAAAAACCTCTCGAGCGCCGTCAGACTCGAGAGGTGGGATTAGTTCAGGATTATCAGGTGGGGACGGCCTTTGGGAAAGTGTTACAGGTCTGGCAAGTACTCGTCGAATCCTTCTCGTTTGAGCCAGTCCTCGATTCCGCTTCTGAATCGTCGTAGCGCCTGACGTTCGATCTGTCTGACTCGCTCGGCACTCAGACCGGTCTTGTCAGATATTTGTTGCAGTGTGAAGGTTTGCTCGGGGGCAGCATCTGCTACCATTTCTGCTAGCGCCGAGTCGGCTTGAGTGTTGGTTCTTGGCATGGTCTGATAATGTTTTCTGATTGTTATATTATTATGTAGTCTAGATGATTAGATGGCAACAACTGTTTCTCCTGTTTTTTTCAGTTGACATATGATTAGTTGCCGGATACATACTACACTGGACGGGGATATTATTTGTTGCCCTTTCATCCTGTAGTGGTATCATTGGTTTAAATTGTTTCCTAGTATTTCGTGTATTTCTGGTTGTTCCCATGAAGCTCCTAGGTTTCTCACAGCTTGGGCGCCTCATTCAGCTGGTTTTTCTGATATTTTTCCGTGTTTTTGTCACGATTCACACGCTTTTTACACACGTTCTCGTGTCGTTCCAACGAATCTATCACGTGATTGTACGTGTTGTACCAGCCCAGACAGGTGTAACGGGCTATATTACCCAACGCTTTTAATAGTCTCATCATGTTGTTCATTTTGTGTTGTTTATAATTGTTACGTTCGCAAAATTCTATTGTGGACAGGTCCGAGTCACTGCAGCTGATGATCGAGTCATGTCTATAATACACCGGGCTCATTCACCAGTCAAGTTGATCAAGTATGTCCTGTGGCGTGCATCTCATCACGCACTCCTCACCCAGCAACAACACTCCGGCTCCGAACCTTCTGTCAGCTGGTGGTCCGTTCGATGGATCCGGAGGCACCGTCGCCATCTGATCCGTCATGCTGCAGTCCACGCTGGTGTATTTGTCCAGTTGCCAGTGCACCACGTCCGAGTGCGTGCCTCGTGTGATGAACCTCACCTCGCTCTCGTCTGTGAGTTCGTGTTGTTCACACGCCACATCCAGCATGTGTCTCAATTGTCGTATGGTGATCATGTCAATTATTCAGTGGCCGGCGGCAGGTTCTGGTTCACCACGTTCACGATGCAGTCGTACGCCATCTCGAAAGCCGGCCACAGCGTGTGTGTCCACCAGAGGAATCCGGTGAGTGTCATTGTCATTAAAATGATGTGTGTGGTTATTCTGATCATATGTTGATTGTATGGTCACGCGCGGGATCTGGCAACTAGTTCACTTGATATCAAACCCATTAACTTATTGTGACGTGAATAATATTTGTTCGGTTTCATCTGTTCCATATCAGCCACGCAGCAAGCAACAACGCCATGAAGCTTGCCATGACTCGACACGCGTGCCCGCCATCGTCTCGGGTGGGTGTGTCCATGGCCAAGTACATGAGTCCGAAGATGCACCAGCCGATCTGTTCACGTTGAGGCATGTCTCCGGTCCAGGCGTACCAGCATAGCAGCACCCCCACCATCCAGTTGAGCCAGGTGAGCATGTAGAAGCGTGTGTTGTTCATAGTTTGTTCTTGTACTGTTGATACCAGAACGCGCTGTTGTCTCGCATGGTCTCGTTGGCTCGTCTGATGTACTCCAACATGTCTTTGGCTCGTTCGCCTATCTCCTCCACCAGGGGATTGTGATGATTGTTGCTCTTCAGATCGTCGTAGCTGTTCACCAGGTCCTGTATCATGGTCTGAGTCAGGTCGATGTACGGACACGTGTTGGGTGGCACGCCGGGGCTTCTGGCTTTGGTTTCCAGTCGCTCCTGTTCGGTCTTGCGACGTTGTTTGCGGGCGGTTTTTGTTTGTCGTTGTTTGATTGGCATGGTTCGATAGGGTCCCAGGTTGATTCCGGCAGGATTGTGCAAGTGTGACAGATTGATCATGCGCCGGTGAGGCTGGCCAGGCTGAACGCCGGTTTCAGATGATGGCTGTCGTAGCCCATGATTGTTCCGTCTCGAAATTGAATGTAGTATCTGGTGTACATGCGACTCGCACCACCGTTTCTGTAGCTGAAATCGTTGCTTCTGATGCGACCGTCAGGCAAGCAGCTCACCGCGATGACTCGTCCGATCTGTCCCACGCGTCGACGTTTGATCCGGCTCACGTAGCTGTGACCCTCGCCGATGCCTCCGTCCATTTTCACGTACTGTCGGGGCAACACCTGAGCACTCACCTCGGCGTAATCGCCTCGTTGAAACTTGCAGCGGGGATGTTTCCAGCGAGCGGTGACTCGCGCTTTGATGTCATGTAATGTTTTGTAACTCATAAATGTGTTTTGTTGTCTGATTATTCTTTATTGTATGAGCTGCAGATCAAACCTGCAACTTTTTGTGTGTTCATCTGTTCGATATGTTGAAAATGGCTCGATAGATTCCTTTGAGATGGAACCAGATCTGTTTGTAGTGGTGCAGTATGATCTGCCGCTTGATGCAGCTCACGTGAAGTTTGATTTGATCTGTTGCTGACATTAACGCTCGTCCGGATGCACCGATCCGAACAACACGCGTTGTTGTGTGTTGTGACTGGCGAACAGGTCGTATATCAAACCTGCACAGACCAGAAACATTGGCGTGAGCATGATCAAAGTGACTATGATGTCTAGTGTGTCGTTCATGTTATGATTGTATGATGTTGCTTCAGATTGTGCAACTAAGTATCGGTGTAATTCTCTCATTCGTCATCCTGTCTGTCTCGGTACTGTTGGTCTATCTTGTGACAGGTGTACCAGTACCAACACACGAGCAACGTGCAACTCACCGGCACGAACAACAACAGCAACCATGCTAACCAGCTCAATCCCATTTGTATCCTATGTCTAATGTTCTACCAAAATTGTCCAGTGAGCTCAACGCGAGTTTGATATGTTCCTTCAAGTCCATGTCTCTGGAGTCCAGCGCGAATTCTTGTAAATCTCGTAAGTATGCGTAGCTGTTGTAGTATGCTTCACGCACCTTGCCGCTGCTGAGCTGTTCCGCTGCACGTTGAGCTATTGCCGCCTCAACATCTGCAACATCAAGATCTTGGTCCAATGCGGTTCCGTCGTTGTCCATCGTTTGTAGTGACGTTTTCATTATCCAACACGCGTGTCAAGCTCTTCATGATCCCTTGCTAGAGACCAGTTGCTGCAGAAATTGTCGTAGAATTTGTTGAACTCCTCTTCGTTCATCCAGCCCAGCAACTCATTGAACATGTCATGTCTGGTGAGAGTGGAGGTTTCTTCTATGAACTCCACCTTTTCAAATCGATCCCAACGTGTGTGTTCGGGTCGAGTGATGGTGTGTTGTTCTGGTGGAAAAGGTGTTTGTGTTTGCATTGGTTGTGTCATCGGTGTTTCTTTTGTGTGATTCTTGTGGCTCGTACCACAGCTTGTTCGATGCTGCTGCTACGATCGTTGATCCTTTTGAACTCTTCCCAGCTCACTCGAGGTGTTGGTAAAGACTCCCAGGCTTGTTTACGTCTCTTGTGTTTTATATCTGTCGCTGTCATGTAATGATTGTATGCACGATCGATCAAACCTGCAACTTTTCACATCTGATCAAAAATGTATATGGCGATCATCGGCAGGCTCAACACCACCACCAGGAACAATAGCTCAATCATCAAAACCTTGACCCAACAAGTGGCTGGCCAGCTCGTTGATGAACTTGTCCTTGTTGAAGTAATCATAAGCATACCGGAGCACGTTCTCTTGATCACGCCGGTCCCAGTCTCGAATCTCATCGTATATCTCAAAGATCCCCATGTTCCAGTTCCAGCTGTCAACCACCTCGCCGACAGTTTTCCGGCTCCAGGTGCTGTATAAATGGGTTTTGGCTAATACTTTGGTGTTTGCTAGTTCTGTTATCATATCATCTCCTTGGTTTGAATGGTGTGGGACGAGATTCGTCCTCTCAAAATGTCTCCTCGCTCCATGTCTTTTTTGATCACCGCATCAGCCGTGGCTCGGTTGTCGCACACGCAGTACGCGGTCCAGTTGTTCACCTGGTCTCGGAGTGGTTGGTGTTTGTTAACTTCTACTGCCTCCACGATGAACACCTCCAGGTCTCCGAAGCAGTTTTGCTTGATGTAATGTCGTTTCTGTCTCATGTTATGTTACTTTGAAAGTTTTCCCGGTGGTGGCGAAATCAACAACCTCGGACGCTAGATACACATCCTTGGCACCTACATGCCAGTGAATCTCCTCGCCGATGTCGTCACTATGATCGCTCTTGTAATCGTAAATGGCCACAAATCCTCTGGACTCTCCGTCATGCTTGACCTCCACATGCCACTCGTAGCTGGTCTTGTAATCGTCCACTGGTTCGTTCAGCGGAGGGCCAAACAGCATCTCCAGATGCGCTCGACTCGCCTTGAGGTACGATTGTAACGAGGTGCCGGTGATGCCGCGTTGTGGTTTGTGGTGACTGATGAATGAAATGTTCTTGCTCATGTGACCTTTGGTTAACTGATTATGATCTAATGATATACACAACTGATCAATGCTGCAACTTTTGTTTGTGTCCGTTGAGCACACGCTTGAGCAACGAGCGGCACTCTCGTACTCGTTCCAGATTGTTCACCACGCTCTGACGTTCAGTCTCGTTGCGTGGGCGTTCGATCACATCTCCATACTCGTCAAAATTCATGTAGTGTAGAAACTTAAAGCAGCCTTCTATCTGGCTCAGTTTCACGGAGAGTTCCATCTCAGGATAATTGTGAAGTAGTGTGTCTGATTCGGTGTCTGTCATGTTTGATCCTTTGTTTTCTGATTATTCTTCTATTGTATCTGCGTTTGAGTGAATGTGCAACTTTGTTTCAACTACACTCACCACAGGTGTCAAAGGGACCTGAGATTGGCCAAGCATATAACGCTTCGTGAGGATGTTCGCTCGTGACCAGATAACAACCATCATGGTGATGATTCGCGAATTTCAAATTGTATACCTTGCCTACAATCAACGGCTGGTCATGCACGTGTATGTTGTGTTTATGATCATCGGCGCAGTTTTTCACTTTGTACGGATACTTTTTAGGTTGCTCAGCTTCTGAACTGTCTTCTGAACTGTCTCCTGTTATTTCCAGTTCTAGCAACTCTTCGCGTCGTCTTTCCAACATTTCTCGATGAGCGCGTTGTTCTTCGGCCAACAGATGAAATTGCATGCGACTTCGTGACGGGTGAGACATTTTGAACGCGTCGCCCACGCTTGTCTCGCGAGCTAGCTCGCGAAGATAATCGTCTAGTTCGTTTGTCTCCACAAGTGTATTTAGTCCTCATACGAGAGATTCCCGGTAATGTTTTTCTTCGGCCCCACAGCGCGTGAAAACTGTTGGGTCTGCATTGCTCCACCCACTCCCATAGCGTGGGTCCCAGCACACGTTCATGCTTCTTGTGTCTGGATTCAGTCCATGGCATTTTGTCCAGTTGTTCCTTGGTGTACTTGTACTGAATTTTAGCACAAACCTCCCACCAGTAATCATGTTGCAATTTATGTATCGCGTACTCTCTCCGACGTTTGCGATTCGCCTCTATGTACCACAGTTGTGACTTGACGCAAGGTTGTGGGGCGACTCTGCATTGGCTCATCAAATGCATGATCTCTTCACTTGTGAGGTCAGTTATCCTCCGCACATTGAGATGAAACAGAGGGGTCTGTACTCTGTTGTGTGGTTGTGGTTTGGTGTTGTCTATCTGTATGTAGATGAACCGGTTAGGGTCGTACATGTCACCGTTTGACAGGTGTTGATACATGTTATTTGAGTAGGTAATAGATCACAGGTAGTGCCAGAGCCAGCATGATCAGCAACAGGTCCGAGTGTTTTTTATCTCCAGGATGTTCGGTTTGTTCCGGTGGAAATCGGCCGGAGTTACCCATACCATCATAATCGTTCGGGTCATGATCAAATGCCCGACGCGCATGTTTCATGAGTCGTTGTTTCTGTTTTCCGGATAGTTGTGGTGTGTCGTTCATGTTCGATCTCTCCAATGTTGTGTGATTTCTTCTTGAAACATTATTTGACATTCCATCAGATCATTGTCGTCTACAAATTCATCAAATGATGGTTGCAACACTACATCTTTAGAGTCTATATGTACCGGTTCGATCACATTCGATCCACTCGGCGAGTTAGCAAAATTTTCAAGTTCCGGGTGCTGCAGCTTTACGCTCTTGAGTATGCACCAGCTGTACACACGGTACATGTGGTCAACAACCCATTCGTCTTGGAAATGTTTCCAAAAGAATAGATCACAAATGGTGTCACCAACATGGTATAACACAAGTGATGCGAGTTTGTCAAACGCCCGCCGCATCACACAATTGTTTGACGGTCTTTTGCTTGAGCAGATCCGGACGCAACTGAATCAATTTCATGATTCTTGTGATTTCGTCTGGTGTTTGCCAGCCTAGTACCGAGTCATACTCGTCCATTTTTACCAGTTCATCATCTGAATCCCACAACGCCACTTCATAAGAGGAGGCGTCACCGTCAGTAGATGAGCTACTGTAAGTCATTCCACCATACACCACGCTCAACGTGTAGTCGTCTGTGGAGAACTCAGCGTTGTATTTTGGTGGTTGATTGAGTTGTTCGTGAGGGTAGTTTGTGTCTTGAACAAAGTTTAAATTTTTAAATGTTTTGGTGTTATCTGTCATGATTCTATAGTATGAACATCATCTGATACATGCAACTTCTGATGCTTGTCAAACTCATCATTGATCGCTTGCTCGATGCTGGAGTATGTGTCATGATCAACAAATGGTTGAGCGGCCCACGTGGGACGACTGGTGAACACACTGGTGACGCGTTCGATGATCTTGCGACGGAGCATGTCTAGCTGTTGTTCAGTCATGTCGCTCATTTGTCGCACAAATAGCATGGGCCATGACCAGGTTCCGGGCAGCTATGACTGTCTGCAGTACTCATGATTGCTGCAAGTAGCAACATGACACTAAACATAACTGTACTCGTCACAATCTTCATATTCCTCATCATGTTCCTCCTCGTACCCGGTGGGTAAATTGACTCGTCCCCAGAAGAAGTCTCCTCCCTCGCACACGAGCTCACCCTGCAAATTTTCGAAGTCTACAACATGGCCGAGGTCCTCGTAGTTGCTGATCTCACCAGCCTTTTTCCAGTGCTTGATCAATCCTACAGGTATGGCGCTCAGACAGCCAGCATCAACTGGTAGCTTACCCACCTCTTTGTGGTCGACTTGCAGGCTGTATGTACCGTCTCCGTAAGCGGTGCTCCACACGTAAAACACGTACCCGGTCGATTCGTGCTCGACACGTGCCACATAATGATGTTTGAAATCTGCATCGTCTTGATGCTTCTTGTCGTATGCTTGCCAGTTGTCACAAAATGGTGCCCAGAGTGAGTCAGGTACCACGTAACATGGGTCCCCGAACCAGAAATCGTCTTCGGCGTTAACAACTGTGTCCTGTAATTTTTCGTAATGCATTGATTGATCCTTTGGTTATCTGATTATTCTTAATTGTATGAGCTGCTGAGCAAACGCGCAACTTTTTATTCGCTGAATTCGCAAGCTACGGCAAACAGCATCAACCCGAACATGAGGAACACGAAAAATGTGATCATGCGTACGGATCCAGTTCAGGGTTGGGAATTTTTTCTAGACTATCCGCCTGTTCTGGGAGAGTGCTGAGCTCAATGGAGACCCGTTTCAAACATTCTAGTGCTTCAGTGTATTGTCCGTCGTCTAGAAACTCTTTCACTACGCTTGCTGCCGCGGCATCCATAGAGGCCTCGTAGTACACAGCATGTCTTTGTCCGTTAGCAGCTGATCTCATGATACGACAGGTTCTGTCAAAATCGCTTGTATCATCTTTGAGCTGAAAACTTTCGATTCCGTGACAATCCGCCACTCCTACATATGTTACAAAGCTACTCATGAGTCGTGTACCCATTGTTGATAGGCGAGGCTCATATGGTCTACTGGTTTAGGTTTGGTGCTGTCTGCTCCGTTCGGGCCATATTGAGGTACTTTCACACCTCCGTGGCTTTTCTGTATGTTGTTACGCTCCACATGAGCTAACACAGCCTTGAAAGCTGATTGAACGTCCTGCATGAACTCAGGTGAACCCATCTCAGGATACACATGGGCTATATCACCCGGGTCAAACACGTTGACCACATCTAAAATGGTTCTCCAATCCTTGTCGGTTAGTCCGGTTTTGTCGCATCTCATCATATCTTGTCCTTTGTTGAAATTGTTATCTGATTATGATATAATGATATGATCATATGATCAAACGCGCAACTTTTTTTTCCACTCTCGATATCGCGCGAAGATCCATTCTGTCATGACATCGTACATCACCACACACAACATGCACGGGAGAACCACGAACAAGGAGCAGATCGACCATATGTACTGTAACCGTTCTTTCATAATCTCTACCAAATACCGTCTCTATCAAATGTCGTCCAGATCTGTGAATGGTACAAGTTTGTCATCTGGATCATAGAATGTACCAAACTTGATACTCGGTCCATCCAACACTTGATCCGGGTTCGCCACATGCTTGTTGTAATCATGCAGCATGAGCTTGAGCGTTTCTCCTACTTCTTCGAAAGTGTCACCAACTATTTCCGGTTTTTCAGAATGGGCGCAGATCTCTCCAGCGTCGTTGTACATTGTTTCATACAACCCTACATGGTCCTTGAACTTTATGATTCTGTAGTTCCACATGGTTAAATGGAGCCACCTGTCGGGATCGAACCGACGACCTGCTCATTACAAGTGAGCCGCTCTACCAGCTGAGCTAAGGTGGCGTGTTTATTTGTCTGGTTCATTCAAAATGTCAGGGTTTTGTTTGATTGTTTGTTTGGTTATCAAGTCCTTCAATCGAGTGGTGCTCCACTCGTGAGATCGAGTGGTGTATATCACTCGAGGTGGTAGATCGTCTCCAGTGAAACTTTTACCAATATAGTCCTCACCAAGTATACGTACATCTGGTTTCCAAAACTTAATCAATTCAACCAGTTCCTCTTCGGTTTGATACATGTACACCTCGTCAACATACTTTATGGACATCAACGCTTTGTATCTCTCATAATACGGAATCACGGGTTTGTATTTGGTGTACCGAGTGGCAGATGGGTCACGTTGCAAAAACACCATGAAGTGATCACAATGTCGCTTGGCCTCCTCAAACGTGTATATATATCCGGGATGTAACAGGTCAAAATTACCTGCAGTGAAGCCTACAATTTGTTTATGCATATCAGTATTTACCTAACAGCAATGGATCTTTCCAGTCTTTTTCTTTTTTCCGAAAACGGTCAATCTCCTGAACTCGTAGCTCGAGTACATTTATAGCGGTGCGAATATGACCAGTATCGTGAGGTTGTAACCGGGATTGTAGTTCTGCTATCTCTCGGACCAATTCCTTACGATGAGGTGGGTCAAATGCTAGTCGGTTGTCTGTCTGTTTCATGTTGCGCGTATTTAGTTAATCTGTTCCAGTATTCATAATATTCATCCATGCACGGTACACCATCCTTGTCGTACGATAACATACCCATTTGCTCGGCACAATACAGGTCATGATAGTGTTGCTGCTCTATCATGTCGTTGATTCTAAGATCCTCACGTTCTCTATGATATCTCTCATGCCGGTCGTCTGATGATGAGAAGTATTCGTCCCATGCATCGTCTGCTTGTTGTGTGCTTGTGTACATGTACGTGTATTATATTGGTTCAGTAATATATGTCAACCATTTATTGGTCCCACATCTGTTCATCATGTTCCCATGCCTTCACAATCCGTTTCAATCGATTGATTGATCGTAATGCTATTATATCATCAGCCTCTACCACGCGCCTAGAGTCATACATTTCATTCACTATGATCTCAACATTTTTGATCGCTTGTATGTCTTCGTCTGATATTTCGTATAACATGTCAGCTGCTCCACACGGTCGCTTTGAGTGGTAGGGAGACCTGGTTGAAATTGACTGTGACTCTGCCCCAGCTGGACATTTTGTATCGGTGTGTTTCAAGGTATTTTATCATGGTGTCTTTGTTCTTGAAGTTCATTGTGTCTCTAGTTCCATCTTTGGTGTATGTTATGTTGTATTTGTATTTCACATCAAATTGGTGGGCCCGGCAGGATTCGAACCTGCGACCAAGGGATTATGAGTCCCCTGCTCTAACCGCTGAGCTACGGGCCCGCGGGTTATCCCCAGGTGTCTCCAGGGCAGACTATGTCTTCTATCAATTGCTTCACGTGTTCATCAACACGTTCAGCTACAGCTAAAGCCAGTAGATATCTAGCGGATTCACTGGCGATATTAAATTGTGTGTCTTTCCATTCGTCTAACACGTCATTGACGATACGGGTCATAGGAGTTGTTTCTTGGTCGTTCATGATTAAATATGGTTATGATACATCATGTTACAGTTAAGCAAATCACGATGCTGGTTGCGTTGGCGGTGGTCCTAGTCGTTTGTTTCTGATTCATTTTTGTCCGGGAACCATTCCTCCTCAACTGACAAGTACTCGTCAACTGTGTTTGGGTGATATCCAGCATTCACTAGCAAACCTTTGAACAAGGTGATGACCTCACCAATATGCTCCGCGTCATTCTGCGCGGTGAACACACCCCCGCTGTATGGTTCTATTGTTATTTTCATCAGAATAAAGGTACTTCAAACATCTCACATAGTTCTGCGAAGTAGCGTAGTTCGTATTCCACACGAGCGTTACCAGAGTTGTTGCGCACATGAAATATCAGCGATTGTAGTTGTTCATTAACCTGTTCTAGTATCTCCAGGCTATCAGCATCATCACCATCAGCATCTTTACATATTGTGTTCCACGCATCACTGTTGAACCAACGATCTAACAGATCATTTGCATCTATATTGTCTTCATTCATTTATTTGTGTAGTTGTTTGATTTGTTAATACTTCGCTTTTATCTTCCCAATTCCCGGACCACGGGCATTTGCGTTCCACTTGGAGAATTTCAATGTCCCAGCCATGATGTTCCACCATCTCTAGTTGGTAATTGAGCGCTTGTTCAGCAGTTTCTGCTTGATAATAGTGATAGTTAGTCAACACATCATCAGCATGCTGATACTTTATTCTATACTCATATTGCCTTTCCATATCTCGATATTATTCTCATTTGTTGTTGATCGCAACTTTATTCTTTTTGACTTTTACACTCTCGATCATACCGATCACATAGTTGAGCACCTCGTCTTCTGTAGGTGGTGTTGGTTGGTCTCCCAGCATGTACAGTAGTTCTTCTAGTTGTATCAGCACATGGTCGAGTTCCTGGGTCAATTTGTGTGACATCTTCAAGTTGCTGACATCCTCTTCATCCATCGCATACTCACGAGCTCTATATTTTATGTCTCGTTTGCTTCTGGTGTGGAAGTATTCTTCCCCATCCGGTGTACCATATGTGTGTGACTGGCTCGCGTACTTGCCACGTTCATACGCTACATGTTCAATTATGTCTTCATGTGTCATGATCGTTGTTCTGTTTGATATTGTTTTCCATCTCTTGCTTCAAAGATTCAACCGGGAGTTTGAATATTTTCTCCGCATGGTCTAGCACGGTGAACAAATGGTGCCATATCCAGCTGTCCTCTGCAGCAGGAGTAGTTGATACCTCTTTTGAGTATAGATCTCTCAGCGCGGTTCTCCGATCTTCAATTGCAGCTACAACTTGAGAGTCAACCGGTAATGGGTGCCATCTAGGTTTGCTCATAGTCGTCTCCCGGTTGGTAGTATATACCATCGAAACATATCATCTGTGTCATCCCCTCCTTGTCACCTGGTATACTCTCAAATAGTTTATCGTATGCAACAGCGGTACCAACTTCTACAGTTTGATTGTTATGTTCGTAACGAAACTGTTCAGCCTCGTCAAAATCTTCTACTACGTATATGTCTTGATAGTTCATGTTAAATATGACACGTGTTCTTACCACCGGCTTTTTTGACTGCTGAGCGACCAAATCGTCCTGGTTGATAGCTTTTCCAGTCACCCCAAGTTTCGGCATTCATGACTTGAATGGTACCGGCGGTCTTGTGATCATACACCATCACACCTCGGTAGGGCTGCACGTCTTGTTTCACTGGAGGTTCCAATTCACCTAAAATATCTTTGATCAATGTGTTAGTTTTCATGCTGTTAAACGGTTAATCTCTTCTGTTATTTTGTTGAGGGTGCTACGCTTGTACTTGTATTTTTCAATCAAAGCGTACACTAGTTCGAACGTTCTGTAATGCTTACAGCCACGCTTGGTGCTCAAATATTTCATCACGTCGTGTTCTAGTTCCTTGAGTTCTTGTTGTGTTATACCCATATTGTATCAAATGCCTGTTGAATCGGCAACTTGTTCATGATGAGAGATAAACTCTTTCATGATCATCTCTATTTGTCTGTTGAATGTGACGTCGTTGTCATGAGCCAATTTAGCTATTCCGGTGAATGTTTCATCATCCAGGTCCAGTTCCACAGATTCATAACGGCACTTTTTAATTATAAAATCTTTGTGCTTGGGTCTCCAGTCCCATATCAGCTCGTCACCCTCTCTCCACCCTAGACGATCATACACCTCATCCGGAAGTGTGAAGTACAAGTCACCGTCCGGAGTCTCCTTTATCTCCACTTCACTGATCTTCATCGAATGTACCGGGTTGATCTATTTCAAAGTTGACTCCAGTGAGCAACAATTCTAGTTTTTTATCCTCTAACACACCGACAATTGTTTGAACGTTCAAGTCAAACTCTCTACTGAATTTGTCAATCAAATTGTCCAATGCACCGGTGAATGCGTCTGTCTGTTCGTTTATGTTCATTTGTATATTTTATCTCGTATTGATTGTTTTGGCAACTGTTGTTCCCATGGAAAAACCAGCCAGTCGTTGTCCACATGTTCTCCAACATACAATGGCTCAAACTGACTGCGTTGCTTGCAGTACAAAGCCGCGCACCTCACTTTGATCGCACCGTCGTGGAACTTTTTCTCCAGTCGGCGGAGCAAGCCTAGCATGGTGATACCTTCGTCACACAAATCGTCTACAATCAAAACTTCACGTCCTTGACAGTTGCACATTAAATCTGGTACAACATCTTGATACATCACTCCATGTGGGTTGTCGATATCACGCATGTTGGTATCATCATCGTAGCTGTGATAGCCATGTACATACACCTCTCGTACGTTGAGTGCGTTAGCCAGCATGGTGGCCGGAACTAGACCACCACGGCTCAGCCCCACAATGTGTTTGGGTTTGAATCCAGATTCAATTATTTGATCTACAATCTTACCCACACACAGTTGTATGTCTAACCAGTCTAAGCGTGTCTTGAACCCCATGTCACTCAGCATCTGGGTCATCTAGTATCCAACGATATGTGGCCCTGTTGAACCGGAACGCTCGATTTTTTTCCTGTGCTTCCCATAACGTCAACATCGCTCGTGGCTCGTTCCATCCCGGGATCGGTGGAGCCGGTTTGCCCCAATCGATCCGGCGATATCTTCTCAATGGTAGTTTCGCATTGGCTTGTACATCTAAACTCATGCTGCTAGTTTCAAATAACCCTCGGTGTTGCTCAGTTCTTGAAGCGCGCGGCTCTTGAGCGTGCGTTGAGCACCATTCAAATTGCTGAGCAATCTCTTGCCACTGTTGGTGTTCTTCTTGACCGCGTGGTGATCAAGGTACTCAGTCACAGCGTTGAGCATGTCGTATCGGGTCTTGCCTTCGTTACCCAGACCTTCGTTGAACAGCTTCATCAGAGTAGCAACCTTGGTCTCTTCAAGAGTCTTGGACCGATCGGATCGTTCTTTGTCTTTTTTCTCACGCTCCTCGTTTTCAATCCAACGACCAAAGAAACGATAACCAAACATCAGCGCCTGTTCCTCGCTCATCTGTTGCTTGGCCAACCACTCACCATTCTCCTGGAAAGCGTACATGTCCTTGACACTCTCGGAGAACGCTTGATTGGCCACATCCAGTTGAGCCTCCCAGCTTGGAGTGTGTCTCACACCTAACGACTTGCTAGCGGCTCGGCTCAATTGGCTAAGCATGTTGTTGCAAATCACGCGCTTGTTGAAACTGAAATAACTGTTACGTCGCAACCCGTCATGATAGCTCATCATCACCAGACGCTGCTCGTATAGGTCTTTGGTCTTACCAACATTGACCGTGAGTTCCTTGGGGAGACGTGCACTGATCCAGTTGATCTTGCCACCGCCTATGGTACCGGCGCTTTCATATTTAGCTCCAGTGTTCTCCACGACGCTAGCGAATGGTTCGAACATCTCACGATTGTCGATACACTGGTAACGTTTACCACATGTACCGAGCACAGCGTTGGTGTCTGTCCGACGGATCAAATTGACACCTGGCACTTCGTTTCCTTCCGGATCATGTGCAGGGGTCTTCTCGACGTTAAAATTGAGTGATGCAGCGCCCAACACGTCATCGATGGTATCGTAACCACTGACGTTTGTCCCTGCCCGTTCATCTAAGCTAATTAATTGACTAATCATAACTACATTATAGTAACCATCACTCACAATCGCAACTTTTTTGTTGAAATATATTCATCGCTAGACTAAATTATATATGTACAGTGCTCGATCGAGGCTGCACGCTAAGACATAAAGTTTAGAAAGGAGGTGAAATACACATGAAAAATAACAACTGGTTAATCAGTCGGGATGATTTCCTGACTCCGGTCGATAGTTTACTCGACCGTTTCTTCAACGAGGCCATGCCCGGGTTCGGTCAGGACTACGGTGTAGAGTTCTTCGGCAACAACAGTTATCCTAAAGTGGATGTGAAGGACTACGATGACAAGATCACAATTGAAGCAGAAATTCCCGGGCTTGCCAAGGATGATGTGAGTGTGGATCTTGAATCACAGGTGCTCATGATCTCTGGTGGTAAACGTGAGATGAAAAATGATGAAGGTGCTCGTTACATACGTAAAGAGTTGAAACGCTCCTCATTCAAGCGTTCATTCAAACTAGGAGACAATCTGAATGTGAAAAAAATTCAGGCCGATTTCGACAATGGTCTGTTGCTTGTCACAGTTCCAAAACGTGAAAAAGACGAGCCTAAAAAGGTGAAGATTCTTTGACATGTTCCTGGGAACAATTGTCTGAGGCGGTGCTAGTCACCGCCTTTTTTTGTTCACGCTCTGTTGGATGGTGTGTACACAACAATGCTTGCTCCGGGATTGGTTCGAACATGTGGTTGACGATTGTACTTGCATGTGTAACCGTACGGTAACATGTGATGTATTGGCATGACTGGTTCATCACACAGGTGACAAGTCATGTCGTTACGAGCCCAGTAATTCTCGCTGATCAGCACCCCTTGTGAGGTGCCTATTATGTCCATGTACTGCTCCACCTCATCGGTGCTCATCTCGCTGAAACTGTACGAGTTGTAAAATGTGGTGTGTGGGGGCACGTGATACAACGCGTCACACATGTGATGTGGTAACAACAAACAATCGTACTTGTGTATCAAATCGAGCGGGTTCAAAGAATCGAAACTCACATCATCCTCTCGAATGTACCTCACGTTGTGACCGCTCTTGGACAAATTGTAATACGCTAGCAGCAACGGGCTCACCAGATCGCATATGATGTATTTGCGTCTAGGATACTTGCGCAACATGTTGTCAACAACTGATGCATGACTACCGGCTCCGATGTCCACAACCAGATCGTTCATGCTGGTGTGTTTGTTGATCAGATCTTCGGCTCTTCTCCAGCGAGTGCGATTGTATCTGTTGTGATAGGTGCAGCTCAGTTCAGGGCTCAGGTGATGGTCGTCTAGCATGCTCTGTATTTCCATCGGGTCTAGCGAGTTGAGGGCGCGTTTCCAATGACGAAAATCGTTGTGATTCAGATCGCCTCTCCATCTGTTCAGATCGTCATCACGCTTGGGGTCGCTCCCGTACTCGTTCATGATGTCGTACGCGTCAATCATCCAACATGTCATGTACCAGTTTCAAAAATTTCTTGAGCGTGGTGGTGGTTGTCTGTTTCATGATGGCCACTGACTCACCTGATTCATCCATCAACACGAACACGAGCTGCCCTTCGGATAGCTCGGCGCGTGCTTTCATCAGTATTGACTGTTGCCCAATTGTTGACTGGCTCTGGCTTGCCGTTCAGCGTACTCTTGTAACAGACGTTGCTTCTGTAGCGCGCTCTCACGTGCTTGTTGTTGACGTTGAAGCTCCAGCTCCAGTTGCTCGGCACGTTGTCTGGCCGCCACAATCTCCGGGTCGTTGTGTAAACTACCGGAGTTGCTGCCAGTGTATACTGGTGTGTGTATGATAGGTTGGCTACGAGCGCGGCGCTGTTGTTCCCAACGTGCTCGTTCAGCTGCTTGTCGACGTTTCTGCGCCTCCCAGGCTGCTTGTTCCTTTTGCGCGTTGCGATAGTCTTTGTTTGCTCCGGATCTGTTTCCAATCAATCCACCTAGCACAGTACCGATGATGATACCTTCTTTCTGCTTGTCGTGTTGATGACCGATGATGCCACCGATGGTGGCTCCACCAAGAATACCTCCGATGGTACGCTGAGTGGTTTTGGATCCCCAACCTGGTTGTGTTGATGCCTGTGCAGCTGTGGCAACCATGGTTGCTGCTGCGAGAAATGCTAGTATTTTAAGTTTCATTGTATGTTTATATTAGTGTTAAAATTTAAATAGTACAACTTTTTATTGGTGTACCATGGCAACCAGACAATCATTAGGTCTGCAACCTGGTTCATATACATATTTGTATCCGGGGTTGATTTTGTCTATCGCGGCCTTTATTGTCGATTCATTAATACCAGGTGTTCTCCAAGCTCCTTTGTTTATCATACGCAAATCGTCAATCATAATTATATGTTCCTTAATATGGTGACTACCTATAGCTTCCAATTCCTGCATGAGCGGGCAGTTGACCGTGCCAGTGTTACGTAATTGTTTCTCAACAGATGTATCATAATAACCGCCATGACCATCTAACCAAAATGTGCACTGATTATCTATTGTATCCAGTATCTCGCGCAACATGTCTACACTGTTACCTAGGTGCAGATGAATGTCCACCTGCAAGTTGTTAGAGTTGATATATTCGTCTAGATTCTTCTTACCCATCTGGTGGATCTCCGGGTGGATTTCTATAGAGTGTAAAGTTTTGAACCCGGCGTTTATGGCACGTTTACATCCGGTACCTACATGTGTACCCGTCTCTATGAAAATAGGTGACAGGTACTTGCTGAAATCAAAATGTGCTGACATTGTATAGCTATTTATATTAACATGCAAAACATCAACTCACTCCTGAGTAACCCACACGAGTCCATCTGCTGTCAGGACCACGACCAGATTTGACATACTTCTCACACATCACAAGCTCGCGTAACAGATGCTGCGCACGAAGCGGCGCGATGCTCAACAACTCACATGTGGTGCGAATGCTCAAATGGTCATGTTGTTCCAGAGTCTCGAGCTCCTCTTGCTTTCTGGAGCTCTTGCTCTTGACTTTGGTCTTGTCCTCTTTTTCAATTTTCTTGACAGAGGCGTTGAAATCGTATCCACCGTAACCCAGAGTGGCCTCGAAGTCACCCAGCGGTCCGAAACGATTCTTGCCGTCGATGTACACCAGTCTGGCCATCTCGTCATCAGTGTCAGGCATGGGACCCACCTTGATGTTCATGTCAACAGTGTGAGGCACGATGGTGCTGCCCTTGAGCTCACCACTCTTGGTCAGGTGCATGATCATGCCAAGCACACACTCGTGGTCTTTAGCAGCTTTGACCAGACGCTGCACCGCGTGTTTCTCGACTGCTCGAAAGCCCTTGGCTTTGCGAGTGGTGAGAGCTTGAAACGAGTCGACGATCAAGATGTCATAATCTTTCAGCACGTCAACCAGAGTCTCCACATCAGTCTCGTTGGCGATGTCCACGTTGGTCACTTTGAGTCGTGAGCATGTGTGCGCCAGCTGGAAGATGCTCTCCTCACCACTGGCGTAAGCCACACGATAACCCAGATTGACCATCGAGTCCAATGTCTGAAGCATCAGCGTGGTCTTGCCGCAACCGGCCGGTGCACACAAAGTGAAGCTGCTGCCTGGCAAGAAGCCGCCTCCGAGCATGTCATCCATTTTGCTGATGCCGGTTTTGAGTCGTCTGTTGAAGATGTCAGGCACTTTGATCGTGCTGACTTTTTGAAATGTAGTAGTGTCAATGTCTAGATTCATGTTGTAGTGTGTTGGTAGTTAAAAATCTTAATATACTTCAATTATGGCTCATCTCAGCGAGATCGCAACTTTTTTTTGAGATGAGCCAAACATGGGCGGCGGCAGGCTGAGAGCGCTACGCGCTGTTGCCGATGTATGGTGGTCGATGCAGCGTCTACCAGTTCCGCCACTCGGCCTGTGCGTGTGGGTCAGTTGATGTTGAGTCGTACCGGTTTGATTTGCTTGGACATGTCTCCAACAAAAGGAAATGGACCTATCCAGGTTCCGGTGGGTAGAGGCTCGCTAGGGATGTCCATCTGCACACCTTTTTTGAGAAACTCACGAACGTCTTCTGGTTTGAACCGATATTTTTTACCATGAGCACTGATCTGGAATGGGCGGCTTCCACCGACATCAAACGGGAAAGTGTTCACCGTGATCACCACATCGCTCTTGGGTACATTGTACTCGTTCACTTTGTACACCGCCACCTCTCTGGTGGGAACCACGGGTGTTGGGTCCCCGACAGGGTCGGTACCGGGATGGGAGTAACCTAGTAACAACGCTAGTGTTGGTGCGGCAACAGAGATAATGAGTAACATTTTCATACCTTATTATATATGCTTGTTCTTACAATTTCCACAAAAAAAACCCACCCGAAGGTGGGTCGCTCGTCGAGCGATTAGTCTTTCGCTTCTACAAAGGCGTAAAGCTCGTCAGCGATTTTAAGAGAGTCTTTCTCTCTTGTGTCGCTAGGTAATGACCATTCAGTGTTGTTCCGGGTAGCAATTTCTTGCCGGCGGTTCAGCTCCTGATGGTATCGGTCATCAGCCAGGTCTTTTGCCATTCGTAGCACATCGAGACGTATTTCATATCCAGATCTTGCCATGATTTGTTTGTTTCCTTTCTTTGTATTAGTGTGTGTGTTTCGACCTAAATTGTTGAGCCTAGGGAGCGTGAGTTCAGGTTGCGCGGTTCCTGCCGGGCGCTCTATCTCGCCGTGGTTCGTTCCGGGCCCACATGTGTCGCTCAAAGTTAAAATGGGGAAACCGGCTGCTGTGTAACACGACGTGGATATTAATATAGTGGGTCCCGCGGGTTGTGACAGACAGCCGGTGTTCCGGATTCAAATTAAAGGCAGCGCCCGCTACGCAGTTACCACCTTATGAAATTGATTGGGGAGAGACTACTCTTCAGCCTTCTCTCAACATGTCTCTAGTTACCGCCAGAATGATTCTGCAACTTGATGGGTGTTTAACCCGCTCTGAATCACTTGATCGTTGAGCCTCTACTACCGAGATCTTGTTCGCACTATGTTCCTAGATCCATTGTTATGCGACAAAGGAAGGCCTTGCCTTTTACAGCTCACCTCCAGGAATCATACCTATAGTTCAGTTATAGGGTTGGCAGACATGTACCACATGATGGATTGTATCCACATCGCTGTCCTTCAGCTAGCCTCAATCACTAGATCGTCGACCCCCCGCCGCAGCGAGGACATGTGTGCTAGTGGAGCTAAGGTTGCTCCTTCTACTAGCGTCCCATTATCAGATCCGTCGATCTGATAAATTAAATTGATTTGATTGTGAAAGAACGATGCCACCTCAGCGGCGTATACTTATATAGTATATAGGCTTATTATTCTGAGTCAACTATTTCTTTTGACTTTTTTTCAAAGTAAACTCTCAAACAGTATTTACGTACAATAGCCACGCTGGTGAATATGAACCACAATAGCGCAGATGATTGCAATACGGTCAGTTCTGCTTTGAATATGAACCACATGGCCAGCATGTTGAGCGGAAAGTTGATTACGGTACCTATGACCGTGTCACTTATCGCTTCTCGCCATGCTGCTTTGTTTTTAAACACACCTATATAATATAGTGTGTCATGCAATTACGCAACTCATGTTACATTATTTTCTTGACACTCGATTGATATCCGACTCAACGTTGCGTCTCCACAGGATCATGTTGTTAATGCAGTAGCTATGTTCTACATAACCAGTGTATAGTCTGTCAATCTCTCCATATGCTCACTGCGTTCTGTTGAACTTCTCAAATTTATATAATAATATTTCATCTTGTGATCATTCGATAATATTTTTAATCTCTATGTATATTGGATTATTCGTATCTTTTGAAATATAAGGCAAAATATTTTTAAGTATGTTTATATCCTCATTTGCAATATGTTTCACTATTTTAACAATTTGTTGTTTTGATAATTGTTGTGTTATAAATTTTTTATTTTTAGATTTTTGCATATGATTTAAAATCACTTTCAATTGCGGTTGTTTGTAATTTATAATTATATTTTCTAAAAACAATATTTCTATTTTTTTATTTTCTTCAAATTGTTCATCTTTTAAAAAAGAAAAATCATTCACACCCTCTGTAAATTTCTGTAGTATTACATCCAACTCAAGTATGGTAGATTTATTATTATCAACGTTGATATCGTTAATATTGTTATTAATAAACCTCTTAAGTTCTATTGCCTCTATACAGTATGATGGATTCACAATTTTTATTTTGTTTTCATACATATGACTCAATACGTTACTATTATCAATAAACCTCAAAAATTCATTAACAATTGACCAAGTGTTATCAAAATCGAACATATACGGAATTATTGTGTAATTAATATTTTTAATTTTCAAATTATCAAGGTGGGTATCATTAGGCGATCTATCTATTTTGTGCCGTTTAAATTTATCGGTTTGATTTTTACGTTTTATTTTTTGAATATAACCGGATAATGACTGGTAAATACTACAACGATAAAACGAGACAAACTTAATACTTGCGCATATTTTATTGAGTTCGTTTATCTTTACGAAGAAGTCTTCTGATGATAATATTAATGTATGATGTTTTGAATTTGATTCTAAAAAATTGTTTATGATATTTTTAATATTAAATCTACGTGGATTCGCATGACCTCCACCTACACCGTTTTGATCTACCCGGTGATCCGGATAATAGTATCCAGCTTTCTCGAGTTCTTCGCGATTTTTTAATAAAAAATATTGTAATGCAGATGTTCCAGTTTTTGCTGGTCCAACATGAATTATTATATGTTTATTTTTCATTATTGGAAATTTCATTTATATCTGAATCAATGTATCGTCTTCGTAACAAGTGTGAATTGTAAAAATAACTTCCGGCAATCAAAGTTATGTTACCTCCTCTAGGTATTTATTGACTTGATTTAAATCAATATCTTGATTTTCGTTGTTCTGTATACATTGGTGAGAAATTCCTAATATATTAGCCATTACCTCAAAGCACACTGGATCTTGTTTATTCCCACGGGGTCCTCTGCATATTGATTTAAATTCAATAAAATGTACGTTCCGTAGACAGGCAAGCAAATTAATAAATCCTGCACCATGCTGTCCAATGACAATTTTTGATGATCTGTATCTCTGTAATTGTTCCCCCACACTTCCAAGATTTTCCGAATCATCAAATACATCAAGTTCAAGATTTAATTTGTCACAATATTTTTTGCATAAAATTAAAAGTTCATCAAAGTTGTTAGTACACCTAATTTTTGTTCTTTTTATCAAAAGCATTTTATTTTGTTTTGTTTCTATTCCTATCAGATAATCATTTACTTTTTTTCTTAAAAATAAAACAATGTTTTCTTTGTGTTTATGTGGCATTTTATCACTGTCAATTGATATTTTCGAATCAATCACAATAGATTCTTCTAAATTTTTCAATCTCTTGTGATATACAACTGAATTTTTTAGTTCAGGTACAACAATGTTGGTCCACTGTTCTGCAAATTTTTTACTCCTCCAACATGGATGGAAAACTAAATTATAATTTGTTAAATCTGTGTCAATAAATTTATATAGAGCCCCAAGGTAATCAATTACAATATGATAATACGCCTTGGACCAGTGGGTCCTTGTAGGGGAATATCCGATCTGCTTCTTATATCTCACATCTTATTCTCCAAATTTGTATCCGAAATATTCAATGTCTTTTGCAAATTTTTCCGCAACGGTAGATTTTGTTTCATCGTCAGTCTTTGGTGGTGCAACATGAATTATTATATGTTTATTTCTTCCTAATCTTGTAGTCATTTGATATAACCTTTATCTCATATTCCAATTTTGAAAATCTAGTTTTTATTGCATCATGTAATCGCTCCATAAGTCCATCCGAATATTCTTCACGACATAACTGCAAAATGAAAGTTACATAGTAATCAGATTCACAATAATATTTAAAATTATCAATCCGTTTTGTGTATCTCTCAACGAGTTTCTCGAAATTATTATTTACAAACGTATAAACACCATTTTCCCAGTTTTCACGTGCGTACAAATATGCTTCACCAGGAGCAAATGATTCGTGGTTGAATTTCCATTTATACTTTGTATGTCTAATCATGAATCGGTCTTCACCATTTTCAGTTCCTAGATCTTTTACTTTCAGAAATTTGGGATCACAAAAGTATTTAAAATCCGTATTTAAACAATCTATTATACCATCTATGTTTGTACACATCAGATCAAAAGGACATGTTTTGTACCCACCCTTCTTGGATGGTCTTAAGCCTTCCCGTAAACCGTATACTGCCGAGGTACATACATTTCCAAGTGATATTGCAGTCTTCTTATCCATCTTATTCTCCAAATTTGTATCCGAACAACTCAATGTCTTTTGCATACTTTTCCGCAACAAGTTGACGAGTTTCATCATCGTAGTATTCGGTGTAGTGTTTGTGTTTTGTGGCATTTTTGTGTGGAAGTTGTTGTTTTGGAATTCCAATTTTGTCGCACACAATATTAAAGTCTTCTTGGAGGTTTTCATATCTTCCGATGAAATCTATGTCTTCACTTAGAAACTGCAATTGTGACCAATCTTTATCTGTTTGATCTGATTTTATTTTTGAATTGTATCGATGAACAGAAAATGGTAAGTTGCAGGCAACTATTTGCTTAACATAATTTTCAAAACACAACGAGGATTGCGAAAGTCCTGCTTTCTTCCACCATTTCTTTCCCGTAAATTTGAATTGTGACACAAGTCTATCAAATGGATTTCTCACAAATGCAAAGAAAAAATAATCTTTATTAACCGTTTCACCAACCCGTTTGTTATCCAAATACTCAGAATATGTAAAATGCTTTTTACGAGGTGAAAATTTAATACAATATTCATCTAATGCTTTTGATACTGAAGTGCTTCCCGTTTTAGGGGCGCATATAAATACAAATTTATGTTTATGACTTATCATCCCTCATTCTCCAAATTCATAACCAAAATACTCAATGTCTTTTGCGTATTTTTCCGCAACGATTTGCTTTGTTTCATCATCATAGTATTCAGTGTAGTGTTTGTGGTTTGTTTTGTTTACATGTAGAAGTTGTTGCCGTGGTATCCCTATTTTGTCACAGATTGTATTGAAGTCTTGTCGAATATTTTCGAGTTTACCGATATAATCCATCGCGATAGTATCGTCAATAGACAAATACTCATAGCAGTCGGTAACACTCGGTATAATATTCTCCCATCTTTTGTCCGTAAGACCGTGACTAATTTTCGCTACTGTGTTAATACTCTCGTCTTTGATAAACTCTGAAAAGCCTATCTCCCGTCCATGGATAAATGGGTGTTTTTTGAAATGGTACCATGAGACTTCTATATCATACGGGTTACGTACTATAGAAAACTTAAAATAATCATCCCAATATTGCGCATATTTGTTCCGTGCATCATTGGCGGTTAAATGTTTCTCCGCCGGGGCATGTACCCACCAGTCTCGGTTATCTATATGTCGTTCAACACTAGACCCACCACATTTTGGTATATGTATAAAAATACATTTGTGCTCATGGTTTATCATTTCAAAAATACTTTGTTAAATATATTTATTACCTTTTCCGGTGTATAATCAGTATATGCATTCCAGTCACCGGTTACAGATTTGCACCTATCAAACGCGTGCAATATATCAATTAAATCCTGTTTGCCTTCATACCATATACCCTTGTTCTTTAAAATGTTTGCATGGGCTAACTTACCGCATTTTTTTGCAATCACCGGTTTGTTTTTTGAGGAAAATTCACCAATAGCTATACCAAACGTTTCTCCATCATTACGGGCCCACAGCATCGCGTCACATGTGTTTATGAAACTCACTTTATCATCTACATTGTATATAGTTGGTACATGTATAATGTTAGGTAAATGTTCACAGAATCTATCAAAATTCGCGAAGAGGAAATATATATCAGTCCGAGCTTTCGCGACTTGATAAACAGCATCTCGTGCCGCTTGAATACTAAATTTACATTTACCACCATAACCACCAAATACTGTTGCAGTATCAGGTATATTTAGTTCTGCTCTCAAATTATGTGTATCGTTGGGTAACGATATCATATGAGGTACTACCGGTACAGATGCATGATATCCTTTGACTTGATCTGATATAGCGGCATAGACATCACCATGAGGTTCGCTAGCGTTGAAAACACAATGTATACACTCCTTGACCATGGTACTCAGCTCCCTAGGGTTATCCGGGTTTTCGAATTCGCACTTGGTTCCTGCGATAAGCCGGTATAGATGAGTGATGTTATGATCGTTCAGATGCGACTCTAGCTTTGATTTAGAATGACCACACCCTAGCATTCTGTCACCGAACCGGTCCTCAAACTTACGACGGATGTCGCTACTTGCCCCGGTGCCGCAAGATATTATATACGATTGATTACCTAAGATACTTTCATTGTAGTTTGCATAATCATATATCGCGACTCCTGTACCGCGGTAGTTAAATCCAGGTGTAAAAAAACCTACATTCATTTGTTAAATCTTTCCACCCGAGCTGTCCATATTGATATAATAGTATTTATTTTTTTTTAAGATTCATCAATAATATTATTTATCGAAATATACACCGTATTTACTGGAAATGAAATGCTCTCTGATCTTATCCATGTTTCGGATTATGTCATCGTCCTGTACTGGTTGTACTTGCTTTGTCCATGGTTTCCATTTTTGGTTGGATATTTTTAAGAAACCGGTCACTTGGTCAAAAGTTCCTTGCGGGTCAGCCAGGAGTGATTCGTATGTTATGTTTAACATCGCATGGTGTTTGAACATGTTTCTATATTTCCTTTGCCATTGAACTGTCCGCTTGAAACTCGATTCAATATCTTGTATATTCAATTTGACCTTGTCAGTGTCAGTATCGATTGATATCGTGTCTGTTACCGAGTTGTATTGTTTTGTAATTTTTGTGGCTACATATGAAGATCTATACCGGTGCCACAGATTGTCCCGGGTCAAATGTATTATTTTGATCTCCGGATGTGTGACTATAAACTCTAATACTGGATCAAACAATCCACATGACATCTCTTCATATTTAAATTTGAAACCTCCACGTTTGTATCTACCGGTATAGAAACCGTACCTGCTTATATATTTTACCGGATCATTCACCAGCTCATCACGTAACAGATCGAGCAAAGCTCCTGGTGTATCGTAGCTCAGCCCGAAAAATTCTAATTTGTCATCGCGTTTTTGTTTATTGAACTGCCGAGGTTGCAATATCTCTCCATGCATGCACACCTGCGGATGGTTCCAGAGTGCAGTACTCAACATGGTACTACCGGTCCGTGACTCGCACATAATTAAAAAGTTGTCTTTATATTTTTTCATGGTGTTTTTAATGCCTTGTTTATACTGTTTAGTAGCTGCTTTCTATGTGTCATGGGGTCATGTGTGTTTTTTATGTATTGTAAGCTTTTGTTCCTACAATTGTCCCACCGGGTTGAGTAGTTGTATATTTGTACCGCTTGGTTTATGAATTGAGTATCGTTATCACCCACACCGCAACATTCTCTCCCGATACCCAACTGATCGGCCAGTAGTTTTGTGATGACGACCGGTAAACCTCTCGACATGGATTCCGATATTTTCCATGGTATACCTCCGGCGAAGCGATGTGGGGCCACAAACAATCGACAATTATTGTAGTACGGTGTTATGTCCTCTACATAACCTAGAACCTCCACCTTGTCACTGGTCAGAGACAAAATGGTCTCGGTTGGGTTTGTACCTATGATGTACAATTTGCTACCGGTACGTTCATGTATCTTGTCAAACATGTTGTTCACAAAATGTATCATGGCGTCAGAATTGGGTGTGTCATCCTTACCGAAAGAACCTACAAACAGCATGTGCGCTCGCTCATGATAGTTGTTATCGGTAGGTCGAGGTGGTATAGCATGTCCATACACTGCAACTTTACCCTTCAAAGCCGGTACGTTTTTGACCACACTTTCACGTTCTGAATCTGACACAACAATAACATTGTCCGTTTTGGACAACATGTCAAATTCTTTTGCCTTCTCTTGATCCACCACTTGCTGTGACGGTGTGTCACATGGTGGCCAGATGCTGATCTGCCCGGTGGTGTTGTATTGAGCTTGTATACGCTTGTAAAACAACGCTTCTGCATCATACACTATTTTGCTAGATGGAGAATGCTCGCGGCAGTAATCTATCACATATCCAAAGTTGTGAGGTCGGCTGAAATATATCACATCGTATTCACCGGCATGTTGCTTTATATGTTCACCCACCACATCAAATATTTTCATACCATGATGATCGCGACGCTCCAGCACCACATTCACACCCAACGTATGGTAATGTTCTATTCGATCATGATCACATGGTCGATAGTTAGTTGGCATGAAAGTCACATGGAACATTTTGCATAGCATTTCCACCACAGTTTTAGCGCGGTTGAAGCCTTGACCTTGCGAGTCATACGCGAAATTGTCGTCTATCAACAACAGCTTGCCACGTTTTTCATCATGCAATTGTACATGACCTAGCCAGTATTGATGACCACCAAACGGATTGTCATGTAACACACACTCTTGTGAAAATTGATTGGCCACCGCTCGGGGAGCCACTCTCCCCACACCATGTAGTATCATGGTTGAACTGTAATACACATCCTCTGGTACATGATCTAATTTGCACCTCAACATGTAACCTCTGGTGGTGCGACCGGATACAAAATCTTGCGGTTTTACGACATCTAAACATTGTAACATTTTGCTCCGCCGGCGAAATGACAAGCCACCGTTACCCACCCCTATCACATTGTCATCGCTCATACCAGGCCACGGTGCACCTACATAATCATATTGCATGAACTTTGCGATCCCGGGTCGGAACAAACAGGTGTCCTGTTGATACACCAATATGTTTTCATATTCAATACCGCTCCAAAAAGATTTGCTCATGAACAAATTGTTGTATATGTTCTGTGTTATACAGCTCTCTTTGCAGCTCATCACCATGATGTTCTCGCATATGTTGTCACATATGTCACGTATCTGATCGTATGATTTGTCAGTACACACGATCATGTGAGCAAAATCTTTGGGTAGTAAATGTACAGTGTTACGAATCATGAACTCCAGGTGTGGTAACACTCGATCCTCCATCATTATAGCCAAATTTTCAGTGGATCTGATGGTCTTCACGTTTTTCGTTTTGTCTCGTAACTCGTCTGTACGCAAGTAACACATCAACGAATGCATGAGTTTCTGGTCTTGTGTGCATATGTCAAACCGGGAATGATATTCAATCCCGGTGGCGTCACAAAAACTCATGAAATTTTCTGATGTCAATATCCCGTTTGGTACTTTGTGTATTTTGCAGAATGTAGACCATTTGCTGGTGAATACTTCAACACTGGTGAGAAAATGTTCGTCAATCATGTATGTTTGGTTGGTGTACCTCCTTATATGTTTACTCAGTAAAAATCGCTTCTACTCACGACACCTTCTGGACCGTATGGGTCCCAAGTCTTGTAGTCTTCGTCACTAGTGACTTCATCGTCTATTGCTCGGTTGTTAACTTTGAGCAATTCTTCTAGTTGTTGTGATGGTAATACAAAACTCTCACCTTCTCCATCATTATCAACAAATATACCTTTCGAATTGAACGTGTCTCCTCCGTATTCTTCTGAATTGTTTCCAAAAGCCACCACAATACCCGGGTCGGTCCATTGCTCGTAATCAGCAGTTCCTCGAGGTGGACCGAAAAACGCGACATACACTCGGTCAGACTCTACTCCATATTCTTGGATATCTTGATATATGTCACCTAGCACGTCATCAACATACCGGTCCCATGGGTTTGGATTGTCATCCCAATCGTCTTGTTTGTACCATGATTCTAATTTCCAATCTGATACATTGATACTAGGTGCTCCACTGGGTCCATATTCATTCTCTCGAATGTATGATTCCCATATTAATTGTTGATCTTTATCTTTCATAATGTTGGTGTTCCTCTTGTTTTGAAATTCATTTTGACTCTGGCTACCACCTCGTCAATGGTTTCAGTCCCTCCGGCGTAGTCCCAATCCAATGGTGCTCCAGTACCAGATGTGTTATCTATGGGATATACTTCCCACGTTTCATAATATCTGTCACCATCATTATCACCATGTTCGTTACGTATCACTCGAATACCTAGCTCAGGTATCTCACCTGGTTGCTCTTTAGACTCGGTAATCAACGAGCTGTTACCGGAGTAGATATCATATATGCTCCGTATGTCTGTACCGTTATGCATGTTAGTCTCGCTGTGGTCCTTGGCCTTGATACTCGCGACGTGTCAGCTCGTCCATCTCTAGCAACTCCTCCAGTACATAGTGGTGGAATTTCAGCTCGGCTTCTTCCATGTCTCCGTAATACTTGTACGCTATTTCTAAAAACTTTTCTTCATCCGCCACAATCCGGGCATAGTTACCCTGTTCATTGACTCGCTCACGTCCTAGCATCTTGCCCAGCTTGTCCATGATGCTCTGCTTGACAGTTTTGATGTCTTGTGTTGTGGCTAGTCTCTCTAGCTCGCGTAACGTGTCTATTATGAGCTGTCGTTCATGTTCTTGCAGGTCCGGATCGTTCAATGTGGACCTCACACGTTCAATGTTTTTAGGTGTGGCTACAGTCTCATCAAAATATGATTCCCATATCAGGTGGTGGTCTTTGTCGTGCATGTCATTATTTATGCTAAAATGTCAGTTACAACCTCACCCGCATTAGCAATTTTAAATGGTCTGCCACTTGGAGAATAGATTGTTTCAGTGATGTCCATTCCCATCATGTAAGCAATCGTGGCGTTCAGATCTTCCATTTTCACACCTTTCTCTTCTACATAGTGACCACGCTTGTCGCTCTTGCCATGTACGTAACCTCCTTTGACTCCTCCTCCGGCCAACATGGCGCTGAATGCAGATGGGTGATGGTCACGTCCCACGCGGCCTGCTTTGACCTCTGGTGTACGACCAAATTCACTCGCCACAACAACTAGTGTGGAGCTCAACAGACCACGACGGTTCAAATCTTGTAACAACGAAGCCAATCCATTGTCCAATGTAGCACCTCGTGTCTCCATGTTACCAAACACATCGTTGTGCATGTCCCAACCACCTAGCTGCACCTCGACATAACGTACACCAGTCTCAACCAACCGTCTAGCTAATAGGCAGCCCTGACCAAAACTGTTGGTACCGTACATGTCTCGAGTGGCTTGGTCTTCTTTTGTCAGATCGAACGCTTCAAGATCTGTGCTTTTCATCAACCGGATGGCATCATCATATAAATCAGTGTATGCACGTACTTGCTTTTGTGGGAACATGTCTAAGAAATTTTTGTTGAATTTGCTGGATATGTCCATCCGTTTGTTGTACATGGTCTCGTCCAGATACTTGGCCTGTGACACATTTTGTATACCTGCGTTGGGGTTACCCAATGGTAACGGTCCGTGTTTTTTCTCCAAATAACCGGAACCTAATATGTCGCTACCTCCGTTGATTCTCACGTTAGATGGTAACGATCGATTCAGTTTGGGTGTCTGTTTGCTCACCCATGCACCCATGGTTGGATGCACGATCGTGCCGCGGCGTTGGTAGCTGGTGTGTAACAAATAGTTGGCTTGTGCATGTGCACCTTGATTGGACGACAATGTACGTATCAAACTTGCGTTGTGCATCTGTTTGGCGGTGTTGGGTAACCAGTTGCCTATCTGTACCCCGTCCGCTGTAGTGTCAATGGCAGTTGTTTCACCCATCACGTCACTGTTCTCCGGTTTTGGGTCGAACGTGTCGATGTGAGTCATGCCTCCTGCCATGTATAAAAATATAACATTCCGAGCGGTTGGTATCTGCCCGGTGGGTTTGATTGCTAATAAATCTTGAGCGCTCAGTATGGCGCTCACTCCTAAACAGCTTTTGGCAACTGTACTTACAAATTCGCGGCGGCTTAAATCATTCATATACTATATATTTATAGGTATTTTGACTAATCCGCAACTTATATGTTATTTTTTTTATTGCTGAGTCATCGAACCAATTTTTTGTAAATTTGTATTTCATATCTAATATTGTTTAAATGTTTTCATTTTGTTAATTTAATTAATTTGGTATAAAAAAACTTCCATGTTTTTTTGAAAGGCAGGTGGTGGTCAAATTCGTTACTATTTATGTATTTGTCACCAATTAAACCTGTATGTTTATCGATTGTCTCATCTGTAATATCAATATAATTATAACCTAGTTTACACGACTCTTCTTTCAATATACAATTGTATCTTAGTGTCAAATTTGTTCTTTCGAGTTGAGTTGCTTTTACGGAACTTCTAAGATGACAAACTTCACCCCAATCTTGATCGTCTTTTATGGTAGGCAAAACACTTCCCATAACGATAACTTGTTTTGGTTTAAACTTTAAAAGCACTTCATTCCGAATAAATTCAAACAGATTGTTTACCGACAAATTCAATTGTTCCTCAACCGATATCGAGTATTTTTCCGCACGATACCAAATTACGAAACCACAATCTACTTCACCCAACATAATTGCAATGTAATCATAATCGTCTGGATTTATTTTACTCAATTTCTTTTTAAATGTTTCAAGTGCTTTTGTTTTGGATGTAGGATTTACTGCACCCTGAGCAGTCGCGCCCGGGCAGACCACGGTATCGAATCTAAAGTCAGGTTGTAAAGCGTTTATTATTCTATCCGGTTGTTTCTGGGCCCCGGTTGCTAGTTTGGTAGAGCTAAAAAACTTATTTGCATGTGAGTCACCTAAAACTAAAATATGTTTTTTTGATCTCATTTCAAGTGATATTGCAATTTTTTTCCATACTATTTATAGTATTAATTAAACTTGGTCTAATCATTATTTTTTCTTCTTCCTCCCACTCTTCATGTTGGCGCACCAGTGGTACATCTTGCCCTTCTCACCACCGGCTTTGGCCTTTTTACGTAAACTTGTGACGCTGCCGTTGCAACTGGCCCCGGCTCTTTTGACTCGACCCGGACGGCTCTTGCCTTTTTTCTTGCCGTCCTTGAAATTTTCATTGACATTCCATCCACCAAGTTCTCCTTCAACCTCTTGTTCGATCAATCCCTCCATGGCATCAGCCGCGTCACGCAGATGATTCAACAATCTCTTGTAATAAGCTTGATTAGTTTCACCTGATTCAATTGCTCGTATGTATCTACGTGCTGCAAATCCTGCAATGTGGATGTCTTGTATGATGCTTCTTCTTGATTCGGTTTCTCCACCTGTCGTCTGATTCATCATCTGTATGGCTTGATCTATATTGTTGCGGACATACTTGTAGTTGTCCTTCACATCTGGGTTGGATTTCCGGGTTTTTAACACTCTCATGTATTCATTCTGCAATCCGTTCATGTGCGCTACCACACGATCCGGACCTGGGATTTTCTCCATATGAGGTTCGATGGCTCCTAGTTCAGCATGCCGACCACCTGCTTCATACTCACCCCAATTCTGAACACCTAAATCTCCCGGTTTCCATACACTTTCTTTTGTGGCTTCTAGCTTGTCACCAGCTTTCTTGGCTGCTTTGTAAGCTTTGCTGCCTTTCTTGGCACTCTTGCCTCCGCGTTTTTTCTTGGCGTTGATGTTGGTCCATAAACCTTCTCTCACTTGAGATAGTAGTGCATGTAGCTGATCAGAACCTCCTGGTGTTACAAGAAACACTTGCATGTCACCAATCTCTTCACCGGTGAAACCGGATTTGGGTAAACGTACCATGAATTCAAAACTATCACCAGTACCAACACCCATGGCGAATTCCTCATGATGTGGCTCACCTGTACTAGCAATCAATGACGCTATATTTTTCAACACGTCACGATCAGTAACGACATAATAATGCTCAGTACCATCAACAGATGGATCCACACCATCAATGGTTGCAGAGAAACGTTTGTTACCGGCTTTGGTTATGATACTGGCTAGTTTATCATGTGGTAAGCCCATCATGGCTTCATAATCATATACAAACTCGCTCTGATACTCTAGATATTCTTCTTGCTGAAAGTCATCTACTTGATACTCTCTGTTTTCGTAAAAAAATTGTTTGAACGTTTTCATGACTGGTTTTTTTCTTGCCACTTTTTAGATGTTTCATCATCTGTTATAGGCCCGCCGGTGGCCCAGGTGTCACAAGTCCGGCCGTTGAAACATTTGAAGTGATGCATCCAGCAATAGCCAAACTCTGGGTCTTGATCGAACCCCGGCATGTCGTGATATGACCAATGCATCTTCTCGTCAGACATCGGTAAGCAATCTTTCATACGAGGGGATTTGTCAAACGCTACACAATTGGCACATCGACTGTTCATGGCCTCTTCCACACTAGAGCCCCATTTGTCAGCGATCTTTTGCCAGTAATCTTTGCTGGGCATGGCCGGGTTCAACGGACCGTACATGTGGTTTTCTCTTGTGGCGTTCCTGTTCTTGGTGTTCAGTTCTAGGTCCTGTGTTGCTTTTGGGCAACCCTCTCGGTTTTCATGAAATTTTTTAAAGGTCCTCATCTGTCCATTCCCATTTAGGTTTCCACACATTGACATGTTTCTTCGGACGATCGTAGTCATCTTCTACTCTCACTATGTCATCCTCACCAAAATATGTACCCGTTTGCACCTCGATCAGTATCATGTCCTGATCTTCTGCTGGGTTGGCCATGCGATGTTTAGCACCTAGTGGTATCAACACAGTTTGACCTGGTTCATAATCGCTTGTGTTACCGTTCAAGGTGATTCTAGCGACTCCGCTCACCACGGTCCATGCTTCCTGCCTCTTGTGATGATACTGATAACTCAGACGTTGACCGGGCTTCACATATATACGTTTCACTTTGCAATACTCTTCATCCAACAGGATCTCGTAATGACCCCATGGGCGTATTGATTCGTCTTGATGTTCTTGTTCTATTGCCATAATACCATTTTAAATTGTTCTGGTTCTATTCCAAAGTATTTACACTTCCAGTCACTTTGTGCAAAGAAATCTAATGAATGCCATTCGTCTTTACGTTTCAACAATTGTTTAGCCGCGTCATCCCAGTCTGTACTTAACAAGAAAGGTTCGTATTTGTCTCGCTTCTGTCTCACTTCGTTGTAGTCGAAGCTGTCCCATTCCCAGTGTAACACCTCGAACACATTACCATCGTTGTCTGCATAATCTACACTGAAGTCTAATCCCCATTTTGGACGAATTTTTATTATCTTCCACACAAGCGCGTTGTGTTTGCTCCATGTGTGCAGCTGTTGTCTAGCTTCTCCTGTGTACCCTTTGCGCTCGAATAGATTGCAATGATTGAAGTGTGCTCCTATTGTGACCGGTTCATGTGTCATCCACTCCTGTCTTAACGCTATGTGACTCACACGATGATTGCTGTGTATGAAACCGTTCGCTTTTGCATATTCCAGCTCCACCGGGCACATGTCATATCCGTTCTGATCGAATATGGCCACATCTTGCAATGTGGGTGTGTAGTCGGCTACTGCTTTTTCGCAATGAGGTTGCTCATGCAATCTAGCGTCTGTTACTACCAGTCCTTGCATGCTTGTCCGCGTGGTGTGTTGCTTTTGGCCGTGCTACATTTGTGACGAGCTCTGAAGCTTTTACGTCTTTTGGTGTTTGCTTTGCCGCTCACTTTGACTCCTTTTTGACCCCAGTGTATACGTTTGTAACCACCGCTGTCACTTTTCACACATTTCATCCATTTTTTACCTTTGCTGGTGCTACTGGCTTTTTTAGTAGGTCCAGTGCATTGTGCATTTTTCTCAGCAGCAATACTTTCCTTGGTGGCTTCTAGCTTGTCTCCGGCTTTGACAGCGGCTTTGTAGGCTTTGCTTCCTTTGCTGGCTGATTTACGACCGGACTTATTTTTCTTGTTTATATTGGCCCATAAACCCTCACCGACCTTCACGCAGTTGTCGACAGTTTTGTTACCCTTCTTTTTGGTGCCCTGTTGTCGATATCCTTTCCAACATGCTTTGCCGTCTAAACCTTTCTTTTTTTCCTCCGGAAGGTGCTTTTCATATAGATTATCGAATCGTTCTAACATACATATATTTATTATGAAACATGTTTTAATCACTGGAGGGTGCGGTTTTATTGGTAGTAATTTGATATTGCATTTGATCAACAATAGTAATGACATGTGGTTTGTTAATTATGACAAGCTGACATACGCAGGAGACTTGAGCAATTTAGATTCAGTCAAATTGAATGGTAGATACACATTTGTCAAAGGTGACATATGCAATGCTCAGCAAGTTGAATACACCATCCAACAGTACGGTATAGATTCTATCATACATCTAGCGGCTGAGAGTCACGTGGATAACTCTATCGAAGACCCTTTGCAATTTGTCACCACAAATGTGAATGGTACAGGAGTGTTACTAGAAGCATTCCGGAAATATTGTACCGGTAGGTTTCACTATGTAAGTACCGATGAAGTATATGGTACTTTAGGTGACACAGGTATGTTCACAGAGGATACACCAGTTGCGCCTAACAGCCCTTACAGCGCCAGCAAAGCGAGTGGTGGTTTGATGGTGCGTAGTTATCAACGTACATATGGAATTGACACAGTCATCACCAGTTGTAGTAACAATTTTGGACCCCATCAACATGTAGAAAAATTGATACCTACAGTGGTGAAAACCGCGTTAACAGGTGGGAATATACCAGTGTATGGTGACGGTAAAAACATACGAGACTGGTTGTATGTATTAGACCATTGCCGAGCCATCGAGCTGGTCTTTCGTAAAGGTTTGACCGGGGAAACATATAATATTGGAGGTGATCATGAGATGAGTAACATTGACCTTGTGAGCAAAATATGTGGGTTGCTAGATAGATTGAGACCTAAACAAGATGGTATGTCATATAAACAGCAAATTACATTTGTAACGGATCGTAAGGGGCATGACTACCGGTACGCGGTTGATTGTAACAAATTGAAGACTGAACTTGGTTGGTCTTCAAGCGCTAATTTTGATGAGCTGTTAGAAAGTACAATTAAATATTATATAGACTAGCTAACATACTTCCAATTTTGTAACATGTTCATGTCAACCTCATGGTAATATCCGGACTTTTCCGCTAGTTCTTTGTGCTTTTGAGCGGCTGTGTATACACCGGCTGCTCCTCTGACTCTCAAATATTCACCGTATGTTTCTTCAAATGGATGACTCAACACAATTTCCATTGCTTCCTCCTCCGGCATGTCGTTTCTCACCAGCTCTCGTGCCATCTCCTTCAAAAACGCAGTATAATCACCAGCTTCGTCTCCTCGGTCAAGCTCCTCGTGCATCATCTCATCATCTAGAGACTGTAAACGATTTTTAAGTTCGTTAGTGAATTCATCACTTTTTAAATACTGCGCCACATGATGTGCTTGTTCCGGACCACCGGACATCGCCGCAGCCATCAATGTTTCTTTTATCTCGTCAATCCCAGCACCATGTTTCTGGTGCATTTTTACCGCGTGATTTATCATGGAATCTTTGTCGAATGAATAGTTGTAATTCTCCCATATTAGTTGCGTGTCTTGGTTTATGCTCATATACTTATTTATTATGTATAACCTATGTTGCATTAGTTTAGCGTTAAAAAAACAAGGATTTAACCATCGCGCGTTCAGATTCACTCAGTTCGAGAAACATGAACGTGTGGATGCTCTAGAGATCCTAGGAGAACGTGCACTAGAGAATCTCACAACCACTCTCGAAACCATGCGGTTCGCGCTCAGTAACGGCTGGGGTTATCGAATCAGTAGCACGCTGTTTCCGTTGTTCAATCTTGACAAAGCCAACGTTGGTTTACGAGACCTACCTAACGCCACGTTGATTGACGACAAGTTTGCAGAGATACAACATTTTGTGACCAGACAGTCTCCCAAAGATTTTCGTGTCAGTTTTCATCCGGATCATTTCAATGTGTTGTGTAGCGCCAATCCAGAAGTTGTGAGACGCACCATAAATGAGTTGGACCATCATGCATGGCTGCTGGATCGTATGGCAGGTGAACACAGTAGATCTTACTGGTATCCCTTGAATATACACATGAGTCGCAGTACCGGTGATGCAGAAACTATAGCTGCTGAATTCATAACTAACTACCACAAGCTTCCGGATCGAGTCAAATCTCGGCTAGTGCTAGAGAACGAAGACAAAGGTCTATGGACACCCGACATGTTGTTCGAGCTGATCCATCTAGAGACTGGTATACCCATCACATTTGACAACTTGCATCATGCATGTAACCCAGGTACGTGGGGCGCTAAAGAGGCGTTCCGAGTGTGTGCTAGTACATGGAAAGCTCATGATGTGAATCCATTGTTTCATTACAGTGAGGGTGGTGCCAATGGTAACCCACGAGCCCATACAGATTTTGCTATTGATTCACCAGCGTTGTGGCGACACAAACACGAGAGTTTCTATACAGAGAACATGCATATTGACTGGGACATCGAACTCAAACAAAAAGACTACGCGATCAATCTTATGATTGAGCATGAAGAGAAACAAGCACGTAGATTGCTAGCTAATCATTTGTAATTTTTTCCCACCTGTTGTCATAGTTTAAGCGGAAAGCGCCTACATAGTTGTCATATCCTCCAACACGTTCCTGCGGGGCGAACAACGATATGTAGTGTTTGTTCTGACTGGGTCTCTTGTACAAATAATATGTGTTACCTATAACTGGCTTCAAGCGAAAATCGGCGTTGAACATTATATCGTTCCATTTAAAATCTTCTGCTAGCTGTTCGAATTGTTTTTTCAATTCATCAAACCGGTCCTGGTAGTGTTTGTTAGCTGAGTGTACTGCTCCATGCTTCCATCCAGTGATACTATGGTCCGGTTTAATTACTGGTGCACCTATATTACTCGCATATGGTAGTGAGTGTGGGTTCGGCGCTACATTATCCGGGAGATCTTTATCCATTTACACTATTATAGTGTTATGTTCCACTGTTCGTTTTTGTTAGTCCAGTCTTTAAATTTTTCTTCACCGCCTCTGACTGACCAATCAGAATCTATAGTCAATTTCGATGTTATACCACCACGCGGGTTAAACACCATTACAACCCTAAGTCTCTCAGGCTGATAAACACCCATTACGTGATCGTAAAATACATTAATCAACCTCTCGTATGAAACAACAATATCTCTCAATTGGTACACATATTGTTTAAGGCTTTTCAACTCAATTATTTTGTCTTTAGGGTAAAAACTCAGGTATGTATCTGCGAAATCCGGTTGTTCTTTGACCCCTAAAAATGTAAATTCTGGGATTTTTATTTTAATTTCATATGCACCAGTGGTTGGGTTAGGTAATGTTTTTAATATTGATGCATCTATACTGTCGTGTTTTTTCATGGTACTAATTTGATTCAATTTACTGTATAAACATAAACTCGTGGGTGTTGAGCAATATCCATGCGACGTGTTTGTATCCATTCTCTTCTTTTAGTATATCTTTCAGCTCACGTAACTCTTGACTGGTTGGTTTACGTGCCAACACAGACATGTACACATCTTCAATTTGCTTGACCGAGTTTTTCTCAGCTTGCATGCTTTTGATAAAATCCGCCTTTTTGTTGTTCAATATATTTTTCTCTACAAATCCGTTCAACAAGTTTAACACTTGTGTTGTGTTTGGTTCACTGTTGCTGTTCTCAATTGCCAATTTATCACTACCACCAAACTGCCTTATCAAGTGACCCCCTGGTGCTGGATACGACAAATAGCTGCTTCGAATCAGACCTCTGTCTGGTATCGGTTTCACGTCGCTAGACTCTTGTTTGAATGAATCTTCCAACCGTCTCTGATCTGGGTTGGCTTGAGCTATCCGAACCAGGTCTTGATATATGGCTGTACCGTTCCAATCCTTGTACTTGTTGTATATGTTCACATACACAGCAGACTGATTTTGTATGTACACTCTGTCACTCGTGTCTATGTTGTTGTATACTAGAGTGACCAATGAATCCCATAGTTGCTCACCGGTCATTCGACGTAACACTGGTCCAGAAAAATCATAAGTTTCCAGACTCTCGTAATCAGTCGGTTTGCTCTCTCTAGAGAACAGCTTGGTATTCAACAACACTCGTTGGAATTCTCTCATGTCATAATTGACACTAACTAATATTCTTTCAATAAACCACATGAGGTCTGTGTTTTCCGGGATGGTGCTATCCATAAAATTGTCGACTGGTTCTATTACACCTACACCAAATACGTTCTTCCACAATCTATTGGCTATCACGGTGGTGAACCGCGGGTTGTTCCGATCAGTCAACCATTTTGCCAGTATGGTGAGACTTCTAGGGTTTTTATCCTCAGGGTCTATGTAGGTATGTGGTGTGAACATGGCTTTAGCATGTAGTGTGTCGCCTGGCTTGGCATCATTTTCCATAAACTCATCTGTCAATTTTATTTTACCAGTACCGTTTGTGTCTACACCAAACTGTATAGAATCTCTCACTACGTTTCTCCAATTTTGTAACTTACCTGCAAGGGGTGTACCATCTCTGCTTATCATTCTATTCAAATCTCTCAACGGTTGCCTCCTAGCGCTTCTAGTCACTCCCCCAACACCGCTAGTGAATGCGGTCATCTCGTAAAACTCTTTTTGTGTCCATCTGTCGAACGGGTGGTTGTGACACATGGCGCATTCGAGACGTGTACCTAAAAATATTTGTACAGTGTGCGCTATGTTGTCTTGTTGCATGCCTCTGTCTCGTAGATAATAACCGGCGGCCGGATTGTTACCGAATAAATCACCCTCACTATCCAACAAACTTCTCACAAACTGGTCCCACGGTACATTGTTTTGCAATTGCTGTCGGAGCCATTCCCTGTATACACCACCTACGTTTATGTTGACTCCGTCCAGACGATCTTTGACTCGTAACAAATCGCTCAGCCAGTTCAATTGATGTGTCACATGACCGGGACCAGACAGCAGCTTCTGTATCAGTTTGTCCCTCTTTTGAGAGTCTCTATCGTTCAGATACTCCGCGACCTCTTGTCTATTGGGTATACGACCAATCGTGGTCAAATACACCCTTCTCACCCATGTATTATCATCAGCTTTTGCAGTGGGTCTCTTTTTCAGGCCTCTCAAACGGTTCTCGATCAATTGATCTATACGATTGGTGTAGATTTGTAATGTTCGATCGTCTAACGGTGTTTTGACCTGTGGAATTTCACCATATCTGTTTGTGTTATAATATAGCTCTATTAATTTTTGACTGTCTAGTGTCAGTAGCTCTTTGCTGAATCTGAATTGTTGTAGATCGGACGCGCGCGCGAACAGTACGTGAGTGTTGTTCGCTTCTAGTATTTCTCCTTCTAGCATTTTTCCGTTGTTGAACCACAACTCTCCACCGGTAACTGTACCTACTGACATGGCCCACATAGTGACATGGTGTATTATTTTCATAATATAATTTATGTTATTTTATACAATCTAGCAACTTTTATTACAAAGTTGTTAATATAGACTAATTAATTAACCTTCCAACTCTAGTTGGAGTTTAACAAAAACCTTTTTACCGGAAGGTTCTATATAATAGGCGTTGTTATAATTATCATGAGTGAGTGCACGGAGCCGGTTTATGAACTCACCAAATGTACCTTGCTGGTTCATGTCAATATGTTTCAACTTATTAAAATCTTTTTTATAATTGAGATTACCTTCTTCTTCTGGTGGTATAGCCTTGTAAGTACGATTTCTGATCGATGTAAAATGTTCCATTAGCAATTCTTTTTCAAGAGCTATAATTTTCGCATATGCTGACCCGGATGTGTCCCAGGGTTGTATTGTGTATTCCTTCTGAGCGATTATCGGTCCATGGTCCAGTTCGTTATCAATTTCATGAATGGTTACCCCACTGGGAAGACCGTTAATAATTGAAAAGACCTGTGGAAACCAACCTCTATTATATGGGTTCAGCCCGGGATGTACATTTACACATCGTGAACCGATAACTAGTTCGTCTGGGAAAATCTGTTTGCAATGTATAGATAAGACAAGGTCATATTTGTCAATAATTGATGTTACTTGATCTCGAACATGTAAATGTGGTATACCTTCTATAGTACCATTAGGTGATTGATATGTATCAATACCGCCGTGCAACTGGTTGAGTTCACCCGCTAGCTTGTATGCTTGTAAATTGTCAGTTAGTATGAGTGTTTTTTTATTCATTGTCACTCATTACCTTTTTAATGGCCTTGCGGTAGCCATCGTAAATTACCTCACAATAATCTTGAAAGTTGGTTATAAACGAATCTACAGCCAGTTTTGGTGTCAAGACTTTATTAAGCTGAGGTCTCCACAAGTAATCATCAAATATCATTATCCCACGATCTTTTAGCATGTACCAGCTAAACATGGCGTCTGTTAGTACATATGGGGCTACATGGTTACCATCTATAAAGACGATGTCATATTGGTTGTTCTCAACAAGCAATTCCGGTAAAATTTCATGAGATAATCCTCTTTTAACTAAAACCTTTTCTTCAACCCCAGACTCTTTTATATTATGCTTGAATGTGTCATACTTATCACTATTATGCCATTCATTTTCTGGGTTGGAGTAACTTTGAAAGCTTTTGCTATTCTGCGAATAACTGTCCCACGGGTCTATACATGTGATAGTAGATTTTGAATGTTGGAGTACATTGTTAAGAAACCAGACTGTACTTTCACCTTCAAATGAGCCAATTTCAAGAATATGCAATTCTTTCTCCCGGTCGATTTTTAAAAACTGCTCTAAATCTTTAGATGTGAACCATTGTTTTGTATATTTATAATTTTTCATATTGCAAATTGTAATAATTATGTCGTGTATATCGGGTACTTGCTCAGGTCAGGGTACGGGAGGGTCAAATCGTCATTATCTATTTTTTTACCATCATGGGTGTAAAATTGGCTCATCAACAATAATCCACGCGCTGCAAGTTCTGGCATCATATAGTAGTTCCAGCCAGTCATGTCAAAATTATCCTCGTGATATGAACACTCTCTCCGACCACTGTACCTCGCTCTCCGGAACCAATTATTTGCTTCTGATGAATCAGTAAGTATTGCTCCTCCTTTGCTTAATTTGAAGTGTTTATACGGACCGGTGAATGATATACACATATGTGATTTAGGTTTATACATATCCGCAGTAAACCGTAAAGCTGAATCCCATACATTGCTCCCCTCAAGTAGATATGCCCCTGTTAACGTTTCACCGGCGACTTGTTTAAATTTCACTTTTAATCCCGCATGTATAATTTCACACGGGACCGAAGGATATGTTCTACTAGGTATAGTTATAAAGTCCTCACAAGATTTTTTTACATGTTTTTCATAATATAGTGACAAAAATAATGCGTTACTCATGTTATCTACACATATAGCATATTTTGCTCCTGTGTATTCAGCCAATTTCAGTTCAAAGGAGTCTGTTACTGTATATATATTAGCTATATTTATCTTATTCATATTATATAATTTTAAATGTCAAGTTACGGGGTTTATATTCGAGGAAACTATAACCAGATTCATTTTTACCCGACCGGAAAACTTTTTTCCTGTCTTCGACGTACTTTGGATCTAATTGCACTGTACCTGTGGGGTCTGGAAAGTGCTGAAATATACTTAAATTTTCAACATACGCAGGAGCATATATATGTACATTATGTTCTTTGACAAGGTAGGGCCATATATTACCATCTACAGGGTTACATGTTGGGTGCATTTCAAACCACCGGGTCATGGCTGATTCAGTAACGGCTTGAAAATGATAATTTGTTGGTACATGTTTACTACTTAAATAATCGTATTTTTTATGTAGTTTACCTTCTACCCGGGACTGGTGGTACCACTTTTCTATATCGTTATATTTTAACGATGTGTCAGATGGTCTCGGGTTACATGCGCCAATATATGCAGCCAAGTGCCCAGTTGTGGGTCTCATTCTTATAGCGCGGACGTCACTTTGAGCATCCTCTAACACAGTAGCGTAGTGTTCTAACCAATCAGGAATGACATCAGACATCCCCTTTATATAGGCATCATGGTCAGTAGTTACATAAAATGATCGGCCTTCCTTTAAACGGTCAGCTTCATCATGTTCCGGTGTGAATCGTTGTGCTGTACCAACAGTATTTTGATCAAACGCGTATATTTTATCAATAAGCCCTTTCTCTTTGAGTGTTTTTAACTTTTCTATAATAGCTGGAGAATTTTCAGACCGGTTTTCGGAAACAACCAACCGGTAAGGATATGATGTAGTTTCATGTATACGGTTAACTAACAAGTCTATGAACTGCTCGTTATTCCATGTAACAACATATATAGTAACTCTACCAGAGGGCATACATATATATATACTTAATTGTGGTGATGTTCAACAGCAAAAACGACTTCAACATCTTCTGTACGTACCTTTTCTGTTCCATGTTTGAACTCGACCATGTACCACTCGATGTTTCCGTTCACGTCCGGTATGGCGTGTTGACCATGTATTGTGGCACCTGGTCCATAACTTTCATGATTCACTGTTTTAGCACATAAATGCGTTTTACCTTGAGACTTTCGAATGGCGTTCGCCCGGGCCTTTTCCCATGGTTCTATTTTTTCATCGTCATTAACATCAGCTTTTTCGCGATCTGATCGAGTACCCTTGGTACCTTCTTTAGCCACTCTTTTCTTAGCATGGTCATCTTCACCATGATGTTTGTCCGCCCAGTCCGGCACTCCATCACTATCACCATCCGGCTTTTTCTTCTCTTTGGCAACTTTTGGTTTGGGTTTGTACACCACTTTACCATCCTTGTCTACCACGCTCCCATCCTTCATACGTTTGTCACCAGGAGCTAATGCCGGGTCATCCTTGCTGTGGTCAGTCTCTTCAAATGGTGTGTTGTAATCTGCTCCATGACCGAATTTTTGCAATGCCATGATACGTTCCATCTCACGTTCATCATCCTCGCGTTGGTCATCCGAACTGAAACCTTTATGTGTTTCTGTTTCCTGTCTTCCCCGGGATTTTCGGTCTTTTGCGGATTGTATCAACCGGCTTATGTATGAACCCGGTCGAGTTGAAGCCGGGGAGTCTGTGTATGATTCAAATATTTTTTTATCGTCTCGATCGCTCATGTATTTATTTAATCTACTATATGAACTTATACAGTGTTTCTAGTTGTTTCAACCCTATATACCTAGCAAAATATGTACAAAACTCAGCCACTCTACGAGGTGGCCATTGTTCTAACTGTATGGTTTTACCCACTTCATAATACATATGGTCCCGCCACATCTCAGTCAAGTCTTGATAACTAGTCATCTAACTCGTTTCTGGTCCATTCAACACACCATTTGTAACTAGGGGTTTTGACTTCGTCCAATTGCTCGTTCGTGAGATAGCTGCATATTGACCGGAGGTTCGTTTGCAACGTGTCTATGACCACGTACATATCATTTTTATGCCGGTTTAATTTGTTTATTTCTTTTAAAAGTTCCTTTTCCATCTTGTAATCTATTTAATTTTACAATATATATTAGCAACTATGAATTTGTATCACGTGGCACCACATAAAAATTCGCCGGACATGGTGTATGCAGTAGTAGAGATATCCAAAGGTACCAGCGCCAAATACGAGTACGATCCAGTGATTGAAGCTTTCAAGCTGGACAGATGCTTGAATAGCGCCATGGTATACACATGTAATTATGGTTTCATTCCCAGTACCAAAGCTGATGATGATGACCCATTGGATATCTTGATATACAACAACACACCCATCATGAGAGGTACACTGGTCGAGTGCAATGTGATTGGTGTTTTGGACATGACAGACCAGGGTAAGAAGGATTATAAAATCCTAGCTACACCTTGCTCTCACATCAAAGAGTATAGATGTATACACAACGATATAGATCCAATGTTTTTGAAAGTTACAAAGAACTTTTTCAAACACTACAAAGACCTAGAGAATAAAAAAGTCGAAGTTGGGGATTGGTTGGATAAAGCTCATGCGATAGACATTATCAATCGTGACACAACATTGTAATTACAATTGCTGAGGTGTTGGCTGGTATCGATGTGTTGGTGATTGATTGTATTGCTGCATCATTAGCATGTAGTTCTTTAACGCTTGGTTTTCTTGGTTCTGTTTGTCTATAGCTTCTAACTGGAGTTCAATCGTATCTTCCATGTATTTAATATACTTGAACAGTGACCAACCACCGTAACACAAACAGCATAAAATGAATATCAAATATATATGAAATACTGGCTCACCTTTTGCGGTCACATAGTTATTTATGTCAAATGTATGTTTGAGACAATATAATCATATGCAGTCTGCGTGTCATCGTGATACTCGAACAACTCTAGATCGTCCTCACCTATTGTACCCTGGTCAATCATACGGGAGAAATTCACAGTTTTTTTCCAAAAGTCTGTATTATATAAAACAATAGGTTTGGGTTGTTTTATTTTTTGTGTCTGTATCAGTGTCAACACCTCGAACAGCTCGTCCATGGTACCTACTCCACCGGGCATCATCACATATGCCTTGCTCAAATATACACACCAGTATTTGCGAGTGAAAAAGTAATGGAATTCAAAATCCAAATCAGGTGAGATATATTCGTTATTGTGCTGTTCGAACGGGAGACTGATACCCATCCCTATGCTTTTGGCACCACTGTCATATGCACCTTTGTTTGTGGCTTCCATTATACCCGGACCACCGCCGCTGGATATACCTGTGGTAGGTGCATGTTTTTTGGTCCATGTACCTAGTTTGTACGCTAGTTTGTACGCGTCTATATAATCCGGGTGGTTTGGTTTGGTTCTGGCGCTTCCGAAAAATGTGATCATGTTGTCAACTCCTAGCCGATCTAGTCTCATTCCCGGTTCCATCACCTCGCATTGTACGCGGATGTTTCGAGCCTCTCTGCTGTTCAGAAAAGTGTTGTTGTTGTATGCTTTTGTTTCTCTAGTTCTTCTGCGATGTTTCGGGTTGTACTCCATATATTATTGTATAATATAAATTGGCATAAGTCAACTTTTGAGTAAATATTATACATGATAAGTCATAAACATAAATGTATTTTTATTCACATCCCTCGATGTGGTGGTACGTCAATAGAAATCAATATGTGCGATAAGATATGAATTTGGAGAATAAAATGAAAGATTATAAATTCGACGTAGTAATTAATGTAGGCCCTAAGGATTCGGAGGTAATTCACACGCAAATAGAATATACTAAAAATAACATTATAGGGTACAGAAATATTTATTTGGTCACATCCAATGAAGACTTAAAAATTGATAACTGTATTACAATAAATGAAAATATTTTTCCGTTTGGATTAGCTGACTGTCAAAACAGATACAAACTAACAGAAAAAGAAAAAGAAAAAAACGCAGACTGTCGCACTGGTTGGTATTTGCAACAATTGCTAAAACTATATGCTGGTATTTGCATTCCAAATATTCTCGATAGATACTTAGTAATTGACGCAGATACTTATTTTTTAAAACCAACTACTTTTATAGAAAATGATAAGTGCCTGTATAACACGGGTCGAAGAGGTAAAGGGTTCCATGGTTTCCAATATCATAAGCCATACTTTGCTCACATGGAAAAGCTTGGAATTGGATTAAAAAGATATGATAAAAAAATATCTGGAATATGTCACCACATGATGTTTGAAACAAAATACGTGAAAGAGATTATGTCCCGTGTAGAGAATATATTTAATGAAAATTTCTACACTGTTTTTCTTAACAATATAGATAATGAGCAAAAATCGGGCGCCTCTGAATATGAAATTTATTTTAACTATATGATGATAAACCACTCAGATAAAATAAAAATTAGAAACTTGCAATGGAGTAATGCACGTATAAAAGACTGGGAAAAAATCTTACTTAACAAACCCACTTCCATACCGCCCAAATGGGCTGATCTTTTACTCAAGAGTGAAGCAAACTACAATTATATTTCTTATCATTGGTACAAGCGAGGCTAAAACTTAAATGATAAACCATAAATATAAATTTATTTTTATCCATATACCAAAAACAGGTGGTGTTAGCATAGAAAGATCTCTTAGCTATAATGGATTAAGACATCAAACTTATAGTAATGACAAAAACAAAGAATATTTTAGATTTACATTCGTAAGAAATACCTATGACCTTTTAGTTTCATGGTATAGCTTTCAACCAGGTATCAAGCAGTCGTATCACGATTTCAAAACATGGGTAAAATCTGGTTGCCCATCACACGCTAAACACGAAGTTTTGAGAAAAAGACCGCAAGATCAACATAGGCATGATAAAAATTACGTAAACATAGATGGCACTACTTGGAATATATATGAGCACTTACAACAGTTCAGGTGGGTAACCGACATTGATTTTATTGGCCGCTACGAAAACCTCCAAAATGATTTCAACATAATCTGCGATAAAATTGGCATACCTCCACGACAGCTGCCACATGAAAACAAATCTAAACATAAACATTACACTGAATACTATGATGATGAAACAAGACAAATTGTTGCGGAACGTTACGCAAAAGATATCGAGCGGTTCGGCTACAAATTCGGTGAGTAATAGACAGTAAAACATGAATATGACCAATAAAGAAATGTACATAGCCCGGATCCACAAATGTGGTACCCAGAGTCTAGACTACATGTATAAAGACATATCACATGTATATACACAAAGTCATCATGTAAACTCTCCAGGTGGTATGCCCAGTAATCAGTTAGTTACTTCTCACGTTATTGATACAGATCATTGCCGATGGTCACAAATGTACAAGGTAGGGTTTGTGAGGAATCCATTCTCTAGGATAGTTTCACTGTACCATAACAAATTAAGCACCCGGGTGAGCCCCACATTTAAACACTTTGTTGTAGATACATTGACCGGGATGGATGTATATACTCCGATGATTCTAGATCATAATAATTTGATCCGGGTGATTGATGATTTAAAGTTACACTGCTCTGGTTTAATGAACCCACATTACTATGTTAGTAGTTTAGACTTTGTTGGTAAGGTGGAAAATTTTCAGCAAGACGTTGATACAATTAATAGACAATTGAATATACCCGATATGAAACTTCCCCATGTGAACAAATCTAATCACAAACACTACACTGAATACTACGATGACGAAACAAGAGAAATTGTTGCAGAAAAATACGCAAAAGATATTGAGTATTTTGGTTATGAATTTGGAGAATAAATTAAGCAATGAAAGACTATACAGTAACAGTAAAAAATGTTACGTTTTTAGTTAGAGATGTTAACAATTGGTTTTTTCCATGGATAGGCAAATCAGTGTTCCGGGAGTGTTTACCGGTACTATTTAAAACATCCAAAAAAATACTCGTGTATAGTGTCTGCAATTCTCAAAAAATCAATTGGTCTAAATATACTGAATTTGATTACATAATATGTTTTAGTGGAGAAAATATAAAAAGGTATGGTTTTAAATCGCCTGACAATATACTACAAATATCAAACAACCGGTATTTGATCTCCATGGATAGGTGCTCAGACAGTCGCCGGTGTATATACATACCACTAGCTGCCGTCGAACCTGTCTTTGGTTCACTGTTACCTAAGTATTTCTCTACTGGGCAGGCTAAAGGTTTAGCAAAAATTAAAAAAACTAAATTTTGTTGTTTTATCAATTCAAACCCTGTACCGTTCCGGGAAGAATTTGTAAAGAAATTATCCACATACAAACGTATTGACTGTACCGGTAAAAGGCTCTTGAATATTGACAGGCCATGGCCTCGAGGGTATCAAGAGACATTGAATAGAGTATCTCAATACAAATTTATAATATCGTTTGAGAACAGCTCCAATAGTGGGTATTTTACTGAGAAGCCGTGGTACGGTTTCCTGGCAAACACAATACCCATATACTGGGGCGACCCGGATGTATATATGGACCATGTACAGCATAGTTTTTTAAATAGGGTGGATTTTCATACTGATAGTCAATTTATTGATAAAATTGTTTCCCTTGACCATGACGATGATCTATACAATGAGATGCTAATAACTGACAAAGTTAAAAACGTTAACAGTTATGATGTAAACCGGTTGAAAATGTTTTTAAATAATATTATTAATGAATATAACATATAAAGATTGGGATCCTTGCTGTATAGATAAAACCAATTTGATTGGCGGTGGGAGTACTACTGACGGTAAAGATCGACCAGTGGTGCATCCGATCGGAGTAGCGCCTCAAGCATGGTCACACTTTCAAAAGTGTAGTTTAAAACAGACCGGGAAAAACAAACTGTGTTACAGTAGCGTCACTGCGTCCGGGGAACATAGTTACTCTAAGTTACGTAGGTCACATTACAGTACGGTTCAACACAATTTAGGTCCGCAATATTTGACTACATGTAACCCTAAGTTAACTAATTTTAATTCTTATTTTGACATGTTAAAACAACATAAGTTTTGCTTTTCACCAGAAGGGAATGGTGTTGATTGCCATAGGCATTACGAGTCTATACTTGCGAAATGCATACCTATAATTAAAGTCCCGGTATGTTGGGATTCATCGTATATGAGAAAATATAACGATTTACCGGTGTTGTGGACCACCGATTATAGTGACATCACTATTGAATATTTAAACCATGTATACGATACAATTAGCAACACAGTTTATAATTTCGACAAATTGACATACTCTTACTGGCGTACTCGTTCCACACACTTACAAGCTAACACTAAATTTTGGTTGGGTAAATATGTATAATACATTTGTAGTTACATGTAAATCATTTAATGAACGGCATGCGCATATGGAGGAGCAATTGAAATTATATAATGTCGAGTGGGAGTATGTATTCGACTATGACTGTAACAACATACCTCATAATTATAAATGTAAATTTAGTAACCAGTTGTCACCAGGAGAGATTTCATGTTTTTGTAAACATCTATCAATATGGGATTCGCAAAAATTACAACAGACTAATTATGTGTTAATTTTAGAAGATGATGTCAAATTATGTAACGATTTTATCAATAAACTAAACATATATACACACATTTTACCGGAGGATTATGACATGTTGTTTATTGGTGATGGTTGTGATTTACATATCCCTCTAAAACAACAAACCACCGGAATTAACATATATAAAAAGTGTAACTATGCCACAAAATGGGGAGGTGATGGTTGTACACGTTGTACCGACTCATACATTATATCACCAAAATGTGCGTATAAATTATATGAACATTTCTCTAATGAAATCACCCATGTATATTTACCTCTCGACTGGTGGATGAACAAAGCAGCTAGGTTTCTCGATTTAGATGTGTATTGGTTAGAACCAACTATAGTGACTCAAAACCAATTCGAGAGCTCAATCCACCATACTTGAAACATACTACAATATATACTATAATACGACATGGATAAAATCTTAATAATTGCCCCGCACCCGGACGACTTTGTCATAAGCTGCGGTGGTTATATTTTAAAGTATAGTGACCGTTATAAATTTGATATACTACTGGTCGCGAATAAGGATTTGCTACCTTCTGACAAGGTACGTATTGATGAGGAAATTGCCGCGGTAAATGAGCTACGCGGTACGTTAGGTTGCAAAGTAAATCATATCAGGTACCCTGGTGGTGTAGATACACAGTTATACAAAGACTTAAACTCGCTTATTATTTTTATACAAAACCTGGTTACTAACAATCATTATCACAATATATTCATACCATATCATGAAGACACGCACCAGGATCATCTAGTAGTAAACCAGGCGGCAGTTGCTGCATGCAGATATAAGCGGAATATTTTACTCTACGAGACACCTTCAACCTTGAGATTTGTACCGACATTATACACCGAGTTAAATGGTACACAACTAAGTAACAAAGTCAAAATATCGTCATTCTACAGGTCTCAAATACTTGGAGCTGCAGGTATCGATAAATATGAACTAACTTTGGAGGATTATATAACTTCTAAAGCTCTTTCAAATGGTGCGTTGTCTAGAACTTGCAAGTATGCGGAGGGTTACATACCACATAGGTTATTTATTTGATGAAAGTTGCGATACATCAGCCTGAACATTTCCCATATGAAGGTTTTTTCCAAAAGTTAAAATTGGCAGATATATTTGTAATATTAGATGATGTTAAATTCTGTAAAAATAATTTTCAAAATAGAAACAAAATAAAGTTGTTGTCCGGGAAGGTGCAATGGATAACTGTTCCGGTTGAAAAAAAAGCTACCCGGAAGATTATTAAAGATGTTACTGTATCAGCCGATGTTATCTGGAGAAAAAAAATAAATCAGACCATATTTCAAAATTTAAAAACTGATATATCTGACATATACATGTATGATAAGCTTGTAGATATTAATATGAGTAGTATAAAATGGTGTATGGTTAGGATGGGTATTGAAACTCCAATTGTGATGGCTAGTGAGTTGAACGTTAAAGGGCACAAGTCTGAGCTTTTAGCAAATATTGTAAGAGCAGTAGATGGTAGAGAATATATCAGCGGTTCAGGCGGTCGAGATTATTTGAACGACGAGTACTTTGGTGATATTAAAGTTACATATTTTGAACCAGTGGTCAATAATTATTACTCGATGCTCTATAATTTAACAAGATGAGTACTGTGGTAGTATTGGGCGCAGGGGTCTGCCAGGTTGACTTGATAAACTATGTTGCTAGCAAATACAATACATTAGTCATCGCCCCAAATCGACCGATAAATGTTAGATATAATTTTCAATGGATATGTCATGATGCTTGTGATATACGGGGTATTATAAATTTTTTAAAAAATATAGACATACATAGTGTCATTACAGATCAATCAGATCACTTAACACAAACAGCCAGTATTGTTAGCGGTCATTATAATTTACCTCATATATCGACAAATACATTAAAGTATTATTGTAACAAGCACAGTATGTATAGACTATGTAAGCAGTATAATATACCTACACCTTCAGTAAAAAAAATATTGAGAGGTACTGAATATATAAATAGCAATAGCAATTCTATGGTGGTTAAACCTGTTATTGGTAGCAATAGTAAAAGCATACATGTAGTTGAACCTGCAGGTAGTGTAGTTATTACTACTGATTCATTAGTACAACCACTCCTGCAAGGTACTGAAATCACAATTGAAGGTGTATGTATGAACGGTGAACATACTTCTATTATTGTAGGTGTGAAGTCTCATAGTCAATTTGCGGTCGCGAATAAAATTAGTTACTCAACTGCTAATAATTCTAAATATAAACATATTTTAAAATACAATGATATGTTTGTAAGTTTCACTAATTTGCAGAACGGGTTAACTCACTCAGAGTGGGTTGTTAATGATTCCGGAAATTTCAATCTAATTGATTTTGCATGTAGAGGCGGTGGATGTAATATCGCATCTAGAGTTCTTCCGGAATTTATATCCCCTACCCCTTATGAACTGTTATATGCTAGAGAGCTTAAGACGATAAACAAAACTGATAGTACGTACAATGTAACTGTTTTATACCCTAAAGTAAATGATATACAATCATTTAATAATATTAAAAATAAGTATGTGGATGTACTCGATAGTCATATTGTACCTGATAACTTTGATAATATGTCAGTGGTAGATAAAACTCATAGACCTGGGTGGTTGATTGTAAAGGAAAGTGTCGATGATTTTTGATAGTCATATACACCTAGAGGGTGATGTATTTGAAAAAAATGTAGTAGGTTTTGATAACTATAATCTTGATATCACCGGTGGTAACCTGATAGTCAATTTTCTAGAGTTGTTTGAATTGTACAGAGATACTATCAATAATTCATCTAAACGTTACAGTCTTACATGTATATTCGATTTCCGATCAGAGGATAATATATCAATCTTTTTAGACAGGGTAGACCGAGGTGAGATACAAGGTGCCAAAATACATTCGAAAATTCAACAGATTAGTACACATGACTATGATACTATTTCAGATATAATATCTATAATACCGGACAGGATTCCTATTATAATTGATGGCTGGTACGATTGGTGCGATTTGTCAATACAACCATCACTAGAACATAATATAAAGCTAGCATTGAGATACCCACATAAAAAGTTTGTTATAGCACATGCTGGGGGGTCGAAGATATTGGATTACTTCATGCATACGAGGAAAATTGGTAATATGTATTATGACCTATCGTTAACATTAGGTTATTTCAAAGGTAGTTCAATCTGGAAAGATGTAAAACATTTCTTACGGTACATGCCTTCTAACAAGATCATGTTTGGTAGTGATTATCCATATTCTAATGAAATTACACAGTTTGATAGATTGAATAAGATTTGTAAAAAAATAAAGCTTAATGATAGTGAAGTGAGTAATATATGTTACAATACTGCTAAGTATGTTTATAATATATTTTGATAATTTGAACACTCTTTTACGTCGGTTTTTATTTTAGCGAGCCATCTAGACTCCCGGGCTCTTTGCAACAGTTTATCTGTATGTACATGTAAGTTTACCACCGGTTTATTATTAATACAGAATTGACCTCCTACAACATTATGCGCATTATCTATGTTCCTATCTCTCCACCACCCGTAATTATATTGCGGACCAGCGATAATGGTGTTGGGTTTATTCTCACGTACTAGACTTTCAATTGGTTTTTGTTCTAGACCTACTGGGCATGACAGCTCATATGTCAATTGCGACCATCGACGAGCGGTATCTACATCTTTCATCGCGATCATTCCGGCGTTGAATCTACCGTATTTTCGTGGTGTTAAAGAATAGTGATCAGTTACAAATAACCGTTTTGTGTCATTATTAATATAAGATGTAAACTCACCGTCTAGTTTATTTAAAAATATCAAATCGGTATCCAAGAATAGGCACCAACCATGCTGGTTTATACCATGTATCATGCTCTCCATCTTGTTCTCAACTACCGCGGTGAAGTTTTGAAAGCTTTCTCCAGTGTTTCTAGCGGGTTGTAACTGCTTCTCTAATGCAACTACATTATGATATTGTTTGATGGTCGTGTGACTATACGTGTCACATGTCACATACCATGTACAACGATGATATCTTTCTAATGTCCGTTTTAACAATTTAAACTCTTCTAATCGGTTACCGGTACATACAGTAGCTACATATACATGTTGTAATTTTCCCATAAGTTATATATACTTATATGATAAAAACATTATTTCAATACTGGGACACAATTAATATAGACCCACGGCTAACTCCTAATATTAAGTCAATGGAAAATATTGTTTCGAGTGAAAGCTATGTTTTGTATAACAGAGACACTGCTAGTGAATACATACGTGACAACATGTCTCCGGAAGTTTGTGAATATTTTGAAAATTTCCATGATACATTACCGGCCGCCCGGTCGGATATGTTTAGGATAGTCAGATGTTTGGTTGACGGGGGCAGTTATTGGGATACTAGTCATCGAATTATACACAGTAATCTTAAAAAAATTAAACAGTTGTTTATCGCTCCGGAGTACGACATTACACTGGTTTGTAAAATTAATGCCCGGGGAAAGTTTCGAATTTCTAATAGTCCTTTGATATCCACACCTAGAAATATACATATCTCCACAATATGGCGTAATGTATGTGTTAATATTGAAAAGAGAAAACATAATAATGTTTGGAGCTGTACAGGGCCTGGTGTAATTCAGCATTATATCTCCTCACTGATTGGTTACCCTAGTGATACTGATTGGAAACAAAACCTTCTATTTTACATCGACAAGTTAAAAGTAGACCATAGTATCAATCTAGTATGTAGAGAAGATATTATTAAATATATAAAGATATACCCAATAACAAGAGGTGGTACACACTGGTCTAAGCAACAAAAAAAATTAGGTACTATATATAGATAACTTATCTAATTTGTTGTACATATCAAAATCAATTTTGAACGATTCACGTACCGAGCTCTTGTAATACTCGCTTTTGTTTATACATCTATTATCATCGATACAGTTTTCTAAAAATGTTTTTTCATTGAAATCTGCCAGGTATTTTGTGTTGTAAGTACTTGTGTTATGTCTTTTTAATTTAAAGGTAGTGGTACGCTCTTTAAAAATTTCATCCAAATTTTTATTTAAATTTGAATCAATATTTAATATAATAATGTTTTTGTAATCGATTATGTTATTGTATATATCATTATTAAATATTGGTGTAAAATGTGGGTCTACTATGCTAGTATATGTTCCACAATGGTAGTCTATCAATTGTTTATTTGTTATCTTAGATATATCTTGCCCGTGTATACTTTTAAACCAGTTGTAAAACTCCCCTCCTCTTTTTTGACTAGGGGTTTCCGGATGGAGTAAATTTTTGTTACCAGCTGGGTGATGAGCGATAAATTTTTGATGTAAAGCGCTATAAAATCTGGTGTATGGGTCTCTGTATATTGTATATAATTTATACCCTCGATCATTTATTCTAGCAGGTATATCCTTCTCTCTAACCCATGCACGTTCACTTATCATGTATTCCACCATGGATCGCGCATGTGGGTGATGATTTGGTAAGTCAGGATGCTTTACGCGTAGCTGGTTCCACATGTATTCTTTTACAGTGGTACACGCATTTTTTGGTGGTGTATGTACAATTATATTTAAATCGTCAAAGCAATAGAACATATATTATATAGTTATACTTTTTTATAAAGCTAGGACCACTAGCGCTCCACATTTTTGTTACATAAATTTATATCGTCATTAGCACCACCTAATGCGCGGAACATTCTAACATATTTACCGAAACTACCATATGTTGTTACCACTTGTTTACAGCCAACCATATTTAAAAAATCATCGTCTGGGTGGTTGTTAATAGAAAAATCATATGTTATATAATTATCTTCTAAGAATGTTTTTAGTGTTTCGAGTTGTTCAACCATATTATCATATGAACCTTGACCAGGTCGGCCTTTTTGTAGATATTTATTATGTTTTAAATCTTTATGATTATGAACACCAGTAACAAAATTGATACAAGTGGTTTGGTCGTGTTTGTATATATCTATAACAGTATTTTTAAAATGAGTAGTATTCACAGGGTTTTCCACATAAGTTATTTTGTTCTTATCTACAACTCTTCTAGATATCGAACAATCTCCTAGTCTCAAATGTACATATATTTTACTTGTATAACTCAATTTTGGTTTGATTATATTTTCGTAGATATTTTTCAATCTGTTTTGATGGCCAGGTGTATTGTCGTCTTTGGCATACTCTATTATATCGCTGGCCAGTGTGTTAGGGTAATTGCTCGTATGTTGGTCCACAACCGGACGGTACCCTGGTTTGAGGGTAAGTGACCATGTTATTATGTTACCTAAGCTATATGCAAATTCCCCGCGTTGTTCTACACTTACCTTACGTACTTGTTTTTTAAAACAAACCATATATATACTCAATGACTGACCGGGTCGATGGCTCGACCACTGTGTGCCACGATCAAAATTTTAATATGGTCTGTACCATCACTGCAATCTAGCAATTGTTTGACGTCTTCAAACACTCGACCATCGTTTTTGTCTATCCTCAACCAACACGTGTTGTCCACGCCGTTGTCAACAACGTTCCATTCAAACTCTAGTAGTCTAGCTTTTTGATACTTTGTGAGCCTCATGGTAGTATGATGGATAATATTGTATATTTCATGAAAATGGTGGACCTGGCCGGAGTCGAACCGGCGTCCGTTAACATCTCTGGTTAACACCTCGTTCACAAGTTTAGTCTACTGTTCTCGGCTGCAGACCTCCTATCCTGTTTCGATTTGAGTTTCAACACCAGTCATCAACAGACAACATATCTGGTGCTTGCTCGATGTTGACGCATCACTCCCTTATCGAGCATCCGGGGTGACACGTGACAGCTTAAGCTGCCAAGAGAGCGGGCTGCTCGGAGAAGATCCCGTGAAGGACCTCTTGAACACCACGCTTAGCATCTTGAATATCGCCAAGTATGCGGGTATGCCTTTTTAGAGAGCCAGGCATCTCTCTCACTTGCGGTTGTTAACTGTCAATGAACGTCGAATCCTTTACAGGCCCGTAATTATTTATTATATATTATATTGTTATCCGGTGCAACTAAATAAATAATAACATGAGCAAAGTTGATGATATTTACAAACAGTACGTTAAAATTAACGAGGTTAACTGGCAGAACATGAAAAATGCCGCGAAGACTGCAGGAGGGCATGCTTTAGATATAGCCACCGGGGGAATCAGCACCGCAATACAAGACACGGTGGATGCCGCTCGAGGTAAGGATGCAGGAACACAAATTGACAATTTACAAGGACAAGTAGACCAACAAGCGCAAGACGCAGAACAACAAGCTTCACAAGAAGCGGAGGTGGATGCTCAACAAGCACAAGGTATCGAGAAGGCGCAACAAGCGGCTGATCAACTAGACCAAACACAAGAGCAAGAGATTGACACTAACGTTCAGAAAATTGCTGCAATAGATCAGCGTATCGGCAAAGTGGAGCAACTGATACAACAAGTTCAACAGCAGTTGGGTAAACAGCCTGCTCAGCAACAGCAACAGCCTGCTCAGCAACAGCCTGCTCAGCAACAGCAACAGCCTGCTCAGCAACAGCAACAGCCTGCTCAGCAACAGCAACAGCCTGCTCAACAATAAGTTGAACAGATATACAGCTGTATATAAATAACTTCATGGAAGTTAAGCCGGAACCAGAATACATTTACGGTGTACCTAAAGTGACATGCCTTTGCGCGACGAAGGGGCGATATGAGTTATTACGTTCAGCTATATCGTATTTTATGTTACAGGATTATCCTAATAAAGAGCTGATTATTTTTAACAATCACCGAGTAGAAATAAAGTTGTCTGAATTTTTAAAACAGCAACACAACATACGTCTAATAAACGCCGGTGAGTTTGAGTCGATCTCGGATGTATATAACAAGGCTCTTACATACGTGGACAGTTTTGGTGGTCAGCATTCGGAATACGTCGCTATATGGGATGATGATGATATTTACCTACCGTGGCATTTGTCCAATGCCGTCAAGTGGTTGAATAAAGGTACACATCTTGGTTGTAAGCCAACAGAACAGCTTCAAATAGACAGCAATTTGGAGATGTATCCTAAAATTAACGCAATACGCAATTACTGTGAAGGTTGTATTGTAGTCAAAAAATCCGTTTTAGACCATTATGGATTCGGTAACATGCAAGCGGAAAAGCAACACCCTCATCCTCAATGGACATCCAAATTTGAAATGCTCTGTATAGACCCAGCAGTTGGTATGGGTGACCATAGTTTTGTATATTATTGGGGAGACCCTAACAGAGGTAAACCTTCGTATGTCCATTTGCAATGTACATCTGAGGGAATCACTACTCAAAATAACGATACTGGCTCAGGCCGGCCTTTGTATCCAGGGGCTACGTATTTTGATTTCATCATGGAGAATTTGCATTTGAAAAGGTTTGATCAAGAATTCACAGAAGAAGAAAGAACCGCACTTATTGACAGACTAGACAGTTACGATTGGCGATTCTTCGAAGAAAGGAAACTATTCACATTTTGGGAGGGAGAAAAACCGTATTTCATTGAAAAATGTTTACAGTCTATGGAAAAGAATTCTAATTGCGTCTTCGAAGTGTGGAACACTGAAAAGTTAAAATCAACGTTTGACGATATACCAGAAGAATATGACTCACTATGTGTTGAATTTAAATCAGATTACGCTCGGCAAAGGGTCTTGTACGAGAATGGGGGTATGTGGTTAGACGCTGATATGTTTGTTGTAGGAGACCTGTACGAGTCTATTATGAGCCATACATGGACACATGATCAGGTTCAACCTCTCGAAAATGCGGGGTGTGGTAGCGTTAACATCTGCGCGATGGCATGTAGGCCTAGGTCTCAAGTGTTCAAAAAGGTAATGGAATCTGTAAATGCTGTTATGTCCTTGCATATCGGCTGGGGAGATTTGTTAAACACTCCTACAAAATATGGTATTAAAGAGCTCGGTTATAGAAATTTAGTAAAATATATTGATGAGAATGTAATCTCTCTTCAGTTTGCGCAAAGCCGGCATGGCTCGTTTAGTGACATATACAAATCAGCAACGATCCCGCTAGACGATATTGTACTCGAAGATACAGTTGTAGTAACTCTACATTCGTCTCAAATCCGGCATCATCAAAAAGGTATCATGCCGGAAGACTTTTTACTTCAACGACTAATAGATACTTACCTTGGTACGGATGAGCTTGACATACTATTACGTACATCCAAATCTGAATATAACGGACCTTGTTTTGAAGGAGGGTGGAGCGATTCCCTAAAAGGTTTACGATCACAACAACATCCAGGAGCGTACCACGCCTTCCATGATTACTTTTCTCGTAACAAGTTTGATTTAATTATTGAACTAGGTACAGGGGAGGGGGGCCTGACTGCCTTTTTGGCAACTATTTGTCCTCAAACTCCGATACATACGATTGACCCATTCCCCAGGCACTCTCAAAAGATGTTTGATACATTTAATAATATAAAATTTAAACCTCTTGATTGTTTTAATACCAAGACAATAGAGCATTTGCGGAAGCTAGCTCAAGATAAAAAAACTTGCTGGCTCGTAGACGGTAATTCAAAAAACGCAGAGTTCGGGACTTACTCACCTATAGCTGAAGAAGGGGATGTATTGATGTTGCATGATTTTGCTAGAAACCAAGAGGCATACGATAGAATTTATGGTTCCGGACGGTGGCAGTGGCATGAGTCTGGGTTCGAAAATATTTTAAATTTAAAGGACGTGGAATGGGCAGGAGAAGCTCTCCTGGAAAATTGTGTATGGGGAGTGTATATTAAGAAGTTAGAACAAAATTAATTATATAGACTACAAGTCTAGCGTTTTTTAAGTTGACTCGGGTCCTTGTATAACGTGTCACCAGAATCATAATTTTTACCATCGGTATTAGAAACTTTATATTTGATTAGCTTACCTGGCATGTTGTGCTTGCTCTTTACTTGTTTTGATCCTTTTTCTGGTAAGTCAACCACATCTTCTATTTCACCTTCAGACCCATGATGTTCACAGTCAGGATTAATGTTTTTAATCTTGTCTCCTTTTTTCGCGTCCCGGGCGAGCATCTCCACATACTGTTTGAAAGTTTTGATAGACATATGTATATTTATTGAAAGTAGTTGCTAATGATAGTGTCTAGAATAAATATTGGGGATATGAAAGATACATTATCAACAATCAAGGGCCTAGTTGGTGGAGTCACGACCGTGCTTCTGTCAGTACTCGGCCTTCTCGTAGTAGCGCAAGTAGTTTTTGGCGAAACTGCTAGTATTAACGTCATTGGTAACCTCCAATCTGTAGTAAATGGATTTGTAGGTGAAGGTGCCAGTCTTGCTGGTGTGATCACCTTGCTTTTGGTGGTCGCATTGCTGCAAAAAGGAGGCAAACAAGAGTAGCAAGATCAAGAAGTCTATTGACTAAGCCCTCTTCGGAGGGCTTTTTTTTGGTTACACGGCTTATCTACCAGTTTTTCGCCATCTGAGCTCTCGCTCGGCTCGGTCAGTCAAAGGTGGTCCATCAATATCCCACTCACCACCAGCATACCTCAACAGATGATTTTTTGTCTCCGGTACATGAGCAAGCATCTCGGTTGTTTTGATACCTATGTTGCTCAACAGGTTGAATGACTTACCCATGCTTATCAATCCTCGTGTGAGGTTCTCATCATCTGGTTTTTTATGCAACACTTGCTTGATACGTGTATGTAAAGCTTGTTCTAGCTCCGGCCAGTTGTAATCTTTGTATTTCATCACCAGTCTCAACCACATCATGCTGTCTTGAAACGGGTGTTGTGAGTGTTCAGAGTAACCATCTGCGACCACCATGTCTGTAGAAGCATGATTGGTCATCCACATGTCGATAAGAGCCTTTTCTAGCTCCGGCCAAGAACCGTTCATGTGTTTGACGACATATCCAATCAACATGTGCATGCGGTTTTGAGACTCTTCACTGTCATTAGGACCGTATAGCAGTCGATTTATGTCATCCATCTCACGACCATCGTCCTCGGATCCTTGACGGTCGTTCAATTGTTTGGTCAAGTATGTCAATCGCTTGACGTTTCTTACTATCTCCTGTTGGAATTGCGCGTTGCCCCAGTTGTTGCTGCCAGGTGGGTTGTATTCCTGGTCTGTGAAATATTCCATTGAGTTGCTATCAAACACATCCATCAAAAACACTTCATCCGGCATGCCTTCGTCCGCGCGATATTTTTTTAACTGTTCTATTTGTTCCGGATCCTGGTCCTTGAATATTCTCTTGACCCTGTCTAACACATCATTTAACAACTCCCAGTTAGTCTCTTCATCGAACTCACTACGCGCCACTTGACCGCTCAACTTGGATTGCGCGTCAATAGCAGATTGTCGGAGCAAGGATATGGGTGATGGGCCATGTTTCTTGTAAAAATTTAAATCTGTTGGTAGCTCCAAAGCAGCGAATTCATCCTTCCAGTCAGATTTATCCATAGCAAAATCTTGAGAATCAAAAAATTCAAATGTTTCGCCATCAGGGTACATGGCCACTGCATATTTCTCCTCCGGCTTGAAATCACTACCAGGTGCACGGCCACCGGCCCCAGCGGGTTGTGGTGGCCATACAGCTTGTGCTGTGTTATACTTCTTCCGCTTGGTTATAGCATAAAACAACACAATACCTCGTGCTATGTAACTATCAAATTGGTTGTTATTAGTTGCAGCCGTGCACCATTTTGTTCCTGCACCTAGTTTACAGCTAGCGGCCATCGACTTGGGGCGATACAGAGTAGCATGTTCATTATCAACTAATACATCATATTCTTTTTCAGATAGTTTTGTTTGTTCTTTCCGATCTGACATTCTACCTAGATCGATCAACATCGCTTCAAAATTTTGTAACGCTTCTAGCTTGTCATACCCCATGTCCTTGGATAATCTAGCCCAGCTGAATATATCTTTCGGATTGTATTTTTTCCCCGGAAGACCAAAATAGTCATGATTAGGGTCTATGAGTGGTTCTAATTTTGTGAATTTGTCTATCAACTCTTTGGCTCGTTCTTGAGCTACATGTTCGGGTGCATGATCCATCAAACCGTATGATTGTATCATCTGTTCCCGATTACGACGCGTGTCTTTGACCTCGTTCAGTAATGTTTTTGCATACTCTTTGAATGTTATCACTATAGTATTTATTGTTTGGGTCGATAAATATACATGTGAAATCGTTTAGACAATATGTAGAGGGTGATGAAGCGCCTAAATTCAATCGTTTGAAGCATTATTTACAATATTATAAAAATGTCAGTCCGGAAGGTTTTAAAATTAAAATTGTAGATAACAAAATACAAATTGAACCGTCACGCATCAGGTCTAGTGGTCGGAAGTGAGTTCATCATCACATCTTTACCCTCCAATAACATTTTATATCTCATGAGCTCAGATTGTAACCACTGTATTTCTTGTCTTTGCTTGTCCAATTGATTTTTGAGTTGCTCAATCGACTCTTGCCCTTCCTGATCCACATACTTATTTAGGTTTACTCAGCTGGTAAAAATATGGTGATTCTAAAGAATTTTTCTAATGGTGTTACCGGTTGTACATAGCCTGGTTCATGTCTCAAATGATGAGGTACTATATCCATTGGTATTTTTTCATATTCGGATACGTAGAATTTAATCGCGTCATGGTCATCGTTTCTCACCGCTGTGTCTATTTCATGTAAATACGTCCGGGACCAGCGTTTGTTATCTGCGTCTGTTCTGAGCAACGCTTGTATTTCAGAATCATAGCTAGCTGTACGGTATACATTGGTGTCTCCAGGGGACAACGTGTTACTGTGGTTACATCCAGTGAGAAGTAACACCAGCAACGTGAACCGGGTGATCACTTGGATCCCGGTAACACGCCGGCTTCTACAGCTTGCTTGTAATATCGATCCGGGTCACGATTCCACCGTCGTACCGCGGAGCTGCTCCACAAATATATTTTAGTACCTTTGTATTCTACGCTTGGACTTTTTGGGTTGATGATCCGATCCGGGTACACCGGGCAGAAACGTTGAGGTAACAATTTTACACAACACACCTTGAGTTGCTTTTTTTGTTCGTCAGTGAACAGCTCGCCTAATGATGGGATCGCTTTTATGTAGTAAGCTACATTGTTATCAAACGCTTTCACACAACTCCCGCAACAAAACTCTATTGTCTGTCCAGCGACAACACTGGTCTCGTCCGGGTCGACGGTGTCTCCTTGCATCAACGGGCAAGTGTTACCATATGTATGAGTTGCTACTAGAGTACCGATAAGATATAGTGTATGTTTTATGTTCATATATATATATGATATATTATGTTTATTGTTTTTGCAACAGATATTTCATGAGTTTAAATATACATCATTAAATATTTTCATTACTTTTTTTGGGGTATATTCTTTATACGCATTCCAATCTTTTTGACTTTCTATTTTAGGATTAAAATTTAATAAAATCTTTTTTAAATCATTTTTATTTTTATACCAAATTGCTTTATCTTTTAATAAATGAACATGACCGGGATTACCTATATTTTTACATATAATTGGTTTATTATTAATACTAAATTCACCCATAGACAAACTCATTACTTCTCCATGTTTTTGTGCCCATAAATTAGCATCACAACTATTTATAAATTTAACTTTTTCATTTAAATCTATTATAGTAGGTAAATGAATAATATTTGGCAAACTTTTACAAAATTTATTAAAATTCGCAAATAAAAATTATATATTTGAATTATTTTTTGCTATATCATATACAACATTATGAACGAATGAAATACTAAAACTATCCCGGCCACCATAACCACCAAACACAATTGCTTCTTTTGGAATATTTAATTGTTGACGCATATTTAAATTATGTTTTGGTAAATTTATCATATGAGGAACAACAGGATATTTATTATTATTACCTTTTACCCAAGGAGCTATAGAACTATACACATCACCATGTGGGTGTTTACTGTTAAAAACACAATGAATGCAATTTTTAGCAACTCTACTCAATTGGTTATCGATACCACCACCTTTAATTATATAGATATGATTGATATTGTAATGTGTTAGATATCTATCTACCTCTTCAAACTCTACAACTCCATGTACTGTAAAATGTTTGTTAAATTTTTCAATTACCTGATCATTGTTGTTCACGTGGTGCTGTTTACAATAAAATACATACGATTTATTACCTAATATTTTTTGGTTGTAGTATGCATAATCAAACAAACTAGTAGTTGTACCTCGTTCAGACAACTTATTTTCAAAAAACGCTACGTTCATACTATTTATTCAACATAAATTTTATACGTATTAAATTATGATACGTGTTTGTCCAGTGCGGGTCCTCATCACCATAATAATCGTTTACTACAATAAAGTTTAATGCCACGTTGAGTGAATCTAATGTGATTTCTCCCGGGATCAATTTCATCAATTCCAGGTCCATTATGTCCTTGATCATCAGGTCCGCATATTCAGTCAAGGTTTCCATCGCATCTTCCGCGTCAAACTGAATCAGTTCATCCTCTGCAACAACTAATGATAGCTTACCTATATTACTACCTGGTGGAGCGTGTTCTGGCATTATCGATATCATTATGTATATCCTATTATATAATTTAATTTGCTAGTGTCAAGAGTCAAACATGGATAAAATATACCTTTGCTTTTGACCACCCATCGTTTGTCAGTACCAGTACCGGTAATTTCCACCACTGGACCGATGCGTGTCATGCCAGCGAAACGTATGGTGACTATATCACCTATATTAGGGGGTTTCAATTAGTTGTAACTGCTCAGTATAGCCAAATGGTTTGTAGATGGTGATAGCTTGTATTTATCTAGTTTATCCCGGGAAACCCAAGCGTAATCCACATGTTCATCGCTCAGACGTGGCTTGTGTTTGACCAGCTCAGTGTACCTGTAAACACGTTGTTTGACATTGTCATTTACACTAGTCTGCAATTTGGTCAAGCGATCAGATTCCAATTTGTAACCGGTTTCCTCTCGGACTTCACGGACAGCTGCTTGTGAAAACTTCTCTTCACTCTCCACATGCCCCCCTGGTAACTCCCATTTGAGAGAGCCGTTTTTTTGTAGCAACAGTATCTTGTTGTTGTTTACTATCACTACTTTGCTGACCCGATTTGCATTTTTCATGCTCTCGTACACGAGAACAATTTCATGCGCATCAGACGTGAACATGCTTTACCCGGAGTTTTTCTTGTCCTGTATCTCTTTCCGCCGATCATGCGCCAAATTTTTAAGATCCATAAGAGCTTTACGCGCCCTAGTCGCGGCAGCTTTTACACCTTTTTCTTCAAATTTAGCGTTTTCTTCTAGATAAGCATCAATTGCTTCTAAGATATTTTCATGTGTTTCACTCATATGTTTATTTAGTCTCCAATTATTTAATTTTAAATATTTCTAACAATTTTGATATCACTATAGTGTCATCTGTCATGTCAATTTTTTCTATCACCACCTCTGGGTCATGTTCTACATAATCATCAGGATCCAAATAACCATCGTAATTATAATCACCGTACGGACCATCTTCGTTGTTGAAATTAAACTCCGGTCCTTTGTCTATGTTTATTATGACTTTGGGTGGTGCAAATTTGCTAATGTCTGCGAATATCAACGTGAGCAATTGGTTAGTTTGATGTTCTTCTTTGGATCTTTTGACGAAATCTTCTACGGATTCACGGGTGAATGCTCCTTGTAGTTGTTTGATAGGGTCTGATAAACTGGCATATGCTAACAAGGTGACATACTGACATGCTATACTCGCGCAATCCTTTATAACATAATATGCACTTTTTTTCAAGATTTTCACACCTGTGTCTGGTTTTTCAGCCGCCAGCTTCGCTGGAACTATTAAATTACGTTGCCGGATTCCCGACACATCTAGTATGCTTTGTTCAAATGTATCAATATTCACGTGATTATTTACTCTTTAATTTTCGGAAATAAACTAAATAGTTATATGGACAATAGTAACATAACCGATGTAGAATCTAGAGCCATGGCGCTTTGTGAAGAATTCTGTAGATACGTGGTACTAGACACTGGTAACTTGAGTATTTTAGTCAATGTAGAACATGAATTTTATTTTCCATTATCTATCAGATTGAAGAACTTAGGTTACCAAGAAGTGTTCAAAGCCTGTGTACATCCAAGGAACACTGTAACTAGTACTTTTATATACGTACCTTAAGATTTGACTATCTTTTGTATCAGTTTGGGTACAGGTGTTGTTTGTTTTGTATGATCGCGTACTTGATCAAATGCGATGGTAGTGTCAACTAAATCATCATATACATTTTTACCCAATAGATAACCAGTGAGGATTGGGGTCTTACCTTTGTAAGTTAAATTTATTAGTCCTATAGTGTTCGATTTGTTTATCAATATCATTGAAGGTGTCTTTGAATCGCTGTTGTATAGTTCGAACCATACAACCTGATTAGTCACATTGGAAAGTTGTTTTACTCTTTCCAGTATTACTTCAAAATGTGAGTCCATCACTATATGTTATCTTCTACTTCTAATGTACAAGTCTCGTTCATACCAAACGTTAACATATCATGAAATTGTTCAAACTCTTCATGTGTCATCCATAGTGTACCTATATTGGCGTTTGTATCTGTGATATACATGGTCGCTCGGATTGATTTTGTACCACGTTCCTCAATTACTATTTTCAGATTCATATATGTTTGTAAAATTTTTGTAGTCTGTTTCGCTATCTACATCGATAACTCGTTCGATCGGGTAGTATTTTGTGTTTTTGTTGTACATGTTCCGGCCTAATTTTGGTAACTCACCAGCTCTAAACATGCACATATAATGAGATATCTCAAAACATTCAGGATACTGCTGTCGTTGATACGCTCGATGATTTATTACCAGTTCACCAGTGTCTTGATCCCCCGGGTACATCACCAAGTACGGATGTGTTTTCACTGGTTGTCGACACAGCATACTAGAACATTTTGTTGAGACGAACTTGTTGTACATACCTTGTACATCGTCCCATGTTCTTGTTGGGTATGTTAGATACAACATGACAAATAAGTCAGTAGGTGTAGTCTCTAGACTGTCAATTACTTCTGTGACTGTTGATTTTGTGTCTGATACATCTTGTGATGTTTCTTCGGACCTATTATGCACAGTGAACCCGGCGTCTTCACTCAATGCAGCTATTTGTAGATCGTCTGTAGACACAATCACACGTGATCGGTATTGTACAGGTATTGAATCCGCTGTATGGGTGAATAGTTTCAAATTTTTGCGCACCCAGCCTTTGCTACCGGCTCGAGCCGGTATAATAATATTTTTCAAGCTCATTGTACCTCTATCTGTTTTCAAAAACTCCAGGTGTTGTGGCTTTGTCATCTATATATAAGTCCGCCGGGAATTTCACACCCACTCTCAACCGGTGGTATGGAACCTTCCATTCTTTTAGTTGTTTCATTGTGACTAATTTCATCCTGTACCTTTTCCAATATTTATTCAAACCGGTTGCAGAACTAGCACGAGCGGTGTCTATAATAATAGTATGACCACGTTGATACATTCTTTGAATTACATCTCTTATCACCGGTTCGACAGTTGATTGATAGTATCTCTCGGGTATGGGAAGGGTTTCATCGGTATGGCATATTGTACCATCCAAGTCAAAACATACTGTCATTCTCTGAGTTCGTTTTCTAGACGTTCCATAACGTACGTTATGATACGTTGTTTAGCAACTTCTGACTCCACATTATACACTAATTTTTGCTCATCGAATGTTTTTTTTATACCTCGTATATATGCATCTGTCCATACTATTAAATTTTCATTAGGTTTTACCTCTTGTTCAATAATTTTTTTGACCTCTATACGATCTATTTCCATGTGTATATTTATATATCTGTAGTATAAATCAAGCGGTGTCAAACCTAGGGTGGTATTTGGTAAGTCTAGTAGACCAAATCGGATACTTTAATGATTTTTTAGTTCCGAAACCTCGAGAACCGAACCATGTTTCGTTTGATATACTTATATCCCCTTGATATATTTTGTATAACATGCTTAAACATGACTGATCATGCCGGTGACGTTCACCAGAAAGTGTATGTTGTTCAGAAAATAATATACCGTTTTTATATACTGCTACCTTCAACCATTCGTCACATAAATTGTATGTAAACTCGCTAGGTTTCATTATAGTTGTAGTTGCAGCATGTTGAGGTTTATTTATATATTCGTTCATACGTTGATCTGTTATATTATACTTTTGCTTCAGTGTATTTATACAGTGCATATTAGTCCAGTCCTTTTCAACACACTCGGGCAACTCGAATAATAGCATCTTGCTTGTTGATTCGTCAATTGCATTAATATATTGACTGAACCGGTCAGTTGCAGCCGGTGTATTATTCAACGTACATCCACAATCTATATACATAAGCACATCATTCCGGTCGATTTGTTCAATGGCATGCTTGATAATGTACGGTTTCCATACCCACCATCCACCACCTTTACTCGTTGTTGAAAACCATTTGCTTGGAAATTCCCCCATATAATTAGTTGACAGGTCAGCCTGGGTATAGCACTTGTATGTATCTATATAATTAGTGGCTTCGAACTGTTTAGATATCCAACATGCGCGCTTAGTATACTGGTTAGAGCAATATGTTATAGCGTGTATCATTAACCTCTCAACGTTTTTATTTTCTCCTGCTCACTAGGAGTTATACACTTATCATAGCTACCCATTGCTGATTCTAACTCTCTGATACCACGTACCAGTTTGAACATAGCATGTGGTTCTAACGAGCATTGTTGGTCACTACCCCACATTCCTTTGTCTAAAGTGATGTGCCTCTCTATACAACTAACGCCCATAGCTGTAGTAGCTATTGTGGTTGTTAGTCCATATTCATGACCACTGTAACCTATAGACACACCTTTAAGCTGTGGATCTGTTTTGTATGTATGTATAACATTTAAATTTATTTCATCGACAGGTGTGGGGTAACTGCTGTTACAGTGTAGCAGTGTTATGTTTGATATGTCTGTGTACCTCTTGCAGTTTTTAACAGCAGTTATTATTTGCTCATATGTACACATACCAGTGCTAAGTATTATCTTGTCAAATGTGATGGCGCAGTAGCGTAACAACTCTAAATTCGTCATACTAGCGCTAGCAATTTTCACCCATGGTAGTTTGTATTGTGACAAAAATTCAGCGCTGTCTAAATCCCATGGACTAGCGGACCAGTCTATACCCTTTTCGTGGCAATATGATGAGATTTTGTTATACTCACGTTTACCAAATTCTAGTCTTTTTTTATACTCTATATAGGGCATGTCACCCCATGGTGTGGATCTAGTAACGTTTTTTTGCGCGTCGGGCACACACACATCCGGTGTCCTCTTCTGAAACTTCACCGCATCAAACCCAGCGCAACTAGCTATATCTATCAATCGTTTGGCTATGTCTAGGTCACCATTATGATTTATACCTATCTCACCAATTATATAAACTGATTTGGTCATGTAATTTGGTAGTTGGGAAAGTCACGTTGTTTGTAGTCTTCCCATGACTTGAACGTCTTACCATCATATTTAAACACACGACCACATAGTTCTTCTTCCTCTTCCGCGACAGCAAACACTGCACCATATACCTTTTTCTTTTTAGATACATACGCTTTGGATTTCAATACAATTGGCATATTTATAATATTATACAACATCTTCATGGTACTTTCAACATAATTACTCTCTAGTTCCATGCCTTCATACCGATGTCTCAATTCTATACCAGACTTGTCAAAATTTGTGAGCACTATACTAGGGCGACCACCATTCGTGTAACGTTGCAGCAATTTAGATTTAATTTTGTCATAATCCTTGCTCACAACCACGTATTTGTTTGTTTCCGGGTCCAATTGGTATTCAAAATATTCATGCTCGTCACAAAATTCCGGTGTAAAAAATTCGTTTATAAAATTAACGTCATTATAATCGCGACGAACTTCAAATATTTTGTCGCGACCTTGACTAGCTTTAGTGTCCCATGATTTTCTTTTGAATTCGTCATCACAGTTGTCCCATGCCCGGCCGAACTGCCCTTTGTTCCATCGATCCTCCACATGACGGAGCAAACAGTTACCCAATCTGTACGGGTTACTCATTGCATATTTACCACCTAACACCCCTGAATGGTGTTGCGCGTATTGTATTATACCTTCATCACCTGCGTAACCACATTTGGTCATGATGTAACTATCCCAGTAACTAGCCCAACCTTCGTTTAACACTTTTGTCAACATTTGCGGACGGAAATAGATGCTCTCGTCACGTACCATGGATAATATGTTTTGCTGCCAGCGTTCCATTCGGACATGTTGTAGTATGAACAACAGTATGTCTTTCACTGGTTTCAAAGGATATTTACTGTCTGCGCGAGCTTTTTGTCTCAAATGTGATTTATGCTGCTTCTCTAAAAATTTGGCTGTATTCACATAATGGTCCATGTAATGATTGGTACCTATACGCTTCGGAGTGAATTGTTCTATCGGTGGTGCAAATTCCGTTATTGTAGGTTTGTTATATTGTTGATCCGACCACACAATGTTCGGGTCTATTAAATCATCGACAGACAAACAGGCATCTAAAAATTTAGACACTCGAGATTTACCGTATATATTCATATACTGCCGGATTTTTTGACCATGGTTAGCCATCACATTCATCATGTTTCGGTTGGTGTTACCAAAGTATATATTATTTTTAAAAAAATCAGAATGTGCTAATGCATGAGCGACAACTGTCAAATTGTCCACTATTGGATTGTTTCGCTGCAAATACATGTATGTAGGATCGTTATTCACAACCATTTCATATATCTTACCCATACCACTGTGATACTGGTGGTGTAATGTTTCGTATTGCTGACCAAATGAAAAGTGTGGGTATCTCACGGGGAACCCACCATAGGCTCCTAGTTCCGCAATCTCGTCAGCAGTATATTCTTCAATAACCAGTTCGTATGGGTCCAATCCTTCCTTTTTACATACATCAATGATCTCCGGGATTTGCTTGGCTAGCTCGGTACCTACACCCTGTTGTAATAAATTGCTAGATGTTGTACGTCTCATCGTGAAACCGGTGATAAAAATTCTTGAATTGCGCGTAACACATCATCATGTGAATCGATCGAGCTTGTGGTTATAACACCCTCGTCTAGGACTTTATTGTCTATTTCCTCTTCTATTGATAGCGCGAAATCGGCCCAATCCGTAACACCTTTGACTTCTCCAACCCCTATCAAATTGCATTTGGTTTGCAATTGTTCTAATAACTGTATACATCTCTTAGTGTCATTTGAAAAATTTTCACCATCGGAGAAATAAAAGACATACATGTTCCAATCCTCGGCCGGGTAGGAACTATCTATAATATCCGACGTCAATTCGAAGGCGGAGCTTATCTTGGTACCACCTCCAGCTTCAAAACTGTAAAATTTTTCTTGATCAACTTCTTGAGCCACTACATCGTGTACAATATGTTTTAAATCGACTTGATTGTAAAATTTTCTTATCCATTGTTCCAGATACCAGCATAGTTCTCTTACTAGATCTCTTTTCTCACCATCCATACTCCAGCTTATATCCTGTAAAAAAAATACTACTGCGTTTATGTCCGGTGAGTCAACAACGTTCCATGTTTTATATACCTTGTCTTGTGTTATTGGGTACACATTAGATATATTGTCAGGATTATATAACCCGGTAGACATCACGCGTTTCATTGCATTTTTCAATGTCTTCTTTTTATGTAGCAGACAATTGTTACCAACTCGACTAATACCGTTATATTTGACCTTTTGATTTATTATATCACCTCTCAGTTTAGGTACTAGACGTGGTAATTCTAGTTCATCACCTAGTACATCAATATAGTCTTCGACAGTAACACCTACACCCATTGTATGCTCCGCTTGTTGATCACCAGCTTGACCCTTTCCGGGTTGTTGTGGACCATCACCTACTTCGTCCCCTACATCCACTGGACCGTTACCTACACCACCATCAGATTTACTTTTCCCATGGCGGAATGACGGTAGATCTATAACAGGTATATCTACAACAACCAAGTCTTTCCCATGACGTTTGACTTTTTTACCGGTTTTGATATGATCTTTGACTCGGCTTTTTACTTTGTCTTTGATTAGATCACGATATTCACTGTGATCTTCTCGTATCCGGCGACCGGGCATTACTTGTCTCCTACGTCGTCACCTCGGGCAAATATACTCCCCACATACACGAGAACATCATGAGCACTATCTTCATCATACCCAAAGTCTTTCACCAGTCGTTGCTTGAGTGCGTTGATTTTATCAAGTAACTCCTTGTCTACCACAGTGGCCGTGTCTTGTGCCAGCGCGGATAGTTTGATACTGTCTTTAATATCTTCAAACAACTTCTTTTCTAGGGCTTTATGCAATTGCTCGTTACTATCGTATTTAAATGACTTACCTTTTGCTGCCAGTGAACCCATATAATTCATGATCTCACGACGGAAATCTTCTTTCATATTGGTAGAGACATTTATTTTTTCCTCAATAGATCTCATCATCTTTTCATTAGCCGGTTCATCTTTACCAGTAATGGGGTTGGTCACCTTTTCATCGTTTACAAAAGCAACAACGTTGTCAATATAATTTGTACACAACGTTTTGATGGCCTCTTCACTACTGCTGAGCGCTTGTTGTACCTCTCTTTTCACTATACGGTCATATTCTTTCTCGACTAGTTCCAATCTTTCTAACGCTTCAGCGCGCAGATCCTCGCTGTTGAAACCGGAATAATTTTTGATACCGTCTCGTATTTGCGAGAACAGCATGAAAGGATTGATACTTTTTTTACCCATCCTAGGGTTCACAATAGCGTTACTAAATTGATTCTGTATGAAACGCGCACTCACACCAGACAACAAACCTTCGTTAGGTGTCTCTTCTAACATCTCCTTGACATGTTCTTCTGTGAAACCATGTACACCAACTCCGTTGTACAATTTTGCTTTTTGGATTATACTCATGTCATTCTTGACCGGTTTTTCTAGACGTGACACTACTGCATACAGCGCAGCAAGATATGTAGTATGTGGTGCGATGTGTTTGTGTACCGTGTGTTGATTGTAGAAATAATCGTATATTTTTTTCTCATCATTTATTTTCAGTAAGTACGGTACATCTATTTTTATGGTTCTGTCACGTAGAGCCTCCATGAACTTATTGTTTTTCAGCTTGTCATATTCTGCGTTGTTGGTGTGACCTATAATCACTTCATCTATCGGTACTTGATTGAATCGTTTAGGCTTGACTCGATGCTCTTGCGTGGCTCCCAAGAGGTCGTACAAAAACTCTGTTTGCAATTTGAGGATCTCTTGAAACTCAACCATGCCTCTGTTTGATATCAAAAATTCACCATCAAAGTCAAAAGCACGTGGGTCACTCTCACTACCATATTGAGCTAGCTTTCTGTAGTTTATGTCGCCTGTTAATTCAGTAGCATCTTGACTCTTTTCATCTTTCGGTTGAAATGTTCCTATACCTACTCTTGATTTTTCAGACAATATAACACGTCTCACTTTGACGTGTGATAGTACTTTGTTAAAATCACCGTTATATTTTTTCAGCAACTTATCTCTGTAAAACTCGGACACTGGTGACAAATTGCCATCTAGTTTGATTCTATAATCATCGTTGGCTAGTGAATTGTTGATACGTTCAACAATGTTCTTCCTAGCGGCTTCCGGTAACAATTTCAATGGCTCTTCATTCATGGGGCATGGAACTTCAACTGGTGTACCATTATCATCTTCCACACACCAGGTGAATGAATACAATGGATCGGTGATTGAATATTGTTCTAATCCCTTTTTCAATGTGGTTACTATCGTCGATTTGCTACTACCTACTGGACCGTGCAGCAATATGATTCTGCGCTCTGGTCCATAGTGATACGCAGCGGATCTCAATACATCTACAAGTTCCATCAACGGTTCTTCCAAACCGTAAATACTTATGTCACCATCCTTACCGCTAGCGAAAAATTTATATTTTGTATATGTTTGTTTACAGTAATTGACTTCCTCTGTACCATGGGACATTACCATGTCATACATACGCTGATATGAGTTCCTAGTTACTTTTGGAGTTTCATTCACTATGTCCAGGTATTCGTCAAAAGTACCAGTCCAATTCAAGGCACCATAATCAGTTTCTGATGCAGTAGATGTTAATAGGTCGGATAAATTATAAATGTCTTGTTGGCTCATATAATATATATAGTTTATTTTTCATGTGATATCAACACCTTTATAGCGTGTAATATGTAGTTTCAAATAAAATTTCTGTTATGATTTGTTCATCAGACAGTGCCGTTTCATGATGATTTATAGTAGCGGAACCTAACTGTTTGTCTTGTATGTTCAACTCTCTAATCAATTGATTTTTAAATTTTAAACGATATGTACTGCTGTTTTCGTCATATTTTATCGTGATTGTATCTTCAGACTTTCCAGACATGGAGGCGATATTGTTGAATTTGTCGGTGTATTTTTCTCTTACCAACCGGCTGTTCAACGTGTAACCGGGGTGGTGATAATGTCTACGATGCAAGGCTACTAAAGTGTCTACACATTCTTTTACATCTCCTTTACGAAACAGTTCAGCCACTGTCATTATATCACAGGTATAGACACTTGGTTGTTACATGTTCGATCCATTTGTATTTCCCCTACCTCTAGTAGGTCGTCAATGAATGATTTCATCCATGTATATGTTGTGCTAGACTGTCCAGATAGCAAGGTTTCCCGGTCATCCCAGGGTAGTGATTCGTTGTATTTAAATTTACTAAATGGGCATTTCAAATGTGGGTAATGTGCGAAATCCCATCCATAGTGTACTACTGTGTTGGTTGGTGGTTCTTCATGCCAGGTCCATACATCTGACCGCCATTGCAAATCTTGTATGAGAGTGCAGTCCATTCCACAATGCGCCATCGCTAGTGATGGTGCCACCATGTCAGTCTCGTGGCGAGCGCCTTGAGGTAGTGCTAATTCTCCCAACGTCATGAGCAATTGGTTGTAATTCACAATGCTGTTTAAAAACTTACCCTTCTTCAATTGATCGGTAACAAATTTAAATATTATGGCTCCACCTACCCATTTTTCTCTGCTTGATGGTGGAACTTTGCATAGTTTCATTATGTCATCCAAGTCGAAGCCTACAGTGTTCATATGCACCTCTTTATCTGTCACTTCAAATGCCCGGTAACGGTTGTTTATCCAGTTGTCCGTCGCGCAGTTACCTGGTGGTAACTCTGGTATTGTACCACTGAACCATAAATCTTGTTCTAACAGTAGCACTTCATCGAAGTCGTCTAACCAACCGGCATTTGCAGCTTCACATAAACTCAACCATTTATTGATACCGGGATATTGTTTAGGGTACCACGAACCATCGTCTTTGAACCGGTAATACCAGTTTTTCCTTCCCCAGTTTTGAACACAATGGAAACGTGCAGGTGAGTAACACGATATCATGCCGCTCATGTACGGTGACACACTATACTCGTTGTTCTTGTTATGATACGCTGGGTCAGCAAATAACACCACTATATCATCACGTGACACCTGAGCTCTCTTAGTGAGTGACTGTATCAACAGTTCTGTCTGCCACAACAGATACTTTTTGTCTTCACAAAAAACTACATAACCAGTACGTGTCATTTTCTAAACCCGGAACGTAAAGTAAATAGATTTTTTTTACCAGTGTTCTGTATGGATGTTATATCTTCGAGGTTGTTTGTATGTTTGTAATATGCATACTTGTGCAGGTCCCGGATGTCCTTGTCGCTGGATAAAACAATGGTTCTAGATTGGTTAGACCATTTGTTTTTTATGGTTACTATGAATTTTTTGTTCGATGAGTATCGGTTCATACACTAATATATAGTGTATGTTATTGTATATTTCAACTATGTCTGTTGATAAATTGGTTCAGGCTTGTGAAATTGTCTAGTTTGGGTATACTCAATGGCACTGGCATGCCGGATTTTTGTTCTCTAACATATTGTGGTAACACCTCTTTTAATTCCGGGTCATCACTTATCCGGTTACGAGCTTTTTTCAAACCACCTTCAAATACATTCCGGAATCGTTCCGGGGTCTCTGGTTTCACACCTTTGGTTGTTAAGTTACCTTTTGGGTACTCAATAGGTATACCCTCTGTTGCTAGTTCTATCAAATCCATATAATACCCGTATTCTGGTAAACTAAATTGGCTACCTTGTTGTGATGGGTCTCGTTCGATCATTTTCCCAGATTGAGACGGTACTTCAAAATTCATCTGAGAAAGCACCTCCACTGCTGTTTGGGCGAGTTGTTTTTTTGTAAACGGTGTACCAGCATCCGCCGCGGCCTCTGCTTGGTCCGCCACCACAGCAGTTGCATCACCTATTTTGTTTTTCTTGATCGCTTGCTCTTGTCTGAACGCGGTATCAGACATGTCCTGTTCCATCATCCGCTCCCGGCGGCGCGTCACATGTGGCTGGACTGGTTGCAAAGGACCGGTACGTAATATACTAGCTTCATCACTCATAACATTATTTATGAGCTCCAGTTATGTTTAACTACTGTTTTTGTGTTTTACAGTGCTCTATTTTAGGGTCTATCAAATTCTGTGGTAGTAAATGTTCGTGTGACGCTCTGGTTGGATTTATATCTATGCCACCCCTTCTCGCATACAAGCATGTAACACACAATTCGTCCGGTGATAGTAATGTGGACAATCTCTTGTAAATTGTCTCGCATATTTCTTCATGGAAATGACATTCATTTCTAAACGAAACAATGTACTCCAACATACTTTCATATGTAACGTGTTTGTTACCTAGTATGTAAACAAATACATCTCCCCAGTCAGGTTGGCTAGTCACACGGCAATTGCTCTTCAACAATCCAGATTTAAATACTTGTACACTCTGTGTCACATTATGACTCTTCAATATTCCCGGGGTTTCCTCGTATATAGTGAAGTCGCTATCGTCAATCGTATCTCCTGGTACCAGGTCATACTCTAAACTACTGTAATGATACATTTCACCAAACACTGGTTCTGGGTTGGTCCTATTATTGTCATCAATAAACTCAGCTTGTACAGTGGTTTGTAGCAATTCACCCAAATCCCGTCTAACCGCATTCACTAGATTTGTTATTGACTGTTGTCTAGTGTCTCCGCAGTTGAACATATTGAATGAGTTCAAATACAGTTTGATGCTTTTGCTCTCTACTATGTATTTACTATCACAAGGATATACTATTTTCAATACTCCAGTCACCGGGAGACCCTTTGTAGTCAGAGTACTTACTTCGTACGCGTTCCATGTGTCGTAACCTACAAAAGGTAGGTTGTCATCGTGTATATCCAAGTGTTGCCTATTGTTGATCCTTGGTTCTCTGACCAGTATAGTAGGGTCATATTGATCTGGGTAATCAACAGTTTGTCCCAGCACTTTGCTAATATGTGAATTATCTAGTTGTGTCATGATTTTTTAAAGTGTTTGTAATGGTTTTGTATCTTTGATCAACTGTGCCTGATAATGTTACAGTCTTGTCTCTAGCTATAGTGTTACACTCGTAATATTCGTTGTATAGCCGTATTATACCCTCCCTAAATTCTTTGTTCACGCTCCTCTGACCATCGTTTACTAATGGTACATCTGCTGGGTTTGTATAAAATATAATGTCTAGTTTAGGTAATAATGCGTTGTGTAAGTTGACAGCATATTCATATACCCATTTGTCTACTTTGCCTTCATTATACAACCATTCAGTATATATCAAGCCATCTACTATGCACCGATCTAAAACCGTGCAACCGCGCATGATATGATTGTTTATATGCTCTGATAATATCAATAGCTGAGTTATATTGTCACCAGAGTCATTTATATTCACTCCTTGCCGGGCAACTTTACGTGTAACTTCTTTGATGAATGAACATTTTCTAAATTTTACATCACTCACCATACGTTCTAATAGTGTACTCTTACCAGTACTTTGCGCACCTGTGAAACTAATTAACATTGTATATATTATAAACTAATCACTAGGGAATTTCCACTTATCATTTAAACCATCCCCTAAATGTTCATCATCATTGTGGTTTGCTTCTGTCCACATGGCGCATAGCATGTTCCATACTACAGCTGCTGCATGATCTTCTCCATCATCACCACGCCACCATGCATCCAGATGTCTATGCGCGCAATCGTAATATACACTCAACGGCATGCCTCTCATCCAGTTGTTCTCCCCATATTTTTTTGCACCGTCTAGGTAACGCTTCATTACACGTTTTAATTCCTGTTGTGGTACTAAACTCATTCGAAGTTTACCTTCTCCTGTGTCACGTTGCGCACCGGTGGTGAATTGTCTATTCTCGGGAGTCTGTTGATTTTGGTTGCTCATCTGTATTGTAAATTTGATATTTCTTATTATATGTAGCCATGCCACATATTGCCGCTGCACATACCGGTAATATTGCGAGATAACTTCCAGCTGTAGCATACAGTATCGCTATGTACATGTTTAACGGTACACACAGTACCATCAATTTTCCTCGATTGTTAAGATGTCTCCACGGTACCATCTTCTTGTAATTCCCATTCAACCAAAGTGTCATTGTCCGGATCATATTTTATGACTCGGTCATCATACATTCCGAACTGTTCCACATTGTAATATAGTGGTTTCAAATATTCTAAATCTTTCACTCGATCACCAGTGTATGGATGTTTTACTTGCATCTCTATATCGCATATCGACCCGGTTGAGGTGTAATACACTTCCCTTATGTGTATTTTACCGTCTGGGGTTTTTATTGGTTTTAACTTAAAGGTTTGATTCATCATATAATTCTCTTTCGAAAAAATCTACCCACATTGACCCGGCCATTTCATGCAATACATCTGTCAATGTATGTACGGACATGTATGTGTTGAACACGCTCCGGGTCATGATAATATCACCGGCATCTACTTCAGCAATGGCTCGATGTAACACACAGCCAACATATTGTGGCGAGTTTAGCATTTCAAATACCCTTTGCTGCGGGTCCTTACCTTTGAGCTCTGGATATTTGGTTATCAACCCAGGGTGCAAATTGTATATATCATATTCTTCGCAGATTTCACCGGGAATAATTCTCATCCATCCATGCAGCGTGACTATTGGATTCTCACCGACAGTGTCGAATACAGTTCGGTAATCAACTGCTGATGGTTTAGATGCTGTCCGGAGTGAATGTTTGACATGTATGAGTGATCGATCGTTGTTTGTTACTACCAGGTCCGGAAGGGCTCCTAATTTTTTAGATACATTTACTATTTCAGACCCAGTATGACTGTACAAGGCTATCCATGGACGGTCACGTGTCATCTTCTTAAAATTTTCTTAAACATTTTCAAATTATACTCTAAAAGTTCCATTTGGTCGTCATTCAAGTTTGCTTCTAACATATCCGCTAATTTTTGCGATGGTTTCTCATTCAATCCCCATTCATCATTGTATTTTAAATCGAACATAGATGCAACTATCGGGTTTGATGTGTCACAGCTTCTGATGTTGTGTATGTTGTTGTCTACATAGTATGTGAATTCTCTAGCCAAACTACAACCTAGTAAATGTACTGGCTTTGCCCAGTTCCATCGATTTTCATTTATTAAATCTTGTATAAATTTTTTACGACCATTCATGTACCTTTCTAGTTTAGTGTTACCCACTCCGGTGGATAAATAGTATGAATAGTCAAAGCTTATAGCAACAATATCTGCATACTCGCTCATGAAACTGTAACATCTAACTAGATCATCATATGTCTTACCTTGAACCACTCCCATCTTTATACCTGGTAAACTCGTGTATTCACCAGTGAATGTATAAAATTGTGTAATTGTCTCCTTACCATCCTCTAATGTGTCCGGAACGATATACACATTAGGTTGCAGCTGTTCTATCCATTTGCTGTAACTTTTAGGTTCGAAGCTGGTACCTAGTTCGAATATACTGTTGTCTAGATACACACATTTGTCATGAACATCTTTTGCATTTTTGAAGAAATTATAATATTCCGGGTATTGTTCGAACAGATGTACTAATGCGTAACAATAGTCGTTGTATTCTAATGATTTATCTAAAAGGCTTAACGGGCTCTCATGAGAAACTTCAATTTTCATATAACATATTATATAATGTAGAAGCTGCATTATCAACATATAAATATACATATATGAGCGTTGGATATATATGTGACCCGTATGATAGTATAACATTGATCTTATCAAAGTTTTGGACACCTATCGGAGTCACATCAGCTCGGGAGAGTGTACATAAAATAGTCCGAGACCAAGGTAAATCTAGGACTCAATGTTCTGTGTTTGTTATAGATAGTCATAGTAACATTAAAAACTGGGATCAATGGGTCGAATCATCACCGGGGGAGTTATATAACAATCAACCGTATGTCCGAACGAACAAGTCTAAATATCCTGTACCGACTATTTTATTGACTACATCTAAGTGGAGTTATAATTGTAAAATCAAGCCTACAGTCAAATACATGTACAAACGTTATTCCGGTCGTTGCCAGATATGCGGTAATAAGAAACCAATATGTGACATGAGTGTGGAGCATATATTACCTAAAAGCTTACACGGTACAAACGATGATTTTAATTTGACTCTCACATGTAAGCCTTGTAATAACACACGTGGTAATATATATCCATTCAAAGACGTGGCCGGAAACGAGCTAGCACCAATAAAACCGCTTCCCTATCTCCATGTGTTTAAACACTACAGGGAGGAATGGGAACCATTTTTTGTTAAAAAAATATGACGTTGAAAAATACAGATAGTTACATTAGTATTAATATATATGATGTATAATTTTACACCTCGCGCTAGCGATTTATTAGCGGCAGCTCAAATCACAGCCAAGAAATATAACCATGGTGAGATCAACACATTACATCTGTTGTATGCTACACTAAACACACAAGGCAGTTACATATGTGACATACTAGCAAACGAACAGCGGGTGGATGTATCGCGGTTAATCGAGCGTTTGGATCATTACCTAGACAATTTAGACATCAAAAAAGTGGATCCTAAACTAGAAGCTAAAATAAAGATCCCCGCTTCTGATGATGTTGACAAGGTGTTGCAAATCGCCAGGAACATTAGTATCAAAATGGACCATTCATTTATAGGTACCGAGCATATATTTCTAGGGGTTGTATGTCATACAGAATGCCCAGCTTTTAATTTTCTATATGAACATAGTGTAGATCTTCCGGAATTAGCACAAAGCCTACGGGCTTATTTAAATCCACAAATCGAAAACGGGGGTACAAAAAACGAAGAGCAAAATGTTGGTACCGGAGGGGAAGAAACAACTGTGGCACCAGGTGAAGCTTTGCGTATGTTCAGCAGCAACATGACAGAACTTGCCAAACAAGGGGAGCTAGATCCTGTGATTGGTAGAGACTCGGAAATTGAACGCGTTATGCAAGTTCTAGTCCGCCGGCAAAAGAACAACCCGGTGCTAGTAGGTGAACCGGGAGTGGGGAAGACTGCTGTTGTAGAAGGTTTGTGCAATTTGATTGCCTCCGATCTAGTACCGGTACAATTGAAAGACAAAAACATATACAATCTAGATTTGTCTTTGATGGTGGCTGGTACAAAATTCCGCGGACAGTTTGAAGAGCGTATGAAACAGGTCATGGATGATTTACTCAATATTGACAACGCTATTGTGTTTATTGATGAGATCCATATGTTAGTTGGAGCTGGTAACGCGGACGGTGCTATGGATGCCGCCAATATTTTAAAACCTGCGTTAAGTAGAGGTGGTATTTGCTGTATCGGTACAACTACATTTGATGAATACAGAGAGTTTATAGAAAGTGATGGTGCTCTTGAGCGTAGATTTCAAAAAATTGTTGTAGATGAACCGGAATATGATATGGTTATAGACATACTAGATGGGTTGAAATATAAATATGAAGACTTTCATAGTGTAGAGTTCACACCGGATGCGATAGAAGCGGCTGTTAGTTTGAGTGAACGGTACATATCAGATAGATTTTTTCCAGACAAAGCGATAGATGTACTAGATGAATGTGCAGCTCGTGTCAAATTAGCTAAGGGTAAGATACCCAAGTCGGTATTGTCTATAGATGAAAAAATTCAGGACAGCGTACAGTTGATTCATGAGTTTCTAGATAAAGATGATTATATCGCAGCTGCAACATACAGAGAAGCGGAGAAGCGATTACGTAAGAAAAAATACAATGCATTAGAACGGGTGAAAAATAATCAGAAAACCACTACCATAACAGAAGAAGATATACGTAAAACAGTAAGCAACTGGTGCGGGGTCCCGTTGCAGCATTTGAAACGTAGCGAGAGTAAAAAGCTGCTGTCGCTAGAAAGAACCATTAATAAAAAGGTGATAGGGCAACAGCAAGCAGTAAATTTAATTTGCGACAGTGTGATACGTGGTCGTACTGATGTCAATGAACCGGGTAAACCTGTTGGGTCATTCTTGTTGATGGGACCTACAGGTGTGGGTAAAACATATCTAGCCAAACAACTAGCGGAACATATATACGGGGACATGGATAATATGATTCGTGTGGACATGAGCGAATTAATGGAATCACATTCTGTCAGCAAATTGATTGGCAGTCCTCCGGGTTATGTTGGTTACGGTGAGGGTGGGCAACTTACCGAGCAAATACGGTACAATCCATACAGTGTTGTATTGTTTGATGAGATAGAAAAAGCACATCCGGATGTGATGCAGTTGTTGTTGCAATTGTTAGATGAGGGGCAGTTGACTGATAGCCGAGGAGTGACTATTAATTTTAGAAATTGTATCATTTTAATGACGTCTAATATCGGTGCGGATCGGATGCAGAAAAATCATGTAGTAGGGTTTGGTTCTAATGAACAGGATAATTTAGACAATGTGAAGAAACAATTGCAGCAATATCTACGTCCGGAATTTTTAAACCGGTTGGATGAAATTGTAATGTTTAACAGTCTCACATTGGATGTATGTAAAAAGATTTTGAATAGTGAGTTGAAAAAATTTATAACCCGTATGAATATGAAACAGATCAACTTAGAAATCACCAGGCCGGTGAGGAATATGTTAGTTGATCGAGGGTTTGATAGCAAATTCGGGGCCAGGCCGTTGAGACGTGCTATACAAACACATATACAGACTCCACTCGCTAAATACATTTTAAAAAATGAGCGGACAACTGATGTAGTAATCAAGCTACATGACGACGAGATTGTAATTGAACAAAAAGAAACACCGGTCGGTTAAGACCGGTGTTAAATTTTTTAGAGCGTGTGTATCATTTCAACGCTCTAGGCGCTCTCGTATCAGAGGTGTCCTGTTGACAAACCACCCTTGAGCCCACCGACTAGTACTACATGGTAGTACAACTCAGCACCAAAAATGTTGTCTACAACACCGTAACGGGTGAGTAGTCCAACACGTGGACTGAAGTCGTTAGGGCCAATAGTGCGTTGAACCATCACAGGGATGTAAGGGCAGTATATGATACCAGTATCATAAAACTCTGGTCCCTTGTATCCTAAGAGTGCGTACTCGACTTGATTGGAACGTAAACCTTGTTCCTTTTGAGCCTCAGTACGGGTGTCTCTGTAAACGTTGAACCTTCCGCCTAGGTTACCTACCTTAGCAACGCCAACAGGTTGTGTGTTGACGGAACCATTGACAGGCATCCATGTAAACTCAGGAAGCATCTCTAGTATCGCGCAAACGGACGGGCTAGCAACAATAAAGTTTGCTGCACCACGACGGTTGCGGATCGCTATACGATTTGCTTCAACGATGAGTTTTGCGTAAAGGTCACGGTTACGTTCTGCCATCCAACGTCCATCAGCGGTTTCAGCAAACCATGCACTGTAGCCTTTGCCGATTCCTCCTTGAAGTGCTGTTTGGATCATACGAACAATCATCTCACGATCGATTTCGGCTTGAAGCTCGTAGCTCATCGCGTTGGTGAGCTCAGTATCAATGTCGATACCGTTCATGTTCTTCAAGTCTTGTTCGAGTTCCACACTCCAGTTGGCAGCAAGCCTACGTGTTCCGGCTTCAACAGCTGTTTTCTCGAAACTGACCTCGATTGTAGGAATGTTACTTCCTAATTCGAATTCACCCAAGAGAGCTGCTACACCAGCGTCCTGATTCAATGCGTCCCAATTGACGGTACCTTTCCCGGGGCTGAGCCCGAATGTACCAGAAGTTTGGGAGATATCTGAACCTTGAAGAGCCGCGCTGCTCTTACCAGTGAAGCGGGTATCAAGATATTGATATCCAAGTTCACCAGCGACTGGGCTACCATTGAGGTTGCCCGGAACATTACGACCACCAGGACCGGCATTTCCGGCCGCGGCACTGTACGCGTCTGTACCTGCAGGACCTGACACTCCGGATCCAAGACTTCCGTCTTTACCGTTGTTGTTAGTCTCTCCAAGCATTGTGTCGCTGTACTTGTAACGCAAAGCAAAAGCGAGCCCTACAGGACCGCTCATTGGCTGAACACCTACTAATTCATTAGTCAACAACTCTGGGAATGTACGACGAATCATCGGGATGAGGATCTTTGGCAGACGTGCGTCACCTTGTGCATAAGCAGTGTCCCCAGAACCTGGGAAGACTCCACCTTGTGCACCGGCACCAGCGGAAGGACCGCCGAATACTGCACCAGTTCCACCTGCTACATTGGCCTCATTCAAACACCAAGACTCTTGGTTTTCCAAAAGCATGGCTGTGTTGAGACGTGTATGATCATCTTCAATAGGTGCTACATTTGCTGAGTTGTAGTCGAGTACTGGACCCCACTTCTCGAGCAACACCCTTGCGCGACTTTCATCGATATAAGCTTGAGTTGGTTTAATAACTTTTGACATATTATGTTTTCTCCTTGACCTTGTTACTCAGGTATCGCTACCTCATCATCGTATAAAATTAATACTTACCAAGTTCCCCCATGTACGTGTTGAACATCGGGTCATTAGCAGTATCATCTAAATTGCTAGCACTCTCTTGTATTGGTGCTTGTTCTGGTTGTTTGTTCTCAACTATAACATCTACATTCTTTTTACTGACTGCTCGAGACTGTTTAGCTTGTTCTCTCAAACTGTTTCTAGCATTTATATCGTCTTTTTCAAATAACTGCAGCGTGTAATCAAAGTTTTCCGTGATGAACTCCGCGGACTTCCCATCTAACACTCGGCGTACATATTCTTTTTTACGCTCCGGTAAACCAACAGACTTTCTTTCTAATATTAACTCTGCTTGAGCACGGTCTAAATTTTCTTTGAGTAATTTGTTTTCTTTAGCTTTTTTCCGAGCGATCGCAGTAGACTCGTCTATTTGATGCTTACCGTCCGCGATTGCGTTTGCAATTGATTGTTTACCCAACACACCGTCAACTGCTAGTACCTGACGCAACTCACCGAGCACACTACGAGCGCGTTTGTTGTTCACAGCTTCCTGTATATGTTCCATAGGTAATGACTTTTCTACATACAATTCTAAATAGTTACTTATGTTGTCTATAAGACTTTCTTTCAATTCAACTGCTTCTTCGTTCAAAGCCGTTTTATACTTGTTGACTATAAGTTGTAATTTTTGAGCGTGGTTGGTGTCAATAGCTTCAACTAGTTGCTCTAATTTGTTACAATGGTCGTTATCAATAGCTTCAAGTAGCTTTTCTAGCTTTCCAGCGTACTGGTCGTCCTGTTCAACTAAAGCTTTTTCTACATGCAGGTCAACTCGCTCTTGTACTGCAGAGTCAAAAGCTTCTTGGATTTGAGACAGGCTGTCTTCACTCAAGATATCCTTGGTGACCTCTTTTAACATCTCTTGGAATTTTTGGTTTTCAGTGCTCATATCAATTAAAAAGGGGTTTTGTAGCGGCTAATCTAATTTTTTTCCGGATCTTTTCGAAAACAACATTTTTTAAACAGCGATTAGCATTAGCATAATCTTGTTCATTTAAGTTTTTGATAAAATTTACAATGTGTGTTCTTTCTTTGCTACGTGGTTTCATTGTCATTACTAATTATTTAGTCAATCACTTGGTTAATTCTATTTAAAAACATACAAATTTGTTCTTTTAAATATGTATCTAGATCTTTTTTTGGTAAATTTTTTATACCAGCTTCAAAATCTTCGTAAGTTTCACTGAAACCTCCATCCTGTGTGAGCACGTAATTTTTACTTTCTAGTATACCATTCACAAAAGCTTTTGGAAAGCTAGGATCTGCTACACAATCTACTGCCACTAGTCTCATTTCTTTAACATAATTAGCGTCTTCCTTTTCTTCCAATTGGCCTAACGCGCGGCTACTCATGCCAAGTTTCACACCATCCATTATCAAGCTTCTCATGATTTGTCCACATGGTGTACCCAACACTTTAGATTTTCCGAAAAATATATTACCGTTTTGTTTGAGCTCAGTAACCATATGACATGCCTTTTCTGGATTCACTTCCGCGCTTGTGGGGTGGTTTAGCTCCCCTAACGATCTTTTTTCATTGACCATCTCTTTTATGTACCGGTTCACTTCAGTACACATCTCCCGTTCTTCGTATATTCGACCGTTTCGGTTCTTTTCTCCAAATTGCATATACGGGCCAGAGACGTACAAATTGCTTTCTGATTTGTCGTTTTGCTCCTCGAGAATGTATTCAAACTCGTGCATGTCAGGTTTTTCCACTAGTAACTTAAATGCCATAATACGAGTATTTAGTCCGAGAACGGAAAATACTACTACCTTTTGTTACTAGGAATGGCGTAAAAACCTATAACCATGAACATTAAATCAACAAAACTTGCTAATAACAAACCACCGGTTAGGTTGAATGTCACCCATTGTGTATCACCAAAAAACCAGCTCAAAATACCACCGCTGGGGTCTGCTGGTTTTACAATTTGGTATGTTATATCAGGATTCAACGCGTAAAATATCATTAAATAACAGTAGGTGAATGTGAGTGCTAAGAACAATATTCTCCGAGTAGTTTTTACAAACGGGTCGCTTCTTGTTTCTTTTTGACTCTCTGCTATCATCTTGAGTATATTTTCATCCCGCGCGGCCATTAATGTTCTATCAACTTTACGTTGTTCAATCCACGCGCTTATTAAGTTGGCACCTATTTTGATACCAGCCCCTATAATTGTGTTTAATACACTCCCAAACATGTAATTATTTAGTCTTGTTAATTAAGTTCGATATTTTATCACGAACAATTTCTATTGAATAGTCTAGAAAAGATAGTATTAGAGGTGCGAAACATATCAGCATGATTATTGTACCAATTATTAACATAATATCATTTGTCAGGTCATATGTACCAGGATTGACGCTGTTTCGAGGTAAAGTCGTTTCGACATTAGTTACAAATGGTACGGTAGGTTCAACAGTAGCGTTGGATACCGATGCGGATTTATGATGTTTCACGACTGAAGACAAGCATCCGGTCAAAAGTAAGCATGTTATCATTATATATTTCATATAATTATTTAGTACGCTTGTTGTATAACTCGCGTTCGGTGAGTATCATGAATTGGTAACCGTGCTTGCTACACCATTGTTTCGCAGCAAGCCATTTGCTTTTGTTTTTTGCATATGTGTATTGCTCGTATATCAAAGTACTACGTTTTTTGTTTCCATGTGGTTTGGGTGGTTGTGTTTGCGCGTAAGGTTTGATTTCAACAAGATATTTCTTGATACAACCATTTTGTTTCATGGACACAGTGTTGTCAACTATGTATCGGCGAGGTTTACCGTTACCTATACGATATGGTATCACTACATTTTCACTGTTCCATTCTACAACGTTTGGATTCAGGTCACACCATCTAAAAAATTTTAACTCCCAACTACTTCTGTATTTAGGATAATGCTTACCGGTATATTTTTTGTTTATAGGGCGGTACACCCCTTGTTTGTATCTCTCGTCTTTATGATGCATCAGTTAACAATCGAGCATGCCAGTGCAAATGGTCAGGTATTTTCCTCTGTATCTTGTCTATGTAGAAAGGTTTATCGTTGTAAAACTTTTCAGCGATTTGCTCCAGTTTGGTCCTCATGTTCAATCTAATCTGATTCACAACAAGGTCACTAGCAGTTGGTGGTATATGCTCTCTAGACACAGCCATGGGTATTTTGCATACAACACAATCCAATATAACGAATGTACCGCATTCATAATACCATTTAGTTTTTTTAACTAGATTACACAAGTCACAATTTGTATTGTACAACATTATGCAACAAAAAACTGCGGTGGTGGGGAGTCACCTAAACCGGGGGCAACTTCGTACAACTCTTTTTCGAGTTGAGCTTTTTCTTCTTTACCTTCAGATATCAAGCTATCTCCATCTATGTTACCACCACCTACCAGACTTGTTCCCCCGTATTTGCCACGTACTCTACCGACAACCATTTTAGTTAACGCCAGTGCATATTGATACACCCACAAACTTTTGACCAAGTCTCTAACTGGCGCTTCAACATAACATCCCACGATACCGTAATATCTGTTTCTAGGTTCCGGGATGATTTTCATGTACTGTGTCCGATCATTAAACGTTATGCTTGGTTTTGTAACTAATAATTTTTCACGCAATTCCAACCATTCTTTGACTGCATACCAACTCACCAAATCAAAACCATAGTTACCCATTGCGTAACTAAAGTATGTTTGCTGAGCTAATGATTGCTCTAGTGTGAATAGAGTGTTTACTCCTGTATGGCTACCTTGACGGAAACTCCACACATCAATAACTTTCCTATAATCATTTAAATCATAATCATATGATATATTAAACTCACAATTCGCCGCAGTTGTAGCAGTTGTAGCAGTTGTAGCAGTTGTAGCAGTTGTACCGGTAGTTTCAGAGCTATTCGTTCCGCACAATTCGTCAGTGTTAGTTCCGCACAGCTCGTCAGTGTTAGTTCCGCACAGCTCGTCAGTGTTAGTTCCGCACAGCTCGTCAGTGTTAGTTCCGCACAGCTCGTCAGTGTTAGTTCCGCACAGCTCGTCAG